TGATTTATACAGAAGAAGATTTGAAACAAGCATATACCATTGGTTATAATGAAGCAGTAGACGATGTAAATGCATATATCGATCAAGACTCTATGGAATTTAGCTTAGATGAATCCTATGATGAAGATTATAGTGCTGTAGAAGATGCTATTATGAATGAAACTAGTTCTGCTAATAAAAGAGCACATACAATGGCTATAATTAGAAGAAAGCGTGAAATTGATAATAAGTATAAGGATGATCGATATGCTCCTACAGAAAAAGAGATGAATGACAAAGCACATATTAATAATGCAATAAAACGTAGAGAAGATACTAATTCACGACCAAGATATTCGCAATCTAATCTGCATGTTAAAGATACTTTTGACTATCACCCAACTGCAAGGCAAATGGAAATAAAAAGAAAAATTGATGAAATGAAAGCACGTAAAGCTGGATTAGCAAATAGAGGAAGAAGATAATATATTTTTAATTATCTAAACTAGAATAAAAGGAACTATATAGACTGATTCTTCTAGATAGTTCATACTATGATACAACTTTATCAATATATTCTGGTGATTATATTGAGAATGCTTTAATATTTAAATAAAGATAAAAAAAAATAAAAGGTAGGGAATAAATATTCCCTACCTTTTATTATACTACAAAGTTTAATACTTTATCGGTATTTTTATTTTCTTAATCGAATTTTATACGCTGGATACATTCATCTAATACATCAATAATGGATGAATACTCAACTAAATCTAGATAATATAATACTTTAGAGAAACAAACTGACGGATTAATACTATTACTAAATAATAATTGTACCCCTGTCTGTAGGGTTTTACCTCCTTTTAATTCATACCATGGTATAGTATAAACTAAATAATTTGTTAAGTAGAATTTATTATTGGTAAGAAAGATAACATTAAATGGATTAGAGCATAATCTATTAGCTATATTTGGTAAACTATTATCCCTATAATCAATGGTCATAGATGATAGAATAGCTTTTTCATTTCCTTCATTTCCTACAATAATGAAATTACCGTCTATTTCTTTTTTATCTAAATAGTCTCTTACAATTAATGCATTCTTAAGCTTCTCAGCATCTTCCACTGTATAAGTAGTAGATGATTTAAGCTTAGCTATAAGCTCTTCAATAACTACTTTAATATCATCTTTACTAATCAATTTTTATTCCTCCTGTTTTCTTTAATAAAAGCATATTAACTATTTCTTTATAATCAGCGGAATCATACCTAGAATCTTTTATTGTATTATAGTGGAACTGCGTTTGTTTACAGTGTATCATCGCTTGGAACGTAGATAAATAAACTGTGGATAGATATAATAAGCTATTTTTATCTATGCAAATATAAGGACAATAACCCGTTCTTCTTCCATTGAAGAATACCTCATTTCGATCTATTTTAGCAAGTAAATCATCTGCAATATCAATACTACCATCTTTACCAAATCTATCAATATAATAAATTAGATAATAGGCATTATCGCATTTTATAACCATATCTTTTATAGCTTTTGTAATTTCTATAGCTTTATTATCATTTGTAATATCCTTATTTAAATAAATATGTATATCGATATGGGTTGATAATTCTTTAGCAACTTTCTCAAGTTCTTTTCTAGTAATAATCATTTTATATTCCTCCTTATAAAAATAAAAAGATGCAATGCTATAGGGCTTTTACCCTATAGCGATAGCATCTTATTTACTAGTATTAGAAATTACTCATACTCTTAAAAAGAAGGTCTATTTAATACACCTTCAGTATCTTTAATTGTATCTTCAATAAATCTGCGAATAGCAGTATCATAAGACCCAAGTTTACCTTCTTTGTCTTTATCTGCATACAAACTGAAGAAAAATGGAAGACCCATATTATCCATATTAGAAAAAATTACTTCAACGCTATCAGTAGAATGCAATGCTAAATGTATATCTATATTTACTTTAGTCATGTATAATGGAGACCTTTCGTCTAATATGATAAATGGATAATAGTTATGCTGGTATAAATACGGCTTACCTTCAATAGTATCCGCATAATCAGTCATAATGAATTCTTTATCTATCATATGGTTAATGTAATACGGTTCTTCGATTCTATCAACCTTATTTACTACCATATATTTGTAAATTTCCATTGCAGTTGCAAACTGTTTAGCTTTAAAAGATACATATGCAATATGGTCTAGATCTTTGTTAAGATAATGAAAAACTTCATTAGGATCCAGTTTAAAACCTGTAATAAAATCCCTAACTTCTTCAATAGTAGTCATAATAATTTCCTCCTTATAAAAATAAAAATGGGTAAGCAATATTGCTTACCCATCATAACTAGCCCATTGCTTCTTTAAATTCTAAGGCCTGCTTTTTTAAAGCCTTCGTAATCATATACTGGAAGATATATTTGATATACATTCTGTAAATACAAAGTGGTACAAACTTCCAATTACTATTTGCATAATGCAAATCCAATTCTGATTTAAGACTCTTATCATAAAGATATTGTGTATATGAAACAAATTTTTCATACACATCTTTATCCATAATGAGCTTTTTGTATGCCGAAGAGTACAGTTCATTCATTTTCGTATATACGAATGCTCTATAAGAAATTCGCTTTGCGAGTGGCATTCTCGTCAATTTAGTATTGATAAGAAAATTATTTAATTTCCCTAATTCAATAGCGAAATCACTATTCGCATTGAAAGCATTAATACTCTCTTTGCAGTGGAGAACATTGATGCTATGGAGCCTATAAAGTTCTAATACATCCGTTACAATTTTTTTGTTACAATTACTCATAATATTTCCTCCTTAAATATAATCTGCATATAGCAGGATAACTTGCTATCCATTATAATAGTATATAATTGAAATTCTTGATAAAAAACAATATTATAAGTTTACAAGAAAGGAGAGTAATTATGGATAATAATACTATGCCTCCTTTTCTAAAAAGAAAAGGAGATGTTATTCTCTATAATGGTGAAGGAGAGTTTATTTTCTATATTCCTGAAATATTTTTCGATCAACAGATTGCATATTTTGAAGGGGAATATATCTCTACTTTAGGCATTATGGATTATACTACTAAGATTAATAATAAGCTATCAGGACTTCATACTTTTAATTACCCTACTAGGTTTAGTACTAAACCATATAAAGTAGAAAAGATAACTGATGTTAAACTTATTAAAGAATCAGAACCTGATGATTATAGAGTATTATATTATAAGAAAGATGACCCTATTATAGTAGATATTAAAGTACCACAAGATATTGATAACTCTGAAGCATTGATTAAGTTATTTATAAAGAATGGTCATATACCTAATACTATTCCATATGATAAGATACAAGAATATTTTGTATCAAATTATTTGTATAATGGTAATAAGTATTCATTCTCTTTACAGCTATTTGGTATTATTATATCAGAACTTTGTAGATCTAAGAAAGATATTAAAGTTCCATTTAGATTATCTAAAGATAATGATATGAAAAACTATAAACCTATTTCGGTTAAATACATTCCTAAGCTTATTAGTGCTTATACATCTCTTACATCTGAAAATATTGATGAGTCTATTGTGTTTGCATCATTAAATAATAATAAGGTTCAGATTCCTCTTGAAAGAGTTTTGACAGGAGAGAATATTGTTTAAGAGGTGCTGGGCTTAACATATGATTAAAAGTTGCCTTAACTAATGAAGGTAGTTTTTAATAAAGACAGTAATATATAAAAGGAGGATATATAATGGCAGCTCCAGATACTAAATTTATCTTTGATGACCAAACAGATATCAATCCTAATATAGGATTTGATAGTGATAATACCAATAGAGCAACATTCATGACTGTTTTTTCATCTGATAAAGGTCCAGAAACTTTACAAAAGAATTTATCTGGTAATGATTTTTTCGCCCTTTATGGTGACAACCCTAATTTCTTTAAACATGGTCAGCCTTTACTTCAGGCAGCTAAAATTGCTAATGCTGGCGGTTTACAATACTGCAAACGTGTTGTAGCTAAAGACTCTAAATTAGCTAATCTTGGTTTATTCGCTGTTGTTAGTGAAGATACTGTACAACAGACCGATTCTAAAGGTAGACCATTGTATTACACTACTAAAGAAGTAGAAGGCTATTGGAAGAAAGTTACTACTTCTTCTGATGTAAACTACACTCAAGGTAATAAATATTCTAAAGGTTCTATAGTAAAATACAATTCTCAGTATTATCAGGCATTAGTAGATGTAGATACTTCTAAAGAAGAACAGAGAATTGATGCTACCTATAAAGATGTAACTACTATTAAACCGTCTACTGGTTCTGATCTTAATGATTTCCCAACAGTAAAAGCAGCTAAGATTAAGTATAAATTAGTTCCTCTTACTGATAGCCTTCAGACTAATAATACTAGTGATATTGGTTCTGTCATTGCTAAAGTTGAAAACTTTATGTATCTGAATAAGGATAGCATTGTTCCCGTATCTAAAGGTGAAACAAGTTATTTGCTTTTAACCTTTACTGATACAGGTCGTGGTGTTTCTACTAAGAAGCTTAGATTCACTGCTGATACTACCACTAGAAGACCAGTATCTTATGTAAAGTATAAAGTAGAAGTTATGGAAAATAATTCTACTATTGAAACTCATTATGCTACATTTAATCCATACATTGTAGAATCTTCTGATGGTACTATCGGTAACGCAAAAAATAAATCTTTTGATCAGGTAATTAATGGTAATTCTTCATACATTCGTTGTAAGTTCTATGAAAGTGAATATAATGCTTTTGTAGATAAGGTTTCTTCTATTTCTTCTATTTCTAAAGATGAAATCTCGCATTGCGATATTCTCTTTAGCTATGATAGATTTGGTAAGCCGATTAATACCATTGAAATTGATAAAAACTCTGATTCGTTAGATGCTATTAATGGCAATATTCTTCAGAATGGTTCTAATGGATCATTTGGTGAATACCCAATCACTTTACAGCCAAGAGTAGATGATGATGGTGCTACAACTGGGTTATCTCTCTATTATGAAGAAGTATTAGAAATATTCAATGGTACATATTCTGATGACATCTATGATTTAGATAATACCAGAATTGATGTAATCTTTGATGCTAATTATCCTAAAGAAATTAAAGATGCTATTGCAAACTTAGTAAACTTTAGAGAAGACTGCTTCTATTTCAGAGATCTTGGGTTAAATCTTAATTCTATTCAAGAAATTGAATTAGCAGCAGAACAGTATTCCGATCATAAGTCTAAATTTATCGCAGACTATGCTAATAGTTTCTATGTTGAAGAACCTTACTATCGTAAACAAGTACAAGTTACTGTACCGTATTTACTTGTAGATAAGTTCGCTAAGCATTATATCAATGGTGTAAGTCGTCCATTCTGCGGTCAGAGATTTGGTATTACCTTTACTAATGAAATTATCGATGGTACTATTAACTTTACTCCAAAGAGAACACCAAAGACTGATTCTAACATTCTTACCTATGACCAGAAGCAGTGGTTTGATGATAATAGAATCAACTATATCGCTTATTATGATGGTATTCCGACCATGGATATTGAATATACCTCTCAGGAAAGATATACTCAGTTATCATGGCTTCATAATGTACTTCTTATCCAAGCTATGATGCATGATATTCGTAGGCAGTGTCCAAAGAGTAGATATGCATTTATTTATGATCAGGATTATGAATCATATAAAGCTGATATTGAAAAAGTAATTAATAATTATAATGGGTACTTTAAGTCCATTAGTATCGAATTTGTAAAAGACGATCAGTATGAACTTAATAAGATCTTCTATGCAGTTATCAAAGTTAGCTTCAAAGACTTCATTCAGTCTGAAATCTTCAAGCTTACAATGATTAATTCGACTAGTAATGTAAGTAAGTAATTAGAAAGGAGAAATAAATAGTATGGCAGTTCATAATATTTATGAAGGTATGAAAGCTCCTAAAGACATTACTAGATATATGTTATCTAGAGGTGTTGTAGACTATTCTGACCTTTATCAGTTTGATAACTATGAAACAGGCTACAGTTTCTTAATTGTATTAAAGATTCCTGAATTTTTATCCAAACTTAAAGATTCTAACGATACATATAAAACTTTAATCAACGACTATACTCATATTCTTGAATATGATTTCAAAGGATTAGATGGTCTTGATGATTTAACTATCGATACTAACTCTCTTAGTGATGGTATTAATGAAATTAATATTATTACTAAGACCAATGAACAATCAGCTGGTTCATTTACTATGAGATTCTATGAACGTTCTGGTTCTATTATCACTAAAGTAAATGAATTATTTATTCGTGGTATTAAAGACCCACGTACACAAGTTAAGAGATACAATGGATTAATTGATCCAATTAATAAATCTACTAGTGTAATTCAAGCTGGTTATGAAAACGAAACATTTGAATTCCTTTATGGCGTATGTGATAATACTATGTCTAACATTGAAAAGGCATATCTTCTTGTTGCATGTCAGCCAACTTCTGCTGAAATGTCTATGTACAATTCTCAGAAGGGTGAAATTCAGTGGAGAGAACTTAACTATGCATTCAATGGTTATCCAATTACTGGTTCAGCTGTAACCAAGAGAGCACAAGAGTTCTTGGATTGGATTAATAGTAGAACTGTATTTGAAGAATCTAGATTCGGTTATAAGTCTCTTAATAATATTCAATCCCCAAGTGAAAAGTCTACCAATCAGCCGACTTCTGCACTTGCTGATGGATATAACACTTTCTATTAATCAAAAAAAAAATAAATATATCAGTGTGGTATATACCACACTGATATATTTTATTCTCATGTATTACTCATTAACTACTGTGTACTGAGAAGAAGACAATCCAGTCTTACTTTCAAAGTCAGCAGGAGGATTCTTAATCTTAACACCAGAAAGTTTAGTGCAATTATTAAACATATCCTTGAAATCATTGCAGGACTTCATATCGATTACACCTTTAATAGTAGTAAGATTAGAGCAGTTATTGAACATCCTCCACATCGTAATTACATTAGAGGTATCAAAATTGGATAAATCTAATGAAGTAAGTTTAGAGCATTCATTGAACATTACAAGCATTTCAGTTACATTAGAAGTATTGAAACTAGATAAATCTAGTGAAGTAAGAGAAGAGCATCCATAGAACATAAGAGACATATCTCTTACATTAGAAGTATTAAGGTTAGATACATCGAGTGAAGTAAGATTATGACAGTCCTGAAACATAGAATGCATATCGGTTGCTTTAGAAGTATCAAAGGTGGATAAATCTAATGAAATAAGATCAGAGCAGTCTTCAAACATCCATCTCATATCAGTTACGTCTTTACATGTAACCTGATCAATTACAAATTTATCTGCTTTAGCGACTTTATCTTTTCTTTCCAGATATTATTATACCATGGGTTAGAAAGCTTATCACTTTTAGCTACAAATACCTGAGATTTAGACATAATTACTTCCTCCTTTTTTAATATACTTTAAGATACCACTGTGTACTGAGATTTAGATAATCCGCTGATAGCTTCAAAATCCGATGGTGGATTCTTGATCTTAACACCAGAAAGATTAGAGCAATTCTTAAACATATTGAAGCAATCTTCACAAGATTTCATATCAATTACACCTTTAATAGTAGTAAGTTTCTCGCAATCACAGAACATCAAAGCCATACCAACTGCATTAGAAGTATCAAAGCTGGATAAATCTAACGTAGTAAGACTACGGCAACCAGCAAACATCCAATCTATAAAAATCGCATTAGAAGTATTAAAGCTAGATAAGTCTACTGAAGTGAGATTAGAGCAACCATTGAACATAGAGTTCATACCAGTTACATTAGAAGTATCAAAGGTTGATAAATCTAATGTAGTAAGACAATAGCAGTCATGGAACATGGCGTTCATATTAGTTACATTGGACGTATCGAAACTGGATAAATCCAATCTAACAAGACGATCACAATTACCGAACATGCTACACATAGTCTCTACTTTAGAAGTATCAAAGTTGGACACATCTAATGAAGCAAGTCCATAACAATTATTGAACATACCACTCATATCCTGTACATTAGATGTATTAAACTCAGATAAATCTAATGTAATAAGACTAAAACAACTATCAAACATAAAACTCATATTCTTTACTTTAGATGTATTAAAACTGGATAAATCTAATTTAGCAAGACTAATGCAGTAATAGAACATTTTGCTCATATTAATTACATTAGAAGTAATAAAACTAGCAGGTATGTTCAATGTAGTAAGTTTATCACAATTAGCAAACATTTCACCCATATCTTCTACATTAGGTGTATAAAAACTGGATAAATCTAATTCAGTAAGATTATTGCACCATAAGAACATACCGTTCATATCTTTTACTTTAGATGTATCGAAATTCGATGATACATCCAGTGAAGTAAGTTCATGACAATTATTGAACATCTGCCTCATACTAGTCATACCTTTATGATATTCTGGGATAAACCCTTTATGAAGAATCATCTGAGGTTTAGACATAATATAATTAACATCGAAATCATAATTGAGATTTTTAGGCATAATTACTTCTCCTTTTACCAAAAATATACTTTAAGATACTACTGTATATTGCGATTTAGAAAGCCCACTAGCACTTTCAAAGTTAGTAGGAGGGTTCTTAATCTTAACACCTTTAAGGCTAGAGCAATCCCTGAACATATTCGTACAATATGTACAAGACTTCATATCGATAATACCTTTAATAGTAGCGAGGTTAGAACAGTTATAGAACATAGAATCCATATCAGTTACATTAGAAGTATCAAAGTTTGATAAGTCTAATTCTGCAAGATTCGTGCAATAAAAGAACATATGGCTCATATCAGTTACATTAGATGTATCAAAATCAGATAGATCCAGTGTAGTAAGGTTTCCACAATTAGCAAACATAGAGTCCATATCCTCTACTTCAGAAGTATCAAAATTCGATACATTCAATTCGGTAAGAGAGCAACAATAATAGAACAAAGCAGTCATATCTTCTACATTAGATGTATCAAAATTGGATAAATCTAATGTAGTGAGTTTATGGCAGCTATAGAACATAAAAGGCATATCAGTTAGAGCTTTATTATAGGTAACTGTAGCTTGACCTGATACTGATTCATCTATATTAGCATGGTGCATATATATCCATGATGGATAAAACCATGGACTAAAACCTTTAGCTACAAATACTTATTTTTTAGACATAATAATTTCCCCTTTCTATAAATAAAAACTATTAATACGAGTATGTATATTACTCATATTAATAATATATAAGTAATATCGTATTTACTTATAATCCCTTCTATTAAGTAAAAAAAAATAAAATATGTTAGTGTGGTATATACCACACTAACATATTTTATCTCATACATCCCATAAATTGAATTAAATCTCGCTATCATATTGTCGTCTTAAACTTAAATGCTTAGCACCAGAATTGTATCCTCCATTGGAATCATCCTCCTTCCCCAGTAATAACTGTAATAGATTATTATTAATTAAGATTATACAAGTATAAATATATATTTATACTCATACTAATAATATACAACTATTATTTTAAATAATTACATTTCTTGATTATCATTAGCACTAGCAGATTGGGTTAAAGCTAACTTAGCATCATCTAAGCACTTATCAATGAAACCTTCAGGAAATAATGATTCTACCATCTTTAATCTTACCTGTCTAGCAAATTCATTCATTAAATCAGCATCATTATTTTCATTAACTACTGAAGCTGCTATACCCTGAGAGAGATCAGTTACGGATGACAGTATCTGTGCAGTATTGGTAGCGTTTAAGTAAATAGGAGGTGGTAATACTACTACAATTTCATCAGACCTATTGTTATCCATATTGTATTCATAATTATAAATCTTAGTTAATATCTTACTAAAGATCTTTTGGGTTTTACCTTGTCTATTATAGATCTTCTGTAGGAACTTAGTATTAGTCATGGTTAAGTGAGTAGCATAGTCTACCTGTTGTCTGGACTGAATAACTTCAAATGGTACATCAGTAGCATTTACTGCCATTTCTTCCAGCATATTCATTAAGTCATTCTTAATTTCTACCTGTTGCCCAGGTATTACTTCAAAGTCAATAGGAGAATCACCACTAGCAGATCTAGGGATAACTAAGTCATTAAATCTACCAAGCATATTAAGTACGTTAGACATAGATTCAATCTGTCGTAATCCATAATTAGATTTTTGAATCTGGTTGATTACATTCATTAATACACCAGAAATATTAGTATCAACCGTTTGTCTTACATAATATACTCTCTTATCAAAACCTCTAGTAAGGAATTGAATTACATTAGAGATATATAATGCAGAGAATAATTTAGCTGGGAATAATGATCTCATTAACCCAGATACACCACGTTTAGTCACAGGGTCTAAATCAAAGTATGAATGAACTATATCTTCTGGTGGAATAAATGTAACTGTAATCTTACTAATCTTACCACTAGCGTCTACAGTAGAATTATATTTAAGAATAGAATAGATTTCTTTAGTTAAGCCTTGATTAGCATTAACGAACTTAGCATCTATTTGCATGGAAATATTTCTAGCTATAGATTTAATAGCACCAAACTCATTGGAAGCATTACTATAATAATCGAATGTACTTCTAAATACTCCTCCTGGTCTAATACCACCAGTAGTAGATGAGAAAGTATTTTTTTCAAAAGTCATTTTTTTATCACATTCTATATAGAAATATCCTAAGCAGATATCGTCAATATATAATGGTTTAACCATTTCATGGTCTAATGCTTTTACTACACATCCTGGTATTTTAAGCTTGCCAGTTACATTATCGGTACCATTCATTTGATTTAAATCATTAACCAATGTAACACCATTGGCAGCCATAGAATTAGCATCTTTTGCAGAATTGGCAAACGTATTAGTACTAGAACTCATTGAGTTAGAAATGCCTGTATCAGTTTTTTCATTAAAAAATAAAGATCCATTCTCTCTATAAGCTTTATACACATTAAATCTATCTCTTAATGCTGATTCAATAATTCTGGATTTATTAATCTCAATTCTTAATCCATCGCAGGAATCTGAAACCATATTATTAATAGATTTCATTTCATCGGTAGAATAATCTTTATCTTTAGAATATTCACTTACAGATTCTTGAATAATGGAGTTAAGATTATCTAATTCTTCTGTATTAGCTTGAATTACATCGTGTACTGTAGATTCAATAAAACTGTCTACAGCTTCACTAGTCATTTGAGGAATATTATCCATATTAGATATAGCCGTATTTCCTCTAGTTTTAAGTAATTGCTCTATAGCTTTTCTATATGGTACAATATAGATAAATGCTTCACCATACTTATCAGTAGGTCTATATACTTTGTTCTCTAAGAAATCATCAATATTATATTTTTCTTTAAGAGTATTGATATTAGTAGCTATATGAGCGTCTGTTTCTTTATTAAACTCTTTAGCAGCTTTAATTACAATAGAATCTTTTGTAAAATGATCGGCTGATAATACATGTTCTCTTCTAGTGTCTAATGCATCATCAAGTTTAGGCATATATTTACATACCATATCAATTTCTCTGTCAATATCTCTTACTAATGTATTTTGAGTATAGATAGAGATAATATTATTCATAGTATTTCTATCAGATAAAGTATCATTAAGTTTAGATACTAAATCAGATGTTTTACCAGGTTTATTATTATTAATAATGGTTTTTTGATAAAGCATAGACATATTAGAATTACCAGTATTAGTCATATTATTATTACTAATCTTCTGGATTATACCCTGAATATTATCTCTATTCTGCTTTAGTATATGATTTGTATCTCTAGGGTTAAGATATATATCGGCATATTGAGTATCAATAAGCTCGTTTATCTTATCCTTTAATTTAGAAAAATCTGAATTATTTGGCATTTATTATTCTCCTTTACAAAAAATAATTATTACCTTGATGTCAAGGTAATAATTATGTAAGGTTTTATTATAAAATATGAGTACGATATATAACTTTTATTTCTCCTATTTTCTTACGCTTAATAATAAACTCTAATAGTGCTGTATCATTAGTGCCAGAGAATAACTTGTAAACATTAAGATCTATAATATCAGACTTAACTGATTTTATAAATGTAGGAGGAATAAAATAAATAAACCCATTATAGCCAAACTTCTTTATACCATCATCAGCTTTAGCAGATAATGCTCTATTAAATTCTTCTATTGTATTTTTAATATCTTCGTAGTGATACAATAATTGGCTATTAGGAATTTCTTTATTGATTATCTTTTCATATCTTTTTTCGTATTTAAAATAATCAAAGCATAGTTTTAATTCTTTATCACACTTCATAGTCAATGCTATATCATTCTTACCCATAAAATTAGTAGTCTCTACTATAATATTATGCTTAGAAGATTCATTAGCGTTTAGTATAGCATTTAAATCTTTAGCATAACATGCTATATTTGGGAAAGCTAAAGATAAATGCTTTACTTCATATTTACTATCAGGAATTAATACTTTTAATACATTGGCATCTTGATACTCTTGTGATAACCCAAAGAATACACTTTTAGCTTTAGAATGAACTATGATATTAGATTTAAGCAATTTAGCTCTATCTAATAAAATTTCTAAATCACTTCTATTAGCTATTCGATTTATAACAGATGGTTGTTCTATTAGCATTTTTAGCCCCTATTAAAATGATTATTAATTTCAACTCTATTAGATTCTGGAATACTATACTTAATATCTCTTCTGCTAAATAGCTTTTCATCGTAGTCTTTACACGAAGCTATTACCTTTCTACGAGAAGGATGTTTATTATAAACTTGCTTTGGTATTAAATCATCATTAACTAATCTATAGAACGGAGACTCCTCTGTATTGAAGTACTCGATAATATCAGCATATGCTTCTTTAAAGCTAGCCAAATTAAACCATCTATGAGCAAACTCAATATCACATTCAGAAGTCATATCTTCTACGAATTGTCCAGACCTAGTATACTTTTCATTATGTGTAGCATTCTCAGCTTCATAGATTTTATCAGGAATCTTAATATAACCAATTTCTGTATTTGGTGCCATATTATATTCCTGTGTAATACTTGGATACAGTCTTGTAAAGTCAAAGTCAATAGCATTGGATGCTCTCATAATAGGAATACCATTAACTTTATCTTTATACTTATCCCCGAATTTACATGGGTCAGCTACATATGCACCTTCATACTTTACTGTAGGTTTAGGTTTAAACTTATTAAGATTATTTCCTAACACATAATCACCAAAGTTTTTAAACATAATGGTTGCTCGGTTGGATAGATAAATAGTCTGTCTATGAACTTTTTTATATTCAGTACAGTTAAGCAATGCTTTATCGAATACATATAGAATATCATCGGCTTTAAACTCAATACAATACTGAACCAGTACATCCATCATATTGTATTTTACAAAAGTTCGATAATCATTATATGGTAAATCCATTACATTAGCTGCAATATTTTCATAATGTAATTTCTGTACTCCAGCCATTTCATTACCAATATAATCAAGAGAATAAGATCTATACTGAGCACCACCTCTGCGTCTAGATGCAAACTGAATTAATTGATCTAGATATACAGTATAAGAAGTGATATCAGCATAATCACCTTTAGTAGCGAAGTCTTCATGATCAGAATCTACTATATAACTACAATTTTCATATAATGGGTTAATATCATGAATACACATAATCTCTTTAGGATTACCGCCTAATGCTATAATTCTATTAATGATAAATGGAATATCAAAGCTCATATTCCAAACCATAAGAAAATCTGGTTTAGTATAATTGATATATCCAAATAAATCTTTAAGAAGAGTTAATTCATCATTATATACTAATACTTTAGTTTGGATATTCTCCAGTTTAAAGTCTTTTACTTTTTCACTACCTAATGTTTCATTTAAGAAATCTTTAAATTCTTCATTAAATGCATGATTATCTACTGTAGTACAGAATTCATTAGATTTAGGATTTACATCCTTTTGATTTAATAAGAAAGTAAATAATCTTTTTGTATCATGCTCAAAATATGAGATTGCATTAATAGGGCAATTACCATTAGTAGGGAAATCAGTAGGTGATAATTTAACATCGACTTCGATATCTAGATAAGCTCTAGATACAGGAGTTTCTGTATTCTTATACTGCTCTGCAAATCTCATTCTATAGAAATCATTAATAGGAATATCAGAACCAAATACTCTTCGTGACTTTTGGAATTCCATATTGGCTCTATAATTCCCATCTCTAATATTTTTCTTAAATAAATCTGTGTACTTAGTAGTACCTTCATACTGATCTAGTTTTTCTGCTATAGCTTTATTTACATCTCTATATTTACATTTGATTTCATCTAAGTTTTTCATATCTGTGAAAAACATGTCATAGTTTGGTGTAGGGATATTATTTTTTAGCATATAGAATACGTAATTAGGTTTCTCTATAACTTCAATTCCTTTTTTACCTGTAGTATTATCTTTATACACAATAGTCATTGTATCTGGTGTATAAACTGTTTTAACTCCATTATAACTTTCTACTTGCTGTTTATTTGGAAAATGATAAGTTGCATCCAAAATGACTAAATCAGAACCTAACGGATAACTTGGAATAAGTTGATCAAAATTCATATTATCTCCTCCTTTTTATTATATAACTGTAAATTTGGATATTGAATGCTATGCCTTTAACAAACGATTAATTTATACGGCTTTAGAAAGGACTGATAGAAAAATGGATAACAAACAGTTTACCTGTGATTTTAGTAAATTATCTTCTGTTACTATTGATGCTGCTACAAATAAAGTGGTAGATGACCCTACGTCTATAGTTAATATGGAAGATGCTAATAGTAAGCCTAAACGTGGTAGACCTAAGAAAGAGCAAAAAGAATCTGCTCCTTCTAATAGAAGAGTTCCTACACCATTGAACTCTGATATGTCTTATATAGAAACATATTCACAACCTATTGGATTACTTAGAGAATCTATAGGTCAATTAACTACTATGGAGCAACGAGTATTAGAAGATATTAATACTATTAGAGCTTCTAAAACTCTTAAAAGTAAATATGTATACTTAGCTAATCTTACCGGTGCATATACAGGATTAGTATCAACTAAGATTTCAGCTGCTAGAGAATTAAAGTCTATTTACTCTGATGCTAATAACTTTGAACTTAAGAAACAGCAGCAGCTTAAGATAGATGAAAGAGACTCTGATGATAAGATTATTTCTGATATGTATACTAAGATGCTTAATACCCCAGTAGGAACAGTTGGTAATGGTACGATTAATATGTCTATACCTTCTTCTTATATAAATAGCAATATAGGAACACCTATTATTACCGCTGCTAATGGTCAGAATTATGCTGATAATAGTTCTGAAGATACTGGGTTTAAAAACTATATGAATAATCTTACTCCAGAACAAAACTCTATGATGCAAGAATCTAATCCATATATAGAAACGGTACTAGTATACAATCAATCAGACCAGAATAAATGGTTTGAAGTGATAGATACTAGAACTGGTCAGCCTGTACCTAATATGCCTATACCTAATGATTTCGTTAAAGATGGTTGTAATGTAGATATTAGACATGGTATTGCTAGAAATGCTTCTCTTAACCAAACCTATAAACTTAAATTGGTTGGTGTTAGAGGAGACGACGAATTTTAAATAAAAAATATAAGCGTGCTACTATTAGCACGCTTATATACTTTTAACTAAACAGTATCTTTATTAATACAAAGAGTGCTGCTACTCCTACTAAAGTCCAAATATTAGGAATAACTACAAAGAAAAATAATAATAAGAAAAATATTAATAAGCATCCATCTTCCATTTAATACCTCTCTAATTTCCAATAGCGTATAATACCAATTCAATAAACATTAATGATATTAAAACTGGTATCAGAATAAGAAATTTTAAAATAACTGATATACTACAATCTATCTTAGTAACTATCATGGTTCTAGCAAGTAAAATTAGCTCTATAAATATAGCAGCTATAACAATACCAATTAGTATCATATTTTTATCTCCTATTCTTTTTTCTTTTTAGTTACTTTTACTGCAAAACCACCAGTATCATCTAAGGACAGCATGTAATCTCCATTTGTATCCTCACTGAAATATCTCTTATGATAAATAACAGTTTTAAAAATATCACTGATAATTCCTGCAATAGAACCAGCAATATCGTCAGCACTACGTTTCATAGTGGAACTATGCTGGAGAGAGATCAAAGTATTACCTTTATACATGATTTCAATATTATAATCAATATCATCCGGCTTGCTATAATACTTGTAATTGGTTTCACAATAACTAGCGGTATAGTTCAATAACTTCTTATAAACTTCAATAGTTCTTTCGTCGTACATATTATTTTCTCCTTTATACTCTTTTAACTGCTGTAATAACTTCTTATAATCTTCAACAATATCGTCAGCATTTTTTCCGCCATACTTTAACTGCTGCCATAACATCTTATAATAACCTTTATCATCATAATACATAATAATTTCTCCTTTATACATTTTTATCAGATAAATAATCACTCAAAAACTCAGTAGCGGTATCTTTTCTTCCAGAATATAAAGGTGCATCGAATTTACCTGCTAATAAATCTCGTATTAGTAAATATGAATCAGAACCTACTTTATATTCCCAAGAATGGCATAACATTTCATCTAATTTTTTATAATAATTATAAATATAATAATTATCATTAGTGCATAGGCCAATTTCATCTTTATAATACCCATCTTTATAAATCGCTATATTTATTTTTCCGAAAGATTTGTCTAAATAAACTTTTGAGTTGTTTGATAATACTTCCGCCCAATATCTATTTGTATTAATACACCATAAATACCTATTATTTTCTGTACAATGTCGTTGTTTAAAATAAGAGCCAGCAAAAACATTGCTTTGGTTGGGTATGAGAATTTTATTATTAAAAGGAATAGTATCACAACCATGTAACGAAACGCATAAATTGATACTTATCAAAATATTTTTATAAAGTAATATTTCTGTATGAAGAGTGCTTCTAGCGTAATAATTAGTACTTTTTTCATCAGATTTATCGTTTTCATACCTTTCTGTATGTATTAGTTTATTATTATAAAATTTATTATATAAAAATATTTTTCTCATCATTTTATCAAATAGTATCGTATTATGCATATAAGTATCATTAGTTGGTTTATATGGAATTATTTTTGTATAAATTAGGCTTTTATCATACCTAATAGCATAATTATAAGCATCTTCATAATTAGTAAATCTGCATGGATTAATATTTAAAAGTTCTTTTTTAGTAAAATATACATAAAATAGTACATCTGGTATTGGTTTTTTCATAGTTTCATTATCACACATATTAACTTCTCCTTTACTGAATAAATATAGAGAGCTAGATAACTAGCTCTCATTAAATATATGTCAAAATTATAATATATTTTTAAATTTTGCTTTTCTTATTGAAATTCTATTTGCTATCATAGCTCTATGATTTTCATATAAACCTAAATCTACTTTCCAACCCATGTACCAATTAAATTCAAGTTTATTGTTAAAGAATACTAAATCATTTTTAATTTTGAATGGAGCTAATAATACATTAGTATCTTTCTTAACCCATTTTTCTAAGCTCCTATGTTCACCCTTAACTTGTTGGTACTTACCATATACTTTTTTCATATCTTTAGCATTTATATTTATACCAAATAAATAATAAGCAAATCCATAACCACAATTTCTAGTAAGCCATAATACTCTACATATATATCTAAGTATACGTTCTTTAATAGTAAAATTAGGATTTATTAATTCTACACATCTTTTTTCATGATTACCATAAACTGGTTTTCTGTATGGCTTATAATGTTTATAGAAATCATATCTACACCATTTAGGGCAATCTTCAGTTAAGTATCCTTCATCATCTATACTACCATCCCATGTTTGCCATAGTTTAAATATCTTAGGTAATTCACCTACTTCATTAGCAAATAATACTACAAATGGATTGGTAATATAGCATAATACCATACAGATTAGATTTAATGGTAAAAAAATAAAATATTTTAGCATTTCTTTTTCCTCCTTATAAAAAATATATTTAATAAAATGTTATAGTCTAGTCCTATATAGGACTAGACTATACACTTCTATTATTATCTCTTTAATGTAGCTGCAATAACGTTACCGTCATCCCCATACAAGAAGCTGGTTTTTATTCCATAACCAGAGCAATATTTTTTAATCTCATTATCGTAATCTTTATGATTACCACCGATAATACCACAAACTATTCTTTTAGATTTACCTTCAAATAAATAGTTGATAGAACTATCTAAGTTACTTTTATCTTTATAACAGAGTGATGATGTTTCTGTAGGGTGATTATGGTTATTAGTAAAAACTTTATACCCAGCTATAATAGAAACTGCAAGTACGAATGAACCAATCAAACAAGTATATTTAAGTTTATTAGTCATCTGTCTCTAACCCTTTTGCATCAAAGTAAAAATTACATAGAAGCAATTAAGCAAAATCAAAGAAAATGAAATTATGAAAACTTTCTCTACCCATTTTATACGAGCAAATAATTCCTCAATATTGTCTTTATTAGTTTTAACTTCAGTGCATAAATCTGTAACTCTATTATCTACTGTATTAATTCTAGATTCATCCGCATTGACTCTATTAGATAAGTCTGTAACTCTATCATCTACTGTAATAATTTTAGATTTATTTTCATCAACTTTATTAGATACATCTGTTAATTGTTTTTTAGTAATAGCAGAAGTTGAAACCACAAGATTGTTATTATCAGTATCATATTTCAAAGTAATATCTTTATTTATCGTTCCTTGTTCCATGTTCTTTGTCTCCTTTATTCAGACATGTCTTCTTCATAATTGTAAATAATGTTTCCATCTAATTGGATATTAGGGTCACTATTCTTAAGCAATACAATATCCATATTAGCTAGATTCAATTCACTATTATGAGAAATCATAATACACTGACTACAATTCAAATAATTCATAAGAATGGATAATACATTGAAGAATGCTAATCTATTATTAGTATCTAGACCACCATCAATTTCATCCATCTTAATGATATTATATACACTACTAGATCTACTCATAAGAGCAAAACTAATAATCATACTAATCATGCAGATTTGGCTTGTACTCATACTAGAAATATCATCATTAAGTATTCCATCACCTTTAACTGGGATTTTAAATTCTTTCTCATTGATTACAAATGGCTGTAATACAAATGAACCACCAAAGAATTTAGACAGTAAGTTATTACTGATATCAATGATATCATTCATATACTTACCCATAAATACTGTTTGAATACCAGTTGTAGGAGAACAATAATACTTTATGGTTTCATATTTTTCGTATTCATCCTTATACTGATTATACTCATTTACATAGTTATTGTACAGCCTTATCTTAAAATTAGCATCATTAATAACGCTTGTTAATTTAGGAATTTGATTGCTAACTAAATCATCTAAAACATCTTTTTCGTTATTAAATTCTTTAGCTAATTCTTTAAACTCTTTATACTTACTATCATACTCTTTAATTTGTTTCATTTTAGGCTCAATTTCTTCTTTAATGAGTCTTTCGTATAAATCTTTCATCTCAATATTATGATTGATAATATCTAAAGTATCTTTAGCATTAGTAAATTTATTATTAAGCTCATCTAGTTTAATATTGATATTGTAAACTTCATCCTCATGCTCTGATTTTTCTTTTTTAAGCTCTTCTATTTCTTTCGATAAATATTCTATCAAGTCTTTATTCGTAACCATAGAAGAATACTTTTCATTAAGAGAAGATAAATTAGAATCGATATTATTCATTTCTATAATTATATTTTTGATTTCTTTAAGAACCGTTAAATCAATATTCATCCATTGAAGAATATCTCCATTACGATAAACCATAATTATGAAACTATCTATATCTTCTTCAGGTAGCATAGCATTGAACTTCTTCAATATTGGAAGATAATTTTTGATATTATTGATAGCCTGAATATAATCATCAGCACATTCAAATCCAAGTTTATCAATTCTAAGTTCTTTAGTATAATCACTAATATCTTTAGACATATCATCAATCTGTTTTACTAATTTATCATAATCTTCATCCGATAATAAACTATTATACGCTTCAACCATAGCTTTTACAAATACACAATCAGATTTATGTGTACAATCTTTAGGAATATTTTCTATACCTTTAGATTGTTTTCTATAAATATTTTGATTGTTTAATAAAAGCTTCATATTATTTAAAGCTTGTTTCATTTCATCAAGCTCTTCAGTTGTTTTGCTCTCTACCACAATATCATTGTAATATGCTTTAGTTATTTCCATAGCACGTTCAATAGCATTAGAATCATTATAAATCGTTTTAAGATTATCGAATGATTGAACTATTTGATTGCTAATATTTATGAATGTATCTATATCATAAATCTGATAATCAGTGCTATATCCTTTAACCTTGCATAAATTTTCTAATGCTTTTTTTCTTTTATCATAAGTGCTTATACGTTCTTTATATTGATTGATAAGATTAATATCACCATAGCTATTTAGTTTGATAGTATTATCATCTATCTTGCTATTGCACTTAGCAATGCTTTTTCTTTCTCCTGCTATATTACAACGCAATGCAGTAATGTTTGTCTCTAATTCAGATACTTCTCTTTTCAAAAACTCTCGTTTTACAGTATCGACCATTTTTTTATCATATTTATAATTCTCTAGCTTAGAATGCAATTTAGTAAGTTCACTAGTAGCTTTACCATATACTTCTTCTGGGTTTTCTTCACCAATCAGCATATTCATTTTAGTTTGCATACTAGATAAATCAGCGGTTAGTTTAATCTTCTGAACTTCTAAATCTCCTAATTGAGTATTCCATAATTTTATATTGGTGCTCAATGTTTTTATATCGCCAATATCTTTTATCTTTAGAGAAATAGAATTGACTAACGATTTCATTTGTGTAGATTTCTTAGATAACTTCTTATAGATTTCATTATACACATTTAACTCATTAATCTTTTTATTAATAAAATTCTTTCTTTGAGAAGGGGTCTTGTCTGCTAATCCTCTATCATCAGAAGATAATTGAGTTAATGGCAAAAAAGTAATATCAATATCAAGAATGTTACAGATGATATCTCTACCATCTGTAACATTATGATTTTGATTCATGAGATTACCATTAACATAGACATAGCATTGTGTAGACTTTCGATTTCCCCTATCATCAACTGGGTAGATATATTTTACTTCTAGCGTTTCTCCATTATCTAGCTGATACACTATATCCTTCATAGCTTCTAACCCATCTATCAGAAAATAGCTAGGGTCACTAAAAGGATGAATAGCTTTAAACAAACTAGATTTGCCAGAGCCATTATCACCTTTGATTACGGTGATACTATTTCTGCATTTAGTAAAATCGATATGAATGGTATGCTTGTGCATACCATTATAAATACCTACATAGTTTTGTAGTGCTACACTATTTAATCTCATGATAACTCTCCTATAACTAAAACTTATTTTTTATTACTATTAAGTTTCTCCTCCATTTCTTTTTTACATACTCTGCATCTATCAAAAAGATGGTGCTTCAATACTACGCTCTTATTCACTGCGATTACATTTCCACAGTCACACATAAAGAATGCTTTTGGGTAGTCTTTACGACTATTCCTAAAGGACTTAGTGATTTGGGTAAGATGCCCATATCGACGTCCTACAATTTCTTTTTCCATAATTAGCATTCTCCCTTCTTAAGTTTTTCTTCACAATATGGGCATAAATGTTTGTGGTCAGTAATAGTTCCTTTTACAGTACCATAGGTTCTTGCTACATAGCCATACCCACATTTACAAACTACCAAATAACCAGCATGGCGTGTTTGTTTATGCTCTTTTTCATCAAACTCTCTGCCAAAGTTAGCAACGATAACTTTGTCATTATATCTTTCTCCAGCATGTAAAAATTGATTGAATGGGCGTGCCATAATACTTTACCTCACTTTGTAAACAACTTCATTAATAGACTCTTTACAAACACCAAAATCTTTTTCACCGTTACACATATTACGATGAAAGTAAACAGGAATAGATAATTTGTATAACCTCCTTAAATAAAAATGCAATGAGTTATCAGAAACATCATTGTCTGGATATACATTCACTATTATATTATATAATCCAAATTTTTCTATCAATGCTCGTAATACGCTATAATATCCTTTGCCATTACTACAGATATAGATATTATTATAGCTATCTTTATCACGAAGATTATAGTAAATGCTTAGTATATCAAAACAACCTTCTGCTATATGTATATTTATAGGGTCTTTAGATAGTTTATCTATCTTTGTAGGAATACAATAATATCTAAGGTGGTTATTATCTTTTTCATTATATATAGAGTAATTAATGTATCTAGCATCTTTTAAGAAACCATCAGTATCATTAATATTTCTCATAGTAAGAAATCCATTATCTATAGATAAGAACCCAATGAAATGTTTATCTAATTCATCAGTAATACTTTGACTTCTATTAGATTTTAGATTATTCGCAGATAATAAATTTTTAATACTAAATACTATTTTAAGATTTTGAGCTTCCTGAATAGACAGTTTTAGACCTAATCTGGAATTAATATAATCTAATTTCTCTTTTAAAAAAGATACGTTATCAGTAGGTAAGACCCATGTTGTATTTCGTATTAATTTGTTATATCCTGAACGTAATCTAGATAAATTAACTTTAGCAGATATAGATTTAGACATCTCAGTTAAATCAATTATATCTTCTTTAGTTATGTTAGAATCACCTATTAACTCTCTTAATATAGCTGGGGTTAGTATTCCACTACGTTCACATTTAAAGCAATGATATAATGGTATAGTATTCTCATCTCCGATATTAATATAGAAATGAGCAGAAGCTTTATTTTTACTATCGCCACAGAATCTACATCTTACTACATATTCACTCCCAGATCTTTTTAGCTCTGGGAAATTACGTTTTAGTATTTTTAATACAGACATAGAATCATTATCCATAATAATTCACTCCTAAATAAAAAAAGATAGATGGTAGTCATATGACTACCATCTACTACTTAAATTAAAAGTATATACTGAAAATATTCTTCAGCAATTCTTTCAGGAACTACAGTAGTATTGATTATTATTCCATTGTATTCTTTATTGTAGTAATCAATATTAATAAAAGTAGAAGATAATATTTGAGAAATAGTCTTAAAGATTACATCTTCAAGTTTCTTATTATTATACTTCTCAGATACTTTAGTATACCCTTCAGAATCTTTGATTCTTTCCATAAGTCTTTTATTTACTGATTTTCTGCTAACTAGTTTATCAACTCTACCACCAATGATATATGGTAAGAACGTTTGACCATTGCTAAGCAAACAATTCTTACACGCAATCATTAAAGTAATATAATCAATAATACCAATCATCTTTACTGTTTGTAAATCTTTAAACCATTTCATGAAAGGGTATGTAACTAAGTTGAACTGGAAAGAATTCTTAATTGATTTACCTCCGTACTGAAGCATCCAAATATAATAATTTATTTCAGCTTCACTAGGAGTACCGAACTCTTTTCTAATTCTATTCATAGTTTCTTCACAATTAACTTTAGTTTGAATAACAAGTGATTCATCAATCTTATCCATATGTGCTTCAAACTTATCTGCTTGTGAATTACTATCCTCATCTCTATCAGAAGATGAAATAGAACTTAATTTATACCCATAATCAATCAGTCTAACTTTATGGTCTAATTCACTTTCAATCATAATATAATTAAAATTGATTATATTCTTATCAAAAGTATACTTAGGAATAATCTGTAAAATAATATTCTCAATAGTCTGAATAGTCTGTGTAGTATTATCTCTACTTCTAATATTTTGCATTTCCCAAAGCTTACTATTAGAAAGTACATTCTTATTTACGTTAGTAAGAACGGTTTCATATAATTTACTAACAATATCTATCCCATAATGCTGATTAACTACATTAAAGATTCTAGAGAATATAGATAAAAAGAACTTATTTACATTTACAGTCTTTGGATATCTACGCTTCCAATAGAAATGAGAAATTAATGGAATAAGCATTAATTGAATAATACTAACTTCCATTAAAACTTTTACGTGTTCATCAGTATAAGCTAAACATGGGTTTTTAATATTCGTATAAGTTTGTGTAATATAATAATTATCATCAACCATTTTACGAATGTTATTTCTAAATTTAAAAACTTCTTCTTTAGGATTATCATATCTAATGATATATCTTTCCAAATCATTTACAAAGTTTTCTTCGGTATAACCATATTGGTCATCACTATCAATCATTACTTTAAGATAACTATAAATACCAACTAATATCTGCTCAGTATCATAGAATTTTTCAAAATAATTTAGATAATGGATACAGTGATCTTTAAATCCAAGTTTAACTGTATCACCTTTTACTCTAGTGCTACTAGCATAACCTTTCTTAGGCTTCATTACAAAAAACGGAAATTGTTTATTAGCCATATCAGGACTAATTAACTTATTACAAATAATTACTTCGCCAGCAGAAGAGAACACCATATCTTCTGGTGCTGGTTTCCATTCATCTACTCTAATAAATGGTTGTTTCACATTCCCAATCTCATTATTAGTGCTCATTTCTCCTCCTAAACTATTACTATAATTGGCATAAATTCGCCAATCTAAATATTAATCATAATTATAATATATAACGTATTTAGCGTTTACGTGGTTTTATAACTTTTGATCTTCTTACTAGTTTTGAAGTAACAGTCTTAGGTTTTAATATACTAGCTTTAGCTGCATATGCAGCAGTAGGTGCAACTTTCATTCTATTGCTAGTATATCTAGACATATCTCTAGTTTCTGGTGGATGAAGTTTAGCTTCTTGCTCTTGTTGTTTTAGACGTTTTTGTATATCTCTAAGTCGTTGATTATCAATCAGCTTATCATCTGAATTCATTATAGATTTTAAGAATTTAGATTTATTTAATGGCTGTGCTTTTTCCCATTTAGCTGTATTAAATAAACGATTGAGTTTCATATAATAATATGCAAAGTAAATAGACTTTACATATCCCGTTTGCATATTAGGGTTTCTAATAACAGGCTTATCAGTTAAACATTTTTTATTGAGCTTAGGTTTTAACCAATCTATAATCAAATCTTTTCTATTAAATGCATATGCCCATGTAAATACAAATGCAGGGTCGTTAGCATAAAATCTGGTAGTATAATTACTCATATCAGATACTAACTGTTCTGGGTTTTCTAACGTCAATTCTATTACTACATCATAATATAATTTATCAGTTTTTTCAGACGGTATCATTAAATGAGCATAGTATCTATTCTCAACTTTAGTATCTTTAAATAAAAAATAAGCCACTGTACCAGCTTCTCTAACTAATATAGCATCAAATCTTTTTTCATAATCTTGACGTATTAGTTTTCTCTGAGAATTAGTAGCTGTTCCTTTAACAATCTCAGGGTTATTGATGTACCGATTAAAAGATATTTTCATAATTTACCCCTAATTATTTAAATAAAAAAAGAGTGCTATGGGTATTTATTACCCATAGCAGTTAATTAGGATTTATTATATAGTTATCTTTAGATTTAAATATTACATTTCGTATGTATTATACGATGGATCTGGTAAAAGATACTGATTCGTAGCAAACATAAGCCCTACAATCTTAGAAATAGCATCAAGAATTACAATATCAGCTTTAATAGAAGTCAATACAGTTCCATCGAACTTATTATTTCTAATATTTAATGGGCAATTATTAATAATAGCATCTTTTACAATAAGATCTTTTTTATCTTTAGTAATATCATTCTCAGCATAAATAAGTTCAAACAGTGTTACATATGCTTTAGCTACTGCTACAGTAATATCGTTTCCAATAAATGCAGACCAAACAATATTATCTCCAAGATCTTTATCAGCAAATGAAGCCCCATAGTTTTCTCTAATAATAAAATGAATAGCTCTCATTGCTTCAAAGTTAGCACCAAATCCAACCCCATCAGTAGCAGCAGATCTACAGTTCAGTACAGCATCTTCTACTAAATCCTTCTTAGCATCTCTATCAGCATAAGAAATACCACCGATAAAGTAATCTACCATATTAGCTTTAAGAGATTGAATTCTTCTTTTAAGCATATAGATTTTCTTTACATCAATATTCTGTTCTTTATAAGAAGCCAATTCAGCTTCCAGAGTTTTAAGAAGATTAATCATTACAAAAGTTGGAGAACCATCTGCATTATACATAAGCTTTGGATTAATAATCTTAGTAGTCTTAGCATCAGCTACAACTAAATCTGCACTACCAGCAAAATTAGTAATTGTATCTACAGTAGGGGCTAATCCCTTCTCAATATCCTTCTTCTGATTTTCTGGATCAATATACTTCTTAATGGTCTTAGCACCAGACAATGCAGCTAAATCATACAGATTATCCAGTCTTGTCAATCCAGTATTTACAATCAGTAATTGTTTAAATTCTGGCGGAACTTGAGAGAATGTATTAAATACAGCATTGATTTCAGACTGTGCATCAGCAGAAATAGATGGTGTAAAGATAGCAGTTGGAACCGGTGGTTTATTAGACTTAATTACACTATAGAAATTATTAGTTACAATAGTAGAGAGGAACTTAAGCATCTCTGGCGTATCAATAGGATCTTCAAAAATATAAATCTTTGGGTCTCTAATAGTACAAGAATTATTAGTGGAATCATTAATCAAATTAGGATTCAAATACCCAGAATCAAATGTAAGACCTTCATAAGATTTAACCATACTTTCTTCATTATTAGTAACTCCTACATCGATATATACTTCCATACCAAAATCTTTATAAATCTTTTTAATATCACTAGCAATTTCTTCATTACCGTCGGTAGATGTATATGCAATATTATAGATATCATCCAGTGTAGCTTTATGACCATCTTCCTTGATAATAGAAGTAATCTTTTTTACCAATTTATTAAATTCGTTAAGAATAGTCTTTTCACTCTTACCAGTCTCATCTGCAAGATTCTTCAATTCTTTAAAAATAAGATAAGAAAGAATAACAGCAGATGTAGTACCATCGCCTACAGTTTTAACGGTGTTCGTAGTAATGGCTTTTAAATCATCTACAATAGAATATTCAATAGGCTTATTGAATTTAATATTAGAAAGAATCTTATGACCATCTTTAGTATATTCTGTAGTTCCTGCATCTTTAGCAGTAGTCATAGTTCTAATCTGAGTAGTAGAGCCATCTGGCCCATAAGAATTTGCAAGTGCGGATGCAATAGTTTCCATTGTTTCTAACTGAATAGCTCTAAGAGTCTTTTTGTTTACAATGTTAGAAATAGCTCTAGTCCAAGATTCATTTACCATGTTATAGTCCTCCTATAGACGGAATTGTAAGATTTTTATATGGATCAATAACACACATAGTGTTACTGGTGCTAACAGCCATAGCTTCTGGTTTATAAATTAGAAAATCTTTCATCATATTGTATCTAGCATTAATAATAAATATTTTCTTATTAACTAGATTCTTATATTTGAATAGATTATCTACAGTTTTAGCATATAACGTATTATAACTAGATAAATCATATTCATCAATCTTAGTAATTACTTTACCAGGAAAACTATGAATATATTCTTCTTCTAGTTTATCTTTACAGTTTACATGATTATTTATAACCCCAGATATGGTTGATCCTAAATTGCAGAATGATAGAATATCAGTTGGTAATGCTTTATCTAAGATTTCTTGTTTATGATATTCCATAATTTCATTATAAATATCATCAATAGAATCTTCATATTCTTTCTTGATAATTATAGATAAAGGATTATAGCTCTCTCTAAATAATAATCTATTTTCTATCCCATTAATAGTATTAGTATTCTTTAATAGACTAGTATCTATATATTTAGAGTTACCCATATTATCAATAATATACATTACTACTGATAAATCTACATCTACTAATGTCTCAAATTCAAACAAATTGTAAACTATCTGTACATCTGAAGATATACCTGTATTCATTACCTCACCTACTTAACAATTCATTTAAATTATCCTGTACTGTTCTAAAATTATATTCAACAGCTTGCGAAGTTGCAAATGCATAAGCATTGGTAGTGGCTTTAACAAATTCATCTAACTGATTAATGATTAAATCTAATTCAGCATTTTTTAATTCTGGTGAATTAACTTTACTAAAATTAATAGCATTCTTTTCAGTGACTACATTATTGATATAATTGTAGTAATCTGTTTTAAGCTGATAAGCTCCTTCATTATCTACAATAGTCTCTTCATTAAACTTTACAATTCTAATAGCAGCTTCATCAATAGATTTATTAAATGTAGTACCATTATTAATAGTAATAATAGATTTACCGGCATTAATACCATAACCATTATATTTTTCTCTATCTTCTTTAAATTTCTTTAAGATATTAGAGAAAAGAAAAGCTTTAGTCTGGTTTAAGAAAATACAAGCATTATTACCTAAGCTATTAAAAACAAATCTACCTTCACCTTCATTAAATGGAATAATATAAATTTTCAATAATCCATTCCACATAGTAAATCCTAATCCAGATTTATAACTATCATCAGAATTATTAAACAAAGCAATACCATTTACATTTACTGTGTACTTGTTCTTATTAAACTGCATATTTCTGTTATTAGTACTCACTTCGGACAAACTCATTTTAACTTCTCCTTTACTTTTATAATACTAAAAATATATTATAATAAAGTTCGTAAACCCATTAAAATCAATACCATGGAGAATATTCTCCATGGTATTTTAGTATATGAATAACTTTATTTTTTACCAGTATTTTGCTCTTCTGTATAAGGCCTAACTTGTAAATTATTATCTTTAAGATATTTATTCATTATAGAGGAATTGCCAGCTATTTTATTAGTAATCATTTTTTCACCATTGGTAACTAAGCCAAGTATAAATAAAACAAATCCTGTAGCAGAATCACTTATAATAGTAGATCCTAACTTAATCAGTCTATCTATATCGTACATATCATGATAGAAAAACTCAAATATCAAGAATATATATGCGGTGATAAATGGTAATAATGCTAATAGAATATATACAATAGCTACTACTTTAATAGTCTTGCTAGAAGAAACAAATATAGAGCCTAAAGAATCTTTATAACTAGATAATTTAGCTAAATACTTTTTTATTATAGATTCCATTTAAGTAATTCTCTCAATCAATATTAATTAATAAAGTCTGAGGTGATTTTAATTTCTGAGATGCTATAGTACCACGTAATTCATCATATTTGTAGTATAAATCAGCTAATCTTTTTTTAGTTTGAAGATTCAATTCTGGCTCTGTAGAAATATAGTCATCTATTACACTCATTCTAGAATTAATCTTATGTAATAATCCGACAGCAGTTCCTCTATCATTATCCATATTATTTACTTCAAACTGTATTTCATAAAAATCATCATAATAGTTTTTTATGCCATTAGCTTTAAATCTATCCAATGCACTAAGATTAGCTTTTTTTGAATCATTAAAGAAATTGATAATACTAGAAGCTTCTTGCATTAAAGAATAATCATCGATTCTATGAAGTTTTTTAACCATATTCTTCATTTCATTTACTACTAAAACAGAACCAGTTAATTCAATCCCTTTTTCTAAAGTATGTAATGACATGATTCTATATTTGAGAATATTAGTATATACCCTAACTACCCATTTAATAATAATAGATTTATTATCAATTTCAGTATCCCAAAGATTACCTTTATTCTCTAATTTAGTTATAGCTCTTCTTAAAGAATCAGTAAGTTCATAAGTTTCATCTAAATAGTATGGAACTAAATAGTTATTTTCAAATATACTTACAGATCTTCTAGCAGCTTCTTTAATACCATATCCAATAATTTCAATATATGGTACATATTCACTCATCTTTAAAGTGATACCATAATCTAATACAGTTTTATCTATAAGATATCTAGCATTGTTTATTGGATAGTAGTCATTTACCAATCTAGCTACTTCATGGACTATTAAAGCAGTAATTTCATCTAAAGATAAATCTATCATATCAGAGAATAACTTAGAATCCAATTCTACTTTATAAGTAGTTATTTTACTATCTTCATCAGAAGTCATAATGTTTAAAATTTCATTAGGAGATAATATAGGTAAAGTTACAATACCAAAAAACATTTTATCTGTATTTACAGTATAAATTACATCTACACATTTGGAATCGGGAAATATTTTATTTAAGCATTCTTTAATTTTATTAAGTTCAATCTTATCTCCAGGTTTAGCCTTAAGATTAACTACGCTTAAATTTATTTCACCAATTTTAGCGAGAATATCATTTGTATCTAACAAAATTAATCCTCCTTTCTAGTAAATTAAAAGTAAGGGATAGAGGAAACCTCTATCCCTTAACACCTATAACTTATTTTTATTATTCATTAAGGATTGGTAGTAGTTACAGGCGGGAGTTTCATATGACCATCTTCCGGATCAATAACTCCATTTACTTCAGATGCATACTGTTCAGTATTAGCAGTATCATCATTCATAGCACCCTTAATGAGATAGTCTTCTTCGTTCTTCATATAAACATTCTCTCTGAGACCAGAAGCATTGAGGATACGGATACGACCCTGAACAGGCTGATACTTGAGGAAGTACCAACGTTCAAAGCAGGTCATTGCCGGAACCTGATAATGTGCGGTATCACGAATTTCGTTGGATACGTACATCTGATAATCAATTACCTTATAGGTAATACGCATTGAGTTTCTCGGAATGAGTAATACAATAAGGTTGTTGGAGTTTCTCATCTTCTGGGAAGAAATGAAGTTGTAAACTCTCTTTTCAGAAGTTACAACGGTTCTCTTGAAATCAAGTTCAACCGGTCCGATGTTGGACGGTGACTGATAGGTGTACTGCTGCGGAGCAATACGACGAATAATATCTGGATGACCGAATACTGCTATAGTCATGTTTTCATCATTGAGAACCTGGAGCATACGGGTTACGTACTGGTCAAGGTTATCCATGAACATAACTTTACGCCATTCAACTGGGTTGTTGTTATAGTTAAGCGGCGGAGCAAAGTCGAATGCACCAGAAACCTTCTGGTTAGCTGGCATTGAGAGGAAATCATCATCGAGATCTTTAAGAATCGAATCATCCTTCCAATGGAGAAGTGCAAGTCTCATCATAGACATGAGCTTGGTAACCTGATTTACATCATAGGTTGCCTGAAGATCCTTAACTTCTTCTGGAGTGATTTCGGTAGTAAGATGCGGAGCTTCTGGAATTTCATAGAAGTCCGTCTTAGCAGACCATTTGAATTTAACAGTCGGGAATACTGCGTTAGAAACATCAACTACAGCATGGATAACTGCACCTTGGAGGGAACCAGTTTCGCCATCGGCAATAGCTTTCCAACCACCTGCTGGCTGGATAGTAGAATCAAAGGATTCCGGCTTGAATGCTCTAAGGCTAATCTTGTTCTTTTCCATAGTACCCATTACATTGAGGCGAACAGTAGTCTTAGTTACTTTATTGGTAACAGCATTTCTTTCAACCGGAACTTCAAGCATGAAGCGTCTGTTGAAAATACGGTCATTGGAGCCATAGCCAGGGGTGAACTTACCTTCTACGTCGAAAATAAGGGTAGCATCTTTGACATCCTTGTCAGCTACCTTAATATGACCAGCAAGGTCAGTCTTAGCAGCTTCTACATCATCGATGTATTTAGAACCAGCAACAGCAAGACCCTTAATGAGAATCTTAGATACGAATGTCTTCATAGAAAGAGCAGTCAGCGGCATGTTCATTGCCGAAACCTGCTGTTCAGTGAAAGCATCATGAATAAGATCACCAGTAGCAGCACCACGACCACCGATTTCAGTGGTTACATAGTTAGAAGTTCCATCATCAACCCAAACAAAGTCAGCGGTCGGGATGGATTCATCTACTGCGTCTTTAATCTTATTCTGTTCATAGAACATATCGTATTCATTGCCCTTGGTATCAACAAGAGTACGAGTTTCCATGGTAAGGGTGAACTTCGGTGAACGAGCTACATCCTTCGGCATAACCTGATCAAATACAGCATTCATAAGAATGTTTTTGTGCATCGGAAGAGTCATACCTACAACTGGGTTATATACACCAAGCGGAGAGGATTCGTTCATGATATGGTTGGTATCGTTATCAAAGATAGCGTCCATGTTGCTGAGATGGTTTTCGAGTACAGCAGTGTTCTTGTACTGCGGATCAGAAGCATCATAAGATCCTTCTCTAAACGCAGCCTTAAGTTCTTCTCTATACATGCTATCTTTAAGAACAGCAGAAGGATCTCTTACCATATCGTAAGCACCTTGAGATTCCTGTTTAATAGCATTGATAGTATCAACATAGTCCTGAGCTACACTATGCATTTCATTAGTTGCATAGCTGCTAAGATCTACTTTGGTATCTTCATTAATTGGTTTAATTGCAGCCATTATTAGCTTTCCTCCTTAAATCGATTATATTTTGGAAATCAATTTTATGGGTTATATATTATCTTATAAAATTGATTATAAGTTTACAGTCTATTTTAATTTTTATTCTCTCTTATTTTTATTATTGCTATTATTCTCTAATTGTTTCTTGTTGCTTATCTTTTCTAATATCTTGATAAGCATTGTGTATATAGTAATGAACCGTTCAAGAATTATTTGATTCTCCACAAAACTTCTTGTATTAAAGGAATCTGTTAAAGAATCCTTTATCATCTCTCTTAGATCGGAAAGAGAATCATTTACATAGTTAAGTGTATCAACTATATTAGAATCTTTATTTACTACTGATAATCTCTCTAGTATACCAGTAATATCATTGAAAAGATCAATAAATTGTTGTTTTTGATTATTGGTTTTTATTCTTAATTGATCTTGTGTCAAATTAGAAAAGACATCTTGTTGTAATCCCTGAATTTCAGAATTAGCTTGAGAATCTCTAGAACCACCATCGTTCATTGTAGAATCATCAGTTGAATTTGCATCGTCTTGACCATCTGTTCCATCTTCTGAGCCATCCCCTGCATCATTATCTGTATCAGTATAGTCTTCACTAGCATCATCACCATCAGAACTACTGGTGTCGGCTGGTTGGTTTGGATTTCCTGTAGCTGCATCATTTTGTTCAGTATCATCATTAGGAGTATCCGACCTTACAGTATTGTTATTATCATCTATATTTGAATCTTGAGAATTATCAGTATCAGTATAATCTGCGGAATTATCATCATCTGATGAGGTATCTTGAACGTTTGTATCAGCCGCTGTATTACCATTACCATCATCATAATCTTGCGTATAATCAGTACCTGTATCATCTGGTGTAGAAGTATCTACAGCATTTGCTGGTTCTTCAGTATCATTAGTATAATCCTCAGTATCATCTGAAGTAGAAGTATCTGCTACATCACTATTATCTGTATCCGCAGTATAATCTTCTTCTGACCCAGAATCATCACCGTTATCAGCAGTATCTACGACCTCTTCTGGTTCTTCAGTATCGCCAGTATAATCATCTTCTGTATTATCATCTGATGAAGTATCCTGTACTTCTGTATCGGTTTCTTCAGGTTCATCATCAGTAGGAGTATCATCTGTATCATTAGTATAGTCTTCTTCTGTATCCGTATCATCATCAGATTCAGAAGCATCACTATCTACTTCTTCTGGCTCATTATCTTCTTCAGGTTCATCTTCATATTCAGTATAATCATCAGTATCATTATCGTCAGCAGTATCTACTACTTCAGTTGGTTCTTCATCTTTCTTTTTATCAGCCTCTAAGATTACATTCATATTATTAGTAAAATCGCCATAGTAAGATTCATTTAAGGTTTTATATACTTCAGAATCTTCACTTACTTCAACATTAAATTTCTTAGCAGCTTTCATTATATTTCTAGCTAATTCTTTTTTCTTATTTTTATCACAATGATTAAAATAAGCCATAGCAGAACGTACATGGTTAGCATCGTTTAATGGATATTTCTTTTCAGATGGTAATCCGTAAATAGATGCTGGCAATTCTTTTCTATCTTTAGTAGATAATTTTTCTTCATTATAAATATTAATCATCATGTCTCAACCCCAATTCTGATCCAGCATCATCAATATCTTTCTTAAACATAATTTCATCATTCCACTTAGTCTTGCTATTTACAGCTACTTTGGCCAAATAAGTAATTAGCTTTCTCTTTAATAATCTTAACTTTCTTTCTTTCTTATAATCTTTACTATCTTCAGCATCTCTGATTCTTCTATCAATCATTTCTAATTCTACTTCTAATTCATCAGCAACAGCTTGTCTTTCTTCTTTAGCAGCTCTCTTTGAATTTACAAATCTAACCACTAAAGACAATAACCCTACAAAAGGATGAACTAATACTGATAACCCACCAGCTATTATAATAGATTTAATGCATCTAGACATTGATGGTAAGAAACTATTCTTAACTACTTGCATTCTAGCTTCTCTTTTATCTTCTTCTGTATTAATCTTCTCTATAGTATCAGCGAATCTATCAATGTTGTTCCAAGCTGTTTTTTGAGCATCCATTAATGTAGAAGCAGTTTTCTTTAGTCTATCTAAACCTAAAGTTACATAAGATGAAAGTTTCATTTCATGCATAGCTTCTTTAGCTATATTATTAGCTAAAATAGTATCTTCATTATAATACTTAGCTATTTTATCAATAGTGTAAGTTCTCATTTTATCTTGATTATAATCTTTGATAGGGATAATATTAGCAGATAGTACTTTTTCATCTGTCTCATCATCATCTTTCATACTATCTTGATTTTCATCATGATAATTTTTTACTTTATTTATAATTTCTTTTAAATTAGAAATTTTAGATACATTATCTGGAGTAGTTGTATCTTTTCTAATTTCTTTAACCGCTTCATTTAAAGACAATAATAATTTAGATTTATCTATAAGAGGATAATGCTTTTCATAAGACTCTTCAATGTACTCCAATAAGTCTCTATCTGCTTTTATTAATAACTCTTTATCAGTAAATGCAGATATAGTGGATTCTTCTAATACATTAGATTGGAATATAGAGCATGCTTCTTCTATATCATCTAATAAAGCATTATCATAATCAGTAAATATACCAGTAGGGTTATCATTTACATCATACGGTTCACCTTTTAGATTATAAACTTTTTTAGCATCATAATATTCAATACTTTTGCTAAGCATTTCTTTAATTTCTTTTATAGCTTCAATCATAACTTGATAAGATTCGCTATTTTGCGGAATCATTGAAGCTTTAGCCAAGAAATCATCAACCATATCATATATTTTTTTGATATAACCATTATGGAATTCATCAGCAAATTTTTTATAAATAGTATCTATATATGTATATAATACTCTTATCATATCATCTTTATTATTAGAATAATTTGATACTGCAAAATACTGATAATAAAGTGGTAATACTATTTTAGTCATATCAGATAACTCTTGTAAATTAGAAATTGAATCAGCAATATCAGAGAATAGGTCTACTACTTTATCTATACATGTAGAATCACCAGTATTAGAAGGTGATACTTCAAACTCTGCTATTTTATCAAACACATCTGATTGCTTTATACGATTACTAATCTGATTATTACCAATAATATCATTAAGCTTTTGTATGAATACAGAATTATATACTCTTTGTGCAATAGAATCTAATACTTTAGCAACTATATCTTCAGTTGTATGAGACGGAGGATAAGTACTAAATAAGTATGAATGCACAGTAGGAATTATATATACTAGCTCTTTATCTTCTAAACAAGTATATGTATTATAATCATATGCTAATTCTTCTACCATTAATGCAAATTTATCTTGTATAGATAATGAATATGTATCTAATAACTTACAAATCTCAATCATACCAAGTTGAGGGAATTCACTACCTATTAATATACGTATAGGATTTATATCAGTATTATTTGTTACATTCATTGAAAATATAGATTTTATATTAAATCTCTTATTAATAATCTCATGATTAGCTCTAACTCTATTTAAATCTATTTCATCATGAGAAACTTTAGTTAAATCTTCTTTAGCTTTTTCATCCGTAACATTATCGTAAATACATTTTTTTAATTTATCAAAAGAAATATTATCAGTAGCTATAATAGCTACTATCATTTGCTCTAATAAACTTTTAGGTTGTTGTAAATACTCAGATTCAGTAACAGGAATAGCATTAGAATATAATTCTAATGCTTTGCTTAACCTACCAATATTATCTGTTCCTAACTCTTTCCAATTTTGCAATGACTCTACTAATTGTGAAGAATATGGTTTCATTTATAAAATATTCTCCTTTCTTTAAAACCGATTAAAAATTACTATAAAGTTCTAAAAAATAAATAGCAAAAAATAATAGAGTAGCACATATGTGCTACTCTATTATTACTTTTTTTTTAGAAGTCTTTACCAAAGCATACCTTTTCAAGAGTCTTTACATATACCTCAGTAAAAGTGCGTTTCATAACACTTGATGTACCAGTAGGTGCATAATCAGAATAGGGATCACCAAAATTTTCAAGATAATATTTAAGGTTAAGTACGTATGGTACAGTATTGCTTGCAATAATGTATTTTGCTAAAAGCTTAGCTGCTTTTCTCTGTCTATTATAGTTGTAGTCATTAAGGGATCTATTAGACCCATCTAAAACAAAATAGCAATGCTCGTTATTGGATTCGCTAATATTGCATTTACCAATAAGATTTCCACCCTTAACGATTTCTTTATAAATCTTATAAGAGCGTCTCTTATGCTGATGAGCAATTAATACATTATTGTATGCATGTTCCATAAACCAAAGGAAAGCAGGGATAAAGTCTCTTTGATAAATAAATTCCGTAAGAATATAATACATCTTATTGTATTTATTACTATTTGGTCTTTGTTTATTAATAGTTTCCTGTACCTTTTCTTCATTAGTATGTTTATGATCTTCTGCTTTAGTTTCTTTTGAAACTTCTTCTTCTTTTGGTGAAGATCCTTCAGTATTTTTACCTACAATCTCATCCAGTTTATTAGATAACTCTTTTACAGCTTTGTTGAAGTCATTCATTGCTTCTTTATTATCTTTTTCTTTTTCTCCATCAAATTCCTGTGTAGCTTTATCATACTTAGGTGCATCATTTTGCATAGATGATGGAATATAATTAATGCTAATTTTCTCCGTAGAAAAACCAGGTGCTCTATAAATATTGATAGGTGCATCAATACCATCAATCGGTTCAATGCCAGTAGTTTTAAACATAATATTTCTCCTTTTCAAAGAATCAGACTCATCATCTACTACGGTATACTGTGAAGAAGATAATCCGACCCAATGCTCATTAAAGCTAGTAGGCGGATTTTTAATCTTAACATCCTTAAGTTTAGGACAATTCTTAAACATATCGGTACACCATTTGCAAGATTTCATATCAATGATACCTTTAATAGTAGTAAGATTGTAGCAGTTTTTAAACATATAAGACATATTTTTTACTTTAGAAGTATCAAAGTTAGATAAATCCAATGTAGTAAGACTAGTACAATCACCGAACATACACTCCATATCATCTACATTAGACGTATTAAAACTAGATAAATCTAATGACGTAAGACCATGGCAATTAAAGAACATAAAGCTCATATTGGTTACTTTAGATGTATTAAAGCCAGATAAATCTAATGTAGTAAGACTACGGCAACTATTAAACATACTACTCATATTAGTTACTTTAGACGTATTAAAGTAAGTAAATAAATCTAATGAAGTAAGACCACTACAATGATGGAACATATACTCCATATTTGTTATTTTATCATCGATTATAACATTAGCTTGACCTGAAAATTCCAGTATATCAATTACATGAGATTCATCAGCCCAAATCTTACTGTACCATGGAGCACTACCTGTAGATAAAAATGCCAATTTGTGATCATACTCATCATCTACTATGGTATACTGAGATTTAGAAAGCCTACTATACTTTTCAAATTTGTCAGGTGGATTCTTAATCTTAACACCTTTAAGCTTAGTACAATTCATAAACATATCACTATACCGTTTACATGACTTCATATCGATTACACCTTTAATAGTAGTAAGGTTAGAGCAACCATCAAATATGCTAAGCATATTTTCTACATTAGAAGTATCAAAGTTAGTTACATCCAATGAAGTAAGACTAGTACACTTACTAAACATAAGACCCATATCTCTTACATTAGAAGTATTGAAGTTGGATAAATCTAATGAAGTAAGTTTAGAACAGCCACTGAGCATAAAGCTCATATCAGTTACATTAGAAGTATCAAAACTAGATAAATCTAATGAAGTAAGAGAAGAACACTGATGAAACATATTAAACATATCTTTTACTTTAGAAGTATCAAAGTTAGATAAGTCTAATGATGCAAGATTGTAGCAATAGGCAAACATATTCCTCATATTAGTTACTTCGGATGTATTAAAATTAGACAAATCCAATGAAGTAATACAATGGCATTCATTAAACATACTGCCCATATTAGTTACACCTTTGCATGTAACTGTAGCTTGACCAGATATAGATTCATCCATGTTAATAAATTTATCCTCATCAACCCACGGCATCCAATAATAATTACTATCAGTAAACCATGGAGCATTACCTTTGGCTATATATACCTGCTCTTTAGACATAATACTTCTCCTTTAGAATTTATCACTAATAGGATTATTTTCATCAGATAACAGTTTAGGCCTATTATCTTCTTCTTCATTGAATCCAATAGGTAATAGACCTTTAACCGTAATCTTCATATCTTCTGTGTGACCACAATTCTGGCATACACAAGTGTATTTAGATTGTTTATCCAGTACAGCTTGAATCCATCCCCTAGGGGAGATTTTACAAGCTTTGTATTGAGCAATCAATAGAGCCATTGTAGACCCGCATTTAGGACAAATACCAGGTTGAATGACTCTAGTAATCACTTTACGAAGTTTCTGTTCCATATTAAATACCAAGACTTCCTTTAGTAAATTTAATATTACGGACATCCCCTTCTATAAGAACTTTAGAATCAGGATATCTAATATTATCTCTACTTACTAAAATAGCAGTATATACTTTAGGAGATCCACGTACTATTACAGTACCGAATCTAGGTTCTACGGTTCCTCTTGATTTCTCAATCTCAATGATTTTATCATGTTGGGTTTGAGAGAAGATGAAAACTCTATAATATATATTATTCGTCATATTTCAATATGTCACTTCCTTTCGCTATTGGTAAACCAGTTAATGAATCCAGATGTTTTTTAATAATCTGATCATTGGTTTCCATAATACCACCGAGTGCTTCTGTAACATGATTTGCTACCAATTCAGTTTGGTTAGCAATATCTACATCCTCCGTGGTTACATTATTGTCATCTAATACATTATGTTTAAACTCTATTACCTCTCTAAGTCCTTTGATTTTTTTATATTCATCACACAGTTCTTTTAGTTCTTGCTCATAAGTAATAGGTTCTTTATTATCAGATAAATAACCATTAGTGTTTAACTTAAGAAATGGAATAATAGAACCATTTACACCTGGGTCAGATGGTGAAGATGCATCTGGGTCAAGAATACCCATATTGGAAATATCCAACAGTCTAAACTGGTTTGGAATAGATCTAGAACCATTAGAACCATTAGTATCACCTACGCCAGAAATACCTTTATATGTAAATTTAGTTGCTAAAAATGCATCCATATCATTTACGATATTTCTAAATCCTACTAATTGTGATTTAGTAATTTCTACAATTAACCAATCTGGTTTGATATTGATAGTTCTTTCAATTTCTTTCAGATTAATTTTCTTGCCTTTATTACTAAGTCTATGAATATTAGTAGTAAGTTTCTTTGCATAAATAGCTGCAATATATTCAGCACATCTTACTTTCTTAGTAGTGATATTCATTGTATCTTTCATTTTAAGATTATTGAATTCACATAATAACCATTGAAGTAGAACAAACATATCTTTCTTATATTTCCATGGAAGATAAATCTGTTCTTGGATATTAATATCCAAGGTAGATTCAAAAGATTTAAGAATAGTAAGACCTTTTTGCAGTTTATTTTGAGTTACAAATCCTCCACCTAATCTTTCAATCCAAATATCTGTATTATACAGATCATTGAAATTCATAGATGAAGTAATCATATTTAATAAAGTAACTACAGCATGCTGCATAATAGGATTATTCATAAAATATCTATCTACATTAATAAAGATTTTATCATTCTTGCTACTGCAAAATGAACAAATATCTTCATTAGACTGATTGTCTGGAGATATAAATAGATAATTAGCCAATCCCAAGTTCTGTAATGCTTTAACTACACCATACTTAGCAAATAGATATACTATAGCTGGTACAGATTTATTAAATGCAAAACAAGAAAAACTAGTGAATGAATACTTATTCCCATCAGTATCACCAACAGGAACTTCAAATCTAGTAATTCTAATTGGCTGGAAATTAGTTTTAAGAGTAATAGTAGCTTTCTTACTATTCTTTTTAGAAGAAGAATTATTATAAGTAGACGCATCCACAATCTGATACATTGGAGAATAATAATTTCCTTTTAAGAAGAAATAGAACTTATTTACTACTCTTGGTACTTCGATGATTACATCTAAGTTTTCTCTTTCATTCTTATATGAAGTTTCATAATGAACGATTAAAAGTTTAATCTTAGATTCTTGCAGATCAATATAATTAAACCTGTTATCATCAGCAGCTTTCTTACTACCTTTAAGTACTCTTTCATAATGCTTTCTTAAGATAATCTGAATATCATCATAATTATCTGCTACAGTAAACCCTTTAACTCTTATCGTAAATAAACCATGAGTTTGAATAGAAATAATAATTTTTTCTAATTGATCAATAATTGCTTCATCGGATCTTAGAAATAATTGGTCATTAAAATCATCTACATGATTTTGTACATAGTCATGTATAAATCTTTTAATACTCATATTATTCCTCCTCAGTGAGTTTAATACTATATTCTTTACCTATTGGATTAACTGCATCTTTCTTATCTCTAATAATAAATTCTCCATCAATATCAAAGCTATTAAGAATCCTTTTTGCTTTAAAGAAACTAATGCTATGATTACTAGAAGACTTCAATGCTCTCATATCATTATTGAAGTCAGAAAATGATGGGAACTTATTCTTATAAGAATCTGGATCAATATGTTTATCATTAATAGCTTGCTTAATAATTCTAAGCTCAGGGGTATCTTCTTCATAGATATCCAGATGAAGGCAATCATTAACGATAGTTAATCCAGCATTCTTCTCTTCTTTGATCTTATATACATTATTCAAAACATCTTTAAACGAACTAGAAGAACTAAAATTTACAACTCGTTTAGTAGAGTATTTTTCTTTATCTTCTTCTGTAGTTGGTAGAACTCCTCTAACAAACAAATCCCCAGGTATAGCACATGGGGTTGCTTTAATATGCTTTGAATATGGTAATACATAATCATCATTAAATTCAACTGCAATATCAGTATCTAAAGATTTGTTCTTATACATTCTATTGAATTCATCCATAGACACTACACTCATATTCTTGCCGTCAATTACAATCTTTTTAAAATCTAGATTCATAATAATACACCCTTTGCATATTTAGATAAAAAATTAAAAGGGATACGATGACGTATCCCTTTTAAAATTTAAATTATTTTAAAACTTATGCTACAAATGCAACTGGTTTTTCGTCTACTTTTTTATCTTTATCTTCAATTCCAGAGTCTTCTTTGATAATCTGTTTAAGCAGTTCAGATGGAGTAAATTTAAGAGTTACTTTACCATCATCGGATACTGATGCAGTGAGAATGAAATAATCTTTAAATTCGATATCATGATCATCACTGCTACTTACCAAAGCATCTCTGCCAAATTCTTTTAGAGTAATTACCATACCTCTAATAACAGAAAACATATTATAAGCTCCGCCAGACTGTACGTTAAAATTATAGGCATGATGCTTATTAGTATTCATTGCATTATCAATATATTCAAAAGATTCTTCATCCACAATATCGGTAATTTTAGAATCTTTCGGAATATCATTAGGGTCAAAGCTGAACTGCAATGCATATGCATTACCATCTTTACCTTCACTCTTCAACAAAGATGCTGAAAAGATAATAGCAGAATCTTTGTCTTTAAAATCATTTCTAAGTACAAGAGTATGATTTTCTTTATCCCCATCCTTAAGGCTCTTAAGGTACTGAGTAATAGATTCAAACAGACTTGTTGTTACAGGGATACTATCAAAAGAATCCCATTCACAAGCCATATCACGCATTACTTTTACCATACGGGTTTCAAATCCAGAATTTTCAGCGAACATAATTACTTCCTCCTTAAAATAACTTATAAAAATGATATAAATATAACCACGATAATAACCTTTTGTTATCATCATGATTATAATATATCATTATAATAACGTTTAAGATGTTTTAAATTTTAATTATTACTTAATAGCATTGATTCGGCATCCGATATAGGGATAATACGAATATTATGCTGCATAGCCTTAGTAACTTTAGAAGATGTAAATCCAAGATATGGTACAATCAAAATATTAGTTTTATTAGTAACACCTTTTTTAGAATCACAATCATAACCTGCATTTTTAAGTTGCTCTTCTAATCTAGCATCTCTAACACCGCTAAATCTAATTTGAATACCATTGTCTTGTTTTACTCCATAAGACCTGATTATATTTGGCATTTGCTCAATAGTATTCAAATCTACTAAAAGGTCTTTTCTTTCATCTACTATAGTACGTGCAATCACATTACCAATACCTTTGATACATCTAATCATATTATACAGATTGCTATCAGTATCTCCTACAGGTGTTCCATGTACTATAGTTTTTAAAGGAATTTGAGTTAAAATAAGTTTCCATCTACTAGCACTAATAGAGGTAAATCCAATGGCACCAATAATCTGGTAATCATACCAATTCTTAGTTTTAATCTCATTCATTCTTTCTAATAATTTATCTGTCATTACATCACTACCAATTCTATCTAAAATATCTTTTCTAGATAAATTTAGCAGTTCAGTAAGATTGGTAACACCTAATTTCCTAATATAAGATTCACCAAAGTCTTTAATATTCAATTTCTTAAGCATATTAACAACTTTGTTTAAAACCCTTTCACTACAATTAGGATTAGAACACCATGCAGTATCTCCTGTATTAGAAAATACTACTGGACTTCCACAATATGGACAATATGAAGGGAATTCGATAGAAGGAACAGTTCGCTCTCTAATTGCATTATAAGAATTCTCTGGCTTAGTTAGATAGCAAATTACATCATTCATATATGTGATATTTACAATATCACCTTTTCTTAGATCTAACTGATTAAATCTTTTGAAACTATGAATAGTGGTTTTATCATGAATAGTACCAAAGAACTCTACTGGTGTGAAATGAGCCATAGGAGTAATTCTTCCATCTTGCCCTACCGTATAAGTATATCCTAAGAAATATGCATTTTTAGAACTAGCATTAAACTTAATAGCCATAGACCATAAGTCAATACTATTCTTTCTACCAAATATAGTCTTAAGAGCAGGATGCGTATAAGAGATTACTACACCATCATATGCAAAATTCATATAAGGTCTAGCATATTCTGCTTCATTAGTAAATCTTTGTACTTGTGATAATATTTGATAGAAGTCACCATGCAGCATTGCATATCTCATAGTAACACCCGAAGAATAATAAGCATTCATAAAGTTAATTTCATCTGATACTTTATTGAATCGCAGACCACTGGTTTTAATAGGAACTAAAGTGATAAAATCTCTAAACATCTTAGCATTCTTAGAAGAGATAATACCAGATACTGCTACTCTAGGATTCTTATAAGTAATCCCATATTTATCAGCTAAAATAGCTAAATCAGAATATGTAATAATAGCTTCAAATTTCATCCCAAATCTAGTGGTTTCTCTACCACCAAAGAATTTTTTATAATCTTTAGCTCTATAGAATTTCTTACCACCAAAGATTTCTGTTAAATCTGTTGCAATATTATTAGCAGTATCTCCTCTACTATTAGCAGAAATAATAGTATCATTCTCAATCTCTGCTTCTACCGACATACCATCATATTTTAATTCTGCAATCATTTCTACAGGGATATGGTCGTTAAAAGCACATTGCTCAGCAGTTTTAAATGTAGGTGCTAAAAAGTCTCTATCAAATACCATAACAGAGAAATCATCATCTTGTACTCCTACTGCCATAGCGTCTCTAAGAGAAACAAATTTACACTTATGAAGAGTGCCTACTAATTCTGGAAATTTAGCAGGGATATTTCTAGTAATCTTAGATACTTCAGTTGTATCAGAAGTATCTCTGTAATAATCCATTCTACTAAATGGAAGGTTATTATTCATGATATTACTAATATACTGCTTATTAGTTTTATCAATTTTAGCAATAACCACTCTATTGTTCCCAGTTACACTAACTGGATTAAAACTATTGCCACTAGCAATAGTAATCGGTTTAGTAGGAGGAGCACCTACTGGTGCTTCTCCATTAAACAAATTATTGTACTTAGCTACTACCAAATCATATACACCATCTTCTAATGGAAGTATTTCTTTAGCAGTATTATTATATAAAATATTTGAAATTACTAATGTAGTATAGATATCTTGCTTTAATGTACCCGATACTTCATTAGCATTGATGAACTCTATAGCAAGATTATTCATATCTACTATATCATTACCATTGATAATATTACTACCTTCAATAAGACTATCTTTGATAAGATACAATCTTTTAGATAAATCATTGTTTATAGTTTTCATTTACTTTTTCTCCGTTACACTTTTAATTACTTTTCTAAGTATTGGAATACGTCTCTTTTCAAACGTCTTTACTAACTTTACGTTTTCAATGAGTTGTTCATCTGTATTTGAAATCTTAAGAAGAGAATTAATAGCATTATTAATTTTTTCTTCTTTGGATACTTCAGAATTTCCTAATACTTTAATATCAGTACTATTATCATACATATCCACCAGCATAGCTCTAGCTTTATTATAGCCTTCACCAGTAACTTTAACAGGTAATTTAGTAATGACCTGTCTGTATGAATCTGGTTTAACTCTAGAGATAGCTCTTCTTAAAATTGGGACTCTAAGTTTCTTAGGAACTTTCTTGAATTCCAATTTAAGACCTAAGCACTTTAAATATGCATTAGCTATTTCTACATTTCTAGATTTAGCATTTTCATCCAATACAATATTTCTATCGAATGGATCACCAATCAATAACTGCTTCATCATTCGTCTAGCTGTTGGAGCAGTAGACAACATCATGAGAGCTTCTACAGTGAACTGGCATTCTGGTAACTGCATTAACTCAGATGCTTCCATACCACCAATTCTAACTGGAGTTTTAGCTATTGGAGAAATATGCATTTTATTAGCTTTAGTCTTAGTATTCTCACCTCTAATATTGGTAGATGCCAATGATACAGCAGAGAACTTTTCTTCAGCTAATTGTTTTAGACGGTAGATATATTTCTTACCAACTACTAATGGTCTATTAGTTCTAATCTTTCTAATATTACCGTTAGAATCTTTCTGATTGACGTACAGATACTCTTCTTTAATCCATGGGAATGTATTATAGATATTCTTAAGAATCTCTAATGTCATCTCATTTTTCATTGGAGTAATTACTACAGGAATATTTCCACTTTCTATGAGATAATCCATATCTTCAACTCTTACTTCAATAGGAGTAGACATAATGATTCTATGAAAATCTGTAGCATAATCCATATTAATCAAAGAGAGATATTTAAGTACAGTTTGCTCAGCGACATCGACAACAGTCGATCTATTAAGATAAGACATGCCCTCCATCAAATCATCATGCTTAGCAGGATACCAATACGTACCAATAGCTTCAAGAAGTTTAGAGCCAATCCAAGTCAGTTCAGTTTCAAATGACTGACCTGGATTAAGTCTGTTGATAATGGTAGAAGAGTTATAAATTGCATCTACTGGATACCAATTACCATTTCTATAAAATAATGGCATTTGATCATCTGGTAAGATAGCGGAAATAACACCTTTACCACCATATCTATCTGTAATCTTATCACCTTTACGCAGTACTTTATTCTCTCTAGTGATAATTCTCAGAATGATATTATTGAATACTTTGTCTTTGATATATGGAATACCATTAGCTGTATCTCTGCACTTACGATATACAGATTGCATATCATAAGTCATTTTAACCCCAGGATGACTATCTAAGAATTTATCAACTGCTTTATAGAGCTTAATACAGAAATCAATATTCTTATCATAATACTCTTTAAGCTGCTGATAATACATATCTTCTAGTTTATCTGGGTTATTGCAATATACATCAATATCAACAATTTCCCCATCGGAAATATATGTAGTATCAGAAATCATTAGCTGTTTAAGTCTTTCTTTAGACTGACTATAAAGAGCTTCATCATCTTTTCTTTCTCTTCTAATAGCACATACAATAGAATCTTTAATCTTCTCTCCGATATTTGGGAAAGCTTTGTAATAGGTATCATCTCCATACATATTCAATGGGATATCGTTTTCATTAATTACGATTTCAATCTCGTTAAACAATGGGGATTTAAACCTATTAGCTGCACTCTGACTAATTACAATAGGGTCTTCTGTAGTCAACCCTAATGCCATATAAACAGTAGTAAGATTAATACCATCAGTCTTATTATCTTCTTCATCAAATGAATCAGATTTAACCAATGTAGTTCCTTTAGGAATTGTATCTCCTTTATTGAAACTATCTAATCCATCATTGTTTATATTAATACCATAAATCTCTGTACGATATTCATAAGTAACTCTTTCTACACAATGAAGCATCTTATGTTCAATATCGTACAATAATGCATAATACTTATTCGCATACTTATAAATCTTATCAATCAGTTTATACTGAGCATCTGTTTTAACGTAGTTAGAAGACAAATATGCAAATTTATTTTCATAACCAGTCATAATAATCGGTGTTTCAGCTTTACATAATTGAATGGATTGTTCTTTCTGAATTCCTTGCATAATCTTTCTGGAACCAGAATTAGTATCATTAAACGGTTGTAATAAGCCTTTACCTAGCGTATACTCACGCGATGGTAAATTCTTTTCAATTTCATTAGCAGTACTATTTAAATCCAAATTATTTGCCATGTTTCTTCTCCTTTTCTAATAATAAAATCTATTAAAGTAACTTCAATACTATAATATATATTTATTATACGTTTAAGAGATTCATTACTTTTTCATTGATTTTATTATTAGCGATTGTAGTTGGATTTACATTTGCTTCTGGAATCTTTTTAAGCTCTTCAATATATGCTGCGGTAAAAGTATTAAAGAACTCTTCATTATTCTGCATTTTTTCTTTAAAGTTACCCATAGAGAATTTCATATCTTTATGGTCATCTAAGTACAAACCAATACCTGCACCATGGATTCTATCAGTATTCTGCATAAAGATAAGAGATGACAGGATAGGGTCAAACCCAGTATCATGGTTGAAAAGTAATGTAGTTTTCTGATTGGATCTAGCAGATCTACTCTTTACCAAAGTAGCTTCTACTAATGAACCCCATACCTTATACTTCTCATCACCTTTAAGTTTAGTTACATCATCAAGTCTAATAATAGTATTAGCAAGATAGATAATAGTTTTACCCTTAGGTAAAGTTTCACCTACTTTAAGATATGCAAGAGATGGTTTCTTTGGTCTGCCAGTAATAGATACATCATCCAAAATATGATTAACTGCAATAAGAATAATATTAGCAGCTTTAAGCATCTGGATAATACCTCTAAATACCTGAGTGACTACTTTAGCTCCTGCTGTAGTAGACATTGTACCACCAAGTTCATCCTGCTCTAATACATTCTTAGGCATAAGAAGTGCAACGGAGTCAAGAATATATACGGTAGGTTCAAACATCATAATCGGATTGCCAAAGCTATCCAGCTTTCCAGTATCATAGATAAAATCATCTCTATTAGCAAGCTTCATATCATGAATCATTTTAATACGTTCATAGAAGTTTTCAGCTGTAATGCCTTTATCTCTAATGATGTATCTCTGCTTAAGTTCATCACCATAATAGCCAGTAAGCATTTCTCTTCTTTGCCATGTAGCAGATAATGATTCGGTAGAATCTTCAAAGATACAAGATGATTTAAATGGTCTAATAATATTAGCAGCAATCTGTTCACAGAAAGTAGATTTACCACAACCAGATCTACCAATCACCATTACAAATGAACCGTTAGCAATACCAAGAGAATAGTATTCTTCATGAAGATTTTTAGCTTCATTATTGACAGTTTGAATATATCCATTCATAAAGTCAAAATTAGCAAACCCTGTAGGATAACCTACATCGGTAGTAGCTTCTACACTCATAGACATATCTTTACTTTTGGATACTTCCTGTCTAAACATATCGGACAATAAAGTCATTTTATTTACCCCCTGTAAAAAATAAAAATGTATTCCCATTACTATTAAAGTTAATGCGTATATCTAAATTAAAAAAAAATAAACTGAGTGTGCTACCACACTCAGTTTAAATTAAATCCATTAAGGAATCATTGTACCTTCTGAAGCGAATGCATTTAATACATTATGGATATTCTGATACTTTGCATCACAATTTGTAAATCCAAATCTAATAAGATCTGAGTTATAAGACCGATTTACATATTCATTATAGAATGATTGTAAGCAAGATTTAGCAGACGCAAACTCTAATGAATTTAGAATAATCATTAAAGCGGTATCCATATTCTTATCATTTTCTTTAAGTGTATCCGTAACCCATTTTTCTTCTTTTTCAATAGCATCTTTAATTGTAGTATCAAACATACTGTTTACAAACAATACAGAGAAGTTTTTACTAAAGAAGATAGCATAGATTCTAATAATATTCTCTACAGATACAGTTTTAGTATAAGTAGCAATAGTGAAATTAAACTTTCTAATTCTATCTTTATCGTTTAAAGATGAATATAAAGTAATAGCTAAGAAGATACACATTTCACTATCAAATGCTTCTAAAGATTCTAATTGTTTTACCACTTGTTTGTTAGCAGATTCCCCTAACATGAAGGCAAGCTTTCTAACATAATCAGTGGTTTTAGTATTTACAATGATATAGTACAAAATAGAATCCAAATAAGTTTTATAAACTGGATCAATAGAAATAGTACCATTAAATACTTGATTCAAAATACTTAAAAGATAACTATTTGTAATTAGATTATGGTATTTAGATTTCTTACTATAAAGAGCATAAAGAATGGCTTTGTAGTTAGTATTCACATAATCATACATTTCATAATCATCATGAGTAGCAATTTTAGCATATAAAGCACTCATAATAGATTCTTCAGAATTCATTTCCATTGTATCACTCCTTAAAACTCTGAGCTAGGAACTACAATCTTTTTTACTTTCTTAAATGTACCATTTTCAGATTCTACTACAGTAGGATTAGCACCAAGAGAATTAAAGAAATCTTCTTTAGCAGAATTAATATTCTTTTCTTTTTCTGATTTAGTAAGAGTATCAAATTCATTAGCTTCAGTAGAGAAGTTCTTACTAAAGAATTCATCCTTAGATACATCTACAGATGCTCTAGTATTAATGAAATCATTATAAACTTCTTCAATATCTTCTACCGGCATCTTAAGCCCAGAGATAATAAACTGAATGGTATTATCTTCATGAACATTCTGGATGTGAGAGAAGCTTTCATACGGCACACCATATCTATCTTTCAGTACTTTATTAGAATAATCTACAAAGTAGGATTCTTTATCACTGATATCCAAGATAGTACCAAAGCGTTTGCATGTAGGTTCGGTGGTAAGAGACTTAGAATCATCTGTAGCAGAAATAAGTCTCTTATTATAGTCATCTACATTTTTAATCTTATTCAGATTAGCAGATTCAATGACCATAAACCCTGGGGTATTAACAAGTTTAAGCAAGTCAGATTCATCAATATTCTGCTTAGACTCAGTAATAGTACCGCCTAAAAGAATTTTAATATTTTCACAGAATTTCTTATTTGCTAATTCTTCTGCTTTAAGTCTATTACCATAAGCTTCATCCAAGAATTTCTTATTAGAAATAGCTTCTACAGTATAAGACGGATCAAGTTCTTTAAACAGGTCTACTGTATTCTTCAATCCTCTTACATCATCTTCAAATCCTGTAAAGATACAGAAATGAATATGAGTTTTATACACAGAAGAAATATATTTAGCAAGCATAATGCATGCACCAGAGCCAGTACCGCCTTCAGCACTGGTAACAATAATAGTCATAGCATCTTTATCATCGTATGGATAATCAAATTTATTTGTTTTAAGATTTTCCATCATGATATTATTAGCTACAGAACGTTCTTTGGCACAGCCTTTATAAAGACCTTCCAGTTCTACTGCATGTTCACGATATTCCATAGGGATATCTTTCAATGTAGTATTTACAAGCATAATACTATTCTGCAATTCAGGGATTTCGTTCATAAGTTCAATAGCTGCCTTGTTACCAGCAGCACCAATTCCGATAATTTTTGCATTGAGCATCATAATAATTTTCTCCTTTACTAATAAAATTTTATAATTACATTAAGGTTATATTAGTCTTTAACTTTAATCCTAATAGTGTATTTATTGATAAATTCAATGAATGCGTTTCTCACAAAATCATCTTCATAAACTCCATTAGGATCTTTAAGCTTGTATAATTCAATAAATGCTCTACTATATACAGGTCCTCTATCATTAAAAATTTCTACTATTTTATGAATAAATTTCTTATCACACTTACTAATAGCATATTTATCATAATAGTGATCTTTTTCATAAAACTTTCGTACATCATAATTTGTCTCATAATAATCTAATACATCGTATGAAGAAATATAAAGCGAATCATCATTTTCACTACGTTTACAGAAATCGCAAACAAATAATGAACGGTCAAATTCTGCTAAATAACAACCATAAACTATATACATGATTATGAATAGCTTCTCGGTACACAAATAATATGAGTTATTATATTTATTACCAAAACGCTTGTACTTTTTATAGTTATAATGGCAAATTTCTTTAGCTATACTAATAGCATCATAATATTTCCATGCCATAGTTATTGGTACTCCGTCTACTTTATACCTCAAGTACCAATCTAAAGTTACTACTTTAGTCTTTCCCATAATAATGCTCCTTTGTTTACAATGCTTGAATAGATTTATTCATAACACTAGAGATCTTGTATGCCCAATTAGGATCTGTAGCGTAATTACCATTCTTCATAGATTGCAATGTAGTATAACCATTCTTGTAGAAGTTATTACTAATCCATACGGCTCCGTTAATAATACCCGCATCAATATCATTGCCCATTACATAACCAGCATTGGGGTTAGCATCAACACAATTAATACCAAAATAATTATGTCGGTTTCTTGCCATATAGCTTGTTCCCCAGCCAGATTCAATAGCTGCATGTGCTAAAATATAAATAGGATTTAGCCCAGATGCTTTAGATGCTTTGATAAACGCATCTCCTTTATTCTTAAACTGAGATTGAATACCCATATGCATAATCCAATAATCAATAATCTTATTCATATCTTTAGATGTGATTTTCATATTGCTATTTGATAAATCAGAGTTTACGTCATATCCAGTACTCTTAATATATGAAATATTGGTAGCATGCTCCTCCAATGTCTTTTTCATAGTTTCATCTTGTTGTTTTTGTCTTTCTTCAATACGCTGCTGTTGCTTTTGAATTTCTACTAAAATATTATATACTTTTTGATTAGCAGTATTATCTTCAGACAACTGATCTTCAATATTAGTTACTCTAGTATCAATAATAGATACTTTACCCCAAAGTAAAAAGTTAATGATAATAAAAGCTACAACTAAAAATACTGTAATTAACCGTTCCAGAATAAGTTTCTTCTTGGATACATTTGTTAAGTTTTGCATAACTATTCTCTCCTTAAAGATAATAAATATTAAAGTAAATAAACTATATACGATAAAAAGAACTAGAGAGCAATCTCTAGTTCTTGTAAATAGGGAATTATAAATCTCTTGTTGGAGATTATTTGTTATCGTTCTTTTCTTCTTTTTTAGATTTACGATAAGCTTCCTGATCTTTCTCATTAAGCTCATCCACACCAATACCTAAATCACCAACTTCAGTGATTACGGAAATCTTTTCATCATTTTCATTCATGATATTTCACTTCCTTTCTAAAATTAATAACTTGTTAAACTAAATTTCTAATTTAAAACTTCATAATTATAATATATAACTTAAGCTAGTATTAACTTTCTCTTCTAACTTTATTATTATTTCTAATATCAGAAGTATAAGGTAGCATATAACTATCCTTAATAGTAATAAGATTGCTCATAACACCTGCACCTAACAGATATACATTCAATGTATTTCTAGCAGTAGAGTCTGTTTTAGAAACTTCTACATCATTTAACGAAACCATATTCTTTTCAGCAATCGTAGAATAGAACTCATCCTTAGCTTTTACTGTATCTGCTCTATAAGTAGCTAATTCTCTCATGGTATTAGATAAACCCATTACAGCAAGACATTCCATTTCTCTATCAGATGTATTACCATTCTTATCTTTATTGATTAATCTACCACTCTTCATATTTCTTTCATCAGTATTAATAGACATAGAGTTCTTTTTAGCTAAGAACTGCTTCATCTTCTTCAATGGAGCATAGACAACTAATGCTTCATAATTAGTCTTTACTGGCTTACCATCATTACTGGTATATATAAATGGTAAATATACTTTTTCCATCAAAGGTACATTTAAAGTTTTAGCCGCTTTTTCTATTTGATACATCTTTGGTTCAATATCAAACAATTTCATTTGAAACTTCAGTGGAAATTCTTGTTTAAAATATTCATAGAACTGTTTATCAGACATAGAAGCAAACTTCTTTTTATACCAAGAACTATTTGCATTGGATGGGTCTAATATATCCATAATCTTATAAATAAGATTCTCTACTTCTTTTCTAGCTTTTTTTATATTCTGTTGTGATTCTAATACAGCTTCCATATTATCACCTCATAAAACGAATACCAATTATTTTTATGTTTTTAGAATTAAGATGCTCACTATTTTTAAAAAAATAATTACGATATAACAATATAGTGAAGACAAAAATATATTTACCCCAATCTCATTCTATGTCTTCACTTTCTTACAACTTCCCATAATAATAAGTATATAACATCTAGCTTATATAAGCTAGATGTTATATACCGTTGATAACTTTTATGTAAGAGGTGATAAAATGAAAACTTATAATGAAGCATATGTATTTAAAAAACCTAGAACGTTATTAACCATTGAAAATGAAATAAGAAAAATAAAAATTAAATGGGAAGATAAAATAGATCCAAAAACTGGATCTACTATAAATAAAGAAGATAAACCAAAACTTATAAAAGATTTAAGATCATTATGTAAAATTACATATAGAGAATTAGTTAAAGAATTTAACTTTGGTAAAAAGTTTGATTTTCTTGTAGAAATAGATGATATTGTAAATGCTTGGTCTAGTGATTTTACTTATAAAAACATAGAGTTATCTAACTATAAAAATATTATAGAAATATCTCCTGATAAGAGAATGAGATTTAAAAATAGAGATATTTGTAATGCTACAGTAACTTTTACTACAGATATTATATTCAATAAAGAAATGAAAGCTGATTACTTAGTAGCTATTATGCTGCATGAAATAGGTCATATATTTAGTTTCTTATTCTTCAAATTAAATGCTGAATTAAATCTTTTGCAAAATATTTTATTTAATAAATTGACTGATAAAGAACTTGTAGAGAAATATAATAATCTTAATAAAAAAGAACAAAGAAAAACTGATAACAAAGCAAATGCTTTAGGTGTATATTTTTTCGATAATATGGATTCTCAAGAAGGTGAAAAGTTTGCAGATCACTTTGCGGCATATTATGGATATGGATATGAACTAGCTCAAGGCTTAGCTTTATTCTTTAAAATTAATGGGTATATGAAACCAGAAGGGGTATTAAACACATTAACTTTCGATTTAAATTTAGTTTTAACTGATTTATTGGTAAACAACTATCCTAATACTTTTAATAGATTAAACTATATTCTTAACGCTATGAAGAGAGAATTAAAATACAACAAATCTCTTACCAAAAAACAAAAACAAGAATTATTAGAAAAAATAAATAATATCAATAAGCTTAATGCTGAGTTGTATAATACTAAACATTCTAGAACTCCATATGGATTATTACGCAATGTAATATATTCAAATAAAGTAGGTCAAACTAAAGACTTAGATAATAGATACAATCAGTTATTAGATGATTATGTAGATAAGAAATTGTTTTAAATAAAAAAAAGAAAGGTTAGCAAATGAGACTAACCGTAACTAGCTAATGAGACTAGTTTACTTTTTCTTCGGAATTTTGTGCTTACTATGTCCTTATGCATTCAGACAAAAGAATGCATTTGACTCTTCGGCACCCGTAGTAGCTCACCATGAGTGATCATACATCATGATCGTTCATGGTGTTCAGTGCAGCCACATACATGACTACATTAGCCATGTAGTCATGTGCATGTTCGAGGTCGATGAAGGAACCATCGTTAGCCTCGAGCTGAGCCAAAATGCTATTAAGGCTACTAATAGCACATTTGGTTTCGCACTTAGCTATCTTGAGATTTTTGAGTTTCAGCTTCTCAAGATCTACGGAGTTTGCCATATTATAGTCACCTCCTTTTCTAATAAAATACAACTATGAATATGGATTCACTATAATATTATATAAGTATAGAAATATAATATTACAAAATTTAGAGACTGGTATATACCAGTCTCTAAATCATTTTTATTTATTAGCCTGATAGATTGACATTGCTAAGTACATTAATAATGCTTTATTATAATTATTTCTAGTTGCTAATCTGTGTTTTCTCTTTCTGTATAATACAGAACCAGTATTAAGCCAATTATCTATGATACTCTTTAATTCTAACACATGCTCATCTTTAGTATTAGGTTTAGGTGTAATACTATAGGTAATAAAATTCATAGTAAGTATATTTTTATCTTTAGACTGTTCAAAGTATGTATATACTAAAATACTTATAGCTTTACGAACTAATATCATATTATTCTTATCATTCAGTATAGATTCTATAATAGACTTTAGTTCCTCAGTCTTTACTGTAGTATTAGATGATAATTTACATAGCTTATAATCAGCACCACTAGCTACTATGAAAGACATAGTTCTTTGTATTACTTTCTCTGCTTTAAATGAATCTGAAGATGCTAAATGATAATCGCCACCATTATTCTTAGGATCTTCATTATCAGAGTTATAGACAATGTAGTCTTTATTCTCATATGCTTTATAATATGCTTTAGCTATATTAATCATAAAGCTTCTAATTCTAGAGTGTAATTGCCCTATAAGATATACTACATCTTCATCTGAATAACTAATAAATCTTTTCTCATAAGTTTTAACCCAAGTTTGGCAAATACTCATTATAGCTGCAAATAGATTACCTTTAGATTTTAATACGAATTTATTATTCAGCATATTATTGATTACATATTCCATTACGAAGTCTTGTGGTACTACTTTAGGGAAAGACATATAATGGATACTAGGATAGAATTTACCTGAGAATGCTAAATAGATCATAGATATATCTAATGATTTATTATCTTTCTTTAATAAGAAATATCTAATTATAGTCAGCATTAATACAGTTAATTCATCTTTAGCTGCTCTAGGGTTAAAGTTAGCTTGAGGCCCATAATAGGTATTAGATATAGCATCTTTAACTACTTTCTTTTCTATATTCACAGCTTCAAACATTTTAGTTATATCTGATTCTCTATAATATAATCTGTCTAATGGAGCAGTTTTAAATAATTCTTCATGCCTATCTGTAATAAAAGTTGATAAACAGGTTTTATATTGTGATAATCGTTTAGGCAATATGCTCTCTATTTTAGTATAAACATTATCTTTTATAGATGATTTGTTAGCCATAGTACGCTCCTTTCTATATTATAATAAAGTTAAAAAATAACAAAAAATAAAGATGGTCATAGGGCCATCTTTATTTTGTTTTCTATGCTATTCTTTAGTGTCTAGCGATAGCATAGAAAAGTTCATTCACTTCCTCTGTTGGAAGTTTTTCCTCAGAGCTTCTTACGACATATTTGCCATCAGCTTCATATGCCGAATATACAATTCTCATCAAAGTGCTTTTAGAATTGTTCTTAAGCACCTTGAATCTGAAGTTACTGCTAGAAGAATTTTTCTTCTTGCTTTCAACTTCAATTTCCGCATCAACGATGCGGACTCTGGAAGACATTTTCTTCATCTCAGAAAGAATGAAGTTTCTAATTAAAATAATTTTGCTGTTGTTAATCATGATTGTTTCCTCCTTTAAGGAAAATAGTCTAGCAATGTGTTAGACTATATAACAGAATAAAAATAGAAGACCGAGATAACTCGGTCTTCATATTAACAAACTTTAGTACAAAACTGCACGAATGCCAGAGATTTCTCTAGCATATGCAAAGAGTTCGTGGACATGTTTACGGTGCAAAGCGACATTTTTTTCTTTAGTCACTTTAACACCATTGCTCATTGTGGTGTGTTCACAATGAATCACATCCTGACCGACAAACTTATAATCGTTGCCAATCCACTGGATGCAGTATGATTGCATCCAGTCACTGATGATGATATACTGCTTATTGCAGCTTTCATCAGTGACGTACAGAGTAGCCTCATCGCTAAGGTTACCAATAAAATTCTTGAACAAGTCAAGAATCGACTGACTGTCTTTTTCAGACAATGCAGCTCTATTGCTTGCAATAATTTCAACCATGATAATCTTCCTTTCTGAATACAAACAACTGGTAAAGTAATATTGCTTTACCTTCATATAAGTTTACTTTCTCACTATTACAAAAAATAAAGGATCGTGAATACCACGATCCTTTATCATTAACCAAAGATTGGTTTCTGTAATAAAATCTTCTTATTTTTTAATGATGGATGCTAAACATGCAATTCTTTCAGCATGAGTAAAGAGTGCCTTAGCACAGTCACATGGCATTACACAAACTGTAGATTTCTCTGCTGTACCTGCTCCTTCTTTAGTGTGGTAATGAGTTGTAAATTTAATGTAGGCATTATGATCTGATGATTCATCAACAAAACCATAGTTTTTCCATTCAATGATATGATATGTATCAGATTTAGCGAAAAAAGATGTTTTAGTTGCATCATCATTATCGTAACCATCGTAGATTTTGATGAGTTTGTTGCCTGTATCATGTTTAATGACAATTTTAGCATGTTTGGTAGAAATACTATTCAGGTAATCATTGATGATATCGAAATACTTTTCACCATTTTTTCAATACATGTTTTGTTTTTCATAATAAAACTTCCTTTCTGCTCTATTATAAGAGCAACTCATAATATATTAATAAGACTAATGCCTTATCATAGATATAATATATATATGATTTTTATATTACTTTTTATCAATCTCTGGTCAATAAAAAGTAACATTAAAGTAAGCAATGTATATTTATATAACGGTGGTGGATATATATTGCTTCATAGATAACGATTAAGGTGCGGATTGTCTATCTATGGCACTGTTGTTGAATTCATCTTTCGGTGCGATTTTTTTCATGTTACTTCTCCTAAAAATAACGGTATATACCCCTAGGCGATAGGACACGCCTAGGGGTATATACTGCCGTAATTATTCCGTTACTGGAATAATACTTACAATACCTGAACTATCAATAAGCTTATCTCCACTACTAATGGATGAACTATCTTTCAATTCATTAATATTAATAATCTTACTTCCTCTGTTTGTAATGATATTAAAGCTATCATTATCCTTACAAACTAAGATATTATAAATACCATCATTCTTTCCTAACTTAATCACACTATTACCAGACTTACCTCTGGAAGATAATGGAATAATATTAAGTGGAACTTTATTTACTCTACCAGAATTTGTAATAGCTACTACATATTTAGAATCTGGAGTAATGCATGTAAACCCATCTATTGGATATTTGCTTCTCATAGCTACATTACCCTTAGTACTTCTATTAAGTAATGGAGCTTCCATACCAGACATACGTAATACCTTATTCTTAGAATAAATGATAAGTTCATTCATAGGATTCATAAGAATGATATCAGTAATATAGTCCCCTTCATTAAGTTTAGCATACATTAATCCAGATACAGTTACATTCATAACTTCACTAATATCCATACGTTTAAATAAGCCATCTTTGGTTAAAATGAAAATATCACATTCAATACCATCTTTCTCAAAGATAGACTTAATATTTTGAATACCAGATTCTGGAATTAATGTAGAAATACCTTCACCTACATATTTTTTTACTACCATTCTTAAATCTAATCCATTAGAACCAGGTTTAGAGAATGGAATCTTATGTACTGGAAGTTTATATACTTTTGCTAATCTACTAAATAGAAGAATACTATCTTTATTATCTACTACAATAGAGAAATCAATCTTATCATTCTTAATAGAAGATTTATCATTCATATCCATCTTCTTAATGAAACCTTTTTCTGTAAGAACTACTTTAAAAGTTCCTTCGGGAATATTTTCTGCTTCATTAATAGAAATAATTCTAGATCTTCTAGGACAACCATACTTCTTCTTAGCATCAATAAGTTCTTGCTTAATGATACTATCAATCTTCTCTACATGAAGACAATAATCATAGTATCTATTAATATCTTCTTGCAGTTGCTGGTGCTCTGCTCTATAAGAATTCAGATACCCCAAACTGAGTCTCTTAATATTGGTATTTAATAAGAACTTAGCCTGATTTGGTTTTACACCTTTGACTGTTCTCATAATGAATTCAATAAGTTCAGATTCGTCAGAGGATTTCTGCTTTCTAATCTTCTTTACGATTTCATCAATCTTACCAGATTCAATTACTCTAATATACAAATCCAGTACATCCATTCTAGTTCTACATTCTTTAAGTTTATTAGAGAACAATCTTCCTTTACGTTCTCTTCTAAAGTTAATGAAGTTCAATAAGTACTGTTTGTAATTCCAGCTTACAGGCATATTCTTATATAGAACTTCAAAATTAAGAGATGTAGTTTTCTCCAAAGAAGTAGTTGCATACAGAACTTGTTTTACAAAGTTTGGATCTGCACCTTTCTTTAAAGAAATAATAACTTGGAATACTTGTTCTGGATTCTTAGATTTTAAATCTGGAATCTTAGAGTTATTTAAGATATCTACTACCTGTGGAAGCTGATTAGCTTCTTTAAGTTTTTCAATCTTATCTCTAATAGATTCAAAGAATACCATAGATGGTAAAGTATTAATAAACAACGCTGGTCTATGATGAAATTCACCAATCTCAATCTTAGCCCTAGTTTTAAATTTACCTTTACCAGTCTTAGACATAGTTACCCAATCAGTATCAATAATATCAGAACCCTGAGGGTCATCTGGAATTAATATTACATCCGAATTTGGATGGTCAATCAAATGAAGTGTTGCATCAATAACTTCATTAATATTGAACTTAGGAATTTCTGTCTTTAATCCTACCGCAATACCAAAAGTACCATTAATGAGAAGATTAGGAATAGTAGCTGGTAAAAACATTGGTTCTTTATAATTACCATCATAGTTATCTTCCCAATCAGTAGATGCATAAGTTTCTTTCATATCACCAATTACACAATCTACTGCATATTTAGATAATGCTACTTCAGTATAACGTGGAGCCGCTGGCCCATCCCCCCAGATATTACCAAATGACCCCTGAGGATTAATCAACGGAACATAGCTTTCAAACCAATTTGCCATAGGTTTAATTGCCATTGCAACAGAAGTATCACCATGTGGGTGATACTTTTCAATTACTTTACCAGTAACTGATGCAGTCTTAACGGTTTTCCCTTTAGCAGTTTGAGGGAAATCATTATAGAGTGCAAATATAATCTTTCTTTGTACAGGTTTTAATCCATCTTCACATGCTGGCAGCATACGTTTTCTAGCTACATATACTGCATATGCTGTTAAGTCTTCATTAGTCTGCTTAACAATATTTTCTTCAATAATTTTTTCAGACATTTTATAACCTCCCTTAATAATTAATGAGATGTCGTCATATATATAATATCTAACTTATTTAATATTTATTGAAGAACTATATAGTATGGAGGTAAAAAAGAAAAGTGGTAGTTCACCTTTCTTTATAATATAATTTATGAAATAAACTTATTGTTTATAGTCACAAATTCTACATGGCATAGATATAATATCTGCTGGGGTAGCATTGACATCTAATACCATGAATGCATAATCATTATTAGAATTTTTATTTTTATCAATAAAAATTTTTCTAATTTGATCCATACTAAGTAACTTGCTATTAATTTTAAAACTTTTAACAAGTTTATAGTATTTCTCTTTAGCATTATATTTAAATTCGGCAAGACGCTTATCGCAATCCTGCTCAAAAATAATATTATTAAGCATGCATATTCACCTCCATTATGATAGTCTTATCTAAATCTACTAGATAGGGCTAGATTAAATATAAACCTAAAGATTCATATTCATAGGTATAATATACAATTTAAAAAATACTCCATACCAATATTGGTATGGAGTATAATAAAAAAAAATAAAAGCTTAAGAAGCAAAAGACTAAACTCGACTTGTTTAATCTATACTTCTTAAGCAATAGCAAATGAATAGGTATTAATGTTTAGCAATTAAAGTAGCACAAAAATATTTTGATTGATTAAGAAAATAACTGTAAAGCTAAACTACCTATTCATATAAATAATATATAATTATTAATTTTATTATCCATCAACACAATAGTGAGGGATTTAGATTATACTGCTTTCGTTTTGCACGATCACATATTCGCATGCCTGTATAAATTTCTTGGCATGGCTTATCCGTCACATTGAGTATAGAATATGCAAAGTCATTATTAAATGATTTATTCATTCTAATAAAGCTGTCTTTTATGGATTTCATATTCTCTTTTGACGGATTAATGATATACTCGTCAATAAAATGATAGCACTCGTCTTTATCATTGTAAACAAATCTAACGAGTTTTTTAAGATGATTATTCATAATTGAATTCCTCCTATCATCCTTCCAATAGTTGCCTCTATTGGAAGGATAAATAAAAATATTTTAATGGATTAATTATCCATAGTTATAATATATAATTTAAACAATATTTATCTAGTACCTCATATAAGGTACTAGATAAACTTTTGATTTAAGTAGGTGTATGAATAACTAATATTATTTATTTCTTTGATATAAAATGTTTATCTTTACGATCACAAATTCTAGTTTTAGTATAGATTCTATTCTTAGGAATATCATGTATACCTATTAAACTAAATGCAAAATCATTATTATTTTTATTTAATCTAATGAATTCATCACGTATCGATTGTATTGGAGTTAGATTTAAATCAACTATAAAGTTTTCTACTAAATGATAGCACTTATTGTCATCATCATAATGATATTTTGCTAACCGTTTTAAATTAGAAAAATTTGTTAAATTATTTGTCATAATAAATTCCTCCTTTTATCTTTTCAAATATAGAGATAATAAAATATTTGATTTACTCATAAATATATTATATAACTGAAAAAGTGTATTATCCAGTACCTCATATGAGGTACTGGATAAACTTTTGATTTAGGAGGTGTATGAACAACTAAATATATTTATTTACCAGTAGAACCAAATCCACCAGTTCTAATACCATTAGAGGTATCATCATCTACTGTATAGAATGGTAGAATAATACCTTGTGCTATTTTTTCATTTTTATCTATAATAAGAGATGAATCTGTAATATCTAAATTTTTTAATGCTATAATAATATCTCCTTCATTATCAGCATTTACATAATCTGAATCGATGATACCGATAGTGTTAGCCAGCATCATTCCTAACCCTTTTTTAGATGCACTAGATCTAGGAGATATTTGAAGAATTTTATCTTTATCCAAGAAAATTCTAATACCGGTTGGAATAAATACTCTATCTGTAAAAGTAAGAGTAGTAAATGGATTTTTAAAATCGTACCCTGCTGACCCAGATGTAGATCTTGCAGGAACACTAATATTTTCATATGCTTGTTCAAAATAATCCATTAATTTATCGTCTTGAACTTTTAATGAATCATCTTTAATATAATCATAAATAATTAAAGTACTTAACCATTTTTTGCAGTCTTTAATAAAAGTTTCTTTAGATACTTTTTCAAATCTCATAACGGTGTCTCCTATTCATCATAATAATTATCTTGTTCTATTTCAACTACTTCACCTTTTTCAAGGCTAGTCTTAACATCTATAAACCTTTGATTGAAAGAACCTCTAAATGACTGGCTATAGTCTTTTCTTTCCATTAGAAATGGGCCATCTACGACTACATCGCACAGAGATGCTAACTCTTTTCTAGAACTATCTTTAATTAAGTCTTCCCAAGTAAACCCAGTATAAGCCCAAATATCTTTATCGGGAAATCTAGACTTAAATTCTTTTACAAAGGGAATTAATTCTTTAGAAGAATAGAAGGGATCACCTCCTGTTAAAGTAATCCCATCTAATAAATCATTACTCTCAATCTGATCAAATATCTCTAATTGTTTTCCTTCGTCAAATACTTTACCATATTTAAAATTCCATGTTTGAGGATTATGGCAGTGCTTACAACGATGATTACAACCAGAGATAAATATTGCCATTCTAATTCCAGGGCCATCTACGATACTATTATCTTCAATACCAGCTAATCTCATTTTTACTTCTCCTAGTTTATAACTTACAGTGTATGTTTTACCCTATCATTAGTTTCAGAAATTTTACCTTTATTAAACTTACGATAATCAGTGGTGATATAACCAGTAACTCTACGGAGTCTCTTAATATCATCAGAACCACATGCAGGGCAATGCTCTTCAATTTCTCCACTGAATCCACAATGATTGCATGTATCAATAGGGAAATTAATAGCAAAGTATGGAATACGCTCATTATTCATAGCATAGTTAATAATCTTTTCTACAGCTCTAGGATTATTAATTACACCAGAATTAAGTTCAATGTAAGTAATGCATCCACCAGTACACATCCATGTGAAATTAGATTCTGTGTCAATCTTATCTCTAATAGAAATATTTTCATAAACTGGTACATGGCAAGAATTAGTAAGATAATCTCTGTCGCAAACATTCTTAATCTTACCAAACTTCTTTTGTAATTTAGTTGCTAATGTATAACATGTACTCTCGGATGGAGAACTGTATGCGGAGAAGTTCAAATGATATTTTTCTGTATTCTCTTTAGCTCTATCATAGATAGTCTTAATTACTTTTTTAGCAAATTCCATTACTTTCTTATCTTGATGGAAGTATTTACCATACATTGCATAGCAAGCATTAGCTAATCCGATGTACCCAAGAGCTTGTGAACCATGCTTCATTGATTCTTTAACTCCAAAGAATAATGCTTTATCTGAATCAGCAATAGTACCATTATTGTACATAAAAGAACCGGCTTTAATAGACTGAGAGCAAATATATTTATATCTATCTAAGAGTTCTTTAGTTGCTAAATCAAGCATATGATTTAATTCTTTAAAGAATCCTTCTTCATCTGGAGTATCTCGTTCACCTAAGCAAATACCATGCTCAATACCGATATATGGAAGGTTAATAGTAACTGGGGTTACATTACCTCTACCAAGTTTATTATATCCCATGCCATTTACATCGTTACCAATTAATGTTCTGCAACCCATAGTTGCCATCTCAGTATCAGGGTTGTAATTCCATTTTGGATTTGGGTAAGATATATGAATTACTGCTAAATCACTGTAATCAGAAATATGCTTCTTATGAATATCATACCCAGCCGATTCTGTAGTAATATAAATCTTTTCAATATTACCAAGATCATTAATAGTATAGCTGATATAATAGAGTCTAGTATAATGATCACTTTCTCTTCTATTATAATCATTATTACTGCAATTAGAATCTTTAATTAAGAATCTATCTTTATGATTAACCAATTTAATAGTTACTTCTTTATGGTTGGCAATAACGTCAGCATTATTGCGTGCAATGACTTTCTTAATGAAAGCACCAAGAGTTGTATGTTCTTCTACAGTCTTCTTTTTAAGTTTATCCATATAATCGAAGTCTGTTCTAATCATTACTTCATCATTAGAATCTGCCGCTTCGTATTCTTTATTAATAAACTTAATTGGATGCAAATCGGCTTTATTAGAAATCCAATCACCATTAGCAAAGTTAGGGTAAATTCTCTTAGTTAATGATTTAATAGCAAGCTTCTTCAAATCATAATTAGGAGTATACACTCTATCATTAACTTCTTTTTTATTTACAAAAATAGAAATTGGGAAGATAGAAGTAGAATGATTTTTACCAATACCATCAATAGATGCTTTTAAGCACCATTCTGTAACTTTTCTACCTTCAAATGAAGTATCCAAACCAAAATTAATAGAAGTAAATGGTACTTGACTGCCAGCTCTGGATTCCAATGTATTAAGGTTATGGTATAAAGCCTGAGTAGACTGTAAACCTTCTTTTTCAAGAGATTCCATAGCAAACATATACGCCATTCTATTAAAGGCTTTAAAGATGTTCCATTCTGCTGAGATAGATGCAGTTTCAATATTGAATCCATGGTTTGCAGTAAATGTATCCCAATCACCAGGATTACCAAACCAATGTAAACCATTCTTATAGTGTTTAATGAATGACTTTCTTACATATGGAGCTAAATGTCTATCAATAGCATTATCAGCTACACCACCAAACTGACACTGAGACTGAATCTGGAAGATTACAGCTAATAACTGGCATGCAGTAGAGAAACAAGATGCTGGTCTTACATCACCATTTCTAGCTTCAAATCCATTACCCAATAATCTAGGAATATCAGCAAATAAGCAGTTATGCTCACCAATAGTATATTCAGATAAATCATGAATATATAATCTACCTTCATTATATGCTTCAGTAATTTCAGGATCAATCAAATCATTTAATGCGATTTCTTTTTGAATCAGATTAGCTGATTCATTCTTTCTACCACCGAAAGAATACTCATCAATATTAGCATTAGAGTTCTGTACATTAGAGCAATTAAGAATCTTCTTAATGTTAATCATTGTAGCAGATTTTCTGTTTCTAATGATATTTCTCTGGTTTCTATAAGTAATATACTCTTTAGCAACTTTAGGAAGTTTTTTCATTAACTTCTCTTCTACAATATCTTGAATATCTTCTACTCCTGGAATAGACTTATTAGCTTTATTAACTTCTTTAACTACTTGGGTAGTAACGTTAGATGCTTCTTTTTCATCTACCATGTCTACTGACTTCATAGCTTTCAAAATTGCATTTGTAATTTTATCTTTATTAAAGTCTACAATACTTCCATCACGTTTTTCAATCTTTTTAATAGCCATAATGAACTATTTCCCTTCTTCATAAATATTATATTTAACTGGTGAACCAGCAGCCTTTTTATGACCACCACCACCATAGGATCTTGCGATCTCACTTGCATCTACATTTTCTTTAGCTGTATAGAAGGATACTGTATAACCATCGGAATCTTTGTTCTTTCTAATGAGAGAAACAAAGTCAAAATCATTTATATGATTTCCGAATACGGTAGAATTTCCGCTACCATACATATAACAGCAGTTATAAACGTTACCGTTAAAGCTAAAAGTAGTAGGTTTAGCAAACGCTCTATATCTAATTTCATTTACAATCACCGATTCATCATAAAATTCTTTACCAAATTTAAGGGCTTTATCTAAATAATCCCTATTGCAAAGCAATTCAGTTACCATATCAGAACCAATGTATAACTGATTGGAACGCAGAGTAAAGTTATAAATAGACAAGCAATCTTCTCTATCTTTAATACTAAGGAATCCAAATCTATCGTATCTATCAATCAATCCAATAGCTTTTTCATTGACTGAATCTGCAAATGTAGCACCATAAGAATTTACACAATCTTTAAAGATATTGTAGCAAAGTCCTACACCTGCATTCTTAACACAGATATGCATTCCCAAAGATCTATCATAAATCTTATTCTTATAGAATTTATAATTAGAATCGATTTCTCTCAATGTAGTGAGATGATGGTCAATAATGAAAGCACTATTTGCATTTTTCAAAATAGCTTTAATATCATTCATCTTAAGAGAAAGGTCTACTACAATTACATTGCTACCTTTCTTGATATACGAAGAAAAATCAAACTGTCTTTCATAGTTATATGGTACGCATGTAATAGAAATTTTAGTATTACCAATAAACTCTTTAATAGCTTTAATTACAATCTGAGCAGAAAAGATTCCGTCTGCATCTACATGATGAATGAGGACTAACGGTTTAGTAGAGCCTTCTTGATATTCTTTAAAAATACCAAATTCTAAAGCACTATCATGAGACTTGAAATAACGGTCTTTTTCTGCTTTAATAACGATTGCCATTTTACTTCCTCCAATTAAATATAATTACTAAATATAATAGTAGTAATGGATTGTTTCTAATATACTTATTTTTAATACCTATAGAATAGGATTACAAAAAATAAAGATAGAATTTATATTATCCCTAATAGGAATAGAAGTATACGTAATCTTATTATGGAAGATAAAAAATAAAGGGCGGTCATAAGACCACCCTTTATTTTGCTTATTCATTTTTGAAATGAATAATTAATGCTTAGGGAAAACTACAGGATTGTAGATTCCATCGAAACCTCTAATCGTAGAGTTGAGGTCAGTTACATTTTTGTACAGCTGGCACTCTGGGTTGTACTTGCGAATAGATTTGAATACTTCACCAACTCTATTCTTTTCATCTTCATCTGAATCCGAGTTATTAACAACCCAGTTTACAATATCAGACAAGAAGATAGCTTTCTTAGCATCGTAAACAACCTTATCAAAGTCAGTGGATGGAGTTGGGATAGAAACTGGTTTGGGTTCTTCCTTTACCACTTCTTTTACCTCTGGTTCTACAACCTCCTCTTCTTCTACTGCTGGAGTGCTATTAGCATGAGTTGGGTAATCGATCTTGATTACAGTTGAAGAATTGTCAACAGGAACAAACTCTCTATTGATCAGGTTGTATTTTCTAGCGAGATCAATGAACTCATTACTTGCACCTACAGCATTGAAAGCATTGCTGTTGATGTCATGTTTCCACCAATCAATGTATCTTTCATAAGACGGAATCAAATCAATCAGCCGATTATCGAAAATGTATTTGGCAATGATATTTTTATCAAATACCAAAACATCTTTTACTTCTTTACCGTTATGGCACAGGGTATGCTTATCCGGCAAATACCCCATATCTTTAACACCCTCAATGAAATCTTTCAAAGAGAATGTTGCGTCTTTACGGTAGAAGAGAGCATAATACGTTTTCAGCAACCGCTTCAAACCAACAGGATTGAAAATCAACAGATTCTTTGTCTGAGTTGCACAGACTACGCTGTCGTTCACATTTTCATTGAAGAAGTAATCAATGCCCATGTACAGCGGGAAGTACCAAATCAGATTTAACAGTACTCTGCGATAATCATCCACTTTATGCACTGGGGTGCTTACTGTTTTGTGCCCTCCGACATATGGATTGATATCAGTAACGATGAAATTTTCCAAATCACGATTCATACTAGAAGATTTGAGATAATAACTATTAACGTCATTCTCTTCTTCTTTGTCGAATCTAATAGCTGGTGGTTCTTCTGTTTTGGTAGAAACCACTAAAGTGATATTAGGAGCAGTATTATTAAAGGTTACACCACCCATATTTTTTGCTTTAGCATCATTAAGCAGCAGCTGTACACCGGCTCTGGTGAAAACATAGACACCAGAGATTTCTTTTGCCAGATATTCATCGACCAGTTGTGGCAGATTCTGCTTGATGAGATTTTTGATATCTCCATTGTAGTAGACTTTAGAAATTTTGAAGATTTCTTTTACGTCATCTACAGAGAAGATATCTCTGATATCATTGGTGGCAGGCTTGAAGAATCTGTTTTCTTTCTTCTTGAAATCCATGATAGACTTCTCGATATACTTGTGAATAATTCCTCTCAAAATACCGAGTCTGCCCTGTGCAGCAGCCTGTACATCATACACTCTGATGAAGCCAGAAACAAGTTCTCTGGTATTTGCTTCATCCAGATTGTAAATAACGTCAGAGAATTTCTCGATGTTTTCAACCAATGGTTTGATATCGAGATTTGCTTCTTTGCAAATAGCGTCATGAACCGAAACAAAAACCGGTACAATGTATACTTCTTTTGTAACTTTTTCAAACAGTTCTTTACTCATGATAGACTCCTTTACTTGTTATAAATGAATTCCTTCAATTTCTTGTAATCAACACTATTGGAAAGCAGCATATACTCTAAGTACTGCTTCTCGTCATCGCTTACATAACACGACAACAGTTTCTTGTTCTTCCTCCTCCAATTCTTCAATACACTACTGATGGAAATGTAATTATGTTTTGCTTTTGTGTACTCCTCCTTGAACTTGCCCAGAGATGGGAGTTGTTTACCAAGCAAATACAGAGTGAATGCTTTCTCAAAACTGGTACCATTGACAACCTCAGTTTTTTTGAGCTTGTTATATCTCAGTGTCCAATAGATATTCAGGTCAGAGCTTGCTTCAACAAGCTTATGCGAAGATACAAAATCAATGAATTCATCAGATTCATTAAGTACATACGCCATCAGAATAATAAATCCCAACAGCTCATCATGATCAACTGCTACCTCGCAATTATTGAGTCTAAACAATTTACCTAATGCAGCAAGCAATACGTTTGCATTGGTATCATAATAGATCCATGAGCTACCTGTAGTAAGCCTAGTCATCATATCGGCGGTATTAATTGGCAGTGTCTTTTTCTGGGTATTGGTAATGATATCAATATCACCATTCACAATCCTATCAAGCATGAACTGAATACCATAATAAACCAATTTGGTATCATCAACACCAATTTTGCCTAATTTCTCAGTAACATAATTAAGCTGAGATGCCATAGTAAAATCTAAACCTGGTCTGGTTCTGGCAATAGCCCAGATACCACTACGCATGGTGGTTCTGAACAAATCTAACTCTTCTTCTACAGACTGGATAGAGTTTGGTTGATTGAAAACATTGAACGAAACTTTCATAACAGTCATCTCCTTATCTTGTTAAAAACTCTTTGAGCTTCTCAATGGAAACCCTTCTCTCAAAGATATCTGTAAGCAACGTAGAAACAATAACTGCGTCCTCTTTAGTAATCTTCTTAGAGTCTCCATTGATACCCTCAATGAAATCCTTGATCTTGAAACCGTTTTCAGTAGTGACTCCATCTTTCTCTTTCATCACTTCCTGGACTTTTTCTTGATCCATAATCTGTTCACCTTCTTCCTGTAAATCACTTGGGATATCAGAAACTTTAGAAAAAGCAGATTTAAGCTCTTTCTTTGGAAAGATATTGAGTTTTTTAAGCTCAATATAAGTTGCACCCAATTTGATACATTCATCAATAATCATATTGGGTTGATGCAAGCTATGGTAGCTACTAACAGAGTGGTTATTCACTCCAATGAGAAATGCTGCCAAATCCTTACTGATTCCGAATTTGTTCATAATCCAATACACAGATGATGCCTTGGATCTTGCTGATGCAATAAGATATTGAATCTGCTTGAACGTGTACTTTGATTTATTGCCAATCATTTTTTACCTCCTTTAGTATAAAACACAATAAACCTTCAATGATATAATATATAATTATTTTTAAAAATACTTGTCAAAAAATAAAGAAGAGAGGAATAGACCTCTCTTCTAAATTATAAATCAAATCCAGCAATATCTACACCCTGCAATAAAGAAGTATAATTAGAATCAGTTCTACGAATATCTTCAATTTCTTTAGCAATATTTTCAGAAGTATATCTAATCAAGGTTCTATTATATTCAGGTAATAAAGTAGAAACTGCTAATTGAGCTGGCTTCATTTCGCCTACGTGTTCATCTGTTATCACTAACAGCACTGACTATTTCTTCACTAGGACTAAACGCTAATTAACTGTCCATCATAGTGCTAACCATTTCCAAATACGTATCAATAGTATTTGTACTCTCCGACAAAGGAGATAGTCGATACAGGTTTAGGTTTAAGAAATTCTATATTTGCTTTCCTCCATTTTAATATTAAAATACTTAGAAAGCAAACCCTACTTCCCACGAGACATTCTTATTTACAATAAGACGACCCTCGTTAGCTACAAGATTCTGTAACCCCGATGATGAATCGGAAAGATTAGTTAGGCCTCGTTCACTAAGCCTTTATAGCGTTGTACATTAGGAGGTGTAAAACTATCAAATGCTTTCATTAATTGATACAGTGATACTTTCTGGTCATTGAGAATATATCCATTAATGTCAGAATTGACAATGTATTTAGAAATTCTTTCATGACAATCTTTAAGCATATTCTGATTAAATACTGCCATTTGAATTTCATCACCAACTAATCCATCAAGTACTAAAATATTATTCTTATTATCTACTTGAATGTACTTATTTACTTTAGCTACAACTTTCTTAATTTGATTATACTTGTACCCATTAAGAATCATGCTATATACCAGCTCTAACAGATTTGGCTCAATAGCATAGTTCTGAGAGATAATACTCATATCAATCAAATAGTTGATATTATTGCAGAGAAGATCCACTACTTGAGTATCACTCATTTTCTTACCGGTAGAACTCTTAACGGTATTATACTTAATGAATCTTCTATATACATACTGTACATATTCTCTCTTATCTGTAAAATAAGTAAGACTACCATTCTTATTCTTAATAGAATACAATGGTGGTACAGCCGCATATACTCTACCAGCTTCTACAAGTGGTCTATAATAAATCAAAAACATTTTTAACAGTAAACTTCTGATATGCAAGCCATCTACATCTGCATCTCCTAAGAATATAATCTTATCGAATTTGCATTTATTAGGATCACATCTTCTACCTTCTCCACAATCAAGAATTGTATAAATAGCTTTGCATTCTTCATTCTTAAAGAAGTCTGCTTTAGAACAAGTCATAGCATTCTTTACTTTACCTCTAAGAGGCATTAAACCCTGCTTAGTAGGATCACATGCTTCACGACAAGTACTCATAGCAGAATCCCCTTCTACCAGAATCAATTCAAGATTAGTTCTTCCAGAAGGTTTTTGATATTTAGAAGGTAATCCAGTCAATGTAGATACATTGCTTTTAAGCATTACTATCTTTTCTTTATTTGTTTTTAAACGCAGATTGCCAACAGATTTGAAGAAATTACATAGACGCTGTAATTCATTTGAATGTGATTTGCACCATTGGTCTAGACCTACAGTCACAAGTTCTTTAATAAATGGAATTGAATCCGTATTACTAAAGATTTCTTTAGCCTGTCCTGAAAACATTGGTTCAATATGCATAATTGCTACCGCTGCTTTAAGACCAGCTTTAATATCATTATTGATGATTGTCAAATTAGTTTTCTTATTAAGAAAAATCTTATTCATATAATTTCTAAAATAAGTACATAATGCATCAATAAATGCTTGTGAGTGTGCAGAGTCTGCACTAATAGTCGGACACATATTAGCAAATGAATAAACAACTTCTTGTTCATCAATACCATTAGCATCATACGTGAAGGCAATATCAGCTTTCATTCTATCATTACCACCACTAAATGTAATTGGTGGAATAAGTGCTTGATATTTGTCTTTCAGTAAAAAGGTTGAGATACCAATCTCGTTTACATACCTTTCATTAAAAACATTTTTACCACTTCTAATACCATGAAAATTAATTACAGCTCCAATTTTCATTAATGGCAATAGAGTACTAATAAGAGCATTTACATCTTCACAAGAAGTTGTAATAGTTCCCATAATAGTTGTATCAGGAATAAATGAAACTCTAGTACCCTGCCAGTTATCTGTATTAGGGCATTTCTTTGGTTCTTTTAATATTGGTTTACCTTCTCTAAATTCAATATATCTACCTTCTGGTTTACCAGTAGGAGAGTACTGAGCACATAAATAAGATACACCAATAAATACTGAAGATAATGCGTTAGTAGCTTTACTACCTACACCATGTCTACCTGAACTGAATTCACCTTTCTTCTTTTTATAGTTAGATGATGTATGTTCAGAAGAAAAGATTCTTATCATATCTTTAAATGGTAAACCTCTACCATTATCCACACATGTAAATTCTTTACTATCTTCATTATAGGTAATCCAAATTTCTGTAGCTGGAGATTCCTGTTTCTCTACTTCATCCATAGAGTTCTGTAGAATCTCTCGTATCATATTGATATGACCACGATTACCTAGATAGCCAATAAACTGAGTTGGAGTTCTTCTAACTGCATCAGAGAAATTACTTAAAGTTTTAATTTCATTGCCATATTCATTAATGGCTTTTTTAAAGTCAATACTCAATTCTATCTCCTCCTTTACTCAATAGTTTTCTTACATTCAAAAAATAATTTAAAGTAATTTTTGTATGCTTATAAAACAAGAGTAGGATTTAAATCCTACTCTTATCTATAAGCTAGCTTTAAATTATTTTATTTTATTTATTAAGCTTCAAATTTAACTGGCTGAGTGCCTACATTAACATTGGTTGTATTTGTAGGGCCATTGTTTGCAGCTGGTGCAGTGGTTGGCTGTACAGCTACTCCGCTACCAATCGGGTTAGCTGCTGCGGAATAAGCTGGAGCTGCCTGCTGAACTGCTGGATTATATCCCTGCTGCTGGAAGGACTGAACAGGTGGCTGCTGATACTGAATCTGTCCCTGAGCCTGAGTTGGCTGAGGATAGCCATAAGCTGGAGCCTGAGTCATACCTGGAATACCCTGCATACCACCCTGCGGATACATCGGCTGATTCTGCTGCATCTGAGGATTCATTACAGGAGTTGGCTGCTGGAATCCCTGATTGTAATATGGCTGTGCCTGATAACCGCCCATATTATAACCATAACCACCATTATCAAATCCTGGAATACCTGCACCAGCGGTAAGATTCATATAAGTGCTCGACGGAGCATAGTAATTGTTTCCATAGAATTCATTACCCTGCGGCATAGCGGACTTCATATAATTACCGGCTACTCTAAACATATGCGGAAGCTGTTTAATAATATTGATTACTGGATAAACACCTGCAAGTTCTGGAGTTGCCTGACCATAATAAGTCTTAATAGACTGAAGTACATCATTAACTTTTTCGCAAGCAGTATCTACTGCCTGAGTTTCTTCCGGATCTACAAGTGTAAATTCTTCACCACAGATATCACATTTAAATCTACCATCACCGATTGGATGTGCAGTAATCTGACCTTTCTGTTTATGGGTGCAGATTGCTCTTAGATTTTCTTCATCGGTTGGAGCTTTAAAGAAATATGTAGATGGCTGACCACCTTTCTGACGAAGGCGTGCAATCTGTTCATCATTAAGCAGATTGTTCATTTCCATTACTGGCTGCTGCATTGGCTGCATCGGGTTATTAATAGCACCGAATGCTGGATTAAATCCGTTGTTGAACTGGTTCATAGTTATTTCCTCCTAAGAAATTAAAATAATAAAATATGTATAAAATATTTTGAGTTTATATCAAACTCATTAATATATTATATCGTTGATTTTTCATTTAAACTTTAAAATTATTTGTACGGGTATTGCTGTCTATCATTATAGTTAGAATCTCTAGATGCGTTAGTGTTATTAATGTAGTTATTAATAATTAATGCTTTCAATCTATCATCAAGTTCTTTCTTTTCTCCATCATGATAGTTATATGCTTTAAATGAACTAAAGTTATTAAGCAGTTTTCTAATAGCTTCTTCATTCAGGCACATTTTAATTTCCTGAATTTCGCCATAATCAAATGCGGAAATGCAAGCTGGTACATTTACTTTAGATCTACCAATCATAGATGGTACAGTATTTCTAAGCTGATTAAAATGGAAGTAATAGCAAATACCATTTTCATCATCCCAAAATAATTCTTGATTTCTTTCATCTACCCATGCATCATTATCCAATTTAAGAATAATATTAATAGAGTATTCTTTTTTATCTTCAGAGCTAACCAGCTTGATAGATTTAAAAAGGTCTCTAATATGAATAACTGTTTCTTTTTCCATTTCGCACCTCATTTATCAAAAAAAAACAACTATAATGAGATTAGACATATAATCTAATTACACTATAGTTGTTTGTATAATCAAATACTAAATCAAATATACATCACCAAATTTAATCTTAGAAGGAATACTCTTCAAAATATTAAAATCTGGTGTTCCAAATTCAGAAGACTGATAAAACAATTCAATATCTCTATAGAGATAATCATAAACACTACGAGATCTAATCAGTTCATCTGTTTCTTGAACTACTAACTGATCTTGACTGCCATGCCTATTGATATAATCTTTAAATACTTCAGAATACATAATTCTTCTATTATATTCCTGAAGTACTGCATTATACATCATATAGACAAACGCTTTAGTGAAATACTGTGCAGTCTTCTCATAATTAACTGTTCCTTTAGCGATATCTTTCATTAAGAGATGAATGATGTCTTTCTTTAGTGTTCTTACTGATTTAGGATCACTTACAGTAAACAGATAATTCTGTGGATAACCAATCAAATACTTATCAAAGAATCTACTTCCTTGTTTTTTCTTAGATGGCTTCTTAATATTATCTCTATGCATTTATATCACTCCTCATTCTTTAACTGAAAGAAATTCTTATGCTGAATATCTGCAATAAAGAATTTATCTAAATCTTCTATAGAATCAATACCTTGGTAAGACATATCATCTTGATACTTATCTTCACCAAAGATGTAATCATTAAAATCATCGAGGTTTTCAATACCCCAATTTTCCAGAGTAATATCTTCTGACTCTAAGAATCTTCTGATAAAAGTATATACAGAAATACTCTTATTCATATTTACTTTTTCAGATAAGATATTAGACTTAAAGAAATTATAATACCCATTTTCTTTCAAGATATCATAGATAGCATCTACTACTGCTTGTCTACCTTTAATCAATTCCCATGTATTCACAGGATTACCACTATCATCTTCTGTTACATGAAGAACGAGATAATTCATCTCGGTATTACTTTCTACAGAGCTATTAGCACGGCTAATAACTGATCTCATTTTACTTGCAACTAACATTTTATTCCTCCTCTTTCTAAACTAAATAAAAACATATTGAGAGCTATTTACTCTCAATATGATAATATATAATTTTAAAAGAATTTATTTTTACGAAGTACAAATATACAATTATCTGAGAATCTAGTAATACCTACATAGTCTAAGTTCTTAGTAATATCTCTTCTCATATATTCAGCAATATATATACCTTTTCTATATTGAGAACCTTGAGATAGATGTGTGGTAATAGCATACCCTAGTTCAAATAAATTACCAATTATACCATGTTTACGTCTATAAGATGGGCTTTGCCTAATCAAATCTTTTTTATCTTTATTTGCATTAAAGAAGTTATAGCTGCATAGTACATCTACAAACTCCATATCAAACATAGTAGGTTTAAAGTCTATCTTAAACCCATTACCTTTACTAACCAAAGAATGCAGTGATGGATAATTTACTACTTCTCCACATAAGCCATTAGCCATACTAATACCATCTACTTCATACTCCCAATTATTCTTTCTACAGATTATTTTTTCTCCATGGCTAGGAAGTTTTTGTTTTGGGTCTATACCATTTAATTCTCTACATCTATCATTGTAAACTGTTCTAGTCTTATTTAACCCACAAAGAATAATATCTGATTCTTTAATCATATCATCAGTAATATCATTTGGAGTAATTACTGTAGCATTACCATAGTTACCCTCTTTAATAGTATGACCTTTTAAAATTTCATTAGCTAAATATACTATACCAGACCCTTCATTCTGTCTCATAATCTTAGTAAGAGTATGTATATCCCCAGAATATAGAAATGCTGGAGAATCAGATACTGGTGGTAATTGATTTAAATCTCCTAAAGCTATAATCTTCTTATGAGAATCTAAAATTACATTTCTCATTTTCATAGGTACTGTTCCAGCTTCATCTATACAGACCAGTCTAATACCCTCTGGTATTTCTTTTGGAACAAATATAGTTTTTGTTTCATATCTATCCAGATATGCATTATATCTGTCTAAATCTGGAACTTCTATAGCTTTATAGAACCATGAATGAATGGTTTTAGAATTATAAAAACCTTTAGTACGTAATACAATAGCAGCAGCTCCTGTATAAGCCATAGGAGCTACTTCTTCTTGTGCTAATTTTAACCTATTAATGATTTCTTTAAGTACAGTAGTTTTACCTGTACCAGCTGAACCACTAATTTGAAATACTTGTTCACTAGAATTATTATACCAATCTATTGCTTCGGATATCAACTTCTCTTGCTCATCGTTGAATAAAATCATAATAGTACCTCACAAACGTTTAATAACAGTTCTAAGCTTAATATGATTCTTCTTACTCAATTCTTCTTCATGGATAGACATTTCTTTATTATAGAAAACATCGAATGGAACCATATCTATACTTTTAATTTCCTCACTATAAAAATCATACGGCAGAGAGTTATCGAATATCATAATCATATCGTAATACTTTAAGCAGTCTCTAATATAATCATGACCAGTAATACTTAACATAGTTTGATTAAATGATGGGATATCAATATACTTATTCATATCTGCATCTCTAAACAATCTAATTTCAGAATGACCGATACAATTCATCTTGTTATTGGTAATAAACATATTTAAGAAATCATTATTAATATCAATTTCTTTAATATTAACCAAGTACCATTGTAAACAATAGAGCATTAAAGCCATATTATTATATGGGTCAAATAATCTAATCTCAGGATTTTCTTCTGTAATAGCAATCCCTCTTTCAGTAAATTCTACATATCTATATCCATTATATGTAAAAGATTCTGGTGATTTAGTAATAGGGTCTAATATTCCAGGAGCATAGATAAATCCTTCTGGAGTAATACCTAACTGTAAATCTCTAATAATCATATTAGAAAATTTAATAGAATTTTTAAGTTTCATTTCTTCATATTGCATCTTAATTTTATCACTGAATTTCATAATGTTTATTCCTCCTTAAAAAACACTACTATAATAAAATACGTCATAATTATAATATACAATTTGAGGTGATATTAATGATTAATAACCCTAATGTACAAGATACCGAGATAGCTATCTTACTGACTACTTGCAATAAGTATGAACCAGGAGAACAAGTTTTTAGAATGCAGTCTTTAACTGGGTTAAAAGATAATACTAATAATATAAGTAGAATTAGTTTAAGTAAAACTAATATCTTAAATAAGAATACTGGTAATCTACCTCTAGGAGATGTAGGTATAGCATCTGCAATAAAGCTTAAAGTTCCTGTAGAAGTTTCAAGACGATACCCTCTTAAATTTATACCTCCTGGAACTAGATTCATAGTAAGTTTTACAAGTAGTGATATTACTAAACCAGTTATTATAGGAGGAGAATTCTATGGCAACGACAGTAATAGTTGATGGTTCTACCAATCCAATGTATTCTCATACATTAGATGAATTTAAAGCTGCATATAATAACCGAAGTGTAGTACCGATTTATGAAAGCTTTTGTTATCAAGAACAGTCAGGTGGAATAAAATATGTAGTGAAAGATGTACTAGACGATTATATGTATGAGCTAAAGAAGTTAGCTATAAATATAGAATTAACTAATGATGAATTAGTTAAGTACAATTATAAACCAAAACTGTTATCTGCTGATATATATGGTTTGACAGATTTCTATTATTTGATATTATTACTAAATGGGATATGTAATGTAAAAGAATTCCATAATATCAATCCATTAAAACTCATACCAGCTGATACTTTAGGGAACTATTTATCATCTATACTAACAAATGAATCTAAAAATATAAAAAGATTTAATTCTTATCATTAAAATCCAAATTATTACAAGATAGCTATATAGCTATCTTGTAATATAATGTTTTGAGATAATTAGAATTCGATAGAATCTACACAGTCGTATTTCTTATTCTTAAGAATCTTAACAAGAGCTTTAAATGGATCAAGCTCATTATTTACTACCATATTCACCATGCTACTAGAGAAACCAGATAACAAAGTTACTCCATTCTCATTAGTTCTCAAAGGAACATTCTGATCAGCGTAAATAGAAGTATTCCAGAAAATCAGTTTAGGCATCTTATAACCATGTTTTTCATATTTTTCAATGAGGTATTCAAACAAAGATTGATCTGGTGTAGCACCACATGCATAATCAAATTGCATATCAGATACGATAACAATTCTTTCTGGCATATCTTCTTGTGCAATCTTATTCTTAATAGCAGTATTAAGAATCAGATTGAATACTTTTTCGATATTAGTATTACCACAATCGTCATATTCACCCAGAATCTTAAGCTTAGCACAAAGATGATCAGTAGAAGTAGTCAAATCTACAATCTTTGGTTTGCTAGAGAATGTAATGAATTTGTTTTTGAATTCACCAGTATTAAACTGAGACAAGAAGATACAAATAGAATCCCCAATATCCATCGAAGTGAGAGAAGAACTATGTGAAATACAGTTTACCATAGAATAAGAACCATCTCTTACTACGAGAGTATTAGACAGCTTCGCTGGAGTTGGCAGATTCTTCCACAGTTGTTCAAGAGAATCATCTTTAGTAACATTAAACCCGTGAGACATATCGCAATGTTCTCTGTATTTATGAATGATATCATACATAAACAAAGTACCAGCATTAATAGTAGTTTTACCTTCTTTAAGTTTAGAAAGATAATCTTTTCTACGCTCAGTATCATGCCGTAAAAATGCATCTTTATACTTCAAGTTGGCATAGCTAGGAACACGTTCATATTCAATTTCTTTCCAGTTATTAGCACTAGTGTCTACTTCTACCACTTTACTATGCTTTCTCAAAATAGAAAGCATTTTTCGATACTGTTTACTAGAGAGTTTAAATTCATTAGCAATCCAATTAGCAATCAATTTAGTTTTCTTAGAAGAAGTATTAATAGAAGGCATCCATTTACCAAGTAATGAGATATGGCAATCCTCATCCAAACTTGTTGCTTTAGCACATTTCTTAATATCTTCATTAAGCTGCTTAGTAATAATAAACTTAATGCAATCTGTAATTTCTTTAGACGTATCTTTCAATGCATACCAAATATAGATTAAGTCATCCCATCTACCAAAATCATTTTGGATATTGCATTTCTCAATAATTTCAAGAGCTACTTTTGGATATTTCATAGCAAAATCTACGAATAAAACTCTAAATGAGTTTCTTTCACCAGCACCATTCTTAATGTCTCTCAGATAAAGCAACCATCTAATAGCCAAGTTTTTATCTTCACTATATGCTTTAGTAAAAGTATTTTCAAACTTATAAGGATTATTTCTCAAAGATGGAATATTATAATTCAAATCCAAAAGATATTCTCCAGTTGAAGCATAAGTGGTAGCACCATTTGCAGTAGTGGTTACTTCATTTAAAGTTTCTTTGTCCATCAGTTTCATAATATCAGTCATGATTCTCCTCCTAAATAAATACATTACTTATTACGTCTATTCCATTTTAACTTTTCAAAATTTTTAAATAGGTTTATAGAGTCTGTAAACTTAGGTACAGACTCTAAACCACATTTATCGCATTTGAAAGAGTATAATTTATTGGTTTCATCATAAATGATTTTTAAAAAAGAATGCTTATTGCATATAGGACATTTTATATTCTTTAACTTAATCTCTATCATGATGTAACCCTTTCTATTACTACTCTCATTTTGGGTACGTCAGAAATAAATCCTTCAAATTCATCTAAATCCGCAATAGGTTCGCTTTCCAACATAGCGTTCTTAGCAAACCGATTATTATCATTAGTAAAGATACTAGCATTTTCATCATATACTAAACTATACTTAGCAGCTGGTTGAAAACAATTTACATCTTCTACTAATTTAATAGTATTGCCTTGTACAAATGGCTGATAGAATCTAGTGGCTCCTGCATCAATATCAACTCTATAACGGTGCTTTGTAATCTTAATACCTAAATATTTTACTCCATCTTTTTCACATGGAATAATAAGAATAGTAGCATCCAGATTTTCATCAATAAGAGAAGATTCACCTATATTAGCTCTACCTACACCATTCATCATTTTATCAAATCTATCATTTGTTCTAGCTTCATCTACAGTTCTAGCAGCTTCTCTATTAAGCTGAGATGCTGTAATGACTGGTATTTTGTATTCTACAGCAAAGTTTTTAAACTCGTTAATTACATTACCAAGTCTAAATCTTTCATCCATAGTATTACCAAATACTGGTCTAATACGCTTTATATAATCCTGAAATACGGCTATAGTTTCAAATCCTTTATCAGCATATTCCTCTACTAATGAATATAGATAACTAGTATCTACAGAATTAATAGGAGCATATCTTAAGTGAATTGCAATATCACCTGGTTCAGAACATCTTAATCCAGATTTTTCCATATTAGCCATAACTTGTTTTGCTGTTGGCCCATTTGGGTCTTTAAGATTTTCAGTAAATCCTGCAATATTATACATGGACTGAAATTCTTCATCAGGCTGGTTTTCCATTGAAAGATAGATAATACAAGGTTTCTTTGTTTTATCTTTACATTCATACCCTCTATTGTATAATGCTACTTGGTAAGCTAAGTTCTTAAGTAAAGTAGATTTACCCTCACCAGCTAGACCAAACATAGAATATACTCTACCGCCTTCAAATCCACCAGCTAGAATTTTATTAAATGCTTGCATCCCAGTTTTAAGAATATGAGATGGGCTTCTAATAGTAGTCAAAATCTGATCAATAGCATTACCAGGGTCACCTAAGTTAATACTATTTAAATCATTAGTACTTGCTTGATTTCTTCTAATCTTATTATTAGCATTCTTAATAATTTCTTTAAGATTATTAGCATTAGTTTGAATAGTACCTGGGTCAGATGTATCTAAAGAAATACATGCAGACTTCAGTTCACTAGAGATATCAATCATATCCGCTGTATTCAAATAATCACTAATAACGTTTTGTGCTATCCAAGCTGCATCATTAGTATTTAATTCTGCAAAGTCATCAGGATTAATGGTTGGATATTTATTTCCAACTACACCAATAGCATCTTTGACATAGAATTCTCTTTTTGTAAGTTTCTTATCCAGCTTAGCATGAAGAATATCCAAGCAAAAATTATATCTAGCTAATAGATCTGGTTCATTTGCATATAATCCTGGGTTATTTCGTAATAGTAAAGAACGAAGATTAACTAAATTAGAAATTTGAATAGACTGATTTTCAGATAGTGCATATTGGCACATCCAATTCAAAGTTTTTAAATCTAATTTCATACTAGATTTATCTTCATCATCTTTACGTATTTTTTTATAGCTTCTTCCACTCATTATGGTACTCTCCTAACAGTGTGATTTTTATTATTAGTTTTGTTGAGCTATAAATCTTTTAGTAAATTGACCAAATCGTCAGCAGTAATATAGATTTCTTTCTTACACTGATTAATATATTTAGCTAACTTAGCTTCTGGAGTTAAATTTCTATCAAAGATATAATCAAAATCTTTATACTTTTCCACTATTTCTTTAGTCTCTTTAGTAATCTCTTCTTTACGAGATTTATCGTTAATTACAACTTCTTTGTTTCCTCTAAAGTAAGTCTGCAACAGATTAATAGCTTCTGGATTAGATACTGTGAAATCGATTCTAATATACTTAATATTTTCTTCTACTTTTTTTCTCAAAATAAATTGAATTATATCTTTAGGGTCATTATGAATCATATCGTCTAAATTTATAATTGCATATTTATCAGAAATAATGGGTTCATATTGTACTGAGTAAGTATGAGTTGCTATATCCTGTAATAAGAATATAAACCCTTTATCTACATCAGCATCAGCAAAGCTCCATCTATATGGAGAACCACAATAATAGAAATGAGAATCAAAGCATCTAGCATTATGTACATGGCCAGAAATAATTGGCCCTAAGCAATAACCAAAATCATTCATACAGAATACCGGTTCTCTTTGAGAATCTAAATCTGGTAATTCTTTTCCGTAAATAGAACCAGCATAAGTACCATGCATATAACAACTATCGTATAAACCATTTCCATACATTAATTCTCTGTAGAACTGTTTTCCTTTACCATATAATTCTGGAATGCATAAGATACGTTTACCTTTTACGTATTCATATCTACACTCTTCTACAATTCGTATATCACAAACATTTTTAGCCTGTTCTGCTAATGGATAGAATAATTTAATCTGGTCGGCATCATGAGAGAATGTACCACCAATAATGATTAGAGTAGCATGTTTCATAGCACATACTGCAATTAAATCTTTAATGAAGTATTGTGCAACTGTAATAGCATCACTAGATGCCATAAACTTATGGTCAAAAACATCACCATTAATAGATACGATATCTAGAATAGGCATTTTAATCAGTTTATTAATAAACTGATCTTTTAAAATATTATATTGTAAATTTGGATTCATAGCTCCAAAATGGGTATCTGCAATATGGGCTTCTACAAACATACCATCATTAATCATAACTTTTTACCTCTAACTTCTTTAGACTCATTTTTAATCTCTTCCATTACCATTTCCATATTAGCCATAGCATACGGAAGATATGATTCAGTGTATTCCATTATCTTAGTTCTAAGTATAGTGATAATATCATTTTTATGTTTCATAATATCTGAAACTGAAGAATATGTAATGGGTATTCCATCTCTGGATAAAGTACATGTAAGTTTAGTCAATGCTATAGTATTAGAAATATTAAGGTTAATGGTAACACTAAAATCAGCATCTTTATTATAGAATTGGCATGCAATAAAAGTTATCCTGCCGTCTCTATCTTTTCTAGCCTTATACGAAAATTTAGTATTATCATTATTCTTAATAGACATAAATTGATCTTTAATAAACAATTCTCTTTGTACTTGAGTCTTATCTAAAAAATCAATATATTCAAACAATAGTTCTTCTATAGAATCTATATTCCATACTCTATTTTCAATTTCTTTAGAGATAATAAAGTTTATAATTTTGAGTGCGATTTTCTTTAAAAACGAATGTTTATTTAAAAACTCGATAGTATTGATAAAGTAATAATTAGTCATAACTATATCTGAAATAAGCATTTTACACTCCTCCTTATCAATTAATTTAATGTAATTTTAGAAATAGATTGCTATATTTTAGAACTATAAAAACATACTAATAATTTAATCATTTAAAAGAAAGGATGTAGCTTTTATGTCTGATAAACCAGTTGCAACTCCAATTTCACAATGCTATTTATACAGCAAAATGAATGGATATACAAAAGTAATGGCTAATGCTATTCTAAACGCTAAGCGTATTGATAGAAACACTACAGAATTTGCAGAAGATGTAGGATTAGAAATTAAACGTTCTAAAGCCCCTGTATATCTTCTTAAAATATTAACTTCTAAAAATACCCATTTAATACAGCCTGAGAATCCATTGCCAAAACCTATTCGAGTATTTGCTGCTAAAGATCTTAAAGGCAATAGGAAGATTAATGCTTTTATTGATATCAGCAATATAATTGCAGAAACGAATAATAATAGATATAAAGTTAATACTTCAGTATTGATTGCTTATTTATTATCAGCTAAGCATAATATGATGTATTATGGTATCCCAGGAGCATTTAGTTCTAAATCTCAATTAGTATTATTAGAAACTAGAGCTTTTGCTAAATTGTTTACTCATGTAATTGATTATCTCGGTAATATCTCTATTATAGCTGAAAATAGAGAAAAGATGATGTATCTCTCAGCCGAATATTTCTTATACAATCATCTTAAACTTACTGATGAAGATAGAATTCATGAAATTGCTATGAGAGTAGCAGATATTAATGAATCTCAGCAAAATATATTTAATATTGTATCTGAGGGGAAAGATTTAAAGACTTTACCAGGATTTGTAGATGCAGTTAAAGAAATCTTTAAGATGAATAAACTCACCTTATCATTAGTAATAGAAAAATGGATGTTCTTATATGGTGCAGCTACCGTATTATCATTAGAATTCTTGCCATCTTTCTTAACTATGATTACTGATGCATACAGCGGTGTATATTTAAACAATCAGAAATCTATTGAAAAGATTTTAGCTAAAGACTTAGTAGAATTGGGTAAAATGCTTATTTATGATATTACGGTTTAAAATATTGGATGAAGGGTTAAATCCTTCATCCATTTTTCATATAGGAGTAATAATATGGATTATGAAACCTTGATAAATCTAAAGTTCAAACGAACTGAAGGTAGTGTAGATTTAACCAAGTCTAAATGGTCTTCAGTAGTAATAAATGAAGCTAACTATAGAGAAGAAACGGTGGACTATAGTTCAGCTGGAAGATTTGATAACGGAGAAGCCGCATATTTAGACGGTGAATTTTCGGTTATTAATAAGATTACTGGCAAGAACCTAAGCCTAGATTTAAATGCGGACGAATTTACGTTTGCATTATGGGTAAACTGTGATTTTACTAAGATGAATATGAAGCAGTATTTACTCTGCGGTAATAATCAAATTAAAAACTCTAATAACTCTATATACCTACAACCAGACAAATTTAAAACTAATATGTCTATAGTATTAGTTTCATCTACTGGTACTAAAATAGAAATTCCATTTATTGAAAATAGTGGATTAATATTAACTGGTAGATGGGTATGGCTAAGATTAACTAAATCTAATGATAATAAAATTAATTTTTATATAAATAATGAATTAATAGGAACTTCTAGTGTTATAACTTCTTCTTTTAAATTAATATTTAATAATAATGAAACCTGCATAGGTAAAGGCTATGATGCTGATTATCTGTATTACCCACATTTTAAAGGATATATAGATGATTTTGTATTAGTAAAAGGATTATCATATAATAAAGCTAAAGTACCTAGTACATATTTCTTAAATGAAATAGATCCATCTTTATTAGAAGATGCAGCTAATGTATGGGATGAAAAAGAAAGAGAATTTTCACAGTATGATTCTATTACTAATGCAATAGAATGGAAAAGGTTTAATACTAAAGAAGAAATAGATAAAAGAGAACAAGCTTTAATTCCATATATGCTTACTCCTATATGGAAACAATGCGATATTAATCTTCCTACTTGGATTAAACCTGTATTAACCAATCCTTATAGAATCAATGATAAAGTAATTTATAATATAAACCAAATTTATAATAATACTATAGACTTTAATACAGAATATCCTGATGCAGCTAATGGGTGGAAACTCATTCATAATACCTTAGATGATATTAAAGAATGGGAAAAACCTAATAAATACTATAATTATATGGATAAAGTGTTATATAATAAGAGAGTCTATCAATCTCAAGTAAATTATAATACAGAGTTACCAGCTGCATGGATGGTATTAACGGCTCTTACTAATTCAGAAAAAGAAGAATTAGATGATGATATCTATAAATGGAATAAAGAAATAGAATATGCATTTAAAGATAGGGTAAAATATAATAACAAATATTATATTTCTATTATGAATAATAATTTAGGGTATATACCAGGAGATACTACATATTGGAAAGAAGTAGGTGGTGGTACCAGTTTTATTACAGATTGGGTTAAGCCTACTACTTACAAAAATGGAGATATAGTTTCTTATAATGGTAAATATTATCATTCTAATATCGATTATAATATCTTAACTCCAGGTAATCATCATGTAGAATGGACTGAAATAACTTATTGGGAACAACCAAAGTATAAAAATGTATATGTAGATGGTGATAAAGTATTCTATAAAGGAAAGACTTATATTTGTAATTTAGCTAAAGATAGTTCAGGAAATTACAAATACCATGAATACTCTATAGTAGCACCAGATAAATATGTAAATAAAAAGTATTATAAAGCATTATATCATATAATCCCAGAAGGTGGGAATTACTATGATCCAAGAGATGTAGAATCAATATTTTGGCAGGAAATACCTAAAACTCAAATAACAGATTACTCATTATATAAGGAATGGGTTAGAGGTAATGTATATAATACTGGTGATTTAGTAGTAGCTACTGATTATGACTGGAAACAAACTTTTATATCTGAAGGGTTCTTCCAGAATAAGCAGTTTACTATAGATCGAGATGATACCACTATTAAGATTAAACTCTATGATGCTTGGGATAATCATTATTTGAGTAATGATAAAGATAGAATCTATTTTAAGAAAAACTATCTAGAAGCATTTAATCTAATTGAAGTTGATGGATATATCTTAATGATAAATAATAAATTTATTAAATGGACTGATATAGATATAATTAGATCAGATAGATTTGTAACTTTATCTATTAAAAAACCATCTTCATTTGTAGTTAAAGATGTGGTATTAATTAGATTACCATGTAAAGTTATTTATTCTGAAACTGGATATATGCCAGACAATGGTATTAAACTGTTTGGTTTTGATACTAATGGCAATTTTGGTAGTGATATAAATATCTATGCTGTAAATAATAGACTTAGAGAATTAGTTTATACTGATACTAAGTTTGATAATATATTTATAGATACAAACTTAGATCATAAAATTACTAGGTCTAATCTATTCGTATTTGATGAAGATGGTAAATTCATAACTAGAGATAATTATACTATCTCTTCTGCTAATATATTTACCTATATACCTATTGATACTGATAAAAAGTATACTTTATATTGTATATGGGATGATACAGAGAACTCTAATGAAGATAATTTAGCTTTAATACCTAATGATATTAGAGTTAGACAATATCTTAGAAATTATAATACCAATACAAATATGGATAATGATTATCCTGTAGATTTGCAGCAATTAAATAAAGAGTTTGATTATAGTGTAGTACGGCATACTAGTGATAAACGTTATGATGATAATATCTCTAATTCTATGAATGGTATATTTAATTATAATAAGAATAAGTTTGATTCTGTATATGAAGAAGTAAGACCAGTAAACATAGAGGAATATTCTGAGGCTTATATGAACTCTTTAAAGAGAAATATAAGGATAACCATAGATGAAACTAATTTGCCTCAATTACTTCATTCTTATATAGTAGAAGGTACTGACTTAATAGAACTTTGTGATGAGAATAAAAATAAATATATTGGTAAAACAGTAATAATGAAATTAAGACAATATCTTTCGGTTACTCTTACTAAAAGTAATATAGATTCTTATGTAGGTAAAGTAGCTATAGATGGTTCTGATAATATCATTATTACAGAAGATAATAAGAATAATCTTATTGGTAAAACAGTTAAGTTTAATACTAGTGGTTTATTTATTGATAATACTGTAAATAATTTTGATAGTATTATAATGAGTAGAGATATTTATAATAAGTATGATTATAAAAACAATACTTATGTAATGCTATTTAAACGTGGTATGCTGCCAGAATGGTATAATAAAATTCAATATACCAATGATAAATTCTATTTCACTGATATACCTAGAGCTGATTATAGGACTATTTATATGGAAGAGTATGAAAAGCAATATATCCAAGTAATGGGTAAAGAAGGGGAATTTTACAATGGTAAAACTACTAGATCGTTTAAAGTAGAAGATGGGACTGATTTTGAAACTGGTTATGAAATATCAGTAATTGCAGATTATGGCTATACAGCTGGTAAGGTTAAAGAATCCCCTGGTATTGTAACTAGTGATTCTTGGATTAGAGCTTATGAACCAGAAATAAACTTCTATACTGTAACTGTAGTTACCTCTCCTCATCAACATATTAAAGCCACTATTATCAGCAATAAAGAAGGATATGATTTATCTACTTTGGAAAAATTATCATATACTGATACTACATTTAGAGTTCCTTACAATACTACAGTTAATTTTGAATTAACTGCTGATAAAGGATATACAGCTGGAGAATTAAATTATAACTCTATTGTTGTAACTAAAGATACTACTATTAAAGCTGCAAGAGAAGCAGACACTAATGATTATACTATTAGAACAGCTAATTTGTATAAAGATATTATCGATATAAGTATAGAATATAAAGATAAAGAATATAAAGATGTTACTGTTAATGCTAAATATGCTGATACATTTAAGGTCATTATAAAAACTCTTAACGATAGATATGTATACAATGGAATAGAATATAATGAAGATACTATGCACAAAAATGATGATGGTTCATATACTTTATTAGAAGATACTGTGATATCTGTAAAACAACCATTAGAAAACGCTCATAGATTCTATATCTACGATAACTCTGATATGGATATAACCGCTAAAAATTATGGCATTGATAATAAACTGATATCTTCTTGCAGTATAAATGAAGATATGAAAATTATTAATAGAGATATAATTAAAGTCAATGTTAAGCCAAATAGTAATTATAATGCGGCTATTCCATTATTAATAGAAGGTACTCCTAAAGCATTAGTAAAGCCTGATAACGAAAATAACCAAGCTGAATTAAATTACACTATTACTGCTGGAGAAACAGATATTAGTATTAGAGCATCTGATACTAAGATTAGATACTTTACTATTAATATTCCTAATAAAGATAATCAGACTATTACGATTAAATATGTAAACCCAGTTGATAGTGGTACTTATACTACTATTAAGTCCGTAAGTGTACCATATGGTACTATATATACAATTACAGTAACTCCGAATGAAGGATATAATGCTGGTACAGCTAATCCTTCTAGTGGTACAGTAACCAGTACTGTAAATATCAATGTAACAGATGCTACTAAGATTAGATATAAAGTTTACCTTAATGCTGGCAATGGTTAAACTATTGTAATGAATCCGGCTTTGAATAGCGATGGGACTTATGATTGGGGAACTAAATGGTCTGCTACATTAGTTGCATGGAAAGGATTTAAAGCTGGTAGTATATTTAGTGCTACTAGTGGTACTTGCTATAGCGATATATCAGTAAATGCTACTGCTGCATCATTAACTACTGAGTTATTATCAGTTAAATACCATACTCCAACTAACAAATATGGGTTTGCTGGAAGCGTTTATGGTCAACAACAGACCGAATATAACCAGATTGGGATACAAACTGGTATTAAATTACTGAATAATTACGCAAATGAGCCACAAAAATGGGTGGAAATACCAAATAATTTCCATCCTGGCACTTATAATATATCCTACTTACGGACATATTATAATGCTATACGTATAACATGCCCATACCAATATTCATGCATTAACATTGATACAAAATGGGTTAATACATCTGATAATGGTAATGGTAATGTACATGGATTTAAAATTATAGATGAGCAGTGCTTAAAAGGATTTTCGATAGCAGGTGGCGGCGGTGATAGAGGCCACTATGGTGAAGGGCAACTACATGTAACACTTACTGTTCCTGGAATTTCTGGTAGTATATCTTTTAAAGCTATTTGGGCTATAAAAAGAAAGGGTTTATAAATTATGACAACAACTTTAAAAGGAACTATACGGGGGGGGGGTAACCTTTAGTGCCTCTCCAGCTATAATTATACCAAAAATACACTACTACATAGCTAAAGGCTCTAGCCCATGGTATAGTAGTTACTGGAAGGATAAGAAATTAGTTACTAATGTAGATGAATCTGTATCTGGGCAAGCTACGGTTACATGCAACACTATAACAGATACGTACTATATGTTCTTTAACCTCTCTAATCTTACTACAATAGATTTATCTAATTTCGATACATCTAAAGTAACTGTTATGGCTGATATGTTTGCTCTTTGCTCTAATCTTACTACAATAGATTTATCTGGCTTTGATACTTCTAAAGTAACTAATATGAGTTTTATGTTCTATAACTGTTCTAACCTTACTACTATTAAAGGCACTATAGATATGACAAATTGTGTAAGTTATCACAATATGTTCGATGGTTGTACCAAGCTTAAAGATGTTAATATTATGAATCCACCGGCAAACTTTAATGATGCTAAATTGTCTCCTTCTCAATATACCATAGCATCATAGTATAAATTTAAAAAAATAAAGTAAACTATATGCACTGTATCTGTTCCAGGAATGATAAATTAGAATTCCTGGAACACATTTTAAACTATTATTTAACTAATAGAAAGGAGGAAAATATTAAATGCCATATGATTATACAACTAATATTCCTGGATATGAAGTTTGTTATTTCAGAAATATTTGTAATGAAGTTATTCCTTACCCTAAAGATGGGTTAGATTATCTTCCTATAAAAAATAATAATTATTATATACCAGAAAATGATATAGTAATTTATACCACAGTAAAAGGAGAATATAATCTCTGCCCTATAAAGTATACTATAGATAGAATTAATAATAAGATTATAGTAGATCCTAAATACAAAAAATATAAATTATATTATGGATCTAGAAATCAGTTTTTGTATCAAAGAATTCCACTACAGTTCCCAGTTCAATCTATACCTTTACCGTATAAATTTAGAACTGGGTATAATGAAAATAATTATTTTATATTTGTAAATGGTAGATTATTAAACTCAGCTTTCTATAAAGTATTGATTCCTAATTTAGAGGATAATAGAATAGAAAATAAAGTTTTATATTTATCTAAGCCTATATCCTCTGATGATACATTAGATGTATTTTATATCGGTAATAATGCGTTTACAAGAATTAATGGTACTGGTGATTTAGTGGTTAAACCATTTAGAGTTAAAGCCACTGAACCAATACAAAGATTATTTAAGATACCTAAACCATATAAAGATTATCCAGTAAATGATTATAACTCATTTATGATATTTAAACATGGTACTAGAATTAGTACAGATAAGTACAATATCATTTCTATATACAATAAAGAAACTGAATCAGTTGATTATTATATAGATTTATTAGATATAGATGAGTATTTAATCTATGATGATGATTTAATATTTATATTTCCATACTATAAAGCAGAGTGGGAAACTACTAATGCTATATCTAAAACTAATCCATTAAAGTTTATTACTCTATATAAGAAAACTACAACTAATACAAATACTGTAGTATTTGATTCTTCTTCTATAGGAAATTTTACTAATGATGAATTTATTTATGTATTTGAAGAAACTAAACTTTTAAATACTGATGAATATTCTGTAGTAGGTAAGAATACTATTCGATTTAATAAAACTATACCAGCAAATACAGAATTAGCTGTAGTTATAGAATCCGATAAAGATGATATTACTAATGATTCTACTATATTAAACTATCTTAATATACCAGTAATGAATGATGGTCAATGGTTTTTTAATGTTCCTACTAATAACTTCAATGAATATTTTTTATTTAGAAATGGCGAATTAGTTCCTAAGGATCATTATTCTATTTCTAATAAAAAACTTATATTCGGTAGAAACTATAACGATTTACGGGCAGGGGATACACTTACAGCTGTATACGCTAATGATGGTTCAGAAGATATAAATAGTATCAATCTTCATGAGTACAATGTTACAGCTAAAGCGGATAATGAAATTATAGTTCCTAATGATGTAGGTATTAAATATACAAATGAAAATATTATAGTATTTATTGATAATAGATTTATAAGCAATACCTACTATAATATTATTGGTAATACTATAGAATTCAAAGATAATATAGTAGTAAAAGGTAGTGAAGCTAATATTTATTTAGCTTATAAAACTATAGATAGCTCTAAAATAAATTATAACTTAAATAAATCCAGTGTAATTCAATTTATAGAGCAGAATAATACAGTAGAATCTGATAATCAATCTACATTTAAAATTAATTATCCAGATAGTTTACCAAAATATGTAGTTGATTGTCCAGTATTAGTATTCATTAGAGGTATACTAGTAGCTGATGCTAATTATACTATTACTAAAGATGATGAAAATACCGAAGCTGTATTAAAGCTTAATTCTAAATATTCTTCAGTATTAAAACAAGGAGATATTATCGATTTTGTATTCTGCTATTTACCATCTTCAGGCTCAATATCTAAAAAAGAATATGAAACTAAATTATCTTCTAAAACTATTCAATTACCATATGTATATGCTGAACCTATAGACTTATCTGAAAGAGTATTAGTATTTATTAATGGTAGTTTTATAGAGAGTGATAATTATACTATAGATAAAACTAATCGTACTATTACTCTTAACGATAATATAACCATAAATAAAACTAGTGATATAAACTTTGTATTTTTATATACTGGTAGTAATACTTCTGGCTCTGTAGGATATGTACCCCAATCTGGGTATTTATTCTTCGATGAGCATACTATAGATAGAAACTTAAGTAATGAAATGATGATGGTATTTGTCAATGGGTTATTAGTTCCTAAATCAGAAATACATGATATTTCCAATTCTCTTAAAAAGATAACTAGAAATATTAAAACAAGATATGATTTAAATATTGTAACTTGTTCTCCATTAGTAACTGAATTTAAGAAACTATACGACCCAGAAAATAACTCATTAAAATATAGATTTGAAATCATTCAAACTCCAAATCAAATTATTAAAGTTTCTATAGATGATAAAGTATATTATAATTCCTTTGCTTATAAGAGCGGAGAGATTAGTAAATTTAAAGTAGAAGTTATTCCTAATAAAGGATATATAGCTGGTAAATATACACTGGATGGACAAACTAATTACAACTTATCTTGGCTGGATGATAATCATACCATAACTGCTACACCAGCTACTAAAGGAACTATGAGCAAAGTTACTATTAAACAATCTTTAAATCAAATGATAAGTGTAACCTGTAATGGTAAAACGTATAATACTGATTTTGAAGATTTAGTTGGTAGTGACCTTATAGCAAATATAGTTTCTACTAGAGATGGATTTACTCCTGGGGTTATAAGTATGAGTAGCACTAAGATTACTAGTAGTGGGGTTACTGTATCTGCTGCTAATGCTACTATAGAGACATTTACTTTAAATATTTTAAATAAGAACTTAGATAATCAGGATATATCAATTAGAATTACTAATCCTAATACTGGGGAAGTAATAGTTAATAACGTTAAAGCTCCATGCAATCTTACTAATATTCCATTTGGTAGTAAATTCATAGTATATGCTAAAGCTAACAGTGGTTATAGAATAGGAAGTAGCATTGGGCCTTATAAGTTAAACCAAATGTATTACATAGATTATAAATACCCATTAGATAACTTAGTAGTAGATCCTGTATCTAAGGTTACATTCCATACAGTAACTATGACACCAGCTAATAATGTAACTCTAGTTATGTATAACTGGGATGAATATTCTGATAATGGTAAGACTAGATATGAATGTAGGGATGTAGTAGAAAAGGTAAAAGTAGCTGATGGTAGTATATATGAGTTTAAGGTAGAACCAGATTATGAATATAGTAGTGGTGCTATAATTTCTTCTACTGGAGAATTAGCTGGTGTAGTAAACACAGATATTTCTGTAACTACAGAAGATGCTGTAAAAGAATTACCTATTGTAATTATAGAAAGGGAAAATAATGTCTCTGAATTTTATAGCATTAAAGTAGAATTTTCTGATAACTATCATCCAGCTGGTGAAGGTATTTATAGAATATCTGAAGGTACTTCGTTTACAGCTAGATGTATATTACATGGCGTAGTAAATTATTCTATAAATGGTATAGTAGAATCTGGAGTTAATAGAATTAAATTGCTTCAAGACGGTACTATTAATATTTCTAAAGAAGAGGTTTAAAATATTATGAATACTAATATAAGAACCAAAGTCGTAAACGATACTAATGAATTGATATTTAAAAATAAAGATTTGTTAGTAGATAACTCTCCTGACTCAGATACTACTATTGCCGCGGATAATGTAACTGTAACCATAGTTCAACCTAAAGATACTAAGTATAGCATTATAGTTTATATCATGGAATATAGACGAAGTGATGAAGGGGATATCTTTGAAGCTGATACTGATGAAGGGCATAAGGAAACATTTAAAGCTGCAAAAGGAAGTGTATATTTAGTAGTATTATTGGATAATACTACTAATAGTACTTCTACCGACTATTATCGTCTTAATACATCTTCTAGAGGTAAACTTACTAGCGACATAACTATTAAATTTAAAGATGAATAGTAAATTATCCCATAGGGCATAAAACCCTATGGGATAATACGTGTTTAACAATTATGTAACCGATTAAAGAGAGGGTGATAACTTTGAGTGAAAACAGCTATCTTATAACTCTTTTACAAAAAGAAAATCAAACTATAATAGCTTATGAATTGAATGATAAAGGAGAATATACTGGTGTAAGCCATACTGAATCATTCTTTGCTAAAGCTAATTCTAAATGGAAATTTACTGTAATACCCGATAAATTTCATGAAGATTATTGGATTCATATTATACAATCTGATCATCAAACAATTATAGTTAGAGATAACGCAAGATTTCATGATTATAGAGCTGGTGTATTAGTATCTTATCCAGATGATGATAAGCTTACTGGTATTCAAGCTGGTGATTTAAATAGTGGTATTTATCCAGAAACTAATTATGATGTTGCTGTAGAAGAACCACATGATAGATATAAATACTTAGTAGTTAATCAAAATTGTAGAATCTTTGCTACATTAGCTAGAGATTTATACAATAATACTGATTATCATACAGTAACTATTAAACAAGTTAAGCATCAAACTATAGTGCTTACTTATAGAAATAAAAAGTACTATTCTGATACTATAGTTGAAAATAATGAAGATTATACTGTAGAATTAATACCAGACCCTGGATATACTGCTACTTCATTAATTATTAATGGTAAAACTATAAATAGCTTAAAGTATACTGGTAAAGCTGCTGAAGATCTAACTATAACAGCAGTACAATCACAAGCAGGTACAGATTCTAACTATTTAGAATTTATATTTAAAGAATTTGATTCTAGAATAGAAAGATTTAGTAATAGTGATGGGAAATTATTAGTAGGTACTCTACAAGAGGTTACAACCATTATTAACCCAGATAAAAACATATGTGAAATTACTATTATACAGTCTGCTAATCAGACCATCCATGTATATATACCATACAAAGGCGGTACTGACCACACATCTTCCTTTACTTGTCCGTTAGGTACAACCTATGAAGTAGAGGTTATAGCTGATAAGGGATATATAGCTGGTACACCGAATACCAAGGTAGGAACAATTAATAGCAATATGTCTATTGATGCTAGCCCTGCTGTAAAGCCTCAAATATATATAGCTAAAGGTAGTAGTGGTGGATGGTATAATAAAGTAAACGAAACAATGGAGTGGAAGGATAAATCTCATGTAATTAAAGTAGATGAATCTATACCAGGACAAGCTACAGTTATCTGTGATGGTAATATAACTAATATGAAGTATATGTTCTATGCATGTAACAACCTCACTTCAATAGACTTATCTAACTTTGATACATCTAATGTAACTAACATGGGCATGATGTTCTTTGGCTGTGATAATCTTACTACTATTAAAGGTGTATTCGATATGAAGTCTTGCACAAATTATGCCGGTATGTTTGCGACATGTACTAAACTTACTAATGCTAAGATTAAAAATCCGCCAAAGGATACTGATTGGTGGAAAAATGCTGGATTTAACTCTACATCTCAGTTCACTATAGTATCATAAGTATAGATTTTTTTTAAAAGGATTTATAAATTATGGCAACAGTAAATATTAAACAACCAAAGAATGCAACTATCCACGTATATACCCCTCAGAAAAATGGAGGGGTAGATCATACCTCTACTTTTACAGTAGATGAAAATACTGCATATGAAGCAGAGGTTATTGGTGATAGTGGATACTTACCTGGGGATTTAGGCGTAGGTATTGAAAGAGAAGTTGCTTCTAAAGATTTAAAATATATTTATCTATATAAAAAAAATAAAATTAAAACTACTCCATTATTATTTGGGCATAATGATAATTTATTTGTATCTTCATTATATGACCCGAGTAATATAATTTATAGTGGTAACACTAATAACCCAAAGCTTACCAATAATAAATTTATACAACCTGAGATATTGAAGTATTATGGGTTTGATTATTTATTTGGATACTTTGACGAATTAGAGGGAAGTTCTATTAGTAGTGCAACTGTTCCTGTTAAAAACTCTAATTATAGGCTAACTATAAGATTATTAGGGTTTAATCTATTTAAAATGAGTAAGAATTCTAATAAGAAAACTGGTAGATGGGTTATAGGATTTAATAAAATCGATAATCTGACTATTAATTCTATAACTATGCGTATAGCTGATAGTAATGGTAATGAAATAGCTGTAATTAAAGATTTTAGATATTTAAATGCTATTCCTGGGGATACCAATAATAGTAATAGAGTACAGATATATTGCACTAGCTCATCGATAAATAATGAATTAGACCCAACCTATTTATACTTATTAGCTAATAAATCTAATATAGTTAAAGTAGGGTTAGTAGTAGAATAAAGGAGGATTAAATGGCTAAAAAAGATCTATATTATAATAATAATGAATCTACTAAACAAATTATAACAGAAGTAGAATTAGATAACCATAATACTTCTGATAATGCTCATAAAGAAAAATTTGATAAATATACATTACATACTCCTACTGGAATATGGGATGCAGTATATCAATTAGGCCCAAATTATAGATTTACTGATCAATCTACTAAAGGATTTGCTAAGTTAGGATTATTTGCATCAGTATATGATACTAAAGACGTATTTGAATATCAACCTTCTCAGTTTGGCACTTTATTAAATTTACCTACTACTATAAAAGATAGTAATTTTATTACAGTTACCCAGTTATGGTTTGACCAATCTGGGGATTTATTTATTAGAACTGGTACTGTAAATAATCCTATTAATAAACTTCAATTTACTAAAGTAACTTTAATGACTGATGTATTTAATAAATATGGCAATGAATTCCCAGCTACTAATTTAGTTCCTGGTATGTTATTTTATAGGGCTGATGAAAATAAATTATATGTATATGTGCCTAGTGATAGTAACTCTAACTGGAAGATGATTTATGATTTAAATAAAGATGCTAATATAGCAGATGGCTTGTCTCATGCTTGGTATAAATTAGACAATTCTACTAATGATACCAGTATACCTAAACTAGCAGAGTCTGAAAACATGAATACGTATATTAAACCTGGTGTATACTCATGCATTTCTGGGCAGATAGCAGGTACTTTAGTAAATAAACCATCTGGGGCAAATAGTAACTTTAGATTAATTGTAGAAGAAAATACTCCTGGATATGGAGTACAAAAAGTATTTACTAATAATCCTTGTAAAATTTTTATAAGAGGCTTTAATACTACTAATAATAAAACTACATTTACAGATTGGAAAACTTTAGTAAATAGCACAGATACAATTTTAAATGCAGAAACAGCAACTAGAGATAGTGCTGGTAATGTAATAAAAGATACTTATGTTAAGAAATCTGGAGATATCATGACTGGTGGTATTATCTTTAGTAAATCTGCCACTGGTAATAACTATGTAGGCCCTGGTGAAGGGGATGTAAGTGATGCTGTAGTTGCTAATCAATCTAATTTAGCAATTAATGGATGGCAGACAGTTGGTGTTAGAAAATCTAGCAGTGACCCATATACAATTAGTATGAATACTAGAACTGGTGATATCCATACTAAAGGTAGCATCAAAGGAGATAGCACCGCTACATTTACTGGTGCTGTAACTGCACCTACATTTAATGGTCATGCATCTGAAGCTAGTAAAGTATTAGCAACCAATATTTCTCAAGATACAGTATTGATGGAATCTATCCAAACTGATGGGGATGGCTCCAGAATTGTCATAACAGGCGTTGGAGACCATCATGATGGTTGTCATTTAAAATTTCAATTAAACAACTCCGATCCTGGTAATATTGGTAGTCAAGCAAGCTTCTACCTTGAGCAGTACCATGATAATTATCATACATTAGAAAGTAGGGCTACTCTATTAGATTATGCACATAATACGTCTTTCCCAGGGGTATTAACCGCAGCTAGAGTAGTAAATGCTCAGTATAATGACTATGCAGAATTCTTTGAACGTGGCGAAGAAACTGAAGCTGGAGATATTATAGCTTTAGATTTATCATCTGATGAAGAAAGATATGTTAAAGCTACTCCAAAGAATAGAGTTATAGTAGGAATTCACTCTGATGAATATGCCCATATCATTGGTGGTGAAAAAGATAAAACCTTAGAAGAGAACTTAAAGAATTTCATTCCTGTTGCATTAGCAGGTCGTGTACATGTTAAAGTATCTGGTGTAGTATATAAAGGGGATAGAATTGTTATTAGTAATGGTATGCCTGGTATTGGTATAGCTCTTACTAATAATTCTACTTCTAATAAACAAGTAATTGGTATAGCATTAGAGAATAAATATAATCTTGGTATAGGTAAGATTAGATTATTGCTGAAGTGAGGTGAAACTAATAATGGCTGATGATAATATTAAAAGTACTGTAATAAGAAAAGCAAGAGTATCATTTGTTAAAGATAATACCCAGAATATTATCCATTATGAAACCGATGCTGATTGTGTTAAAAATCTTAATACGGCTATAGTAAACGGTGTAACTAATGTATTTAATAATGATGATACTATTAGAGATATTATTACTAATATAGCTTTAGGTGGTGCTGATTTAAAATCTTATGCTAAATTAGATTCACCTAGTTTTATAGGAGAACCTAAAGCTCCTACTCCTATTACTTCTGATAACTCTCTTAAAATAGCAAATACAAAATTTGTAAATAATAAGATAGCAGAAATACGTGGTAATACTATTGACAGAAACGATTTAAATAATTATGTAAATAAAACTGGTAATGATACTATTACTGGGTTAAAAACTTTTAATACAGATATTAATACTTCTGATACTAGTACTATATACTGGAAAACTGGTAATACTACGGTAGCTAGTATAAATAAGACAAATTACACTGGCACAGCTGATAAAGCAGTTAAAGATCAAAATGGAAATATCATTAATTCTACATATGCTACTAAGGCTGAATTAAATAATAAACAAAATACTTTAACTTTTGATACTACTCCTAAAGCTGGGAGTACTAATCCAGTAACTAGTGGTGGTATATATAATGCTATTAAAGCATCTGGCAGTATAAGCGGTGATAGTTTAGCTGTAGTAGCTAAAACTGGTAGTTATACAGACTTAATTAATACTCCGAGTTTAGCTACAGATTCTACATTAGGATTTACTAAGTTATATAGTTCTTCTGGTTCTAGAAGTGATGGTACTATTACACAAGCTGGTATTACTGAGCTTTTGTCATATAAATTAGATAGAGAAAACTTATCTCCTATAGCGTTAAGTGGTGAATGGTCAGATATTTACAATGTACCTGTAGCTAGTGATACTACCCAAGGTATTACTAAGCTCTATTCTACAACAGGTACAAACACTGACGGTGCCATATCTCAATACGGTATAAATAATATATTAGCTAATTATGCTAAGCTAACTGATATTACAGCTGCATATAGATATAAAGGAACTGTAGATAATTATAGTAATTTACCAACTGCACATAAAATAGGTGATGTATATAATATCAAAAATGCAGATGCTGCTAATAATATTAAAGCTGGGGATAATGTAGTATGGAATGGTACTGAATGGGATAATTTATCTGGTGTTGTAGATTTATCTGCATACTGTACTAAAGCTGAGTTAGATAAAAAAGCTAACATAGAATCTCCTACATTTACTGGTACTGCAACTGCAAGTAATCTTACAGTTACTAACTCTCTTAATATTCCAGGTGGCAAAATCTGGATAGAATGATAAAAAATAAAATATATTCTAGATAGCTCATATGAGCTATCTAGAATATATAAGTTCAATTAATCGGAAATTATTTTTTTACAAGTTTAAATATACCATTTCTATTTTTTAAATTATACTCTTTGCATTTTTGTGCTAGCTCATTAAATTCGTCATCATATACTTGATAATCTAGTAATATAAGTTCTGCATAAACATTGCCTAGTGTCCATGTCGCACGCCTGTTTCTAAACTGTTTCATTATCCATCTTTGCTTGTCTTTAGACTCATTCATTCCAAAAGCATTTCTCATTCTTTCATAAAAAGATGGAAATTCTTCTACTTCTTTCTTTGACATATGATAAGCTATAGACAAATTATAATGTCTAGGCTCAATATGCCGGTCAAGTAAACGTATATAAACCTTGATGTCATTATATTCTCTTTCGGTCATTAATAATTCAAAAACATAATGCTCTTTATCATATGACTCATCTTTAATTATCATAGCATACCTTCCCTATAACTTAGTAAGTTTTAGCTTGCTTAATTAGTTTAATCGTATTCTCGCGATAGATCTAATCTTTTAAGATCAATACAATAAATCTGATTTTTATCTACACTTTTATCTAAAAAATAGTATAAAGATTTATTATCAATATTTAATTGAAACTCATTATTATTTTGTAATTCACTCATCAGTTTATCCTTATCAATATATTCACTTATATTTTTGAAGCATTTAGATGATACAATATAATCAACTAGATCTCCCCAATTTTTAAAATTGCTTTCATAAATTATATTATTATTAGTATTTATATTTAAAACACCAATTATGCTTTCACAGTTATATTTGTTTACTAGTTCTTTATGGATAAAATAAAAATCTGATAATACAAATAATCTGATGGCATCAAAACTGTTCATACACTCTAATCGCTTAATTAACTCAAAAAAGCATTCATAATTATTACTATATACAAACGATTCTATATTGCATTTTATAGTTTTATCTTTATCCTCATTAGTAATATATAGAGTATTTGGTAAACCTACATCATAATCGCCTGTTTTGATATGCAACCCATTCATAAAATGCAAATCAATATTTATGATGTTATTTTTGCCTTCATCGGTATTAACTTGAGATTTTTAGCAAAAACCTTAGCTGCGATTTCCCAATGTCCTTCTTGAAAAGTAGGAATCATTATAAACCCTCCTTTATAAAATAATAATATATATGAATAGCAATATTGCTATTCATATATATTATATGCAAATGAAAAAATATTTTAAGAAACTATTCTACAATGTACCAATCCTTAGACAACAAATCTGCTTGAGATGCTAACCATCCTAACTGTACTCCAGAAGTACCTACAAAAGCAATTACTTTATTACCAGAAGTATCATGCTTAGCATTAATAAGATTACCATTACCATCGATATAGCTTGCATTATGTACTAATTCAATATACTGATTCTTGCCGTTCCATGCTTTTCTAGCACAACGTTCACCTACTTCAAGAGCAGTAATTGCTTCTCCAATACTCATACCAGTAGTTTTATCTTTTAAAGGAGTATAAAGTTCTTTAAAAATATCTGGCTTACATGGATACTGTTCTCCTTTAATACCTGTAATAATATAATCCCCTACACTAGCTTTCATATCTCCTTCTAATGTATGAATAATCTTTTCTTCAAAAGTCTGATATGCTTCAATAATAAATGGTTTCTTTTGATATTTCATGATTAAACTCCTTTTGATACAATATCTTTCATAATCTTATATACTGTATTAGTAATTCTCTTAGTGCATTTATCACTCCTTTCAGATAATGTAGGAATATTTGAAATCATATACAAATTCATATTGATGAAATATGGTTCTACTACATCACCTGTAGATAAATCCATTGTATTAGAAGCTAAAGATAATAATACTACGATAGATCTAGAAAATCTATGGTCTTTATCATTCTTAATAATCCATTCAAATATATCTTTATCTTCAGGCTTATTCTTAGCCAATAAACCAATAATTAAAGAAGTATACAATGGAATATTATCACAATTTGTAGTTTTAGATTCTTTATCTGCAACGTCTTGTTTTAAATGATGCCTAATAAGCATATTAACTCTAGATACATGTCTCTTATATCTCTTATCAGAACATTCTTTAATAAGTTTACTAAGAGTTATCTTTTTGACTTGTTCAATGAGAGATTCTAAAGTTAAAGCTCTCTTATAAGCTTCTCTACCAATAGAATATTCATTCTTTTCTTTTTCTTCCAAAAATTCCAAGTCTTCAGTAATACCAAATAAATCATTGTTATGATTAAACCAAGTTCTAAGAATTTCATCAGTATCTACATCGGTGGAAATATCTTTTACTTTATTAGCAAATTCCATGTTTTCATACATCATATAGGTACTATAAGCTCTAAATAAGATATAAGACTTAATAGCTTTATTTCTTTCTTTCTTATCTTTAATATCAGAAATATTAAGTTCTTCAGCAAGTATCTTAGCTAAGAAATCTTTATCAATATAATTTTCTACATCTAACTTATCTTCTTTATCATATTCTAGTTCTCTAGCAATTTTATAAACCTTAATGTCATCTTCGGTAGCTTCTACTTCTTTTAATTGCTCATCACTTAATTCTGGAATAGTAAAGTTTTCAATATCTTTTTCAGTTAATGTTTTCTTAATAAGTTCATCAATTTCATCAGCATATTGAATTTTAACATCTTCTATTTCTTTATTACCCGCTTCAATAACATCTTTAATAGATTTGGTTTTAGTTACTTCTTCTTCCATAATAGTCTCCTTATAACTGTTTATCAAAAATATTAGCTTTATTTATGGTGAAATTCTTTTGTAATTCCATTTTTACAGAGTTTACTAAGGATGGTGAAATTAAATCATTAGTAAGAATTGGTAGAATTAAAATTCTAAATAAATCAGCGGATGAATCAATATACTGAAGAAGATAATTCATTCTTACAATTTCATCAGCTGAAGTATAGATATAACTTAATGTAGTTCTAGAATCAAAATCTAACGCTGTAATAAAATCAATACAAGAATACAATTTAGCACTAATAATGGCTAAAGTATCATTAGAATAATATTGTCTATTATACATAGTAGATATATCTTTAGATTTCTTGTTCTTAATAAGATCTAATTGATTATAGATAAAATCTTTCTGATTTACAATAAAATTATATAAGAACTTGAATACATATTCATTATAATTAGAAATAAACAAATCAAAGATAATAGAGGCTAAATATCTTATGTCTACAGAATCTGTATCTTCAATAGTAAACTGAACTCCAGAATTATTAGAAATTCTACTAATAATTTCTAAATAAGTTTTATTTCTAGTATAAATAATATTGTCTTTATCAGAAGGAAATTGATCTAATAGTTGTTTGAATGAATACTCTAATTCATCTATAAAATTAGGCTTAGAGATTAAAGAAAAAGAATTATATCTTTCTCTCATAAGATCATCAACCACATCATAAGTATATGATGAATTAAAATTCGACAGAATAGTAGACAGCTCGCCTTCTGCTACTAATGAATATGCTTTATCGACACCATTGACTTCCATAATAAACCTCCATGCCATGTAAAGAAATCCTTCCCATTATAATATAGTAAAATAATGAATTAAAATGAATATAGAGATACCTCTATATGAGGTATCTCTAATTTATCTTTCACCTTTAAAATTTTTAAAATTCATGTTTTTAGCTATTTGCTTCTTAGCTATTTCCTCTGGGTCTTCTCCAAAGTTAGTAAACACTGAGTCTGGTATTTTAAACTTGTTAGCTTTATTAGTGGATATTAATTGTTCCTCTGGAATCTGAGAATATTCAGCATATGCTTTTCTTACTGCTTTATTTTGAATCATATCCATAAGCATTTGTTCTTCTTGATTTCTTTGTTTTTTCATAAACTCAGAGAACATAGTACCCATACCAATCTTTAAAGTTTTTAAACACTCATCTACTTCTTTTCTAGTACTGTTTTCATCTTCTATAGGAATTTTAAACTCTTCTACTATTTCAGTGTACTTTTGTTCTAGGTCTTTACCTATATTATCATCAACAGAATCTTCTGTTTTAATTACACCTTTATCAATATTAAAGTTTTCTTTTAAATACTTACCTTCATACCAAACATATAATGCCATTAAATATGAGAATACTAAATCATCGTGAGAATTATCAGAGTGTTCTACTTTACCATTTTTCTTAACTACCATTTTAGATAGTTCATCATACATAGTAGGAGAAGGCATTTTATCTTTATGCCTTTCCATTCTTTCTCTAAGTATTTCTATAAGTAAATCACGAGAACCTTTAGATGAATCTAATCCATATACTTTAGTTTTTCTCTTTACTCTAATTGGTCTTCCTAATTCATCTGAAGTTTCTTCCATTACTCTTTCTTTGATTTCATAATAAAGATTATCTTTAATTCCACCTGGTTCTTTTAATTTAGCAATAAGAGATGCTCCAAATCCTCCATTACGCTCGATATTTACTACCGCATTAGGCATCATTGCTTTAACCATCCAGATTAAAGTTCTTGCTAAATCAGGTATAGTCATATAGTTGCATTTTAAACCAGCGATAAATTGTGTAGTTTTAGAATCTATTACAGATATTGCAGTATAGTCTCGTCTATATCCACCAGATACATCGACACCTATTATAGGAGGATTTATAGGTAACCCTGTAATAGATAATGGTATAGTATTATATATTTTGAATGGGTATTTATTTAATATTAATACTTCTCTTATAGGCTCATGTATCATACCTCTAAGAGTTTCTAAATCATCTTGACTAAATGGAGAATTTTCTGGAGTATCTATCCATTCGAGTAAAATTTCTCGACGTATATCTACCATCTTCCACATCATGTTTTTACATTGATCATAGAACCATTTTTCTCCCAATCCAAGTTGTTTATAAGAATACTTTATATATACAAATATGGAATTCATATTATTATTTATGATATCCATAATTTGTTCGTAAGTTAAGTCATACCATCGTTCATTAAATGGTGTAGCATTTTGTATCATATCATACGCAAATTGACCTTCAAAAGTAGACAATCTGCCTGGGGTAGTAGTTATAGTAATACCATATGGTACATTAGCTCTTTTAGCATTAATAAATGCTTTATTTAATGCTGGCATAGAGTTTACATAGATAGTAGAGTTAAATGCCGTGAATGCCCATTCGTCAGCCCACCACATAGTAATGGTTTGACCTCTTAATAGGTTAGCTGCTGCTGTTTCATTTCTAGCACCAGGAACAGTTCTAATGATATTATGGTTTACTGGATGCTGTATAGTCTGTACAGTAGAAGGTAATTTCTTCTTTTTACCATTTATCACAGAGAACTCTTGAGATAATTGTAACCATGATGGTAATAAATCTCTAACAGCTTTAAATGATTCCAAGTTTCGCTTAGCATCTTGATTCTGCTTATTCATAAATGTAATATTAGAATTAGCAGAAGCAAAGTTATATACATAAAGATATCTTACTATCGCTGCCATGGTTTTACCAACCTGACGAGGCATTTCAAAAAATAAATTCATATTATACATAGAGCAAAAATTAAAGGCTAAGTTGCCTCTATTAAGCTCATATCTAACACCTCTAGGGTTACCATTAGCAGTTACTCTAACTACTTCTCTTAAGAAATACCAATAGTTTCTCTGTACTTCTCTATATATCTTCATTTTCATTTCCAAAGATAAGCTAGGATCATATGGATCTACACCAGCTAAATCTGGGTCAAATAAAGACAGCATAAATTTATTATTCTTAATACCAATACTCTTCAAATAATAATGCATATTAATAAATGACTTATTAGCTGTAGACATTTGGTAATATATCTTTTGGGGAGCATATTGTATTTGCCTAGGTTGTTGCTGAGCAATTAAATTAGATATTAAATCCGCCAATATTGTTTCCTCCTTTCCTCTAAATTAATAAAATGTTTTAAATAAAAAAAAAGAGAGGTCTAAACCTCTCTTTATAAACGGCAGTTAATTATTGCCGTAAAAATAATTGAACACTTTTACTAATTCTTTTTAGCACAAGCACTCTTAATAATGTTGAATGCTTCATGTGCTTTAGCACTAGATACATGATCTCTCTTACAGAGGAATTCACCATCATTAATAGCGTTGAATTCGATAGTATCATGAAACAGATTAACCGAAATCCAATATCCGTTACTATTGATACTAAAGAATACTTCGCATATACCAAAATTAACAAAGAGAATTTTAGTACCCTCTCTACTAATTACTTGTTTGAGCAAGATAATCGTTTTATCCGCACTGCTCAAATTATTTGGCGTTGCTTTCGGTAGTGTTTCTTTCATAGTATTTTCCTCCTTCTAATAACATAGTAAATTATAGCAAAAAAAGAGAGATCTAAACCTCTCTTTAGAATTGTCAGTCAATGACCGACAGTCCACGGCAGCCACATGGTCTGCCGTCCTCGCCACGAATCATCGGGCCAGGAACTAAAAGGTCTTTACGACCTTTTGCAGCCGACGCTACCAGTCGGCTGACAACCAGAAATGTTTCTGGCTGTGCTTCAGGGAGATTAATTACCTCCCCGAAGACTTGCTTAGTAACGGCAATGCCGTTAATAGAAGCTACATGAGCTTCTGTCTGAGTGCATCTAGGAACAATCCCAGATGCCTCAATAGTGAGGATGGTTCCATCCTCACAAACTACATCTAACTGATGAGGCGTGCAATTTACGATTTTCATAATGATTTCCTCCTTTGGAAAACTATATACATTATCATAGTTATAATATATAATACAAAAAATAAAATATTACACTACTCCATATGGAGTAGTGTAATATTTATTATAACTTATTATCTATCTACATAAACCATAGCTCGCTGAACACCAAATTCATAGCATTCAGCAAGACTATTCATATAGATATCAATAGCACCATCTGTACCACAGATATCATTCACTACATACCAATTATCATTAATCATAACTCTAGTTCCTAATGGTAAGAAGTTTGCTGCAACTCCTCCTACATAAGGAACCTCTCCTGTAGCAGTAAGCCCACTTGGTGAAGAATCTAACGTATACGCATATAATTCTACTTCAATCCATTCAGCTGAAGTAGTATTATAATTCCCAAATAAACTAATAATCGTAAATAAAATAATCAAATACAATTTCTTCATCATAAAGCTTCCTTCCAATAAAATACACAAAACAAAAACTTTTGAATAACTGATTACTGTAGTGTTATTAAAACTTTGATATCTATACCTACCTATACAGATAGGTATAGAGCAGCATTATTATTCTAAAACACCATTATAGCAATACTCTTTAATACCCTTAATATAGTAATCATCCTTCACATCTAAAACTAAGAATCCATATTCTTTAAATATTTTATCGTAGATTTCAAAGTATTTGCATTTACTAGATAAAGTAACTAAAGGCATATCTACCTTTAATTCAGTAATAGCCTTATCTATTAAAGCTCTTATAATATCATCATACTCATTTTTGAACTTAGTATTTACCCAAATAGTGCAAATCTTTTTTTCACCTTGATAGTCTTTAATGATTAGACATCCTTTTTTAATAGTTTTTGTATCATCCATTAAAAATATAATTTTTCTTTTTCTTGAATTAACTTCAGGAATTACTTTCTCAAATAACCATTTTCTACTTTTAGGATATAATGATACTAAAGAATTTATCATTTCTTTAGGCAAAATTTTATCTTTACCTCTTTCAGTAATTTTAATAAGTTCAACAAACAGTGTATTCTTATACTTCATCTCATTCTACTCTCTCTTTCATTTTTAGTTTGTAATGCTGCCTGATAGTTTTCTTCTAGTACAGAATCATCGATGATATACTTTTCATTATCATCATCCCATACAAACTTACTAAAATATGTTTCTTCTACAGAAGTAGCATATTTTTCAAATATAGATTTTTTGGATTCATAGCATCCTTTGCATGCATCAAATCCAATATCTACAAATTCCATATAAGTAGTATCACTATCTCTAGTTCTACCTAACGATTGTCTGGCTAATACTTTAGACTTAAATGGTTCAGCTAATACTACAGTCATTTTAAGACCTTTAATATCAATAGCTGCACCACAAGATTTAGTAGTAGATAAAATAATCATCTTATCTAATTGCTGTTCTTTGATAAACTTATTCTTCTCGATAGAAGTATAAATACCAATATTATTACTCATATATGGATAATTAGCTACAATATAATCATAGACTATTTTAATAGCAGCATTAGTACCAATATATATTAAAGTCTTACTATTGGTACTAATAATGATTTCCATTAAGATAGTAATGATTTTAAACAAGTAGTCTTTACCTTGTTTAGTAGTAATAAAACTACAGTATTTGTTTCTATCGAATCCATATCTATTAGTACACCATCTCTGTTGACCTGGTGTAGGATGAGAGTTAAATAATACAGATACATATCTTGTATGAGGATCTGTTTCTTCATTAAATAAATCTATCTTAGGCATACATCTAAAAGTTTCTTGATATACAGCATCTTCTCCTCTATCAGATCTAGCAGGAGTAGCAGTTAGATATAAAGTCTTTCTAGTATTAGTATAGAAATCAGTCTTCCAAATATCATCAAACAATAAATGAGCTTCATCATAAATCTTTAAACCAACTCTAAGTTTCTTAAATAATTCTGTAATCTTAGTCCAGTCTTCAGATTTACCATTTTCAGTAGCATATGCATGAATAGTTTGATGAGATGCTAAAAAGTATTTAATCTTAGAAATATCTACCATACCATTTAAAATCATAGCAATACTAGTTCTACCAGTAATAATATAAATTTCAGATGGTTTGGTATCAGTATATTCTAAAATTCTATCTTTCCACTGTTTAATCCACCCAGTAGAAGAAGTAATCATAATACTTCTCATACCAAAGTATGCAGATGAAAATATAGTTACAAAGGTTTTACCTGCACCAGTATTAAGATTAACTCCTAACTGAGTGAATCTAGCAGTATCAGCATATTCATCTTTACCTAAAATAAACTTAATAGCTTTAAGCTGTGTTTCATTTCTTGGTTGGTATTTAAGATTAATCTGTAATCCATCATCATATGGATCCCATGATGTATGAAAGTTAGGAGCAGTATTAAGTTTATCCGCTAACCAAGCAATATCCATTGATCTAGGCAAAGTAAGAATCTTATTCTTAGCATCATACCACATAGCTTTATTAGTATACTGATTTAAAGTTTTATCAAATACACTAAACATTTCTTGTACTTCAGGGCAATCATTTACTTCATAACCAATAAGTTGTATACAAGTATTATAAACCTCTATAGATACATTATGTGATAAAAACATAACTTCTCCTTTCACTATTTAAGAATACTGTTTAACCAAATTACGAAATAATCATCTGCTGGAGAATTAATGAATCCTATAGTATAAAGAACACCTTTACAACTATTAAGAATCACTAGTGCAGCACATAACGCAATATACCATTTAGCTCCCAGCATAAACAAAGCATAGAATACAGAATCATTTTTATGCTTTGGATTTACTGGGGTATAAATAGTTACTTTAAAGAAAAGATAAGTAACCACAAATACAATCAAACCTTCAAGTACAATATATAGCATATTTTTTATCCTCTATTAAGACTTAAAAATCGGTGTAATGAATTCTGGTTTCTTAGGCGCTTTTACTTCATTACTTAAAAATTCTTGTGGTTGTACCATAAAGAACATATCCATTCTAGATGATTCATCCTTAGCATAAGTAATTGGATTAGTTAATGTGGATTTAAGATTCTTATATAAGAGACTAATAATAACTGATGGATTATTAGTAAGCGACTGATCTAATGAGAGAATCTGATATTCTTCATTATCATGCTCCCATTCTGGTAATTTCAATTTAGAATGCACACTTCTAATCTGATTCATAAGCATGCATTCTAGATGAACAGATTGAATGGTAATCTTACCTTTAATAATCAGATTAATAAATTTCTTTAATAAAGAATCTTTATCCAAACCAATCAATTCATCTTTCTTGTTAATGAGACTTTCAATATCTTTCAAGTTCTTATCGATATCGTTATTAATAATCTGGATATAGAATAATGCATTATCATTCAAAGTATTAATGAGATCTTCAATATCGATATGATACATTCTATCACTAGCTAATGATAATCTTTTAAGATAATCAATAAAGTCTTCAGAGAAAAACATTTCAGTCATATTCTCAGAATGAATATCATATTTCTTACCATTCGTATCTTCAAATACAAATGAAGTAATATAATTTGTAAACTGAGAAGAATCTGAGAAGGATGATTCCATATTATCTTCTTCATCAGAATCAGATTCTGTATTCTCCGTATTATCCATAATACTATTTGGATCGATAATAATATGACCAGCTTCAATATTATCATTGACATAGATCATATTTACATTATCTACATAGAAGAATTTATTAAAATTATCATTCCAATTAATCTTTTCAATTACAGTTTCAAGAAGATGTTTAGCTGACAACTGTTTCTGTGTAGTCTGTGAAGTCAACTGTTCTACCGCAAACTTACCTACTTTAAGATTAGAATTAATATAAGCAAGTTCTCCATAACATCTCTTACAAATACCATGACCATGTGCAGCGGATGCACAAGTCATTGGAGAGAAAAGATAAATTGTTTTACCAATAAGAAATGTATCAGTAGGATGAATTAAATAATCAATTCCATCTGGATTGGTTCTATAATATCTTCCTGTAAGCATACTAAGGATTTTGCTATTATCGATAGTAATCACAATAGGATTATGAGTATTACACTTATAATCCAAATCAGTGTTTAATACAGTATCAATATTATTAATACCCATGATACGAGCAAAGTTACCAGAAGATGATGTATTGTGCTTAACAATAATCTGTGCAACTCTAGAAGATGCAGAGTCTACAAACTGGTCTGCTACATGCTGTAAACCGCCCATAAGATAAGATCTATCAATGATATGAGGATGTACACCACCAGTACCATCTGGTTTAGAACCAATATGAATCGCAAATTCTTTATACTGTCTAGGGCTAACACCTTCTCCAGTTTCAAAAGAATTCTTTAAACAATGATCGTATCCTAAAACAGATTTAGAATTCTTGATAATTTCGATGCTTCTATCTGCTTTATCCATACCAATATCTTTTACATCTTCGATACTTTTATCAATAAGTGATGTATGAACAAGATTATTGAATTCTGGAATATTATTCATCAAATCGATAGTATCTTTAAGATTAATAGTATTAGCCAAGAAGAATGAAAAAGAATCTACATCAGAAAACTTAGATAAGGTATCATCGATAATATTATTGAGAGAAATAGTGATTCTTTTCACATCCTGTTTATAGATATGACTAAACCTCTCTACAATAATAGGAATATATCTATCAAAATATTTTTTAATGCATTTTCTATTAATTACTTTAGGACAGAATAGTGCTCTTCCATCCAAGGTAATACCACTCTTAACAACCAAATACCACATAATAATATTAAAATACAAATCGAAGATGGTTAAATCAACTACATCATTATTACCAAAATCTACAGTAATAATGAATCGTTTAATCTCTTCGGTTTCAATATTATCTTTAAGAATATTTAAGATACCATCATAATATTCTTGCCAATTAGAACTAGTAATATCACTAGTTCTTAAATAGAATTTCCCAGTTCTAACTAAGTCTGCAAACATATAATAGTTTTGATAGTTATTTAACATCTTACTCCTCCTTTTAAACAACAAGGTTAAAAACCTTAATATGAAGTTCCCATGAACTTCATTATCAATTATATAATATATATTTGAGTAATACTTTTATTTGTAATTTATCTATGTTACCTTAGCGAAAGAAAGGAGAAATAAAGTGAATACCAAAAAGAGAGAGCGAGAGCCATATGACTCTCGCCAAAAAGTTTTATACTCGATAGCAATAATAAATTTTAAAATAGAGAGATAAAAATAAGAGATAAAATTAATTGTTACCAAAAGTCGTTTTGGTATAATAACGCGGATTAGTTTTAAGAATAGCTTTCTGTGCTTTAACAACATCACGCTTAACATTGTTACCATAACGCTTAACGATGTTAGCAATAGCAAGTTTCTTAAGCATATGAGCTTTCTTAAGTCTCTTCCAGTCAGAAGAATTCTGTTCTTTAGCTTTCTGCATAGCTGCAAGAGTAATACGTCTATTATAATCATCCTGTTTAGAAAGACGAACAATGGTTCTACGACCAATAGCTTTGGCTTCTACGAGAGCATTTACCTCATCAGATTCAAGGTACTGCTTACGTTCTTCATCGTCCATATGGTTGACATAATCGACAAAAAAGGATTCAAATAAAGCGGTAGCATCTTGAATGCCAGCTTCTTGAGTATCATCAATATATGACACGATTATTCACCTCCATAATAATTTGGTTTTATCAGTTATTCATATACCACAAATAGATGTAGTTTATTTAGATGTTATAATATTAAAGTTAAAAATAAGTTTCGTAAGTACCTTAAAATAAGTATATTTAGGAAAGAGAGGAGAAAAATATGAACGAAAATTATGCAAAGATATTTAAAAAGTACAAAGATTCTATGAAAAGAAATATGAAAATTTTAATGCCAGAATTAGGAGATAGTGAACTGGATAGAGCTATTGATTGGAGTATTAATAGAAGAATTAAAGACCATCAAATAGAGATTGATGATAACTATCATAATCAAAGAACTAATATTAACCTAATCAAGTTGTATGAATATATTCAAGAGCGTAAACCAATATTAACATCTTACGGATGTTTATTTACACAACATGGAGAAAGACCTAATCCATTATATGAAATGATTCAAGAATTTGCAGATAGACGAAACAACTTTAAAAAGAAGATGCTTCAATATCCAAAAGGGTCTGAAGAATATAATAGATATAATTTAAATCAGCTAGTTGCCAAAGTAGATACAAACGCAATTTATGGTTGTCTTGGAGCAGCATCTAGTGTATTCTATAATGTATATGTAGCTACATCTATTACCAGACAAGGTAGAAGTAGTATTACAGCATCCATTATGCTATTTGAATCATTCTTAGCCAATAATATTAAATTTGGTTCTTTAAATCAAATCATTGCTTTTATTGACCATGTACTACAGGAGAAACCAAATAGAAAATTTAGTGATAATGATATCTTAGATAATAGTGTATCTAAAGAATCTGTATTTGCAAAGCTTATGCTTAGTTGTGGATATAGATGGTTGCCTAATGATGAAGATATGGAAATCATTTGGAGAATGGTACAAAGATTAGATCAAGAAGATTTAAATAGATTATATTATAAAAATAATCTATATAGCTTCTTTGATAATGAAGTACCGTTAGAAATAGTAACCGACATTCTAAAAGAATTAGATAGTCCATTTATTGATCCTAATAATCCGCCTTCTAATATTCAAGATAAATTAGATGTATTAGTAGATATAGTAAAAGAATACGTTTATTATAGATACCAAATTATCGATAAGATTGAACGGGTAGAAACATTAATTAGACAAGTAGACTTAACTACTGATACTGATTCATGCATTATTACTCTTAATCCATGGTATACCTTTATTGCAGATAAAGTCAAAAATGAAGATATGAAAATTAAGCATTTTGATATTGATGCAGTAAAACTAATGGAAAAAGAAAATCTTAATGAAGCTGGAGATATTTTAAAGAAAGATGATAGCGAATTTATTTATGATTTTAAAAATGATGAAATTATTAAAAGAAAGAGAATGAGAAATCCATTAATGGTTATTCCAGAAGATAGTCTTAGACATTCTATTATTAATATCTTAGCATATGTAATTGGTAAATTGCTTAGAGATTACTTTGATAGAATTTCTATCATGAATAATGTAACTAATGAAGCTCATCCATTCTGTTTAATGAATATGAAAAATGAATTTTTATTTATGAAAATGCTTCTTAGTGATGCTAAGAAGCATTATGCTACCTTAGTAGAAGTACAGGAAGGTCATGTTATTCCAAATGACCCATCTAAACAATTAGACATTAAAGGGTTGGAAATGGATAAGTCTGTAATTCCTAAATCTACTAAAGAAGTATTAAGTAAGATTCTATATGAAGATATTCTAAAGTCTAAAAATATTGATCAGCTTAAAATCATTAATAAATTAGCAGTATTGGAAAAACAGATTAAAGAAGCCATTGTTAATGGTAGTACAGAATACTTTAAACCAATGAAAGTAAAAAGTATTAGAAGTTACAAAAATCCTATGTCTACTCAGCAAGTTAAAGGAAGTATTATATATGATCTTCTTAGAGATAAAAATGAACCATATATAAACTTAGATGAGCAATGCCCAGTACTTGTGGTAAAGACTAAGATTAATAAAAGTATACTAGAAAGTAGTAGATTTAAAGATGAATACCCAGATAAATATAATCTCTTAATTAAAGCATTTTATGATAATAATAGCATAGTCTTTAAAGTCAGAGATCAAGAATATTTATTTAACTTCTTTAAAGCTACTACACCTAATAATGCTAGAGAAATAACTAGTGTAGCTATTCCATATACTATCCCTACACCAAAATGGCTAATTGAATTTATTGATTATGATTCTATTATTAAAGAAAACATAGGAGCATTCCCATTAGAAAGTATTGGTATCACAAAGTTAGATACTAATAGTGCATATAGTGGAATCATTCAGTTATAATTAAGGAGGATTAAAATGGTTATTTGTAAACAACAGAATGAGAAAAAAGAAAGGTTAATTGAGTTATTCAATACATCTGCTGAAAAAGCAAGGAAAGCTAAAGTTCCAGTCACTACAATTACTTTAGGTGGTAAATATAATTGTAAGGTTTTCGGATTTAGCTTAAAAGATAAATATTTTCAAACACATTTCATTGGAGTATGTGCAGATGACCATTGCATCTATTTTATAAGTGGTTCACTGAGTAGCGAGTTAGCAATTAAAAGCCAACTTAATAAAAATGAGTGGAAAGAAGTAATACAACGCATTATGTTTGAAGCGTTTATAAATGATAAATTAATCAACGCATTTGATAGTACGCCTACAACTGAGTTTAATATGTAATATGAATATTTTTAAAGGAGGATAAAAAATGATTATTTGCAGACAGTGTGACGAGAAAAAAGAAAAATTAATTGAGTTGTTTAATGAAGCTGCTAAAAAATCAGAGAAAACCAAGGTTCCATGTATTGTTTATCCTTTAAATAAAGGAAAATATAATCGCGAGGTTTCAGGATTTGCTTTAAAAGATACATATGGTAAAACACATATCATTGGAGGATGCATGGAAGACCATTGTATCTATTTTATAACTGATTTACTGGGTATTAAAAAAATAATTAAAAGTCAACTTAGTAAGAAAGAATGGGAAACAGTGAGATATATTATTTTTAAAGCATATATGGATAAAGAAATAAACCACGCATTTGATGGTACACCTGTAACTTCCTTCTATAATAACAGATAATTGGTAATGTAAAAAAAAAGAATTGTATATTATTGTATTGAAGCTAGATATCTAGCTTCAATACATTTTTATTTATATTTCTTAAGGAGGAAATATACCATGGCAACATCTCTTAGAAACGTTATTGAAAACTTCAAAATTAGCATGGACGAAATTGATAATCATCTTAATGCACAGGATGAATATATCAATGATCTGGCAAGGAAAGCTAAACAGGTTAGCTCTGCACTGAAACTGCTTAAAATTGCAGTAAGATCTAATGCAGATAAAATTGACGGATACTACTATGTGGATGAAAGGGATAAAGATGCATTTTTGAAAGATGATGATGTGTCTGGGCTTTATAATACCATAGCCGCTGAAGGAACGTATTCTATCATCATTCTTGATGATGAATCTCCATTGTTCCTTCAGGAGATTCCAGTCACGATTTCTCATGAGTACGATACGGCTAATGATGCTATGACGGCAAGAATTATCTCTTTCTATGCTGATGAAGAAGAGCATAACTACGTCAATAATACACTTGGCGAATACAAAGAAAACGCTTTCCCACCAATCGATGATACCATTATGATGTTTATCGAAGATACCAAAAAGAGAGCTAAAGAAATTGAAGATATTCGCAAAGCTACCAGTATTGAGAACCATCCTATTGGTAAAGAAGAAAAATAACAAGGAAGGGTGAAAATAAAAGGTACTCATATGAGTACCTTTTATTTTTTTTTTGCTATTTTCTATGATATTATAGTATATTGAGAAGAAGATAATCCAGCACCATTAAATCTTGATGGAGGATTCTTAATCTTAACATTTTTAAGTTTATGGTATTAGTATTTAACCATTACCATCATGTATACAAAATTATCAAATCTTATAGATTATAATTAAGGTACTACAGTAAGCTTAAGCTTACTGTAGTTTTTCAGAATTAGAATTAAAGAAAAATTAATATTTTATCAATAAATAAACTCCATCATCAGGAATATTTGTATTAGGATAGTATATAGTAATAGTACCAGCTCCACATACGGTTTTTAATATTTTATAGTTATCTAAATCACAAGCTGCGGCTTTATCGGAAGAAGTAATGTCCTTATCATCTGTATATACATAATGTGCTGTCGTACCTTCTATTACCCAATCAGCTTTATCTGTACCTGTTCTAATACTACTTCCGCCGCATAAAAGAATCATTAATGATTGCTCATCAATAGATGATGATGAACCAGCGTTTTTTAAATCATCTTTTGTAGCTAATTCGCTACCTTTATAAGTGATAGTCTCACCTTCACCCATATCCAATAATGTCTTAGTACCACTCTCTGTTATAGAGTTTACCTGTAAACCACCATTCATAATGATTTTAGACTGATTGGTCTGTTCTCCATGAGTGATTACGGTTTCATTGTTGACCACAGGATGATTAAAAGTTGTATCAGAGTTTACCTGTATTTCTTTTACGTTAAAATCTAAAGCACCATTGAATTCGGTATGTCCGTTAAATGTTACTTGACCATCGAACTCTGCTAAACCTTCAGCAAATACATTATTACCATTTAAAGTATTATCACCAATTAAGTTTACTTTCTTGTCTAATTCAGCTTTAATTACTTTATTTTGTACAGCATTAAGGCTGGTATCAGATAAAGATTCATCTAATTGTGTTGTTGGAGAGGAGTAAATATTCCCCCCCCCCACAATAACTCCAGATATTGTTTGTGACATAATATTTCCTCCTTATTAAAAATATATTATATACTAATTATATAGAACAATCAATGAACACAGAAGAATCCATAATACTGCTTACATCAGAACTATCAAAAATAGCTAAATCTGTAGAACTTATATTAGAACTGTCACTAAATATAGAATCTGCATCAGTTATTTCGGAAGAATCAAGGTAAAATGGATATATAGAAGCAGTATCAGTTACATTATCATCACATAAAATTTGGCCTTTAAATACATTTACTCGAGGTTTTAAAGTTGGGTTCATAATTGATCTCTCCTATTTACTTAATAATCAGTAACTGTTGGGGTATGAGTATTAATTTCAGGAGACCATGAAATTGTGAAACTGAGCCGATCGGCACCATCTGCATTATACTCAGTCTCCCCGATCCAGTATACCAACTTATTTGTACCAGTAACTACGTTATACAAAACTGCATCCATATAGAATGATTCTTGTTCATCTTGCATTTTGTATTGCAATTCACCAGTAAGCCTATATTCACGGGAAGGTGTTACCCCCACGAAAGTGGTTTCATCAATTTCATTACCATAATAATCAATACCATACAACCTTGCTTTAACAACTTTTACATTTGGGAGGGGGTAAATACACCCATATGATTAAAATTAGTAGACCCAGTAGGTATACTTACAGTTGCTGGAGAGGCACTAAATACTACCCCCCCCCACTACTCCCTTAATCGTTGTTGCCATAATAATATTCCTCCTATTATCTTCTATTATTATTTAACACTTAAATCACCTGGTAAGTATCCACTAGCAGCTACAACTTCTGCTTCGTAGGTAGTTCCTATTGGGCAGGTAAATGTGGACGTATGGTCTGTACCACCAGATTTTTGTGGAGTATAAACGTGAATAGTCTGGTTAGCAGACTGAACAATAGTTACAGTTGCTGTAGCTACTGTTGCTGCATTATGAGATACCGTAGTATTACCATTTACAGTACCAGACTTTGCAGAACCTGGGTTATATCCACTATCAGCGGTATAGCTAATACTATAAGTAGTTCCGTAAGGAACACTTAAAGTTTGTGAACTCTTAGTAGCTGTTGTAGTATAAGACGGTAAGGTACCACCATATGAACTATTAGTTGCTAATCTAAGATTATAAGACTGATTTGCAGTAGCCGGAACAGTTAAAGTATAGTATCTTAATGAAGCACTAGCAGATTTAGCTGGGATAGATGTAGTATTTGTTACTGTACCACTTACTGAATTAGAAGCTGTATATGTATATGCATTTGTAGCACTATTAGCCGTATAAGCTACAGAGTACGTAGTACCATAATTTACGGTATAAGATGTAGCACTAGCAGTAGCTGCTTTAGCAACTCCATCTACAGTAGCTACATAAGTCTGGTTAGTAGTTGCTCCAAATGACAAGGTAAAGGTCTTAATAGCAGCAGCTGTAGCAGCTATAGTTACAGAATCAGTAATAGTACCACTAGTAGATGTTAATGTACCGGCATTATATCCAGTATCTGGAGTTATAGTAGCAGTCCATTTATCGCCATATGTAGCAGTAAATGTAGAAGTATGTGCTACACCATTGCATGTTACAGTAATAGTCTGATGATCTGATTGATTAATATAAAATGTAAAAGTCTGTTTAGCAGCAGCGGTACAAGATAATGTAAAGCTACCAGCTTCAATATTAGCTTGAGTAATTCTATATGGGTTAGATACAGTAGTACCATTAATAGTTGGAGAAGATGCTTTATATCCTGTAGCTGGAGTACAAGTAATAGTTAAAGCAGTATTCATTGGTAATAAAGTACCTGTAGATACAGCAGTACCAGAAGCATTAGTGACTCTAATAGTTTGGTTAGCTACTTGAGTAATATTCATAGCAGCTTGAGTCCATTTTAATATTGCATACTTAGTAGAAGAACCATTCTTCTGAATTCTAATACCAGAAGCATTATTAGCTGTAAGAGAAGTACCTAAACCAGCATATACATTAGCACCATCTACTTCTAAATTAATAGTAGAATATCCTGCACAGTCAGCTTTAGAAGTATATAAAGCACAAGTTCCTGAAGTACCATTTGTTTTCTGATAATGAAGAGATTTAGTTATCTTACTCATTTTCTATCCAAACCTTTCCACCATCTACATGGATAATAAATGAATCCTTTAGTTTAGATAAAGAATCCACTTGTGATTGTAATTTATTTATTTTTTCTGATAAATCAGTACTTTCTTTTTTAAGATGATCTATTTCATTATTCTTAGCAGCTAAGATATTATTAAGAGAATCTATCTCTAATGAAAGTTGATTATACTCAGATGAAGTATAACCACCTAATAAGTGTATTAAAAACTTAAACATAGTAAACACCTCCTATGTTAGATTGACACACCATCAATCTTTTGGTTTTCAAACTTCTTGTATGCGTCAAGGTATACTTCTTTCTTATCTCCGTTGTATGTAACCTCGTAGTACATACCATCGGGCAAGGTAGTTGACACCAATGCTTTCCAATTCTGCAAGGTTTTACAGAACCAAACAACGTAAACATTATCTAACGTAATCTGTACGTTGTCTGTTTTATCAATATGCTTGTTAGCGTAGTTCAAAACAATTTCTTTTGCAATTTCCTGATAGTTCATAAATTATTCTCCTTATCTTGTTAATAATCTGTTATTGTAGGTGTTTTTTTGTTAATTTCTGGTGACCATGATATACGATAGGTAAAGCTATTAAATTCTCTAAGCGGTACTCCATGCACCATCCAACTCATATTATCATGTGTGCTGCATTGCACGCCAAAAACCATTGTCTGCCCCTGTCCATGAAAAAAACTTTTGGGTTTATGATATGATCCAGGAGTAACCCCTATATAAACAGGGTCTAAAGTAAAGATGCCACCACTAACATCCATTGTTAGGCTTAATGCAAGTATGTGAACATTAGCTGGGATAACAAAATTAGGTAAATCACCTTCATAACTCCCAGTAGGTACACTCACGGTAGCAGGACTAGCACTAAACGTCGTCCCCCCCCCCAATTATACCTTTTAATGTTGTAGCCATATACAACTACCTTCTTTCTTTTTAATAATCAGTATCGTCTGGTGTGTGAGTATTAATTTCAGGAGAATAATATATAGTTACCCCTTCTATATCATTTTCATCATTAACATCCTCAATTTTCCAACTAGTAATTTGATGTATATTATGGGTAAAACAATAAATACCATATACCATAGTATGATGAGGTGGTATATAATCTGTTTGAAGTCCCCATACATGTGTTGAGCCAGGGGTAACACCCACGTAAAATCCACGTACATAAAGTACCTTTATTCCATTTGGAACTGTAAATCTTTCTGAGCTATCTGGGCCTATATATATGCTTCCACTCGGTATACTTGCAGTTGCTGGGGTGACACTAATAGTTACCCCCCCCCCCATATAGTTCCTTTTAAAGATTGTGACATAATATGATTCCTTTCTTTTTAATGATCAGTTACGGTAGGAGTTTGCTTATTTATTTCAGGAGAGTATTTTATATAAAATCTATCTATTTTGCAATCTTCGCCTTCTCTGGTTTCAGCATTTACATAAGTATAGTATTTTTTATTTGGAATTACTCCAACGTATACTGTGTGACTAGTAATGCCTTCGCCAGTACTATAGATCCATTGACCGCTACTACTATCTACGGTTAGAACTACAATATGTTCTGTACCACTACTAATATAGGCAGATGCATAAACTTCAATCACTTTTACACCATTAGGAATTATAAAGTCATCATTAAGGCCGTTTTCATCATTAGATCTATCCACTAAATATCCAGTTGATACAACTATTTCAGTAGCGGGACTAGCTGTGAATGTTAGCCCCCCCGATTGTTCCCTTCATCGTTGTAGCCATAATAAATCTCCTATTAGTATAACATTACGTATACCACAATTAAACTAATTAAAGAAATTATAGAATACTTAACAGAATTTTTAAGATATTCTTTGTAGTTTTCTTTTACGCTTTGTAAAGAAATAGTCTGCCCTACAAATGTTAATACAGCAGCCACTACAAGAAATAAAACAAACGTTAATAAAGTCATTTTTTATCTCCTTATTATTTTCTACTTAGCAATCTTAGAAGCTGATTTCTCAGCTTCTGATTCTATTTTTGATCTATTCATAATTACATATTCTTTATCATATTTACTTTGCTGCCATTTATGAACTAATTCATGACAAAGTATTTCTTTTTGTTTATTTATAGATAATCCTGATTTATTAAGAAAAATCTTATTAGTATTCCATATTCCACATGCATATGAAGTTCTTACTAATCTATTAGCCATATCTTTAGAAAGTTTATTTTCTATTAATATTTCTCTATATTCTTTATCTGTATTGGAATAGTATACTTCTAAATCTTCAAATTTATAATTTAAACATGACTCAGTATTTGCAATACACCATTCAAAAATAGCTTTATCTTGTGTATTAGCATTTATTAGATTATGAGCACTTATAGATATAAATTGCAAATTTAGTAGTAGAAATACTAATAAGATAATTCTAATAATTATAAATCTCATTATTCTATCCAAATCTTACCACCAGGAATATTTAAAGTGGTAGTAGCAGTTACAGTAGCTGCACTAATTCCTGTGCAAGCAGTTGGTACACCATTAGTAAAGTATACAGGTTGAGTAGTGCTACCAGCATTAGAAGTTAATTTATTAGCAGCTGCTGCATTAGCAGTCTTACCTAAGTAAGTATTTGATGCGTCTGTTTTGGTTAAATATCCACTTAAGTCTAATTTCTGTGTTCCTAGCTGTTCCCATTTACTATTTACATAGATATATTCAGTATACAGGTTTTGAGTATCATTACCTGTCTTTTTCAAATAAATAGTAGTATCAGAAATATTAGTAGTTGGTAAATCATTTACTACAGCAATAGCAAATTTAGGAATAGAAGAAATCTGAGCATTAACTTCACCCTTAGTATAGTAATTGCTTAAAGATTGATGGGAAGTAAGTGGAGTAATGCTATTAGCACCAAGAGTAATTACACCATTAGCAATCTTAGCATCGGTAATACCATAACCAGATAATGTAGTAGGATTAGTACCAGCAGTTACATGCCCTTGAGCATTAACTGTTACAGATTTATATGTACCCGCAGTTACACCAGAATTAGGGTGAGTATATACTGTGTTAGTATCTGTACTTGAAATAGTAATTACACCATTAGCATCAGATGTAACTGTAGTAGCACCAGTACCTACAATCTTATGGGAATCTCTTACAGTGCAATTATCTAATACATTAAGGTATACATTGCCATTGCTAGCAATAGCATTAGATGTAGCGGAAGCAGTTGCACCTACTTTTAAACCAGTAGTATAATGGGTAAGATGAGCAGGAGGGGTATATCCTAAAGCACCAATTACATTATCCGCAGTAAGACTAATAGTACCTGTATCTACAGTAATATTAGAGCCTACTTTAACACCACCCTTAGTAGTGGTGTTAGCATCAGGAAGAGAATATACTGTATCTGTAAATTTAGCATTAGCTGGTACATTGCTTAATACAGTATGACCATTTACTGTACTAGCATTACCGCCATTAGCAGGTAGCGAAGTAGGAATAGCTACTGATACACTTTTACTACCATCATAACTAGCTGTAGAACCACCAGTAAATGAAATAGCATTAGGATTTTTAAGTGAAGTAGGAGTTCCTTTTAAATCAGAGTAATTACCAGTTGTAGCTACTTTAGATAGTGAATCTTTGGTTGCATATTTGCTATCAGAATTAGTTACCAAACGCTTCAGTGTTTCTATAGTAGCAACAGGTTTAGATAATCTTGTCATTATTTGTTTCCTTTCTTTTATAAAAAATTAAAAGTTGAAACTTTTATAGTATTGTTATCATTATTGAGTACGCTTATAAAAACAATATAGTAATTTTATTTCCTATATTTTTATAGAAAGAGTTGATATTGTAATGAATAAGCGTACCTCTATTTCTGATATTTATTCATCATCGTTAGTCATTAATAGTAAAGAATTAGACAGAGCTTACAAGAAATTAGATAAAGACCAATTAGATTATTTTAATTCTTTTTCTAATCATATCATCACTTGTGTAAATGCTGCATCTGGTTCTGGTAAAACGTTTGTAGCTGTGTTAGCAGCATTACAAGCATTTAACCAAGGAGAAGTGAATAAGATTTACTATATTAGAATACCAGATGATAGGTCATTAAGATTAGGATATCTTCCAGGGTCTTCAGATGATAAACAGTCTATTTATACAACTCCATTCTATAATGCATGTACTAGTTTAGGATTAAGAGAAGAAGATATAGATATAGCAAGAGATAATAATGAAATAGTTCTATGTACTGATATAGTACTTAGAGGTACTAATATCTGTAATGCATTTGTTATTATAGATGAAGCACAAAATGGTAGATTATCTGATTTAAAACTTATATTAACTAGAATATCAGATAACTGTAAAGTAGCATTAATAGGTCACTCAGCTCAGTATGATAACTTTAAAGGAACTAATGAAAAAGCTTTTGAAAAATATATAGAGCATTTAACTAAGAAATCATGGGCTATAGAATGTAAACTTACTAAAAATTATAGAGGTAAACTTTCTTCATGGGCTGATGAATTATATTGATAGAAAGAAGGAATATAGATGGATCAAAACTCTACAGATTGGCGTTCACAACAATTCTTTGTTACTAAGAATGGTAAAAAAGAATTAATACATATAGAAACTGATACTAAAAATATTGTAGACTTCTATACAGGAGTAATAGCAATTATTAATAAATTAAAAGGCATAGCTAATGGCTTAGCTACATTGGATGCAAATGGTCATGTACCGCAAGACCAATTAAACAATATTGAACAGCAATTAAAAGATTTAGAGAAAAAACTCACCAATCTTATCAATAACAACAATACTAAGCTAAATACAGATTTAGCAAATGCAGTTAAAGAATTAAAAGGCTTAATATCTGCATTAGATGCAAAGTCTGATGGAGCTTATGTTAAAAAAGTAGGGGATACAATGACTGGTTCATTAACATCCACTGTACAATCCACTACTTGGGTTAATGGTATGAAAAATGCGGCTTTAAATTGTAACTTTAGTTCTTATTCTGCTATAGCTAATTCTCCTTCTAAAAATGGTAGATTTTCTATTTCTTCTTATCCTGACCAAAATAATAATTTCTATATTTCTTATATGACGCAGGATAAAATAAATGCTGATACTAATGCTACTGATAAGCAATTAATTTGGAGTGGTGATACTGGTGTATTGACTTGTACTAAAGTAGTCAATTCAGTATATAACGACTATGCCGAATTATTCCCTAAAGGTGAAGAAACTGAACCAGGGGATTTAATTGTATTAGACTTAGATTCTAAAGAAGAAAAGTATGTTAAATCTAGTGCTAAAAATACTAGAGTAGTGGGTGTTCATTCAGATGAATATGCTCAACTTATTGGTGGAGATAATGTTTCATTAGAAGAAAATCTTAAAAACTATATTCCTGTATCTTTAGCAGGACGTATTAGGGTTAAATTTATTGGTATATCAAAAAAGAATGAATATGTAGTAGCTGATACTCATAATCCTGGTGTAGCTAGATTATATTATAAGGATTTAAATAAACCAGAAGATATTATTGGAATACTTGTAGAGGAAGATTCTAATACCAATCCAAATGAAATTAGAAGATTAAAAATAAAACTTAAATAAAAAAAATAAAGGTCTAGGCTATTTAGTCTAGACCTTTACTATTACTTCTTTTTCTTATTGTTATCAATTCTTACATACTGTAAAACTGAAATGAATACAATAGTAAGAATTGCAGAAGCAACAACCATTGGATAGCATTTAGTAATTCCATTGTAATATACTTCTGTTGCTATAATAGCAGCAGTTGCAATGAATACTAAAACACAAAGCACATTATAAAAGAAATCATTGTTGCACAAGAACAATTTCATTGGAATGGTAGTAGCAGGCTTTCTTTTGCTAACCTTTTCTTTAGATGTAGTTCTTTTATAATTAGCTTCCGATTCTACAGCAGGATAGAGTTCTTCCTTATAGAAACTAATATTAACTATTCTAGATAATTTCTTTTTCTCATCTAAAGAAGAATAAACTGCTTTAGCTTCAGCAGTTGCAATATTGTAAGAAATCTTGTTAGATTTATTAGATACAAACAAAATATTCTTCATTAGTGTATCAATATCAGAAATAGTACTATCAGTTCTTTCCGCAATAACTAAGTAATCAATCTTTTCCAGATTGATATGCTTTAGCTTTTCAATATCTTCAATAGAGATATATGAATTGGTTGGAATAAACTTATTGCTAACAACTTTATCATTTTTAGCTGAATGATACAGAGAAATAATATATACAATAGATGGATAACTCATAAGCATCTTAGCAGAAGTACCAAATTGTGTATCTGCAAAGATTAAAGAGTTATTCGCATTAATCTTAGTCTTATGGATAAGATTATAGTTGTAAAAGCTTAAAAAATCTACAATACTATTTTCGAGTAATTTAATATGCATAATTTACCTCGTTTCGTATATAAATATCATCATCAGTTGGTTTTAGCATGACTCTTCTCTTCTTTAATAATCTCCTCTGTTTTTTTAGTATAAGCAGCATTATCATTTTTAATGAGTTTATCTATAGTTTCTGGAGAGATATTAAAACTAAGATAAATAGAGTTTTTTTCTCTAATTACCTTTACATAAACAGAATTCTTATAAAAGCAAAAATAGCGATTATTGTCAATACCGATATTATACATGCTATTTGGCAGCAAAATAAAAGTATTATTTTGTGTAGTACCATTATCAGTACCAAATTCTTTAGAGATTAGTTTCTCGTAATGAGATCCATCATAAGAAGGGCTGGTAGTGTCTAATGCTTTAACAAAACGAATTTTGTTAGTATTACTTTTAAGTTTATAAGCCATTATACAGTCTTTAATCCATGCCAGCTGATATAATACTTCTAAACTAGTAGTTTCAAAATAACAATATTCTCCATCAACTTCTAACTCAACTGTAGCTTTATCTTTCTTAGACTTCATATACTCAGTAATACGAAAATCAGTAATTCTAATATCCTTACCTACCAATTCTCTCATCGTAACTTTTTTCATAATAACTTCTCCTTTCAAAATAAATAATATATTAAATCTGTCATAAATATAGTATATCTTTAAAAATGAATTTGTAATTATCTATTTTAACTTTATTATAAGTATAATATTTCATATAGGAGGTTTATTATGAAATGGAAACACTCAAAAACTTTATTAAAAGTATCCCTAGGCGTATTATTACTATTACCATTATCTGCCTCATCATCATTGGCATCGGATGGTACTACACAAACAACGTCAACTATGATGATAGCACAACAGTTAGAGATGAAATTAAATCAGCAGAGTCAACAGTTGATACAGTTCAAGGAGAGGTATCAGACTCTCTTGACACAATTCGAGATGCTGGAAGCACAGCTACAAGCATCGCAAACACAAATAGAGAATTACAAGCAGAAGGACACAGAACAGCAGAAGGAATTTCAAAACTTGGTGAATCAATACAATCAGCTAAAGGAACAGTTGATAGTATGGGAGACAGTATATCAAGAATTGACCAACTCCAATCAGACAAGTCAGAACTTATTGACTCAGCAACAAAGTCAAATAACGACGCTTCAATCACTGCTGAAAACATCAGAGAAGAGCTTGCAGCAAGCAAATCTGAACTTGATCAACTTACAACTACAGATGAAGAAATTAGAGGACTCCTTCAACAGCTACGTGAAACATGCAAAGAGAACTGAACGTAGATTAAAAAGACAAAAAGTTACAACTGGTATTGTAGCTGGTTTATTTGGATACGAAGTGGGTAAACATATATGAGTACAGAAATTATAAACAAAGCTTTATATAGCTTTCCTGTAAAAAATGATTGTACTATTACCCCTATAGTAAAACCTATACCAACCTTTCAAACTTTAGAATGGCCATTATCTATGCATACTGATATGGATGGTAATAATACATATTTATTTCAAAAAAGCTATGATATAATATTCCCTACTTGGTGCGAATACGTAAAAATAGAGATGCCTATAATAAAAATAAATGGAGTTGATACTCCATTAAGCACTATTAGTATTACATCAGATTCTAATGTAGTATGGTTTGATAATATAACAGAAACAAATAAATTAGTATCTTATGTTAGAGTAACCAGTTATATCGAAAGACCTGATTCTAATAATGTCAATGTTCAATATTCGTTGATGATTAGTCCTATATCTATTCTTTCTTCTGATAAATATACTATAAAATTTACTATAGGAAATGATATTAACACATATTGTAGAACTAGTCTTTCTAGTAAAGATATAATCTCAGATATCAAAAATGCATAAAATATTAGACTAGCTCTTTAATAGAGCTAGTCTAATAAGTTGTTGTTAATGTCTTTGATTGAGTATATTGCTTCTCTATTTATAGTAGTTTTAAAAATGATTGATTATTAATTCAAAGTAAGGTATTTATAACCTGGATGGAGTTTAGAATTACGCTGTACTACTGTAGCTTTGCAAGGGAATACAAGGTTATCACCTTTGTTTTCGATTGCAGAACGAATACCAGAAGAGCCTGTAGAAGTATAGCATTCTTCACCATTTTCATCAGTGTATTCAAGAACAAGATATTCTTTATTATCGCCGTAGTTAGACTTTCTATAGTTTACTGCGGTAATAGTAATCGGCTGATCAATAATTTCATCAATACGATTTTTCTTCTTATTGTTGTAATTTTTGTTCTGCTGAGCTGGTTCACTACCATCTTTGTTTTTAAAGCTAGAGAAGCTTGGAATAGAAGAAGTTGTAGTAGTTTCGTTAGAATTATTGAAGTTAAAATTTTCGCTCATAATTAAGCACCTAGTTACCTTTCATTTTAAGAGATATAAATATTAGTGTATAAAAAGTACTATAAATAGATTACATATAAGTTGTACTATAAATCATTTTTTATTTTTATACTCTATCTCATAATGATCGAAATAGTAACCAGCTTTAGGCTTAGTTGAGATATTAGCTATTCTATTTCTGATAATAGAATACTTAGTATCAGATACTTTATCTACATTAGTTACGTCTATCTTAGCTTCATTAGCTTCAGAATTATCTATAGTAATATATACAACATCTGGAACAACTTTAGTAGCACCTATAGTAATATCCTCTGTAACTTGAATAGAAGATACTATATCATGCTTAACTCCATCTTTACCATAATAATACAAGCTACCAGCTATATAACCATCTTTAATAGATTTAACCGATACTCTGCAATATTTATTATAACCAATAGTAAATTTATTAATACCTTTGCTATTAGTTCTAGGAATACCTTCAGCAGTAACTGTAATCAATTCATCTATGGTAGCTTCAATGGTAATATTATATCTTATATCAGTAATCTTAGTAGAATATATTATAGTATCTTCAGTTACATCTGCTTCAGTTATATTCAATACCCCTTTATTAAACCCTTCTGCAATATAAGTTATTTCAGCTCTTATATGAGGATATCTAGAGTTTACTACAAATGAGGCTGTATGCGATTCTTCTACACCATCCTTTAAATTATAGACAGTAATAATCTGATTTTGTACCTGATTAATAATTACATTGTATTCTTTATAAGATGCAGGAGTAGCAGTTAAAGTAGTATTGCTAGTAATAACTGCTTTAGTAACACTAGGTGTACCTGGAGTATATTTATACTTTCCATCTATAGCTTCAGTTCTTACTGTAATTAATGAATACTCAGGTACTTCAAAAGATTCAGTATAAGTTTTACCATTACATTCTACTATAATTCTCTGATTTGTGTATTTAGTTATATTTACTTTATAAATAGGGATATTAGAGTAGTCTATATCTAAAGAACGTTCTTTATGGGTTAGTATTAATCCATTATTTTCTTTTCTAATAAGTTCGTTTAATTCATTCATTCCATCAGTATCGAATTCAAAATAATGAGCATAGAAGTCATCTACATTATTGTTTGATAATATCATATCATTCAAACCTTCATATTTAACATCTACGACTCTATTTATATTTAGATATGAATCTATAAACTTACTTACTATCTTTTCAGCGTTAATATTTACAGTACAATTTAAATCCTTAGATATAATTCTTCTTTTATCTACAGTATAAAAGTCATATAAACTTTTATAACCTTTTGGAATTTTACTATCAAACTTAGATTCTCCAAAATTAAATGTGCCTGTTACTTTATTATTAAATACACCTTCATCGTGTATAAAGAAATATGGATATTGTATTTTACCATTATCATCTTTATTAAAATCAGAGAAGTCTATATTCTCTTTGGTGTACTTTAAATTTAGAGAAGCTAGTTTAATACCTTCTATATAAATATCCATAAGATTATTACCTAAATCTAAAGCTACTCCTATAGTATTCCCTTGTTCTGGAGATATAGAAGTTTCTACATTCTCTAGATAATGTAAATCGTTCTTATCAGAATTTTGCGTAGAATGTCTTACTAAATGAAATAAATAAAATCCACCAGAATTATCCAATCCATTAGGAATAAAACAATTACCTCTATATAGATTTACTCTAATAGATTCAGTCATTATAGTATTAGGATTAGTAACTTTTTCTTGACTAGGTTCACCTACTAAAGGAACACTAGTTATACCCATAGCAATAGGTATACCTACTATTCTATCCTTTAATTCCCCTTCTTTAACTGTATATTCAAAGTATACTTTATCTGTAGTAGGTATAGGATAATTTATATATACATTACCACCTACTTTATAAGAGTTCGTAATACCATACTTATTATCTTCACCTGTTTCAAAATCATAATCAGCTTTGATATAAGTATTAGCATTCATATTATATTTATTACTTTTAGTAGTAATAAATTCTGGATCATCTGTTACTAAAGTTAAATTATCTGTATCTGGTTCTAATTCATTTTCTACAGATAATTCTCCATCCCATTGGATACTATAGGGGTTAAATATATCACCACTTATATAAACATAGCATGGATTATCATCTGACCCTAATTCTGCATGTATTTCTTGGTCAGCCATACGTTCATAATATGCTTTATATAATGAATCATATCCTGGTACTGGATGGGTTAATCCATTCTTACCAAAATTTACATATCCTGAAATATGTTTTAAATCATCCATAGAAGCTATTCTAAAATTATAATCTTCTTCTATATATTTATAATTTATATTACTATATATACAAAAATACATATTAGGTTGTTCAGCTAAGTTAAATGGAGGTGTATATGAATAAAATGGTTTATCATATTCTCCATCATAAGGATACTCATTGTTATAGTTTACAAACAGTTTAATTTTATTAGTATGATAATCTACTGCTACTCCTATAGTGTCTCCGATACCAGGTTTTCTTGTTCCTATAACACTATTACCATCAGCATCTATGCTGCTACCATCTATATACAGTACATTATCTGGTATTTCATTAGACAGTATTTCATATCTAGGGTCAGTTACATCATAGAATAAAGATGATATAGCATAATCTGCTATTAATACACCCAATGAAGGCTCTCTACTAATTCCTACATATAACGGAATGTGTTGTATTTTATTTATAGGGTAATAATCAGTTATATTTATTTCAAACATTGTTTTATTTTTAATAGGGAGATTAGCTATTAAAAAGAATGGTTTATCATAATCAAAGTGTAACCCATCACTAGATAAAACATTATCTAATGGAGAGCTATTTAAATCATATGACTTCATTAATATATTATTCATTCGATACCCTCCTTTTTAAGATAATGTTAAAATACGCAATATAACCATGTATGGTTATCCATACATGGTTAATGCACATCATAAAGCTAAATTCTGATTACCTGATAAGAATCTTTTAGAATAGTAATCTAAATTAAATTCTCTAGTATCTTTATCTAAATATTCTCTACTAATATACTTATCAAAACATTCTTTTTCAATATCATAGATGACTTTTCTAGATATACATTTATTGTATGAGTTAAATATGTATCTAGTTTCTAATGGGCATTCTGTGCAATATGAAACATGATTACACTGAATACATCTATCAATGTTTTCATTTAAAAGATTAGTATATAGATTAGTAAAATTAGACATTGATTTAGAATCAAACCCAGTAGAAATATTTCCTAGTACTAAATCATTATTATTATCTAATAATCCATCTATTTCTTTTAAAAGTAAACATGGATAAATATCCCCATTAGGCACTACCATAAACATCTTTCCGATATATCTGCATTTATGGTCATAAATAAAATCAGGGTTTATAAATTTATTATAAATCATATATGTAAGATTATCCAAATCAAAATCATACTGATTATACAGCATATATATTTTATGCAGCTGATGTATAAAGATAGTTTTAAACTCTTCAGTATTATAATATTTAGAGTATTCATCATTAAAAATAAAATAGTAAGATAACTTCTTACACCCTTGTTCTAGTGCATATTGAATAGAGTCAGCTAAATAACAAATATTGTCTTTAGTAACTGCTATAGCTATCATAACTTCATTATTATACTTAGAACAGCCTACTTTATCAACAATAGTAGACAACTGTTTATCAGTAAGATGAGTTTGGGCTATTTCAGAAGCATGAATACCATCCCATGATATTTTAACTGATTCAGGAGAAATTATCTTTATTAAATCATTCATAATAAAGTTGTGATTAGTACCATTAGATACTATACCAATCTTAACTGTTGTATCTTTATATCGCTCAATCTTTTTTAACTCTTTGCATAGATTATAAAGCTCATTAGGATATATAGTTATCTCTCCCCCTAATAAGTTTATATATAACTTAGGGCCGATATTTAAGGTCTTTAAAAACTCTACCAGCTCTTTGCCTTTATTGAATACATTGTGCCTAGACCTAGAGTTATTAGTCTCAAAGCAATATTTACAATTCAAATTACAATAGTCATTAAATTTTATCCCTAAGAAATCAATTTGCTCATACATTTTTCATACCTAATAGCTTAATAAAATTGCTTACTAATTCGGCTTCTTCATCATTTTTCTGTATTGCTTCTATATTATTAATTCTATTAAAAGTATAATTATCCATCTTAGTAGTGGAGATATCAGTAGATAATGCAAACTTCAAATCTTCTGGTGAAGTATTAATAATCTTACCATTTAAAATTTTTTCATTATTAATTGCAATAGTAGCATATTTTCTTAACAATACTGCATACTTAATAACTTTAGATCTATCATAATAAGATAATCCTCTAAGAAGAGTCGGCATATTGGTAAGACCATCATTGAACAAGTCGATGATCTTGTTCAATAATTTTTTACAAGTTGTAATTCTTTCTGCTCTATTTGTATTACTGATAGAAAATAATAAGTACATCAGCATAGTATCACAGAATCTGAGATAACCATAGTTATACTTCTTATATTGATAATCTCCTATTTCACTATATAAGAAATTATCAAGCTTATTATACAAATCCTGAAGATCTATTTTAATTCTATTATCTTCTAAAAGTTGATTGATATTATGAATATAGAAGCATACCCAATCACAGAATTGGGAGTTAATATTATCTTTATCACTAGAATACTCTAAAGTCTTATTATAATACTTTTTAATAGTATTCATGCATTTGGATGTAATATCTTCTTCTGACATAGAATTTGTAATAAAGTCTTTAGAGATACTGTCTATAAGAATCTTGTAAGCAATATAGTTATAATAAATAAATTTACTATAGTTTTTAGATTCATGAGATTCAAAATATTTAATAAAGGTTTTCATATAAGAGAAATAAACATCTTTTTTATTAGAATCATTAAAATCTATAAATGCAATTAATAATGCTAAATAGTTTTCATCATCTAATGCTTTAGTATTATGAATATATTCTTCTCCAATAAAATCTTTACTAATTATTTCAAATTCTTGAAGTAAAATTGGTTCATTTTTTAATGATTCTTCAATAGAAGATTTAATATCAGAGTATACTTTCTTATTATCTTCATTTTCTATAAACAAAGAAGAATATTTAATATATTCTTCAAATGTAGTAAAAGAATTATATTTATCAGATAGAGCGTTAAGTTTATCTATTACATCAGATACTTTATTCTCTAATATATAATTATAAATTCTTTCTGGTAAAAAATATATCATATTAAACCTCCATATCTACATTATTAACCTTATATAACCAATTCTTATATCGCATAATTATTTTATAAAGTTCTGCTAATTCTTCATGATTAAGACTTGCTAAATATTTAGTAATAAGATTATCATAAACTTTCATAAGTTTACATGTTTCTGGTAAATAATTATCTAACCATTTATCACCAAACTTTAGCATTCTTTCATATCTACATCCACCATCGCAAAGGTAAAAATATTTACAATTTTCTATCTGACAATCTTTACTGGTACAACGCTTCTGTATTTTATCAAAGTCTTCATATTTCTGTTCAGTAAATGCGATAGAAGTGCATGATGACATAGTTTTATCTGTAAGATAAGACTGTTCTTTACCTGCTGCGCATGACTGCATTGGTGCTCTATTAATATATGCCATTATCTTATTAAGATTTTCTGTATATGGATGCTCTAATGTACCTTCAAAAGTACAATAAAGATTCTCTTCTAAATCTTTAAACCATTGATCGTCATGGTCTTCACCTCTAGCAATACAGTATTGACCATTAATATGAAACTCTTTATCTAATCTATGGAATAACTTATTAAGTCTAGGTATATCTTTTACATTAGCATTATTAATTACAGTCTTAATATCAAAGTGGTCTAGTCCTTCAGATATAGCATAATTAATATTATTCAATACTCTATCGGCAATACTTCTACCAGAAGTATCTACTCTAGAATCTTTAAATCCATCCCAAGAAATTTGTAATTCTATATGCCATTTCTTTTGGAACTTAATAAACTCTTTCCAATTAGCCATACTAGAAGTTATAACTTGAAAGTTCATTTGATCGTGATACTTTTCTAAGGTGTATTCCATTAAGTCTAATCTCATTAATGGTTCTCCACCAAAGAATACCACTCTATTTGGTTTATTTTGCTCTATACACTCATCTATATCTTTTTCTGTAAGACAATCATTATTATACTTGATATAACAATAATGGCATCTATTAGGACATTGATTGGTTAAAAATAAATATATTTCTTTATACATTAGAATCCACCACCACATTTCTTATCATGACATGTACCACCATGGCATGATTGGCAAGATATTTGGCAAGTAGACTGACAAGATGCTTGACATACAAGTTTGCATGGGCCTGCCCAATAATCATCAGACTTAGAATTCATTTGCTGTAGTAAAAGTTTTGCTATATTATAAATAATACCTATATCATTAGCTGTAATTATTTTTTGTTTTTGAACTTTATTGTTGATATCTTTTAATTGATTATAGTTTGCTGAAGTAGTTCTAGAAAGCTGTGTAATAGTTTTACTATAACCATTACCACCTTTTCTACTTATTTCGTTATCAGTAACAGCATTAATAGAATCTAATTCTGTAATATTTGTAAGCAAACAATTTATCGTATTATTAAAGAAATCATTTGTAATGAAATGATCTTTAGCAGGAGAATCTGGTAAATAATATTTTACAGATTGTCTAATTACTTCTGTAGCCATTAGAAACCACCCCCACATTTCTTATCATGACATGTACCACCATGGCATGATTGGCAAGATATTTGGCAAGTAGACTGACAAGATGCTTGACAGACTAATCCACATGTACCATTGTTATTCCAATATTTCCAAGAATGTTCTTGCAATACATTGGAAATAGATTTACATAAATTATATATAGCTTTAGCATCATCTGCTTTAATAACATCACCTTGACTGATTAAGCTAATAATAGAATGAACAGTTTTAGGAACACCAATTCTAGAATATTCTATAATCTGTTTCTTTCTATATTCGTCTTTCTCTAATTCATCTATATTAGATAACATAGTCTCAATCATGTTATCATAAATAGTCTTACTAGAATTGACTAAATTATAGTGTATACCATTATTTACTATCTTTTCCATTATCTTCTACACCACCTTTATTATTCAATGAATATAAAATCATAGTCATAAGAATTTCAGATTTCTTTCTAAAGTATTCTTCAAATGTAGGGAATACATTATCAGAACCCAAATTATTAATCATTTCTTTAAGATGAATCAATCTAAGCTTTAATGCAAAAGTATTAGATAAATCCGCAGTATCCATAATCATATCGATATACTTCTTAATCTCTAAATTAGTCTTAAGAATATTTAAGTATCTACTTCTAATATTAGTAGCATTAAGAATCTCAGCTTGCTTAATAATAATTACATCGGTCATAATCTTATGAAGATCACAATAAGATTGTAAGACTTTATTCTCATCACCATTTTCTCTAAGGTTTTCTTCAGGGCAACCATTCTTACAATTTCCTTTAGCTTTACAAGTTTCACATTCTTCTTTTTGATATACTGCTTGTTTTTCTTTTCTATCAGTATGGACTTTGGTTTCATCTACGTCAGTATAGATATTACCAATCTTCTGTACTAATTTAATTTCATCCTTAGAAGTTGGTAATTGATGGCATGGATAGATATCCCCATTATAATCAATAGTACACCATTTATTCAATCCAATAGGGCAAAGTAAATCATCAGATACTTCTGGTTCCATAACCTGTCTCATAAAGTCATCTATATTCTTAATAGCTATATTTCTCTTAGAACCTTCTTCATTAAGTTTATCGACATACATATCCACTAATTCAATATAGTTTTCTTTATAGTCATTCAGTTGTTCTTCTGTCCACTCTACATCAGTTACTGGCATAGGACAAATAGAATCTATTCCTAAAGTATTTACTAAGTAATCTACACCATCATACATATACTTTGCATCTTCTGGTAAGATAGTCATTCTAGCTTCAATAAATACTTTCAATCCATTAGTAATAAGAATCTTTAAGTTCTTTACTACTTGATTCCATGAATTAGAACGGTTCTTATCATGAACATGTTTAATACCATCAATAGATACTAATAAACCAATATTATTATCATCTACGTATTGAATGAAGTCTTTTGGCAAGAATGATAAGTTAGTAGTCATACCATAATCTACTAATCTATGATGCTTATTATTATCATCTATAACTGCTTTAATACATTCCCAATTCAATAATGGCTCTCCACCAAAGAAATTGACTTGGAACCTTCTATTAAAACCAGATAAATCATTATATGCCAGTCTCATAGCATCTACTGCTACTTCTGGCTTCATATATTTTTTATTTTTATCTTTTTCAAAACAATAGATACATTTAAAATTACAATCATTAGTAATATCCAATGTGATAGAATCACAATCATAGACTTCTCTAAATGGTTTCATAATTATTCCTCCTAAAAAATAAATTATTATAATGTAAAAAAGATTATTAGTAGCCATATAAACGGCTACTAATATTTTCTACTAATTATTCTTCATCATCATCATCTTTATGCTCACGAATATAAATAGCATTCCCTCTGATGGTATCTCCACCAGAACGCCATTCATCTCCATCTTTAAGAATAGCTAAATCCCATCTAGTAATACCATCACTAGGCTGTGGATCAGACCATACTGCATATGGTTCATGAAGATACAATCCATCTTCATTATCAGCAGCTTCACCATGAGTCATAATTCTATCTAAATCAATAGTTAAATCTAAAGCATCTGCTGCTGCTTCAGTCAATGCACATAAAGACCAAATCTGAGCATCAGTTGGGGGGTATGGCCCTAAGTCATATCTACCATCTGGCCAGCACATAGCATTATAAGCACAACAAAGAGCTATTGCAATAGATCCAGAGTTTCTCTTATATGTAGCAGCTACAGGCTCATTTACATCGCCAGTATAATGAATATTACCTTCACCATCAATACAGAAATTATAGTCATCATAAACGTTCGTATAATTATCAGCAGTCCAGTGTAAATAAATTTTTGCGTCTCTATCATACGCTTTAGCGTTTTCCCAAATATAAGAATATGCATCAGAAATAATTTGCTTAGCTTCTTCTATAGATACTATTCTATCCATTCTTTTCCCTTTCTTTTTGTTAATAGATTATATAAAGCATTTTTCATAGCAGAATAAGAAGAATAAGTTTGTGTATAGATAGCATCTTTGTTTTCAACTGTAATAGTACTAATTTTAGACTTTTTATTGTAAGTTTTATATTCAGTATTATTTACTTTTTTGAATAATGCATTAGGATAATTAAAGAATACATCACATGGATTCGTATTAATAATAAATTGATTTAGTGATAAAACGATGTCATTTAGTGTAAGTTCATTATACTTAGATAGTATAAACTTAACCCAAACATAGTTATCATTATCATTCTTTACTTCAATATAGAAATATTTCATTATTATTTATACCCCTAATCTATACACAAACTAAAATAAATTATCTCATATTATTCATATCTAAAATATAGTTAATCACTGGAGCAATAGCAGCAGCTTTAGCTTCTGCTTTCTCTTCTTCTTCTTTTTTAACGTATTCTTCTGTTTTCCAGTTCTGAGGAATTGTAGTATCTTTATAAACTTCGTTTACAAATTTACCACCATTGATAGTAATAGAAGCTGTATCTTTATTGGTTACACCAGAAAGTTCAATATCGAAAGTACCATTCTCAATCGTAATCTTAGCTGATTCAGTCCATTTAGTACTTGTTCCTGGAAGAGTTTCAGGAGCTGAGGAAGATTTATCATATTCTACAGCACCTACTACTTTACCAGTGAAGTCCTTACCAAAAGTAATTACTGGAGCAGCATTATAATACTTCTTTAATAATCCATAATAGCAGTCAAATGCTACTCTACGGAATCCATCAGTATTAGGTGCATTGATAATTGTATTACCTTTGCAAGTTAATCCACCATAGTTATTGGATACTGCATATGCACACTGAGTTCCTTTAGAAATATCTACAGTTACATCTTCTAATACTAATTCAGAATAGTTCTGAATAAACATTTTGCAATTTGCAAAGTTAGTAGTAAGAGTACCATTCTTAAAAGTAACTTTACAACCTTCCATAAGTCTAAATGCAATAGTCTGATATTTAACACTAGCACCTACTAATGGAAGTTTAGAAACATTTACGGTATGACCATTTAAATCAAATGTAATGTATCTATCTTGAGTATGGTCATTTTCTACACCAACTTGAGTACCACAAGTATCAATATCTTCTAAAAGAGTAATTGTAGTTTCAGTCTTAGGTTTAGCTGCATTTACTGCTTCTTGGAAAGTAGCATATTTTACACCATTAGATTCAATTACATATTTTACAGCTTCAGTAGCACTAAATTCAACAGTAGTATCTGATTCTGCTACAGTATAAGTCTCTTTATTTAAAGTACCAGCTTTATAGCCTTCACTAGCTACAATAGAAGCAATGAGTTCTTTACCAGTTTCTACAGTATCACCATCATGATAAGTTTTAGAATCTAAATCTGAAACTGTAATAACCTGATTAGCAGATTGAATAATTTTTAAAGTTGCCATAATTTATAAATCCTTTCTTTTTAATAATCGGTTAAAGTAGGAGTTTTATTATTTATTTCAGGAGAATATTTTATATAAAATCTGTCTATATAAGATTCACCACCACGAACACCAACGTACACCCTAATAGAGTATCGCTTATTCGGAGTTACACCAATATATCCTAGAAATGAAATCGTCTCGCCATAATCACCACCACGGTACCATTGTTTGTTATTACTAAATACAGTCATACAAACTGGGTAATCCTCCTCGTGAGACGAACTAGCACTTGCATATACTTCAATCACATGTATACCATTAGGAATTGTGATAGTTCTAGTAATATCATCATTATAAGTATTTTGTTCATTTACCAAATACCCTGTTGGTATGCTTACGGTTGCTGGGCTAGCCGTGAATGTTAGCCCCCCCCCAATTATACCTTTCATTGTTGTAGCCATATACAACTACCTTCTTTCTTTTTAATCGTATTTATGATACTATAGTGTATTGTGATGCAGATAATCCAGCACCATCGAATCCTGCTGGTGGATTCTTAATCTTAACATTTCTAAGTTTATGAGAATAGTTAAACATTTCATTCCAATGCTTGCATGATTTCATATCAATTACACCTTTAATGGTAGTAAGATTATAGCATTTATAGAACATCAAGACCATATCAGTTACTTTAGAAGTATCAAAATTAGATATGTTCAATGTGGTAAGATTATCACAGTTAGAGAACATAGAGGCCATACTTTCTACATTAGAAGTATCGAAGTTGGATAAGTCTAACGATGTAAGATTACGACAATCCCAAAACATACCTTCCATAGTATACACATTAGAAGTATCAAAGCTAGATACATCTAATGAAATAAGTTTAGAGCAGTTAGAGAACATAAATTCCATATCTATTGCATTAGAAGTATCGAAATTAGATACGTTTATTGAAGTGAGTTTAGGGTGACCATAGGCATTTTTAAACATACCTTCCATAGTATATACTTTAGAAGTACTAAAATTAGATAAGTCTAATGAAGTAAGATTATCAGTGCAGTGACCAAACATATAGCTCATACTCATTACAAAACCATCACATGTAACTGTAGCTTGACCTGGGACTGATGTATCTATTTTATCCACACAGGATTTATCATCCCAATTATCATTATACCATGGACTAGAACCTTTAGCTATAAAAATTTGATCTTTGAAGGCTGCATAGCTAACAGTAATAGTCATATCACTATTAATTACCCCCCCCCACTAACGTTCAATGCTCCTGGTTTATACCCACTATCAGCTATAACTTCAGCTTCATATGTAGTTCCCCTTGGACAAGTAAAGGTAGAAGTATGATCGGTTCCTCCATTCTTTTGAGGTGTATAAACGTGAATAGTCTGGTTAGCAGACTGAACAATAGTTACTGTAGCATTAGCTACTGTTGCAGCTTTAGCACTAATAATCATATTGCTATTAAATGTACCACCCTTGGTATTTGGTGTACCTGCTATATAATTATTAGCAGCTATAACTTCTACTTCATAAGTAGTACCTACAGAGCAGGTGAATGATGAAGTGTGGTCAGTACCACCAGATTTTCTAGGTGTATATACATGGATAGTCTGATTATCACTTTGAACTATAGTTATTTTAGCATAGGATATAGCAGGGTTAGCATTAATAGACATATCACTATTAATTGTACCATTCTCATTAACATTTAATGACCCTGCTGTATAACCATTTTCAGCTATAACTTCAGCTTCATATGTAGTTCCCCTTGGACAAGTAAATGTAGAGGTATGATCTGTTCCACCAGACTTCTTAGGAGTATACACATGAATAGTTTGATTAGCAGATTGGGTAATAGTTACAGTAGCATTAGATTTTGTAGCAGAAGTAGCATTGATAGTTTTATTTTTAGTAAATGTACCACTTCTGCTAATATTTAGTGTTCCTGCCTTATAACTATTTTCAGCTATAACTTCAGCTTCATAAGTAGTTCCTGCTAGACAGGTAAAGGTAGAAGTATAATCTATACCACCAATCTTTTTCGGTACATATACATGAATAGTTTGATTATCTGACTGATTAATAGTAATTGTAATATTCTTTTTTTCATTATGAGTTTTCTTATAAAGGTCATCTATTAGATCTTGTAATTTCTTCCAAGTAGGGTCATCTTTAGAGATTCTTTTTAGAAGAATATTTTGAAGAGAAGCATCTAAATCTTCTAATCTTATTCTTCTAATTTCCTTTTTGTTATCATTCATAATATCACCTATTATGAAACTCTATACCAAGCTGCTAATACTGCACCATATGGATTATTTGGTAATGGAGTAGATTTACAATTTGGTGATAAAGTTGAAGAGATAGTATGTCTATGAGCACCATCAGTAGATGTATTAGGTAAAACATCATCCTTGTCAGATTTTCCGCAGCCTAAATTTTTATTACTACTGTCATACACCCCCCATTTGCATCTATCAGGCCAATGCTCACCAAATACGGTTCCATGATGATGATCGCCGGTTGTATTAGTTGAACTACCGTTATGACTATGCGGAGGCAAATTAGCCTCTGTAAACTTTAATGTGCTACTACCAGTCTTAGTAGTTATATCTGAAGTAGAATTCTTAATATTAACTTCCTCTACACTAGGACTACCAATCTTTACATATGCATCACTAATTCTTACCCAATGTGTTCCTGGATATTCTGTACTAGGATTTACATTATAAGCATAGAATATAACTCTGCCTACAGCTGGTACACCACTTACATCATCACTAGTCATTACTCTCTTAAATTTGGTATTATTTATATTACCATTACTAGCTCGAATGTATAATTTTCCATCTGGTTGAGAGATAAATAATTGTGTAGAATAATTTGTGTCTTTATCATAAGGCATATTTATTAATTGACCAGAACTAGCAGGTTGATTAGAAATAGTAGGTCTATTGTAATTTGAAATATACATGCCTTGACTATTCCAATCAGCATCACTTGTTCCAGGATTATAGTTATCTTCTAATTTATGGAATGCTTCCCATACTTCAGTTTTCTTAACAAATTGATCAGTTATATTACCTAAATTATCTGCAATAAAATTTAGCTTTTTTACTAATTCATCATAACTATCTTTAGTTACTGTATTCTTAAATAGCTCTTGTAATGATGGAGCTAATTCTTCAAAGGTGATCTTATTTTCATTATCAACTTCAGCCATTAAAAAACCTCCAATCTTATTGATTCTAATAGGTTTACGCCTATAGGTTACTAGTATGTTAATGTGCTCCATTTTGCTTCGACATTACATTAAATATTATAAATACAAAATGGGGTGTTAAAAAAATGAATAAAGATAGTAAAAAATTTCATCTTTTATTAGTTCTGATTCCTATTTTTTGCTTTATTATAATTTCAGATATATTTGTATCTGATATAAGAGCTATAAAACAAGATACATCAGAAAATATACAGACACTAGAAGAAAAGAAAACTGAATCTATCCATTATATAGTTGATAATAGAATTAGACAAGCCAGATTGCAAAATGCTTATATAGAAAGTGCTTTTAAATCTTATATAGCAGATTATGATACATCTCAATTACAAAAAGAAATGAACTCTGATGTATTGGATAATAAAATTATAAATATACTTTCTAATATAATCATTTATGATACAAAAATAACAAGTATTTTTGAAACACATTATTCGGATCATATCTTGTTTATTAGTAATAAGAATGGTATAATTAATATATGCAATTTATCTTCTAATAATCCAGAGATAATGTTTACTAATTGGGATGATTATATTGCTAAGAAGAATAATACCCAACTTACTTCTTCTGCTATAGATAAGCTTATTAATAAAGAAGAATCTGTTTTAGTATGGGAATCTAGTATAGCTACTAAAAATAATATACTCAATACAGAGTATACTACTTCTTCTGAAGAAACTATAGATAAGATTATACAGACTGATAATAGTTTTGAATATAGATATTATAATATTCTTGTACCTACTTATGTAAATATAAATAACCAAGATGATACTTATGATTTCATAATAGTAAGAGAAATAAACTTATATAAAACTTTAGAACCACTTAGCTATAATATAAATAAGTATGATACGATAATAGAAGATTATAAACATGAAATGAGTAACTTGCTATACATAACTATTCTTTTCTCTATTTCAATTACCATCTCGTTGTCTATCAGTATAATCATTGGGGTTCTTAAAACCAATAATTATATAAAATATAAATTTAAGTTTAAGAAAGATGGTGATAAATAATGCTAAAAGATGTGGTATTAGATGAAGAATTATTATTAATTCTTATAATAATTACCATATCATTGATTGGAAGCCTAGTAAAAAATTATTATGAATTATTATATCATCATAAACGTATGAAGGTTGGACTTATAATTTTATCCACGGTATCAACTTCTATACTAGATTATTCCATAAGCTCCCATCTATTAAAATTTTTAGGGTATAGACCTTTCATAGGAGTAACTTTCTTTTTAGGGTTAATAAGTATGGAGCTTTTAGGAAAGCTTTCAAACCTAAATGATGTGTTTTTAATTATAAAAGTTATAATTTTTCGAGATAAAGATGACATAAAAAAATTACTAGATGATAAAACTAGCAAAGATAAAAACAATCAAAACCACACCGATAATAGCACGAATAACAACATAAATATCACTATTAAGAAATAAACATTATTATAATATTTTAAAAAGGAGGAGCTAATATTCCAATGGCATACTTAAAGACATTGTGGCTTGTTGACGGTATTAGAAATAAACTGTACAAATATGAAGATAATGAATTACAGCAAGAAAGTTATACCATTCCTGTTGTAAATACATGTGTACCAGTTGGTGATTGTAAGGTCTTAGTTTCAACTGACCAATCCAATGTATACATCTTATCTCCTACTGGATATTTATTTAAGTTTAATACCAAAGCAGAAACCTTCGTTAAAACTATTCGTCTTACTGATGGTTCTTCTGGTATAGCTCAAGGTGTTTTACATGAGTGTAACACTTCACCTATTTTCGTCTCTAACTATAACGAAAATACAGTATCTGTAATCATGGATGACACTATTAAATATGATATTCCAGTTGGTTTAGGCCCTACAAATATCATAGTAGATAGTAATGGGTCAGCATATGTTTGTAATAGTATCGAAAATACTATTTCCATTATTTCTTACCAAAACTGTAAATATATATGCTATAAAAAGATTAGATTACTTTCTAATCCTATAGACGTATGTGTTGATAAGCATAATACTTTATATGTATTATGCAAAGATTCTAAGATATACAAACTTATGGCTAATGATAAATCATGCAAACGTTTATCATTTGACGTAGGAGAACAGCCTAGTGCTATTACTGTAGATAATCAAAATAATATTATCGTTACAAACTATGGTGAAGGAACTATTACTATTATTGATCCAAACTCTATTATTAAAACAGTTGGATTACAAGAATTCCATCCTATAGCGGTAGATGGTGATATTGACGATAATATCTTTGTAATTACTTCTCATAATATTATCATTGAGATCAATCAGGCTGGTAGAATTATTAATAAATTCTATGCTAATATTCCAGCATCTATTACTACATTAAATGACTTTACTGGTATGAAAACCAGTAAGGCATTATATGCTGCTAACAATCCTGGTGGCAAACCAACTACCAAAGATGACCTTGATGAATTAAAAAAACAACTTGATAATAAAATTCAGAATTATCCTAATAAGGATGCATTCCCATATCCATCATCTAATCCAGACAGTAAAGCTCTGTATATTGATGATGAAAATGGAACTATTTATAGATTCGATAAAGATAAAAAAGAATACAAAGTTCTATACGGAACTAGTATAGTAAATGCTAGATATGATGATAGTTCTGAAACATCATTGTCATTAGTATCAGTTAATGGCACTGTAAAACCATTAGAACTCAAGGATATTACTAATACCGTTTTATCTAAATATAATACAATCTTGGATTCTGAGATTGATAAGGTGTTTGAATAAAATGGTTATTATTAATATATATACATAACCATATTTTTTTATAAAAGGGGACATACAATTATGCCAGAAACTAAATATTTTCTTGATGCGGCTGGTTTAGCTCGTTTTAAAACAAAGCAGGATGCAGCTAATGAAGGCAAATTCTTAGGTATTAATGCTAAAGCTAAGACTGCTGGTGCAGCAGATACCGCTGCAAAGCTTGCTGCTGCTGTAGCTATCAACGGTGTACTCTTTGATGGTTCTAAGGCTATTACTATTGAAGATGGCACTAAGCTTTCTCTCGCTGATGCTGAAAAGCTTTATCTCAAGAAGGCTACTGCTGATACCACCTATCTTCCGCTCCATGGTACTGCCGATAAAGCAACCAAGCTTGCTAATCAGGTAAAGATCAATGGTGTACTCTTTGATGGCTCTGCTGATATCACTGTAGAAGATGCTACCAAGTTACCGCTCCATGGTAAGGCTGATACCGCTGGTACTGCTGACACTGCTGCTGAAGCTACTCATGCTGCTGCCGCAGATACTGCAACCAAACTTGCAGCTGCTGTAACGATTAACGGTGTTGACTTCGATGGTTCTAAAGCTATCACTATCAATGCTGTAGATTCAACTGCTCGTATCGCTGAATCTGAGAAGGGTGTTGCAAACGGTGTTGCTACCCTTGATACTGCTGGTAAGGTTCCGGCTGCTCAGTTACCGTCTTACGTTGATGACGTAAAAGAATATGAAAACAAGGCTGCTTTCCCTGAAACTGGTGAAGCTGATAAGATTTATGTAGATATTGATACCGGTAGCATTTATCGTTGGTCTGGTACGCAGTATATTCAGATTAATACTTCTGTAGCATCTGCTGATACTGCTGTCAAACTTGCAACGGCTCGCAAGATTGCTGGTGTTCCGTTTGATGGTTCTGCTGATATCACCATTCCGGCTGGTAACGTCGGTGCTTTCACCAAAGAAGAAACCACTACTACCTTCCTTTCCAAAGCTGATGCTACGACTACTTATGTTGCTATTACTCCAGGCAAAGACCTCTCTGATAACAACTTCACGACTGAACTTCTCACCAAACTTAACGGTATTGAAGAAGGTGCTAACAAGTATGATCTTCCGCAGGCTTCCTCTACCACCCTCGGCGGTGTAACGGTTGGCAGCAACATTACCGTAAAGACTGGTACTATTTCTTTAGCTAAGGAAAATGTAATTGCAGCTCTCGGTTATACTCCGTCTGATTCCGCAGCAGAAGTACCGGTAGAAGCTATTTCCGATACCGAAATCGATAAGCTCTTTGCTACTGAATAATAAATAATTATATTTATGAACTAGCAAAGGAGGATATATGGCAAGTGCTACACCAATTATCACTATTTGTGATAGGGATGATAGAGAAATCAGTTCTCCTTGGGGAGTAGGAACCTTAGATGTAAATAATGGCTCTGCTGTACCTCAGTCCGAAACTAAGGAAATCCATATATGGAATAATAAGGGTGGCATTGAAAGTGCAGCTGACTTAGTAAGTTCTTATATCACCACTAAGAATATTAATGGTGATAACTTGAATGAACAGTTAGTTACTGATAAATGGGTACAAGCTAATTATAAGAATGAATCTATCTCAGCTCTTAACGGCTTCCATGCTATTGGTGGGGATGATATATTAGAAATTTGCTCTGATAGTGCTACTGGTATAGACAAAGAAAATCATGTAATTTCTGGTACTGCTAACTCCGGTTCTACAACTGATATGTCTAACTTTGCTACTGTTCGTTTAAAAGTAGTTCCTAAAATAAATGCATTAAAAGGTCTACATCAGTTTAAAGTAAGAATATCAGGGTATTATACTTAATGATGGTATATGAATTAAAATCTATTCCATTATATACTAATTCATCTGAACAATCTTATGGTTGGTTTATTATTTACAATAATCATTCCATTGTATATGAGCATACTAGCTATGCTCATATACAATATTCAACTATTTCTAAAGATAATATCAATCTATTTGGATTATATGGGAATGATTTTAAATTAGTTTCCAACTTCTCAGATGGATCTATGTATATTTATTGGAAAGATAATCTGATTACTAAATTTAATTTTCTATTGTCAAATAAAGCAATAGAAACGAATTTAAACTCACATGTATACCATTGTAGACCATTTCATTTAAAAAGTTTTATTTATGATTTCAATATGTTTAATGCCATTAATTCTAATGGATATATGACTAATAAATATTACTCTGGGTATAATGGGTTGATTTTAGCCAATAATTATCCATTAAAAGTAAAGCAGTACTTCTCTATAGACTTAATGGATCATCCTAAGGAGTTAGCTATAATAACTAAATTAGAAAAAATAAAAGATATTGAATATCCAAAAGATAATTTTATATTCTCAGTAATTAAGAATGATAAAATTTCTAAAGACAATTCTCAATTAAACTTATTAAATGATAATGTATTTAAACATAAAACTATTTTTAAACTCTAAAGATAGGTGGTGTGCTTAAATTCATATAAGATCATCAGTATATATGCACATTTTCTATGCATTAATGGCTATTTCACTGTTACTAATATCATTATATAAGCTTCAATATAGTAATATAAATGATAGCTTAAAGGAAAATGCTTCTATTAGAGGAAATGCAAATTTATTATATCTTCAATCCAGCATAAAAAAAGAAAATAGTGTATTAACGTCCATCTATTCTAATAATACTAATAGTAACTTTGATAAAGCCGCTATACAAGCTATTATCAATGAGCCTAAGATCGTTGGTAATGTGATAGAAACAAAAATATTAGCAAGATAATTGGATAGCTCTTTATAGAGCTATCCAATTCTATATATTGTTATTTTGGTCTTTTACTCTATTAGAATATCCTTTTTGAGTATTAATAGCATAGTTATTAATAAACTCTAAGTCTATATAGAATACTAGCTCTGAAGTTCTTTCTACTAATGGTTGGTTAGTACTAATTGTATAGGTATTCCAATCTATTTGTATAGGAACTTCTGATAATCCATTAAATAGTTTTACATCCATAAATACTGATGGAGATATAAATATAGACTTAGTGTATTCAGCTATGTCAAATAATGAATTTTCATTTCTAGATTGTATGAGTTCTTTAAAGTGAATTGTAGAAGGTTTATGTTGCTCATATATATCGTTATCTTCTATATAATCAGTAGTCATATACTGATTCCAGCCTTTATCATTCTTAAATGGTATTGCTCCAATATAGAGATTATAAATAGTACATTTTAATGCTTTATCTATTAAAGCAAAATCATGTTTATCTTTAGCATAATAAGCATAGAATTTAGGAGCTGGGAATAAACATTCTATCTGAGTAGATACAACAAAGTTATTGTCTGTTTGACCTTCTCTTTCTCCTTCATCTACTTCTATATCACCACATCTAAGATGTACATACATATCTGTAAGCTTAATAAAGTATTCATATTCTCCTTTAGTTCCTCTAAACTTACAAACAAATGGTAATCTAGAGTTCTTATTTAAGAATGATAAGAATTTACAATTATCAACTACCTGTTCATTTCTTATCTCGAATCCAGAATCTTTAGCTATAGCCAGCATCAATGCTTTAGGAACATTAAAGTCTATTTCTGCATATCTAGTTTCAGTAGCATTAGCTCTACATGCAATTTGCATAAACTTGTATAAATCCATAGCGGTATTAAATGAAGATACTTTAATTCTAAATTCAAAATCTACTTTCCATTGTTCTAAAGTAAGAGAAACCATATTCTTATTAGTAGGGTTTACAAAGAAACAATCTTTAAATCTAGTTCTATTATTAATGATATTTCTTCCTAGTAAGTATAAATCAGTATTTTCTCTATTAAAAGTATAATCCATTCTAGGTCTAATAGCTAAAGCTGGTTTATTCTTTCTAATATTATTAATCATATCATTAGATAAAAAATCTCTAAGTATATTTCTACCAGCTATATATTCTGATTTAAAGAAATCAGGTTGAAATTTATTTTTAAACCATTTTCTCATATATTCTACACAAATAGAATATGATGAAGAAACCGATGGAATACATAATGACATAGCATATTCATTCTTAAATCGCTTTAAATCTTTTATTGGAGAATCATGAGTAGTTACTAAATATTGAGGGTTATCATGATTAAATCCCATATTAACTCCTCCTTTCTAAAATTAATGATATGTCCAAAAAATAAAGAGATGCTGAATAATCAGCATCTCTTTATAGATTAATCAATATGGTATTTTTCTTTCAACTGTTGTATCTTCTGTTTCTGCCCTATAGAATAATTATCTCTTCCAATATTGATTAAACCATTAGCATTAATAATCATATCTTTAAAAATATTCATATCATTGTTAAAGGTTCCATCATTTCTAGAAATCATCATAGAATTTCTTGGATTAAATACTTCCATAGCAGATTCCCAAAACTTTTTATTTGGCACATAGATAATATTCAAGCAATCCTTTTTCTTTACATAGGTCGTTAGTCTATGCAGTTCTCTTAAGAACGTCTTATGCGTTAGCATAAGTAGAGACTATATCTACATCTCATAGAGATGATACGCACTTCGGATACACTTGTATCCTACTCCTTACGGATAGTCGTTGAACAGAATTAGAAATTCATATTTCTAAAACTTGCTGCTGATTGTACATTGCATATACTTTTAGGATTTCTCCATGAGTAATCTTATAGATTTTTTCTGTATTTCTACTGCATTCACACTTATACTTTCTATCGTATTATGTTGTAGCTCTATAAGCTTTAGCACTTTCCAGCAATTCACGTATTTTAAATTACACTATCGCTAGTATAATTGGCAATTATTTACCATCGAAGTCTGCTGCCATAGTTGCAAGAATCTGTAAAGGCATACCCATTGTGTAGTCATCATTAATAGCTACACATTGTACTGCCAGAATAGAACCATAATTAATTGTAGGATTACGATTAATCAATACATTAATACCAGAAGTATCGATGATATTTTGAATAATATCTCTAATACGTTTATCCTCTTTCAGTAATCCTTGCTTATATCTCATATATGCTGTATTATATGAAATATTATAAGTTCTTACTAAAATATTAATTACAGTCTGTTGAAGTAATTCCAATAATGTAAAATAAGATAATGTAACCTGATCTACTCTAAGTTTAGGGTCGGGAACAATAACTGATCTAGATGTAAATCCACATCTACCACCAATCAGTCTTTTAATAACACCATTCTTATCTTTGCAGATATTAATTACTTCAGTATACAGCTCCAGATATCTCTGTTGAAGATTCCACAATAGTACATTTCTATGTTTTGGAATTCTGTAAATAGACAATGTGTCATCATTAATCTTAGCTGCTAACTTAGCCATCATATTATAGATACCATTGGTTTTTTCATATGTAAATCTACCATCTCTTCTATCAAATGGTCTAAGAGCTGTAGAATACACTGGAATACTATGAATAAAGATTTTATCTCTATTCTCTAAGATATCTTGATAATAATCAGGTTTCTTATTTTTATTCTTCTTATGAAAATATTCTAGGATTTCATCAAATCTATGATAAAATTCAATCAATCCAATTCCTTTATACTTTTCATCTAACTTAGTCTTTCTAGTAGACCTCTTAGCTGTAGATTTAATAATTTTAGAAGAATACTTTTGTACTGGTTTACCATTTTCATCGAGATCAATAATTGGTTCTACAATAGAAGCAAACTGATCTTTACCAATATAGCTTTCCAATACATAGAATAAATTCGGATGAATAATTGGATATCCTTCTTTAAGAGTAATCCAACCAGTCATCTCAAAATCTTCACCTACATAGATTACTCTGGAATGACAATATGGGCAGATCATTCCTTCATAATTCTTCCCTTGTGTTCTTTTGCATTTACAAGAATATCTATCTGTAAATGCATCAGGGTCTTGCATAGTTTTTGTAAACTTGGATGAGAAAATAGAATTATCGCTTTTTAATCCTACATCAATAGCTTTCTTATCATCCTCAGGTTCATCAATAATAAACCCTTTTCCCGATATCAGGTCTTTTGCTTTCTCTTCATCTAGATTTAATCGTAACAACCTAGTTTGGAAAGTAAACTTCTTTGATACTGGATAATTAACGGTTAAGTTTAATTCCATATTACTCTCCTTCTCTTTAAAAACAAATAAAAAAGAATGAGTCAAGCTCATTCTTTTTTATATTATCTACTTGTTTTTATCTTTGTCAATCTTAATATGAATACCGCTATCATCTTTTTTAAATTTTATTTTAAGATCAAACAGTATATTTGCAATATCACTAAGTACTCCAGCTACACCACTACTTTCTGTTGGGCTATCATCTGGATAATAGTTTCTCTTAATTCTATGAGTATTGGATTTATCAATACGATTAACGACATGTCTCAATTCTTTCTTTTCATCTGTCATAATAAACATCCTTCCCATAAAAATAATTGTTACTGAATATGATGAGGCATGGTATTCATAGCAAAAATACAACCGTCATCATATGAGCACTCAGGTATTCCTTTAAGATTGATATCTACATGAGTTAAAGCTTCATTGAAAATATCAAATAAATGCATAATTTTACCGTCTGGATATTTGATTTTCCAATCCAGCATTCGTCTTATATCAACATTCATCTCGATATCATTATCATTATATAAGGTATATACTTCTTTACCTTTCTCATCGATAATCTTTAACTCATAATCAGTATTGTTTTGTATCATCATTATTATCACCTTCTTTACTAACAACAATAGACTGATTATGCCACAACTTAATCATTCTTTTATAAAGCAAATTAAGCCTTCTTACTTTGTTATACCTTTTAGAAAAAGTATAGTACAAACTAAGAATACAAATATTAGATGGCTTAGGAATGGCAGCAAAATCACTTTCTTGTTTCGCATCACGTACCATATTCATAATAACCTCAGAATTCCAAACAAGATTTCCATGATTATCGTAAATGTCACTCATTGGATTATCAATAATTTGTTTATCGAAATCATACAACGCATTATAAACCTCAGGTTTATAATTACCATTAGCATCTTTACATACGCTAAAGAAATACCTTTCAATAGCTGTTGTAGGAATAGCGATAACGTTTGTAGGCAAACGATCATTAGAACCTTTTTTATCAAATACTAATTTCATTTTAATTACTCCTTTACTTCATACAAAATAAGTGCTACAAAATTCATATACACATGATCCCCAGTAGATGAAGTTTTATATCAATAATTTTACCTTTATCCTCTGCTTGAATTTCTGTAATACGTTCATTAATTAAACTTTCTATAGAATAATCACGATCAGTTACAGTATTATATTTAACGCACGCTACTTGTACCATTTTTCTTCCTCCGTATCTTTGAGTAAAATATCTATACCAGCCTTAATAATTTTATCTGTCATTTCACGATTATTATTAATAGTATAGAATAAGTCGATCAAGCACAAAGTACTAGGCTTTAGAAATGGTAATTTTTTTATAGTCCACTTATCTTCTTCTTTATCACGCAACCTTTCTACTTCATCCTTAATAATTTGGGATGCAATATATGCATCCCTATTGTCATCACCATAACTATCATGAAAAATATTATCAACAATACCATCTCTGTAATTGTATAACATATTATACACAGATGGTTTAATATTTCCATGCTCATCAGTGGACTTCTTAATAAATTCTTTCTCCTCTTCTGTTGTTGGAACACAACAGATTCGATTTTTTTCAAATAATAAGCATTCATCATCATCAACACGAATTATCATTTAATATTACTCCTTTCTTAAATACAATCTGAAGATTTCAGATTATTATACATTCAATAATATAATATACAATTATTTTTAATTTTTAAAATATACTGAGCCTAATATTAGGCTCAGTATAGTATTATCTATTTTTATATTTAACCATCAAGATATTACCAATTCTTATAGGCAATACATTAGCATATACTCTAGATTCAGCATCTATAGATATATTAAGTTTAACCCCTCTAGGGCCTATCATTTTATAGTCTGACTGTTTTACTCTAGTACCATTAATATCTATTGATATAATACGTGCATTCATTCTATACTTATAGTTATTAGAGAAGTAAAATTCATTACCGTTCTTTCTTACTAGTTCTATTCTCATAATATCACTTCTTTAATCCGAATGCTTTCCATACATCTATTTCATGAAGTTTAACTGTAGAGTCATGGAATGCCTTTAATGCTTTAAGCTTTAATGCTGATGCTACTTGTGGCATAGCAACACCAATATCTTTAAATCCCGCTCTATAGAATAGATTTCCTGCACATACATTACAAATCTTATTAGGTTCTTTATATTCACATAAAGAAGAGAATCTCATTCTAACTGTTTTACCTAAATATTTATCTTTATTAGTAGAATTCAATTCTATAAGTTTATTTCCTTCTACTATATAAGAATACATCATAAGTTTAATATTATACTTATCTAATGTAATTTCTATAGTTCTCTTAGTACCACAATCAGTTCCTTTAGGAGCTAAAGTAAGATGCTGAAATGCTCTTAATAATAGTTTTTCATTGTACCCGCCTTCAGGGGTCTTCTTAGATCTAGAATATGGGCCAGCTGCTAATGCTTTAGCTAATTTAGAATAATCATCTCTAGAAATACCATCAATGTAACTTGACATAGCTACGTCATAACCCTTAGTAGGGTCTGGGTCTTTAATAGCACCTTTCATTACAAAGATATTTTTAAAGTTATTAGCAAAAGAACCTTTAGCTTTGGAATCATACATATCCATAGATATATCATCTTTAAGTTCTTTTTTAGCATAGTCTAATAATTCTTTTTCTATCTTATCCGCAGCATACATATTTCTTTCTGGATCTGCTAATTCATCTGCATATTTCTTTTCTAATTGTTTTTTCATTTTATCAATCTTATAAGAAATAGTAAGCATGTTTGTAGTAAATCCAGAGCATAGTATATTACAATAAGGCTGGAATTTCTGCTGTCTCATTAAATATCTTTTTAATGCAGACAATGGTAATCTATCTTCCATAATAGCATATGAAATCTGATCATTCATATCGCCTAATACATCTTTATTTATAGGCTTATTGATATAATGGAATAAATCAAATAAGTCTTGTTCTATAAAACACTTATTGAACCACCATCTACCTAAAGTAGTAGTAAAAGTATTTTTATTCTTCTTATTACCAATACCATAAGAATTAGGTGGAATAGTAATAATATCATATGTATTATACTTTGGTGCTTTACCATTTAAAGTACCAAAAGTTTCCATAAGTTTAGAAAGAGATTCTACATCTTTTTGAGATAAATTTAAAAAATAATCTACTTCATCTTTGTTTGTAATCTTTCTAGCAACACGTTTGTTAGTAGATACTGCCATTTATTAGCTCACCACCTTTTTATATATTCTACCTTTATAAACATTAGAGGCAACTATACCATTTAATCTATTTTTTATATTGCCTCTATCTTTTTCAACATAATTATTAGCTCTAAGATATTTATTTAACCCTCTATATTTTCCTATAAATTCATTAGTGGCTTCGTCATATACTTCAAATTCAAGATTATACCTTCTATTATTAGATTGCTCTTCTTGTGTTGCCCATGTACAATTTTCAGGAGAATAGTCTTTATTTACATCTATTCTATCCATAGTTGTATTTATTAATCCATGTTTATCAGCAAATTCTTTAAAAGAGTTCCAATTATCTAAAAAATAATTATGGAAATCATGCCATCTATCACAAACTTTTATACCTCTCCCGCCATATAACTTGTAACGATTATTAGATGGATTATAACGTTGCATCATACCTCTCCATCTTTTATAAAAAGCTCTATATGAAGGATCAGTTCTATCCTCGATTTCGTTGTAAATTAAATGAGAATATTCATCATGCTTAGTTCCATGCCTTTTACAAAAATTACTGTAATATATTTCTTTTGTATATCCGCAAATTTTACATTTAGCTAAAAATCTAGGCATATTATTTTTATATCCTAAAAATTTAATTAATACCATATCTTCAATAGTTTCTCCGACTTTTTCTTTATAATAATCTTCTTCACAATTTAGCCTATTGTGAAAATAATTATATTTTATAAAATTACTTTTTAATACTTTTTTTATATGCCCACATTTAGTGCATTGAATATTGCAGTATTGCTCATTACGATCTGTATACTCATCTAAAAGCTCTTTAAACTTATAATCAGTTCTAACTACATTTTTCAAAAAATCTTCATTGCAAGTATCTAGCGAATGCTTATAATGATATAACGTAATACTCTGCTTTGTTATATGTTTAATATGACCGCATTTAGTGCATTGAATAGTATAAACAGGGGCATAATGTTTATTTCTTCCATCATACGATATAATTTGGTAATCACCGATTATTTCTCCGACTAAATCTGAATAATTAGTTTTCATATGCTAATATCTCCTTTTATTTTTATATTAATATAAGTGCTATAAAAACTAATTATTAATTTTTGGTTTTATTGTATTTTTAGAAGTAAATACTATAGTTAATAGTTATTGACTTACGTAAATCGATCAATGCATTTTTATTCGCTTAGAGTCGTTAATTCTAAACCGCTTATTTAAAGCCGCTTTATGTCTCCATAAAGAGTAGATCATATCATAATCTCTATTAAAGAGATTTCTCCCATTTCCACCCACTTGGATGTACGTCATAAAGACTGATCGTTGAACCTTCTCTATAAAAGAGCTTGGCTGCTGATTGTGCATTGTTTATACCTTTTAGGTTTTAGCCATGAGGCATCATAAAGATTGTTTCTGTTTTTCAACAACCTATGTTTAAAATATAGGTTCTTTATGCTTTAGCAGTTTCCAGCAATTAAGGAGATTTGCAAATCTATATCGCTATAGACTGGAACCATTGAATAATAATATAGCTTAACGCTTGTTATTATCGCTTAATTCATTTGGTATGTTTAACCTAGTTACAGGTCTGATATTCATATATTCAGCATTATCCACTGTATCAGACAATTTACCATCTGTTTTTACATAACCAGTACAAAGAGAGATAGAGTTAATTCTAGCATCATTCAATCCTGTACCATAAAAGAAAAAGTCTCTACAATCGTCTTTGGTAATAGACATCTGCATTGAAACTATAGATTCTACTTCCATATCAGTAGACTCTTGTGTTGTATATACATTAGCGTCTATAGGAGTACCATCTGTAAATTGCTGTGTAAATACTGGATTAGAATCAAACTTCTTAAAGTAATATGCGATTCTATCTGATTTCTCTTTTCTACCAAAGTAAGTACCAGTCTTAGTATAGTCTCTCTGTACTGGGGTTAAATCAGTATCTGGAGTGGTGTATCTAAATGGAACAATACCACCATAAGTATCTGTATAAGCTGGATTAATCCATGAAGCATATTTAGCTGCATATACTTGTGAATTTTCTCTACCGCAGCCATCTGTACCTACACAGAACAAGCATACTTTTTCTAGTTTATTTTCAGTATTAGATTCTTCAGAATTAGCAAAAGTAAAATCAAGCATAGAATTATAGTTCGGTGTCTTTTCAGGTTCATCAATATCAAATAACAACCTAGCTATAAATCCACCACCAGCTAATGTCATAATATTATGAGTTGTGAATAATACTTCCCCAGTATCAGTATACCATGCTTTAATAACTGTTTTAAAATTAGTACGTTCACCAGTTATACCCATGGTATCTTTTAGAGATAAAGGTTTATTTATAATAGACATAAAATCCTCCTTTTTATCAATACAATATTATAGTAAAGTTGGAGGTTATAAATACAAAAAAAAATAAAAGGTCGTAAGACCTTTTATTTTTAAATGATGAATCAAAGCTTAATATAGTTTTGTTGCATTCAGAAGTTGTTTCAACAGGTCTTTCTGCTGCTGCATATCATCCTGTAGGTGTTGCAGATCCATAGTAACCTCATCTCTCATATTGCTAATATGCTGATATATCGCATTTAATGCAGCAATACCAGGATGTGCTGCGTCACTAGAGAATTTATCTCTAGTAGAAGAACAAAAAGTTTCATAGGGGTAAAGTTTTTCCCATTTATTTTCTACGAATGCATAAACCCTTTTCGTTACAAATTTCATCTCATCGAATGAGATTACATGGTTCCACCATAAATCGGTGGCAACCTGAGTGACTTTCACCCAAGCTTTAGTTAAAAGTTCTTCGGCTTCTGAGTAGTGACCTTCTTTAATCGTTTTTTCAAACTCCGCATCTAACCGATTAATTACTACATTGATTACGTCTGCAATTAATTCTTTCTGTTCACTATTGTTATTGTTTTCCATGATGTTCCTCCTTTAGGAAAATGGTAGAATTATAGTCCACCTTGATTCACTATTATATTATATAGCTAAGTATTATTTTAAGAATTACAAAAAATAAAAGGTCTTATGACCTTTTATTTCTAACGATGCATTACTTCATAATGATAATGATTGTGGAAAGTTTAGAAGACTTCATGCTCTTCTGCATTTCATCATACTCACGATATATCTCCTGAAGCTTCTCATTGATATGACGATCAAATTCATCATAGTCAATGGATTCATGTTCTTTTACGCTTCTCTGATAGGTACCTTCAAACTCATGCCTTCTCTGTTCAGCTTCTCTATTGAATTCTTCATCATCCTTTCTAGAAGCTTTATCCCAAAGCTCATCTCTCTTTACCTCTGCAAAACTGTGAAATCGATTTTTTAATTCTATCATTTTCGCAAATGAGATATGGTTGTGGATCCACAACGAATCCACAAACGTAATAACAGTTGCCTCAAGTCGAGAAACAACTGTACGAGCTTTTCTAAACTCACCTTCATCGATGAGTTCATAAAACTCTTCAGCTAATCTTCTCATGCTCTTTTCAAACATGGGAACATCAGGATGATTTGCAAGACCTAATTTGGCAACTTCGTTCATCACTGCATTTACTAAATTTTCGCTTTTCATGATTGTTTTCCTCCTTTAGGAAACTGACTGGAGTAATCTTCTCCAGTAACATAGATAAATGAATACACTTATATATGTATTCATTGTTATAGTACATAAGTATAGATTATAAGTATTACAAAATATACCCTACCTAATATTAGGTAGGGTAATATAATAAATTAATAATCTGTAACAGTAGGAGGTATTTTATTTATTTCAGAAGACCAAGACATAACGACACTAACACCACCAACTTCTTCACCAAAGTCGGATTCGTATGTAAGTTGTAACTCATATGTTTTTTTAGGTGTCACACCAACATAGCTAATACTAGTAGCTGAGTCACCATAACCAGTAACAGATGCCCAGATATTACTAGAACCACCAAGCTCGCCTTTATACGCACCTGATTGAGATTCAGCATCAATATCACATTTAATAACCCTTACTGATTCTGGTGGAATAAAACTAAATGATGTTATACTATCAGTGCTTTCAAACCTACTATCACTAGTTATTTGAGCTGTTGCGGGGCTAGCACTAAATACTACTACCCCCCCCCCGTATAGTTCCTTTTAAAGTTGTTGTCATAATGATTCCTCCTTTATTATTTATCTATATTTCAATTCTAATAATTCTTTAAAGTCATTACTTCTATAAAGAGTACCAATTACTAAAATAAATGAAATCATAGCTTTCCAAATAATAGTTTCCATATTACTTCATCCTTTCTATTGCTTATATGGTTTATATCCATTATTGGTCTTAAACCAAATAATCATATCCCCAATCATATCTTTATAGTTACCATATACTTCTGGGCATTTACAAATCATATCAGAAGGCAAAGATACAGATTCTGGCTTGATATAAGAATTTATATTATCAGATATAGTTGTAGTACCATCTGTAGTAACTCCACATTTAGCGATACCACCATATACTGTAGCACCAATTACACTACCATTTACAGTCTTACCACCAACTATCTTACCATTGGTGATAGTACACTTCATACTAGTACCACCTTTAGTAATACCATTTTGAATTATATACGGAATATCATTAATCTTACCCGTAGCAGTACCACCAACTAAAGTTCCTCCAGTAATAGTACCACCATATGCAATATCACCAATTACTATAGCACCAGTAGTAACCATATCTTTGCCAGATCTAGTTCCTCCTACTACAGTAGATTTCTCTATAACTGGATTGATTACAGTTCCATCATATGCTTTAGAGCCAACTACATTACAATCAGTAGCAACTATAGTAGCATTACAAGATTCTACTATACATTTAGACATAATGGTTTTAGTACTATCATTACAATCACAAGTACAATTACCCTGACTAATAATAGTGTACTTTTCCATCTTACCACTCATTATCTTACCAGTAGTAATAGTGCCTCCAATTACTTTAGCATTTGCTACTGTAATGAAGTTATTTAATGAGTTTACACCAGTAGCACAGCCATCTACAATAATACATTGCTTATCATCTGCAACGCCTTTAGTGATAGTACCTGAATAGATATTACCATCTTCATCTATCGTAGCATCAGTAATAACAATAGCGTTTACTAAGCCTGCTACAGTAACACCACTAGAATGAGCATTAAGAATAGTGCTATCTTCATCAGCATGCTCTACATATGGCTGAATATCTCTAATGTTAGAAGTTCTAATATCTTCTACTACTGAAGAATAGTTAGTAGAAGCGTCTACTCTAATAATATAATCATTTACTCCAGAACAGCAATCACAAGAGCAATTAGAATTAGAGTTTACTTTACCAATTTTAGTAATTACTCCTACTAAAGTATTAAGTTCTCCATTAGCTAAGTATTGTACTTTGTATCTTTTTCCTTTTTCTAAAGCGTAAGTTTTAGACGTTCCATCTGAATAGTCTATAGTAATATCAATAGAATAATTAGCTTTAGCAGATACATTAGTAATCATCAAAGTAGCTCTTTGTAATTTCTCTACAGCATGATTGATATCATATGGCTGACAACAATCACAATTATGGATATTAGATAAATTATAAGAATTTTGAAATTGCTCAGTATAATGACCACAATAGGTGTCTAATGGGAATTCACCTTCACTATAATGAATAGGCATATGTATACCTCCTTTTTTTAATACATAAATTATTAAAATGTTTTGTTTATTTTGAATAAGGTAAAAAATAAAAGGTCGAAAGACCTTTTATTTTCAGATGATGATTAGAGGTCATCCTCGTCATCATCATCTCTCCAGTGATTATTGATCGCCTTGGAATCTTTAGAATCTGTAGTATGACGAGATTCTTCATCAAAAGGAGGAGCAATATACTCCTTCCAGTTAGCCTCTTCCTGCTCAAAGAAGGAATCATCTTCTTTGGACTCCAGATAGCGAATCTTCTCGCTTTTCATGATAATCATGCGTTTATCCTCTACAATGCGGTGGATAAATGTCATAATCATATCTGACTCACGGATATCGATAATATCGCCATGCAAGAGCATGGCGGAAACAATCTTCTTAAGGAATGTTTCCATATCGGAAACTAAAACCCTTGCACCGGTGTAATCTTTGTAATCGATTCTCAAATCGATCAGCCTACACAAATCGGATACACTATTTGCGAATTTCATCATTACTGTTTTTCATTAATCATGATTTGTCCTCCTTATAGACAAAATGACTAGAGTTTATTTTCTCTAGTAACATAGTGAATTGGTAGATGTATTTCTACCACGACTCACTATTATAATATATAACTATATATAACTAAGTATTTTAGGAATTACAAAGTATACTCTACCTTATATAAGGTAGAGTATATTAAAAAGATATTAGTAAACGAATATTCAATTATATAATATTACAATGAGATAGTATAAATAGAAGTTAGAAATCTGAAGTTGGAGTTTTTATTTATACATATCTCGTACATATTTGTTTTCCTTTCTTGTATCAACAGTCTTTGTTTCTGCTGATACAGAGCACGCATATATCTCACTATACCTAATATGGTATAGTGAGATATATTTTACATATTTTATTTTTTCTCTTTTTCTAAATATTCTTTTACTTTATCATAGTAATAGTCTTTATTTAAAAATGCTTTCTTAAATTCTTCTAAAGACCCAAATAGTTCTTGTAAATCTCTTCTGTTATCATATAAGTATTTTATCAAGTTCATATGTCTATCATAAAGTTTAGGATAATGCTGTTTTATTTTTTCTAAGTTTTCAGCAGTATTATATTGAATTGGACATATTAAGCAAGATCTAGTGAATCCTAAAGTATCATAATCTTTATTAAGCTTTATATTATTTTCCTTAATATACTCATAGCAGTCTTCATCTGTCCAATTAAATATAGGAGAAATTATTTTTTTATTTCCTTCTTTTATGGTAATTGCAGATTTAACCCAAGTCTTAGTATTGTATAAATCGTCTTTTCTAACACCAGTGAAAAATATATCATATTTTTTTAATACTTTTGTTGTTGTTTGCCGTTTATATGAGCAGCAAGATAATAAAAATTTACTATTTATAATATTATTATCTTTGTATAATTTTTTGATATAAGAAGATAAAGCAAAACATTTATTTTCTTTCATATACTTTTCAGCATCTATACCAATAATAGTTACATCAGGTCTAGATTTAAGATAATCTAATATACCATCATCTTCAAACCCAGTAGCAATATAATATTGATAAATAAAATCTCTTACTTTTAATTCTTTTAATAAATTATCGACGATTACACTATCTTTACCACAAGAAAATAGAAAACATGCATTATCGTCTTTAGAGTAATTATCTAAAATTATTTGTTTAGATTCTTTTATTTTTTCTTCTAGTTGATTAGTCATTCCGATTACCTTCTCTTATGTAATATTTTCTGTACCCGATGTTCCGGCATCTTTACCGCCGCCAAGGATATACCATGAAGCAACTACATTAGCAACTTTAACTGTTATGTCTTCGGTTAAAGTGTATGTAATATCAGATGTTGCATAGAAATACTTTACACTTTTATCTAAATTAGTAATAGTACATGGGATTTTAGTATCATTTATATACATATCGATAGTTTCAATACTGTCATATCCATTATCATCAGTTGGGGTTAATTTAAATCGTACTCTATATAATCTCCCATAACCCCATTTACTAGTTTGATATTCACTCTTATCAATTAATACATATAATGCAGCATCTGTATTGGTTAATTGAATTACATTTATAGTATATAAAATACCATCAGCAGATCCAGCATATACTTCATCGTCTGATAATAGTATACCACTAGTTTTATTTAAAGTACCGGCATTATAACCTACATCAGGTTTAATACCTGCTGTCCATTTAGTACCATAATCTAATTTAACTGAAGAGGTATAAATTTTACCATTAGCCATTACAGCGATAGTTTGATGCTCAGACTGAGTAATAGTTAAAGTGAATTGCTTTATAGTAGCAGCTGTAGCACTAATACTGTCATTACCTGTTAAAGTACCACTAGTTTTATTTAAAGTACCAGCATTATAGCCTTCTGCTGGTTCTATAGCTACAGTATAAGTAGTTCCATATGGTAAAGCTACAGTATTGGTATATTTATTACCATTAGCTGTAACAGTAATAGTCTGATGCTCAGATTGAGCTATTGTAAGAGTACATTCAATCTTCTTAGCTGCTGATTGAGCATAGATATATGTATCGCTAGTTAAAGTACCACTAGGTAAGTTTACCTCTCCAGCAGTGTATCCTGTTACACCTTCTGTATATGCTACCCATGTAGAACCATATGGGAAAGATTTAGTACCAGTTGTCCAAGTAATAACATGATTAATATCATCTGGATAAGTACATGTTACTGTAGTTATAGTATTTTCTGTCTGTTTTATAATTATTCTATAATTGATCTTATTAGCAGCACTAGTAGCATATACCGAATCATCTCCAGTTATAGTACCACTAGCCTTATTTAAAGTACCAGCGGTATAACCAGTATCTGCTGTAATAGTAGCAGTCCATTTAGTCCCATATGGCAAAGATACACTATTAGTATAAGTTTTACCATTAGCATGAACTATGATAGTCTGATGTTCAGATTGAGTAATAGTTAAAGTAAATTGCTTTATAGTAGCAGGACTAGCACTTATAGAATCATTGCCAGTTATAGTGTCACTAGTTTTAGACAAAGTACCAGCAGTATAACCAGTATCTGCTGTAATAGTAGCAGTCCATTTAGTCCCATATGGCAAAGATACACTATTAGTATAAGTTTTACCATTAGCATGAACTGTGATAGTTTGATGATTACTTTGGTTAATACTAAGAATATAACCATAAGCTGTAGCATTAGTAGCTGAAATAGTATGGTTACTATTGATATCGTTTATTTCAAAAGAATTATATAGTTTACCATCAAGTGTTATATATCCGCTTTTATATCCAATAGATGGAGTTATCTTTATATCGAGAGAATCTCCTTCTGTAGTCTCAAATGTGCTGGTATAATTTTGGTTATTTAATCTTGAATATACGGTAATAGTCTGATTGCTGGTCTGATTAATAGTAATAGTATATTTCTTTTTAGCTATATATGTAGCTTCTGTAGCAAATATTGTATAATCCTGACTAATGTTATTAATAGAAGTATAATTCAATTTACCTGCTGCATAATTAGAATTAGTAGATACAATAGTACAAGTTATACTATCTCCTGACTCTACTTTAAAGCTATTAGTATATATAATACCATTATGGTATACTCTTATTATTTGATTTTCTGATTGTTGTATAGTAATAGTATGGGTTCTTAAAGACGGTGGAACTATACCATTTTTATCATGTACATAATCATAGCTATTTTTATCATCTATATCTTTAAATCCAGATTTAGTAGTACCAGCAAATGGTAAATAATATAAATCTTCCTTATTATTATGATCAAGATTAACTAATAAATGCGGTTCTGTAAGATACCAATCGTCATCATCATAGTCTGACAACGGTGTTATTTCCTTATTACCATCTAAATATTGTAAATAAAATACACCATCATTTATCTTATGTGCTGGTGTTATCTTGATTTCACTATCTTCTTTTAAGATAAAACTTCTTTTTATAGGAATATTAGAATCTATATCCACTGGTGGATATATCAATCTTCCTGGTACATAAGTATTATCTTTAGGTGTAATAGTTATTCTGTATTCTGTAAGATAATCTAAACTTACAGCACTAGTATAAGTAGTTCCATTAGCTATTACTCTAACGGCTTCATTATCCATTGTAGGTATAGTTATTTTATATTTCTTTTTAGTAGCATTAGTGCAAGTTATATTTAAACTAAAATCATTACTATTAACTAACGTATTAGAGGCATTTAGCTTATACATAGTTAATTCAGTATGGTTAGAAGTGCCTTTATTATACCCATATATAGGATTGATTTCTATGCTGTATTCAGTATCATAAGTAACATAAAAAGATTTACTTTTATTACCAGATTTCTGTATCGTATACATAGAATAAAAAGTTAAAGTTTGATTAATAGTAGCCGGTAAAGTAATTTTACACATCTTAGGTTCTGCATCTTTATCTACAGACAAATGTTTATTCTTATACATTATACCACTAGTAGAATTTAATGCTCCTTTGATGGTATAACCAGTATCTGCTACTATTTCAGCATCAAATCTATCACCTATCTTACATTTAATGATTCTAGTATTTTCGTATACAGTTTCATTATTTATAGTAACTTTAATATGCTGATGATTATATTGATCTATTAATATATATAATGCATTGTTTATACTTTCACTAGCATATATAGAAATATCACTTTCTAGTATTCCATGTTCTTTATTTAATCGACCTGATATATAGCCTTCATCTGCTTCTATAGAAGCAGACCATTCTGTCTTATTAGGTCGCTTTTGTGAGGAAGTATATTTTGAATGATCGCTCATTTTACCCTCCATTTAAAAATTATTACACATACCATTTACTGGTATGTGCAATAATACAAATATTTTATTTATAAGCAGAAGTTGCTCTAATAACCATATTATCAGAAATAATACCAAATGTAGATACACCAATTATAGTGCCAGTCTTATAACCTTCGTTAGCTACTACGGAAATCATATACTCTAAGCCACCTTCGCATTCAAAGCTGGATGTATGCGTTGTTCCATTGACAATAACTTGGATAGTCTGATTAGCACTTTGTTCAATCGTAATATTATACTTTCTAACTGTAGCTGCTGTAGCTGTAAATGTAGTATCAGCTTCAACAGATGGAACCTCTGTGATATTAAGCGTACCACAGTTATAGCTATCATTTGTAGGCTCAACTGTAGCTCTAAGATGCGATTGAGCAAATGCTTTGAAGCTATCGAGATGGTCAATATTATCAGCCTCATCTGCAAATACTTCGGTAACAATAATACGCTGATTATCATACTTAGTAATAGTGATATTGTACTTATGGACTTCAACATTTGTAGCTTCAATAGTAATATCACTGGTTACTGTAGTAGAAGTTATATTCAGCTTACCAGCATCAAAGAATTTCGCTGTAGATCTAATACTTGCTGTAATAGCAGCACCATACGGAACAGTAAAGTCACTAGTGTATTCAGTACCATTGTAGGCAACAGTAATAAGCTGATTATTGGTCTGATTGATAGTAATATTAAACATTGCAGTGCTAGCTTCTGTTGTTGTAATTTCAATAGTAGTACCAACACCATCTGTAGATATACTATCGTCAATTAAACCACTCATAGGAATATTCAATGTACCATTACTATATCCAGCATCAGCTACTAGTTCTACACTATATTCACTATCATACTGTACATCGGCTAATGTAATACTTGTATTAGGTTTAACCGTAGTTACTTTACCTTCATTAGTAAAGATTATGGTCTGATGTGCAGGTGCAGTAATAGTAACATTAAATGCCTTTGGCGTTGCATCACTGCATACAATTTGGGTATCCTCATTAATTATATAAGTATCTTTTAATGGTCTACCTGCTGCATACCCAGTATCTGCTACAACTCTTACATTTACTTCAGCATGAATAGGAACCTCAAAATCTTCAAAGTAATCTTTAAACTGATAAGTAGCAATTATAGTTTGGTGTTCAGTTTCAGCAAAATATACGGTAAAATATTTCAAAGTAGGTTTAGTTGCAGTAATAGTAATATGGTTATCTGTATCCATAATACTATCACTAAGTATACCACTCTTTTTAATATTTAATGTACCAGCATTATAATCGCTATGAGTACTTAGATAAACTACATATTTACTATTATAATCCTTAATTACCGTTTTAGTTTGGTTACTACCAACTGTTACAGTTTCATCATCAAAGATTACTCTGATAGTAGTATTATCAGGTGCTTTAATATCAACAGTAACTTTCTTAGCTATAGGTTTTACAGCAGAAATCACTATAGTATCTTCTTTTACTACAGCTGTAGTTTTAAGAGAAGTTAATGTAGTTCCATTTAATATTAAATTACCTGCAATATAACCATTATCAGCATAAGTTTCAAATTCTATATAAGAACCTGTCATAGCTTCAAACGATTTATCAATATATACTTTATCACCGTTAATGGCTTTAATATGAGCATGTTCTGGAACTATAACTTGGATAAATTGTGTTATAGGAGTAGCATCAGTAGCATATATATGCATATCATCATTCTCAGCTCTACCATATCTCATATTTAAATTACCTTCATTATAGTTTTCATCTGGTATTAAGTATGCAAAGAACTCTTCACCATATTTAAGAGTAAATTCAATATAATCAGTATTAAAATCTGTATCTAAGAATTTACTAAATTCAGTTACTTCTCTAGTATTCTTATCTTCTAATGTAAACCCAGATAAATCTTTACCTTCAAAGATAATAAATCTAGACATATCTATTGCATTATCTTTATTAAGTATAAAACTACCATAGGTTTGTAAATTAGGATTTTTCTTATAAGAATAATAATAAGTGATTAAACTTTCTTCACTAGTAGCTTTATCTTTAGCTAATAATTCACCATGATAAATATTAGTAGAGTAAGTTTGACCAGTACTTGTTACTATAAAGATAGTCTGATTCTTAGTTACATCTACTCTAACTTTAATAATATTTGTAGTTGGTAAATTATTCTTCTTAGCATAATCCAAATACTTTTCGTTAATAGAATCTTCTATAGTAGTATCAAAATGAATGTGTTCTTTAAACCCAATACTATCCGTGTAGTGTGTAAATACTTGCATTTCACTTCTTATACTATCAAGAGGATTTATACATTCATATTTATTTAATTCTACAAAGTTATCTTTTACATCTACATATCTTAAAGTATTAAGCATTGGGTCTTTAGCATTAAATACTATATAATCCCCTTTGCTTCTCAATACTACTTTATATGACTTAAAGAAATTAATTATAGTATATAGCATATCTAAGAATGCATTGCCACTTACTCCAGGTAAATGGTCAAATATATTCTGGAATTCTTTTAAATTCAAATACTCTTCCAATATATATACTACATCAGAAATTCTATCTACAATAGCTTCATTTCTAGTTTCTTTATCAGTAATGTACTTTAGCCTCATATAATCATTATAAAGTTCAGTATCTTTATACTTTAAGAACTCAGTTAATGATTTAGCTATTCTAGTAGTACCATTCTCTTTAATATGATAATAATCAAATGTCTGTTTATAGGTCATCAAGGTATCAAATATCTTTTTCCAAATTTTAAAGATATCATAGTCTTGGGATTTATAAATACTTCTAACTATGAAGTTATAGATATCTCTATTAGTGACTTTACCATTGACTAATTTACCAGTACTAAACATATCTGCTATTTCTTTAAGAGAATTAAATACATTATTTTCTCCTGGTTTAATATCAAAATCCCAAATCTTTTTAGTTCTATCCTCAGGCAATGGCACAGACATATTTTCATCCAATGGTCTTGGTTGATAGATAAATGTAGTATCAAAATTATTAGCATGCCTACGCTGATCTAATATCCATTTCTTTAGTTTAGGTATATCTGCTTTAAAGTTAAATCCTTTAACGTACAATATTTTACCTGTTGTATCGATTATAGTATCATCTACACCAGAGTATAAATATGCTAAAGCATTTAAATATGTAAAGAGATATGCTACATTAAATTGCTTATATGGAATAATAGAAGGCACTGATACTTTTACCTTATTTTCCTTAAATACATCATCAAAGAAAATATTATAGAAATAAGCAATTTTTAAACTCATTTCTGCTATATCTAAGACATAGTTTATACCAAAATATTTAGTTCTCTCATAGTTAAATTCTTTAGCTAGTATTTGTTCCTTTACTTTAATATGATTCTTATTTTCATCATCATCAAATCCTACACCATCCCAATACTTATCAGCTAATGTAGTTTCATCATACGGAAGTAAATTAGTTCTTTTAATAATATTCTTATTAAAGAAAGTATCTTCTATAGGAACACCTACAAACTTCAAATCTATATCTTTCTTATAATCTTCTGTATAAGTTTTATATACATATCTTTCATTATCAAAATATATAAAATGGAAATTTATATTGCTATACTTTAGTATATCTTTAGAATTTAAGAATGATAAATGCCCATCAAATATATCATAAGTAGATTCATCTATAATATTATTATTCTCATCAGTAATAAACATTAACCATCCATTGTTATCATAATTATCGAATGGGTATGGTATCTCAATCTGAACTTTATTATTTATATCAGTACTCTTTATCGTTTTAACTTCTTCTTTGATAAGATTCGTTCTATCATTGATGTATTTATTATTATAAACAAATAAAATATCTATAGAATCGTTGTTAGTAAATATTTCATCAGGTATAGTAATTTCATCATTTGTAAGTTCAAATTTAGTTACTACAGATGAATAGTTATTGCTAAAATTATGGAATACTATAGCACTTTGTTTAGTTTCTACATATGATTTAAATGGTATTTTTATTTTATATGTATTAGTATTCTCTTTAGCTGCAATAGTTTCTCTTTTAATTTTCAAAGCAGTATTTGTAGTATTATTCATTACATAGGTTATATTGATACAATCTTTTTTACTAGGTAATCTATTAAGATTCGTAATAGTCAAAGTTTTAGTAGCAGCATCAATATTATACTCATTAGATCTCAAGTACTTACCAGTTATATCTACAATTACATTATTATTCATTTCAAAATAATCATTTGCTATATTTATATCTTTGAATTCACTTTGTTTATCTTTAGCAACTTCTATTCTTTGCTTACTACAAATAATATTAGAAGTATCTGGGCTGAATACATATGTTATAGTAACTTTCTGACCTTTTTGTAAACCAATAGCTTGGTCTTTAAGAGTGAGAGTATTATTAAATATATCATATAATTCAGTGGATAAGTATTCTTTGTTTGAACGAAGTTTAGGATATGCCTTGTATCCTAAAGCAAAGAATTTTTTAAATGGAGGATTTAATTTAAAAGTAACTTGGAAATTCTCAGTAGCAGTAATTTCTTCAGTACTTTCATTTATATAGATTCTATTATAAATAGAATTTTCAGAATAAATAAAGAATACTTTTATAACAGTATTATCATTAATAACTACATTATTATTGAGAGTAACAAGACCTTCATTAATAGTATAATCTGTAGAAGGAATAATAGATATTCTATTATCAGTACTATCAGATTTGGTTATTAATACTTCATTTCCTCTTTCAAAGTATTTATCAAAAGGAAAATCTATAGAGAATTCTCTTTTAGCTTCTTTAGTAGATTCAGAATCATTATCTATAAGCAAGCTTTCTCTTTGTTCATCTAATTTAACTATATTATCTTTATTATAAATATAGATTATAGTAGCAATAGAATCTTGTGGTATATCTTCTAATACTATTCTATTCTTAGATAAATCTATAGTATATCTAGTAAGCTCCTTAGTATTAATAAGTATATCACCATCTATACAAATCATTATCTGATTTCCATCAGTAAGATATGTAGGAGTTGGTAATTTCTTTAATTTTATAATATTAGTATCTAATACATCTGCTTCTTCTGTACTAATAATATATCCATTTTCTGTATCAATATAAGGAGTTATATCTTCTTTATTATAGTAGAAATCAAATATTACATCTTTCTGTTTTACACCAGCTTTAGTTATGGTAATTTGTTTCTTATCAGAAGAGATAGTATAGTCTGTATCTTTAGTAAGAATAGCATTACCATAAACTACCTTCATAATATTATTCTGAAGATAATCGTCAAAAGGCTTATTATTATACTTAGGATAAGGAATATCAAAAGTAGAATTATTTAATCCTTTTCTGGTAAAATTAATTACAACAGAAGTATTATCTTTGCCTAAAGACATTGCATAATCCCATTCTTTAGGAGAAAGGTTATTAACTATTTCTTTAGATTTACGAGTTTGAATATCAGTTTCTACTAATCTACTATTTTCAATAGAATACCATTTATTAGTAGCTTCATTATAGAATAAATCTAAATTGATATCATAATATTCTATTTCAATATTATTTTTATCATTAATAGACAACTTATAATAGTTTTCTTTAACTAAAGAACTAGCATCATCATTATCGCCAGAAGTTACTACTTTATCTTCGGTAATAATATATGCATTATCAGAAGAATCATTGGTAAGTTTATAAATAGTAGTTGTAGTGGTACCATTCTGTTTTTTATCCTCTATAGGTACATTTATAGCTGTATCCAGATTGCTAGCTATATCGGATATAGTAACTTTAGATATACTACCATCACTACCATTTAAATAAGCTATACCATCTTTAACTGTTAGAGTATACGTTCTAGTAAACTCTCTCTTTACTCTATCATGGAAAACAGTATCATTTAATTTACTAGATTTAGATTCTAGTTCATTAAAAATAATATCTCCCCATTTATCTACTTTTCTATCTCTAAGTATAAAATATCTAAATACTTCAATATTTGGAGCACCAAATAGATCGATTAGATTAATCATACCTTGAGAGCAAGATTTAAATCTAATTAATTGATTTATATTCTTGCACATTCTATACTGGTATCTTAAAGGAATGGTATTATAGTAAGGCATACCATACATTTCAAAGATATATTGGATACATCTTTTATCTAATAAATCAGTCTTAATAATATCTTGATGTACTTCTGATAAGATATCAGTTATAGTCATAATCATTATCATCATTCCTATAAAATTATCATAATAATCAGAAGTTTCTTTAAAAATATCATTGTAGAAAGTACTCATTACAAATAATCTATTTTCTTCATACTTAGATTTAAATTTAGAAGTTACTACATAATCATCATCTACTGTAGGAGCATATAATAATTGGAAATTATATGCTTTTCTAGCTTTATATATTTTCTTAGCTCTGTAAATAGTGTTATCTTCAGATTCATCATAGTCTACAAAAGCATCAGCAATATAATCAAGATAATCAGCATTAGGATAATCGGCTCTAATTCTATCCATAATGCCTTTACTCTCTAAGTATTCTATCTGAGTTGGTGATAACTCATGAACATAAGTTACATTATCATTATTAATAAATTCTTCAATAGTAGAAGCAGCTACTGGAATATATTCATAATCCATTATAGGAATACCATAATCCCCAATTTTTGGTAATCCTGCTAACATACGATAGTAGTTATTAAGCTCATTATAATTCGCTATATAAGATTGCTTGCCTTTTTCAGTTAATTCATCTCTAAGAGCATAAATACCTACAATCCTACCATCATCAAGTTTTTTAACTTTATAATTTCTAAAAGTTATTCCTCCACCAATAGTTTCTACTTTAAAATATTCACCAAATTTATACTTTACTTTATCAAAGTATCCACCTATTTCTTCTCCAGTTTCATCGTCTAAAGCTGGTTTAAGTTCTATCATATCATGTAAATCAGGTATATAAGTTTTATCTTCCATGCATTTAGAAAGATGATAAGAGCCTGTTATACCAGCACTTTTAAGTAAACTTTCATCGTAATCAAATAACTCAAATACAGCAGTATTCTCAAAACAAGAAATAAGTATATCACCGGCTAATATACTTTCTTTAGTTTCATTTTTCATAGCTTCTTCTTCATTTTTTATTACCGAACCAAATGAAAGAAGTTTAGTATAATATAAGAGATAATCAACGAATGGGTTATTAGAATAGGTTTTGCTTATTTCTATGCTACTCAAAATTTTATCTCCTTTCTATATATAATATTATTAATACTATGTAAAACCTCTTTGCTTTTAGACATTATTATAAGAAAGGTGGTATATCTCTATGACAAACGATACTATTAAACCATTGATAATAGATTCTAAATATCCAAAATTATTTACCTATAATAATTTTAATCCTACTTTGTATTCTCCTAATTCTCCATATCAAATTATGTTTGCTCAAACTAAAGATTCTCTTATGGATGTAGATGTTTATAGAAATTTCTTATATTCTGCTATAACTAGATTTAGGCAATCTAATTTCTATAGACATTATAAAGCTCATTTAATGCAAATGGGTATGGATAGATGTCAATTACATCCATACTTAATTTCTGATGAAGATGATTCTACTGCTACATTAGAAATGCATCATCATGTACTTACTATATTTGATATAGCATTAGTAATTACTGAGCATATTTTAAATACCTATGGATATATAACTTCTTTTGACTTAGCATATTTACTTAGGCAAGTTCATGAGCAACATAAAGTTTGCATTGTAATGCTTTGTAAAACTTGCCATCAGTTATATACAAACCATAATGATGAGTTTAAGATTCCATCTACCTTAGGCTTTGGTAAATGGTGGGAATTCTTGGATGAATATAAATATGGTATTACTAGAGACTTAGCAGTTAAGATTTATTATATGCTTAAGAATGATTTACAAAATGCTGATGAACGAGATGAAAAAATAAAAAATATGCTGACTATTAGGGATAAGATATTGGATTGGTCTGAATACAATGAAAAACTTACTAGAAAATAATAGGCTCTTTAACTCTATTATAATAATTCTATAAGTTTAAAAAAGGAGACAGTATCATGACAAATCCAATCGGTTCAGGGTTAATTAAAAAATACAGTTTTTATATTAAGGAATATTTTAGAAATCTAATTCCTAAAATTAATTCTATAAAAAATAAAATAGGTGATCTTATATCTATTTTTAAAGATAGCTTTAGTAAGAATCCATTTATTTATATTGCTATATTCTTTATTCTGTCTTTCTTAATTTGTGATTCTATTTATAAAATCTCATTTATTTTATTTTTAGTATCTTTAGTTGTAATTGCTAATAAGTTTGTTAATAATAAGCATGAAGAATTTATTCTAACTACAGATTTCTCTATAGCAATTAAAGAATTAGATTCCCTTATTTCTGATTGTATCCAAGAATATATGGTTATGAATGGTTTAGCTAATACTACATATATCAATGATAAACTAGAAACTCAAATAAGAAAAGAGACTACTAATCTAGTTACAGCTAAACTTAGTAATACTTTATTTAAGAAACTTTCATATCTTTATAATGAAGAATCAGTATATACCGTAATAGCAGCTAGAATCTATATCATTATTATGAACTTTACTATTCAGACTAATGAGAAAGCTAGAAATAATGAAGTAGTAACAGAGATTAATAAACAAAACAAACAAGTTTCATTATTTTAACAAAAAATAAATATAGTGTAAGCTCATATGAGCTTACACTATATTTCACATTAACTATTTATCATTATCCAAAGTAATCATTGTGGATAAATTAGAATCACCAGTAATTACTCTAGGCATTACTCCATTCCATTTATCAAGGAATTTTTCCATCAATACGTATTTAGACAAACCTTCGTTTTTATACTTATTGGCTTCAGAATCCAATTGAGCTTTCTGCTTATTATATTCAGCTGTAATAGCAGCCTGTTCAGCAATCTTCTTCTGCTCAATAGCTTTGTCGTATTCATCAGAGAAATTGTGGTCTGTAATCAAGAAAGATTTTATGATAATACCATTATCAGAGAGACGAGTCTTAATAGAACTAGCAATCTTGTTACTAATTTCATCTCTCTTACTAATGAAATCTTCAATAGGATACTGAGCAATAGTAGCATTGATTACTTCAGCAACAGTAGGTTTAATAATAATAGATTCTATATTATTTCCATACTGTCTATAGATATCACCAACTTTATTAGTATCCAAAGAATATACTAATGACGATGCGATTTTAATAGTCTGGATATCACTACTAGATACTTCTACTTCAGAATTGTAACTAATATCTCTAACCTGAAGTTTTACTACTTTATCAATGAATGGAAACTTAAGATTAAAACCTTCATTCAGATTATATTTATATTCACCTAAACGAAGTACTACACCTCTTTCACCTGTTTCAATAATTGTAAAAGAGTTGAATATTATAATACCACCAACCAAAATACCAGCTACAAGTTTTCCTATCTTAAGTACCATAGATCCTTCATCTTCACCGGTTTCATAATTAAAGCCCATATTAAATCTCCTTTTTATTTAAAAACCTTTATAGCCATCTTTTATAACAGCTATATTGTTTATAAAACTAATATCATCTAAAGCATCTTTATTATTCTCTATTACTTCAGGTGGGATAGAGGTATGCTTGTTTTCTTTTAGCCTTAGATAATGCTCATACAAATCCATGAATAATCTATTAAATAACATTTTACCGTTAAAGGTTAAAATATTATACCTCAATACTTTCTCAGGAATAATACGTTCTCTTAATTTAGTATTGGTTACTTGGAAAATAGTTATTCTATACTTATTCAAATCCAGTTTGTAGATACGTATTCTAAAATACTTTTTAAGTTTTTCATCATACTTAAGCAATGCGAAGTTAATAATACCGCAAGATGCATCTCCATTTAAAACTGCCATATATTCAGTATTATTATTATTAACTTTTAAAATAGTACTAGCTATTTGTGTCAACTGTATTACTACAGTTCTATCATTAGATTCATTTGTTGTATAATCCATATAAACCCTCTCCCTTAATTTAATTATTGTTGCTAATAAAATCCAAAATGAAAAATATTGAAATAAGGAATATAGGTAACGCTGCAATAGATAATCCAACAGATAAATACCTAATGTACTTTTGATATTCTAAAGGTCTAATGTATTTCTTAATTTTTACTTTAGCTATTTTTTCCTTACAAGAATCTTGATGAAGTATTTCATCAAGAAAATCATCCGCACATCGAATACTCGAAGAAAGAGTTGAATAAAACCCATCATAAATAAAACATTTATCTTGATATTTAAGAATATCGATTTTAACTATATGCACATGACCGCTAGTAACTTCTACGTCATAAATTATAATATGGTCGTCTATACGCTCGTTCATAATCAGGAATGAGTTCCTAAATGAAGAACCATATGCGGTTACATACTCACTATTATTTCTTAAATCACCCATTAAATAGTTTACGTTCTCTAAAAAAAGTAGATGGTTTATATTATTTCTATAGTGTATTTTCATAGTACTTATCCTCGTTCAAATGCAACAGATAATAGTATTTGATAGAATCTTTCCAGTATTCTTCTATTGTATTCGATATTTAGCATTACTGGATAACTATAATGCATATCCATTAGACGATAATTAGCATTTTTAGATTGTATATTAAACTTAGATTCGCTATTAAATTCTCTATAATAGTTTAAGTCTAAATTTAGTTTTACATAATCTATCAAAAAATTTTTAATAAAGTTTACTACATTAAACAAATCTGATTCTCTTTCAGCACCAATAATAATATCTTCAAATATATCTAATAAATATCCCTTATGATATTTTAAAGATTCTTTATCAATACCTTTGATATCAAGATATGTTTCTGTACGTATTTTGGAATTATTCATATATCTATACCCATATAAGAAAACAAGATTAAAAATCTTGTAGTATGAAGTATAAACATTTTTCTCTTTGAAATGAATATGACCAAAATCTAAGTTATTTAGCTTTCTTGTAGTAAATATAGCATCTTTTCTAATACTGATAATTTCAAACTCACTAATACTATTAGAAATTACTAAAGCTTTTCTAGCTCCAATAAATCCAGCTTTTAATGCTTCTGCTATTTCAGGGTTATCTCTTTGAAGTAAACCAATGCTAATCTCCCTATCTATCTTCGGGAGATTAGCATAATAGTTAAACTTACTTTCATCGATAATTCCTGTTTCTAATAGTATAGAAATATTGGCTTGCTTGATATCATATTCATAAATAGATTGATTGATTAAACAATCTACAGGTGCAGTATATGAATCATTATCCCATATTTCCATAAGAACAATCCTCCATAGCATCTAAATTATCAAGCAACTCTTTTTCTTTACCATTTATAGTTTGACTATAATACCATTCTTTATCATTCATGAATCGCTGTATGCAATCATTAGATTTTACTTCTTTACTAGTATTGGCATTAAAGATACAATCATTCATATCTTCAATACAATTAATCATAATAGAATTACTACCATATCTTCTATTAATAACTAATGCAACACATTCTAATACGTTACAACAATAATCACTTGATAAGTCTGTAAGTACTATAACATCGTTATTATAATACTCACCTAGTACTAAATCAATTAACGATAATAATGGCTTATAGCTCTCCAAATATTGCAAATAATAATATCTAAAAGTTTCCATATCATCAATCATAAAATAATGCATAATCTCTTTAGGGGGATTTACATCATCTATAGGAATACCTTTAGACGCTATACCTATAGGAGCATAGATAGTTCGTATAGAATAATTAAATTTATCTATAATTAATGCTATATAACTATCTAAATGATAATCTACAAAATAAATCATTTGTTATCACTATCCTTTGGTACACTAGAGATAACTCGACGATACTGTTTATTTGCTTCCATAATACCTTTATTAGTATTGCTTCTAATGCTTCTAGCATACCCATTCGCGAAATTAACAATATCTTCCATTGTAGGTGAAGGATTATTACTATATCTAACAATATCCTCTAAAGTAATCTTATTATCAGCAATAATCTTATTCGCCATTGCTTCATTCATACGAATATTATCTGGGAAATGCATACAGAGGTCAATAAACGAAAGATTATCATAAAGATACATACAATTCAGCATATTTGCAAATTGTACTTCATTAGGATTAGTAAAAGCACTCTGAGGATTTCTAATATCTCCAACTCTAACCCCAAATAAATTAAATAAATAATTTCCAAGTACTGGAATAAAATTAAGAGATGTAGCTTCATCTCTAGGGACAAATAATACGATATTTCTACCTGTATAAAATAGTTTCAATAATACCGAAATAATATTTTGACAGGTGACATCATTATTCAAGAAATTACCATAAATATTTGCTCCAATATCATATCTTCCTTCAAGATAAGCACTAATTGCTTCTGGTGGAGGAAGAAGTGAACTAAGCATTACTACGCCTTTTCTTGGCATTACTGATACTCCAAATTGATTTCTAACTTTATATTTCTCTGGATTATCATCAATAATACCTAAACTAAAATTCTGATTATTTAAAACCATAAAATACTCATCTGCATTACTTGCAAAATAACCTACTCCAAACATAATAAACACTTCTCCTTTCAAATATATAAATATAATAACTTTATATGGTTTCACTACTATAATATATATTTTATTTATACTTTATGAAAAAATAAAAGTAGAGAATATTCTCTACTTTTATTTCTAATGATTAGAATTCATCCTTAAACTGACCATACTGTTTAGCTGATACTTCGATTGCATCTGAAGCATCAATTACTCCTTTTCCCAAAGGATTACTAGTGCCAGTAACATTCATAATCTTTTCTTCAGGTAATACTACTGATGTAACTGCTTCTTTATCTTTCTTAGGATTCTCAGAAGTAAATGATACAGATTTATCATTAGCAATTTCATTAATAGCATCAGCTAATGCATTATCGCTATGATCGGTATCTGTGGTTTCTTCTTTAACTTCTTCTTTTTCGTTCTCCTCGTCAAGATAACGTTCGTAAGCTTTTACGATACACTTAGTAAATCTTTCAATATTAATAATCGGTTTAGATGGAATATACATATTGAAAGAACCCATATTTACTTCTGTAAATGCAGTTACATTTACTCCTGCATCTTCAGACAGTTTACTCTTAATGCTTTCTCTAATCTCATCTGTAATCTCTGTTTCACTATCAAGAACTACAGAAGGGACAAGAATAAACTGATCATGATAAACGTCCAAATAATTGGCAATGTATTCGATTACCTTATTATTAAAATTGTCAATCTTATATTCAGCTTTAAGTTTTTCCAATGTTTTGCTATAAGCATTATTAAGACTGAATTTATTAATAAAATTATTTGGCTTCTTATCGTTTTTCTTTTTAATATTCTCAATGTACTTCTGCTTATCAGAATTTTTTGTGATATTTTCGGATACAGGATTATTGATGTAGTCTACACCATTATCCGTAACAATATGAGTTACACTCTTATTACCTCTTGTGAATGTGAATTTGATTGGTTCCATTTTAAATACTTCCTTTCTTTTTAACTTCTGCATGAAATCAATATCACTACCAACATCTTTTGCCCTATATACTTTTTTGCATACAGGGCAATATAGATGATTGAAGCCTTCATCATATATGATTCTACCTGGGCATCTAGCACCATTTTTAAATGTATTACAGTGCAATCTATCTCGGTTTAATCGATAAACATATGGGAAATCCAACAATACTGGACCAAATTCATCTCTTACACCCCAATTCATAAAATAATCTGTACCAATATCTTCCATTACTAACCCATGGTTTACCCAATAATCGGTTATCATAAAAGTCATTGGTGCATACTTTATAAACGTTTCTCGATTCATAATAGGATGAACTTTCTCAATCATCTCTACTACTCCATCTGGAGAAATATCAAATATTTTAGGAACAAAAGGTTTAAGTTTTTGCTGGAGTTCAAATTCAGACCTATTATCATTAATACCAACTTTATCCATACCAATCTTCAGTAAAAAAGTATCATCGCTTAAATAACTATATACAACTCTATTAGTACCAGAGAATGATCTTACAAATCCTAATGGGTTTAAGATAGAATCGTATACATCATTTCTAACAAATTGATCGCTTACTGAAAATTTAGGATTAGTAGCAAATTGATATAAGACATAGAAATCTTCTCTTCTTAGATAATTCAGCAATGGTGCGTGATACATATTATCAAATGCGACGGTATATTTATCATCAATAGAAGGTTTATCGATTGATTCACCAATACTTTTGATACTAGTTCTTAGTGTTGAATACAGATTAGTATCTAAGGTATTTGTTTTCATAATCAAACAACTCCCCTCTCTTCTTTCTCATAATCTTATTGATGTAATTCTGTGCTCTTACTTCTGGTGGATCAGATGGATTGATACTAATTGGTTCTGGATTATAGCTAGGATTATCAGGATTATGATAAATATCATAAGCAAACTGATTTAATCCGCCATATTTTTCAAACTCTTTTTGTCTAGCATTTATTTCATGCATACAAGCCAATCCACGTTCATTGGTATAAAAGCTATTGCGGTTTCTATATCTAACTCCTGCATTATAGTTATTAAAGAGGCAATTAGTTACATAATCAGCATCTGCAATAGTTTTTACATTCAGAATTCTACCATGAGTAAGTTTGATTAAGAAGTCGCTATGTTGTTTGATACGTTCTTTTACTACCTCTTCATAAGGAATAAGCTTTTTGTCAAGTTCTTCCCAATGATCATTTGCTAACTGCATCATTCTATCGACATATTTCTTTCTGTATTCTTTTTCAGATAATTTAGATGTTGGTTTAGTCCACCATTTAAAGAATCTCCTTTCAAATGTTGCTGGATCTTTATCAGTCTTTCTCATAAACATTTTGAAGATATCGTAATTAGCTTTGTTCTGACCTTGAGCAATATTAAGAGCTTTAATCATTTTCTTAAATGCTCCATATGCTACATCATCTTTTTCATCGATTACCCGAACATCTCTAAGATTCTGTAGATATTTAACTTTTTCTTCTACTGTATCATACTTATCGAGTTCAGATAAATCATATGAAACTTTCTTTCTAAGCTCTTCAATCTCTTCTAATGTTGTAGGCTTAGGCTGACCATAAACTACTTTATCTCCAATAAAGAGTACGCAAGATTTATTATATGCAAATTCATCAGCATTTCTATAATGCATCAACTGATTCTGACAAAGATCAGTTAAATTCTTACGTGCATTACGTGGTAAAATTGTAATAAACCACAAATAGTTATCTGCTACAAACTGATTATATCTAGACAATTCTGTAGCAAGATTAACTCCTTCATCTTCTTCAGCTTGTTCTTGAGCAGATTTAAATACATCTGCAAACTGAGAGAAACTGCTAATATGTGGATCTTGGAAATCTTTTGGAGTGGATGACATACCAATAGCAGCAAATTTATAGTCATCAGAAAACTGATGACTTGTATTAGCTTGCTTCTGATAATACTCATGTACTTCTTCTTTAGTAAGCTGATGTTTATGAGTAGCATCATACATACTAATTTCTTTAGAACCATCTTCATTAGTTTTAGTTCTAATAAGATATACGATAGGTTCAGTATTTTTAGGTTCTTCTTTTTTCTTTGGCTTACGCTCTACCCCATTACTACAAATCAATTTACCATTTCTATACAGTTTAATGCCTACTTCTTCTCCATCATCAATTTCTTCTTGAGTTGGAGTTAAGTATAACCAGTTATCATTAAACCATTTAGTTGGTAATCCTTCTTTATCATGACTAAATACGTTCATGTAACCAGAACCTGGTCTATAATGCTGATTAGCAAATAACTGCTGATTCTGCATGCAGTAGTTATAATAATTATTCCACTGCTGTGGGGTAGAATAGCTAGCAAGACCATTAGAGTTTGGTGTAAATGCTGGTGCTACTGGGGTTGTTTCAACAGGCTGGTTGTTGTCTTCTTTATCAAATTCATGGAATACATCTTCACCATTAGCCCATCTCTGGAATTCCTCATTATTAGCACTCAATCCTCTTTCTTCACACTTAAATACATATTCAGTATACCCTAACATATCACGATCTTCTGGAGACCAATCTGGTCTTTTCTTAATCTTCTTAGGTGTATTTCTTGCTTCCTTGGCACTAAGAATAGCAGCTTTCTGCTGATTAAAGCCATCCATAATCTGCTGATAAGGATTACCAGTTTCATTATAAGTCATGGGTACTGGTGGCATATATGATGCATACTGTAAATACTGAGGATTAATACTTGGTGTAATAATACTATTATATCTACATTTATCATCATATGGATTTCTTGCTCTAATCTTGCAATCTTGATCTGGAGTAAGTTGGAATTTACGATTTTCTTTTTCTTTCTTCATCCTCATCTGATCTAAGAATTTATTATTCTCAGTTTCACTATTAAATGAATTATCTCTTTCATCATCTTCATCATGAGGAACACCATCTCTATCCAAAACGCCACCAGCTTTAGCTACTGTGTTTTTATCTTTCCAATACTGTTTAGCAATCTGATTTGGGTCGTTTACATATTGATTGGTGTGTCTCTGAAAATCAGCAATACGTTCATCATGTTTTCTTTCATTATTGAACTGATATTCAGGAGTATACGGTCTTTGATTAAGATATGCTTGTCCTCTAGCTGCATTAACCTGATCCATATAGAGTTCATACGGCGTCTTAGGTCTTTGCTGAATATGAACATACATATCTTTTGTAGGGTCAAATGATCCTAGTGTATATTTCTTACCAAATTGAGGACTATAAATTGGTACAATGTTTGGGTCATTAGGATGAACCTCTAAAGTACCATTAGTCGGAATTGCAGCAGGTATGTCTTGTTTAAATAACTTAGACATATCTGCTTCAGATTCATGAAATTCTTCTTCTTGTTTTTTACGAATTTTTGTAAGTGCATCTAAGAAATTAAAACTACTAGTTGTTTGTTCTTCTGTGTTAGATTGTTCGCTACAATGTAAATTACTCAATTCTCTGAAATCGTATGGATTTTTAAATACATAAGGCTCCATAGTCATTCACCTCCATTAATATATTCGCTAAATGTTTTCAAATCTTCTTTTGTAAGTTTTGTATTATTAAGCTTCGGCTTAATATAATTACTATTATGATATATACTTGAAGACATGTTTTCCTTCATATTATATCTAGTAAAATTATCTACAAAAATATTATAATAGCAAAGCTCAGCAGCTTCTGTATCTGTTATAAATATTCTGTTATTATTGAAAAACATTTCGATAATTTTGTTTAATTCTACTCTATCGCTCAAATTAGATTTTTTATTAAGCTTAATCTGAGCATGACCTTTAATGTGATATAGATTAACAGGTATCTTATACTTATTAACTATCTCTATAATTTTTCTAATAATATCTTGATTGATTACTTCCTTATCATCATAAGTCTTTCTAATAATATTATCGAGAATATACCAGTTTTTAAAATTATTTCTTAGATTCTCAATACTACTAAGAGAATCGCTGAAAATATTTATAGGTGTATTGGAAGGCAATCTTCCACTAATAATTTCTCTGTATACGGCTTTAATACCCATTAGAATGGCGTATAATTCACCGTATGAAGAATTAGTTTTATTGATAAATTTATTACCATACAATCTAATTATATTATTATAAACTATTACATATCCTGGACTGGATGTAATTTGATCGGTGCTAGTATAAGCATTTGTAGTACTAGCATCGGTATAGACATTAATAGAATTAAATAAATCCAACTGTTTCATTTTCATTCACCATCCTTTAATAATGGCTCTTTAAAATAATGATTAATAGACTCTTTACTACTTACAGCGATTACAATATCTTCTGTACTCATAGTTTTAAGTATTTCTTTAATAATCATTCGTTTTTTATAATAATACGACCTAGCTTCAGTTTCATCACTAAAGTAAGTATTAAGAATATAATCTTTTTTATTTTTTAGAATAACAGCTTTTTTAGCTACTTCTAATTTAGGATTAAATTCTGCTAAATATTCTAAAATTACGTTTGCTGTAATATCTAATTTAGTCATAACTTATTTTTCCTTTCTATTTAAAATTATAAGTGTAATTATCTCACAATTATAATATATTTTTTAATTAATTTTTACATTTATATCTCCTAGTTCATATGAACTAGGAGATATAAATGCTGCTTAGAAAGAGAGTTTAAGTGTACTGCAATTAGGGAAGTCATTGCATTACTTATATGTATACTCATATGTAGAAAACTAAATACTTGTAAGCTCTTGTATTCTTCTGCATATATATTCGTTATTATAGACTTGGTTATTAATAATAAAACTTTTAGATTTTCCTATAAAAGGAGAATTACTATTAGCTTTTGCCAAACACATAAATTCTATTTCTTTTTTAGTATTAATTAAAACCTGAATAAATGCGTACTGATTTTCAGTTTCTATTTGTAAAGCATCATTAGAAAAAGAAAAAATATAAGGTGGATATTTAAAGTAACTAGATATATCTCTTGCTAAGTCTATAATTTCATTATCAAAGTCATTAGATAAGTTTTTTATATTATCTTCATTGGCAAACATAGCAATCTCCTTTCTTATGATTTTTATAATCTCTTAGGCATCGGTTTTAGCTTTGATTTCATTTAAAGTCGTATTAATCTTTTCATACAATTTTTCTGTACTTGGTTGATAATCGCTGTCATCAACCTGAACATGAACGAATCCATGATCCAATATCTTGGTATTGTCTTCATAGTCATATTCTTGGCTCATTTTTTCAGATTTTTCTATGTTACTGATGGTTTCTAATGGTATATAATCTTTATAGGCTTCTATAAAGGCTTTCCAATTACCAAATACTACATCATTAGGAATAAATAAATATTGATTGTGAACTAATTCATGTACTGTTTCTGATAATGGTATTAATCCTACTTTAAGGGTATAATGGTTATACATAACTTCTCTAGCTATTACATTTTCTTCAGTAGATAAACCTTCTGCAATATTCTTATTTATAATAGTAGATACAATATCAAACAAAGTTAATGGATGATGATGGATATGTATTTTAACTCCTCTTTCTATCTCATTAGAAATATTAGTCATTATACTACATTTGTTAAATCCAGCATAATCTCTTAGAAAAGAAATAAATGATTTATATTCATAGGAATTTCTACAAACTCTTTCGATTCTAATTACGTATTTCTTAAAATCTTTAGGATTAGATAAATCATAATCAGCGATATCAAAATTAGGAACATTTGATACTTCTATATCATGGTTAAGGTCTTCATCAATATTTGATTTAATTAATTCAGGATTACGAGCCAATTAAATCAACTCCTTTCTGGTAATATAATAGTTATTATATAATTTAATAATTATTACCTTAATGTGATTTATTAGAACCATATAAAGCAGACTATACCCCTCTGCCAGCACAAATGGCAGAGGGGTATATCGCTTGTAAGGAGCCTGCGAGTTGATTGATATAATAAATAAGTACACAAAATATAAATAACACTACTCTTGGACAGTAAGTATGGTATTTATATTTATGATTGTTGTGGGCCTTGTAACACAACAATCATACTGTAGCCTTGTATCCAGCATACTTTATTTATATATCAATATTATGTTCATCAGTTAATAATCAATATTAGTTAATTCTTAATCTGCTCTTTATATAATTCCACGAAAAGTTCATAAGAGTTCTTTAATACATCAATGTTATTGTAGAAATCTTTCTGGGATCTTTCAATAACATCTTCTAATTGCTTTGCTAAGCCTTGTACTTCCTGCTGTGCAAACTGACTATCTCTTACTTTAATAAAGTGAAGCATATTTTCCATTGTAAAAGTATACATAGCATTGGTAGTTACATTCATAGGTAAGAATGCTCTAGCATCTTGGTTAATCATACCTTGCTGTTTAAGCTGAGGATAGAGTTTAATAATTTCTTCACCTAATTCTTCAGATGTCATATTAAACTCTTTACCACCAAATTTGAATGCATACTTCTTATTGATATCAGGATATGCTTTAGGGTTAAATGGAAGAGGATCAACAAATAATGCTTTCTTAGAATAATCTACATATCTCTGAGATTCTTGAGAAATAGCGCATAAGTGTCTATTTACCTGTTGAGAAATAGCTCTAGAGAAATTCTTCATTTTAAAGCTAACAGTAGTACATCTAAAGATAGCTTTCATAAAGAGTTTAGCCTGTTCTTTATTTAGTTTATACATTCCTTCAGGGTCAATAAGTTCAACATGATCTTCATAGTGATCAGCAATACGTACTAAGATATCATTATATATAGCAATGATATCAGGGTAATTATACATAAAAATATTTTTATTAGAATATAGACGACTTTCATCAGTAAATGAGTTATCAAGATAATATGGATATTTATACTTAAATTCATCCAAGTCTACATAATCCTTCATATCTTCAAAGAACTCTTTTTCAATACTGTGTTTAGCAATATCCAAAATAACTCTATACAGGTCAAAGTTAAAGTTAGTTTCATTCTCAGATACAATACTGTCTGGGAGAGTACTATTTTGAATAAAATATCTAAATGCTCTGATAGACCCTGACATTAATACGAAATACTCTTTAGCATCTTTATTATGAATAAAGTCTAAAGGTACGATATTCATGAAGTGTAATGCTGATAAACTGGTATAGATAGAAGATAAATCAAAATCAGAGAGAACTGTATTATTCGATTTAAAACACAGCAAAACCATAATATTGGAATGACCACAAATAGAATCATGACCATATCCCATAACTCTTTTAATATGAGCTAAGCATTTATCATATGTATTTTCTGGTGCTAACCCATAGCATGTTCTAGCAGCCATACTACAAAGAAATGCTGATTCAGTATTATCAATAATATCGTAGGTAATAACGATATTGCGATTAGATTCATTCTGTAATTGTTTATTCATCTTTGAAGAATCTTTATTAAAGAATTCTTTAAGTTTGTTACGATTAAAAATCATAGTCACTTACCCTCCCAAATTGACTTTGATAAATATTATTGGTGCTATCTGGAGTATTAGTAGTTACTTGTCTACTAATACCTCTATTATTATATTCTACTACAGGAATCAATAGTCTCTGTGCATATTGACACAGAGTAGTAGTTCCGTTAGAATGCTGGTTATCTCTAAAAACGAAAATCTTATCAGGTTTATAATTCAGTAATTGTAAAAACCATTGAGCTTCTTTAGATTGAGTCATAATATACTTTTTAGAACAATCGCATGGAATATCTAGTTTTATAAGATTTTCTTTAGGAATCTTTAATGATTCAGCATACTGTTCTACATGGTCTACTAATCTTGGTAAACCACCATATACAAATTTTGCTTTCTTATTATAATAAAGAATTGTATAAATATTTCCCATAGGTATCCCAATATCATAAACTAAATATGTTTGGTCAAATACAATTCCTATTACTACTTGTGAATTATCTTCTTCTTGCATAATATCACCTATTTTCTCTTTGCTCTAGCAGAAAGAATAAGTTTAAATCTTCTCAGAGAAGGTTTAAGAGCAGTAACAATTTCTTCTTTAATAGCTTCTCTATCTTTACCTTCTACATTGATATTAGTAATATTAGAATACTTACTGTTTACATACGGTGTAAAATCAGTATTATTAAAAGTATTTCTTACAAAGCCAAGATAGCAATCATCACTTTCATAACCATCTTTCTTGTTTCCTCTAATATTAAGTTTCTTATTAATATCATCAATATTATTATTATGAAGATTAATCAGGATATCAGTTACAGGAAGCTTATAATAAACATGAGCCATATTAAATACAGTTTTCTGACATTTCTTAATAAACTCTTCTAGTTCTTTAAGATGTACTTTATCAATAGTACCCTGAATATCTTTAGTAAGATAATAGAGCATAGAATACCAATATCTATCAAAGATAATGATAGTAGGTTTAGAGAATACTTTATTCACTCTCATACTTTCATACCAATCATACATATCAAGCAAAAACAGATTAGATACAAACTTAAGATAATCCATAGATTCTGGATTAATATCTACTTTTGGATGATCTACAAACTTATTAGCTAAATGACGTTTAACAAAATAAGATGCTTCAGATTTATATCTAGGAAAAGATACAATCTTAATCTGTAAATCAACTGAATCAATATATTTCTTAAAATCTTCTTTAAGATAACTAGCAATAGCTTTAGCATTAGTTTCCTTATAAGTAGCATCTAATCCTTCTAATGTAATAAAAAGATTATACTTACTATAATCTGGAAGAATAGGTTGTCTTTTCATAATAAACTCTCCTTTGCATAAAAACACTTATGAAAAAAGCCTTTTATTCTAAAGTGATTATAATTTTATATATCTATTTTCTATAAATAACGCATAGAAGATTTTCTATATGTCCGGAAAATTAACAAAGGTTTTTAAACTGGAATAGTTCAAAAGTGTAATAGACTTCTACAACTTTATAAACTATTCTTTACTGAAGAAGTGTAAAACTTTTATTTTTATTGAAAGGAGAAAACTTTATGAACTCTATTATTGAAAAAAGTATATATGCTATTTTACTATTTCTCTGGAGTATTATTATCTACGATATTATTTCTGGTAATATTATTGAAGAACTTTTATAAACTTTCTTAACTTCTATAACTTTATTGGAGTTTTTAACTATTAGGTTGATTCTAGGAAAGGATTTGTGCGACTGAAAGGAGCAACAAAACTTTCCGCCATTAAAAATGGGTTCTAACCCCCGTGAGGGGGTGGTGATTGTAGATTCCTACCCCCTGGAGGTAGACTAGCTTTTAAACTTTTACCAAGTTTTATACTTTATAAACTTTTTTAATTACCATCTTCGGTATATACCGAAGATGGGTTATATTCTTTAAAAACTGTATTTTTAGAAAGAATTCTTAATATATCAATACACTTATATTGAATTAAGGTTTAGAACTCTTATATTAAAAAATGCAGTGTTATATTTCTATTATATTGGATAGGTTTAGAACAGTATTATTTTGAAAAATACTTATAAACTTGTTTTTATTGGTATTTTATTTACACTTCTTAATTGAAGAGGTTTTATAACTCTTTTCAATTAAAAATAAAATTATAAACTCGTAGTTTATAAAGTTTAGAAAAAGTTTATAATTATAGTATTTTTTCAATAAATTCTTTTTTGTTATTATTTAATAATTCATGTACATTTTCGTAATGAAATTTTTTTGACTACTTTTATAGTTTGTATTCTTTTTTCTTTCCCTCTTTTTGGAGGGAAAGGGGGATGGGGGTTCTAGGGGGTAGGGGGGGGAAGGGAACCTTTTTCTCCCTTTCTTTTTTCAACTTCATAAAAATGTATAGATTCTTTTCTATCTTTATAAGTTGTATTTCAATGTATTCTAATAGAAATATGGCTATTCAGTAGTAAAAAATAAAACGATTTTTCTTATAACTTCAGTGTAAAAACAAGGGTATGAGATTGATTCTCATACCCATATCTTACCTCGTATATTGCTTTCATACAAAAAATGCTATATCTCAAAATATAGTATCGTATTCCTATTAAAAATAATAGTCATAGGAGCATGGTTTAAAAATACAACATTACATACTTCCTATAGAAAAATGATTTTTTCATGGATTTTTACCTAAATATCAATAATTTCTGTCTAAATGCGAATCATTCGCATTTGTTAGAAAAAGTTTATAATTATAAACTGAAAAAATCGCTAATTTTTTAGTTAAAAATTAAAAATCAACTAACATACCCTTTTTTCGCTATTTTCGTATTCCTATTAGTTTTAATGGAAATATGACTTTCTCATACCTTGCTAAAAATTTAGTTAAAATTGAAAAACCAATTAACATACACTTTTTTAGCCATATTCGTATTCCCATTGGTTCTAATGGAAATACGACTTTTCAATTTTTTCTAAAAATTTAGTTAAAATTGAAATACCAATTAACATGTGGTCACTACGAAATTATAAACAAAAGTTTATAATTAGTTTATAATTTATTTTTAAAGAAAATAAAAAACATGATAAAAGACAGCAGAAACCCAGTACAGGATAAACCTGTACTGAGTATTCACGCTATCTTCAGTTGGTATACTATAATGTAGGTAAAAATATTAATCATGAAGATTATCTACATTAGTAAGGTTATTCCACTTTATACCAAGTTTTTCCTTACACTGTCTAGATAATTCCATAAGTACTTTGTTCAATGAACCACTACTAATGATAGAAGCTGTCATACGAGCATTAACCGATGCTGAAGTTAATAAAGCATCTATTGGTTCATCAGGTCTAAAATCAGTATATGGTTCTTTACCTTTAGGCATAATATCTTTTACTACACCTTTGATTGCAGTGTTGTAAGTCAGCTTATCACCAACGCCCATCTTATCTTCACACTTGATGTAGAAGCAGAACATTACACCTTTTTCCAAGTTCTTGAATTTGCCTTCTGGTAATAACTTTTCTGTAGAAGGTACTGATTCATTAATTTCTATATCTGTTACTCCGTTATCTTTAAGATATTTCTTTTCTTTCTTTATAGAATTTTCATACTTAGAAACTATCTTCTTTAATGATGGAGATAATTCATCTAATTCACAAGTTCTAAATATTTTAATATCTTGAAGAGTACCAGTAATCTTAGAATGAACTTGAATTCTACCAAAGTCTGTAGCTAATTCTAATTCATCATCAGAAATATTCTTCATTAAAGTATTAGCTTCATCATCAGTAAATGCATTCTGGAAGATTATTAATGGAGAACCTTCTTCTATAGGTTTACCTTTTTCAGCTAAGAAGAATACATTAGAACCAGCATCTAAAGAACATGTTTTTTCTACACAATAGAATGAAGTAAGAGCATCTGAAATACGTTCATCTATAATAGAAGAATCTTCATATGCTTCATCTGTACACATTATAGCTATTTTAGCCATAGTACCAATGTTAAATGCAACGTTTTTATTATCAGCGTTATGCCCTATAGAGGGACTGAACGAAGTTGGGTCATATGCTAAGATATCATTATACTTTAAGGTTTGACCTTTCTTTACAAAAGGTTTAAGTTTAACTGTTACATAGAAACCACCATCAGAGTTCTTCTGTGTTTTCTCTCTTAAATCTACAGAATGCTTGGATTTATTACCGTCTTTATCTACTTCTTCAAAGATAATAAAGTCATCAGTAATATTTAAAACTTTTCCTTTTACTCCTTTAAATTTATAAGAAAAAATATTAGAAGTAAAGTAAGGTAATGCCTCATCCATGCCATAAGTAATAAAATTCGGAGATGAAGATTTAACTCTCATAATATGCTTAGTAGTCTGAATATAGCCCATTGCAGTACGAATTGGGTCATCATGTGTAGTAGCATAAGGAGCCATAGCTTCATAAACAGACATACCATTCAATGTATTCAATTTAGATTTATCATTACTTACTTTAAGTATACCTCTGCCATCAGCTATGGAAGAATTAATAGTAGCCTGTCTAGTAATACCTACATTACCAGCAAACCCAGTAGACATAGATAAGATACCTAACATGGAATCGTCATATACACGTTTATCTAATGTATAAGCTCTATCAGCATTCATACCAGATAAGCCTTTGAATGAGTATGTATTAATAGCTTCAGCTTCTAATAATGGAGAAGATACCGAAAGATCAGATATACCAGGGTCTTTCATAACTGCATCTATAAGAGCAGACTGTTTAATGGTAAACTTAACTCCTCTACCAGTTCTCTTCGATTTATTAGCATATTGACCATATGCATTAGCAATAGCTTGATATAAATAACCAGCTAATATTTCATTAGAACGTAATCTATTACCAGAGATATCTGCATGCTTATTATAAGAAGTAGAAGCTAATAAGCTACTAGCATAAGCTAATGCTTCTATATAATCGTATGGAATATCGTACTTCTTGCAAATATCAATAGTCATAGGATCAAATTCGCAATCATAGAAGTTATCAAAACCATCAGCTTTAATTCTACCACCAAATTCATCTAAGATATCTAACCACATATTTTTTGTGTTGATATCTTTAATAGAGAATCTAGATAAATCAGTTTTAGCTAATCCTGCCATTAATAATGAATCTTCTGGCTTCTCATCATTATAAACTAAATATCCATCACTAAATCTAATTACAGATTCTGTTTCAGTTACCTTAGGTCTAGTATCAGAGAATCTGTATTTAATCTTAGCTTTATCCATAGACTTCTGTAAACCTTCAGAAAAAGCCATAAGAATAATAACTGGAATTTTAGTATTCATGATAGATGCTTGAGAGTAAGAAAGTTTATTAGATGGTTTAGCTAAAGCATAAGTTTCTGCAAATACTTTATCTTTAGAAGCTAAGAATTTACCAATAGTATAAGCTGCATTTTCTTTATTAGAATAGATAGCTTTTTTAGTTTTACTATCATACCCAATTAAGATATCAGTTTTTTCATTAAATTTTTTATCTACAGGAAGTTTCTTTAATGCATCATAGTCAAAAGCTATATAACTTCCATCAGCTGTAGTAATTTTAGAGTATAAAGCACCTAAGTCTTTAAATTCTATCGGCATATCATACTTGGAAAGAATAAAAGTATTATCACCGATATAAACTTTAACTTTAGAATCTGTGTCTTTTAAGTTCTTTAAAGCTTTAGTAAGTTTAGATACACCTTTAGTAGACTTAGTACCACCAGAAGGATTAACTCTTGAAATAAATATTTTATGATAAGAGGTAACTATCTGAGTTGTATCCTCTTCTGTTTTAATTATAGGAAGTAAAAGAATCTGTCCAGCTATAGTTTTAGTATTTCCTCTTAATTTCATAAATCTATGATTTATAAATTTAGGAATATCTATAGCTATATTTGATCTAGTACCATTAATATCTTCTAATTGTACTCTTAAAGTATAAATATAATCTTCATTAGTAGATTCATCTGTCATTTCCATACTAGCAACACATAATGGCCTAGACTTATTTCTAAGAGATTTAAATATAGCAATAATATCTTCATCTATATCATAGGATTTATTAAAGTCTAAAGCTGTTACATCTTTCCATTCTTCATTAATAGAATCAATGGGAATAGTTTCAGGCTTTAATTCTCTTTTCTTAGTATAGTAATTCTTTAATACATCTCCTACTTTTTTACCATGGATTACAGTTTTATCAAAATCTTTATCTAACTGCTCCATTCTCTTTTTTCTAGCTTCAGTTATTTTAGTAATAGGAGGATTATCTAAATCTAATATTACATCCTTGATATAATCTTCATCATTATCTACTGTAATTTCTTTTAATTCTTTTTCTTGAGATTCTTCTTCTTGTTCTTCCTCGGATTTTTCTTTAGGAGTCTCATCATCGTTGAATCCATCGTCATCTAAATCATCTGGATTAAAAGAAGCTTTAGCTGAAATAGAATCAGAATTATTTTTCTTTTTAGATTTAGTAGCACCAAATCTATTATCCATAACTATTGAATCAGAAGAATCTGGATTAATCTCAGCATCATCTGCATTAGATAAGTCATTCTTTATTAATTTTTTAGTAAAGAATACAAATCTAATTAAATCTTTAATATCGAAATTAGAGAAGTCTACTTTGAAGTATGCATTTTTAGAAGCGATAATAAAGTCTATACCACTCCAATAATTAGATATAATCTGTCTTTGTCTAACTAATCTATAAATCATAGAAAATGGGTTTATAGAATTATTAAAATCAAATATATCGCAGCCTTTAGGAATCCATGATTCTACAGGAATGATACAGGTCTTTCTAGAATAATATTGATTAATTCTAGAATCATCTAAGTATCTAGTGATAATATGATGAAGTAAGTCTAATCCTCTATCTCTTTGATAAACTTTATTATTTTTCAAGAATATATTTATATAATGGGATAAATCTACGATAAGATTCTTTCTATTATATTGCTTTAGATTAACAAAAGTATTTCTAATAAATGGAACTTTAGCTTTAACTTTACTATAGATTTCAAATATTTCTTTTTGGTTTTTTATTCTTTCATTATAAAGAAGATTTCTAAATATACTTGGATAGTTTTGATTCATTCTAAAATCTTCATTTAATATTTCATCTACTTTATCAGGAAAGAATACTCTACTATCATCTAAGTCATAATATAAATCATTATTATCACCATCAAATTTAGACTCTAACATAGTCTTCATAAACGGTTCATTTATAGTAGAAGCTTCATTAGTGAAAAATGTGAAATCCTTTTCTGTATAATATGAAATAAAAGTATTTCTATTAACAAGAAACTTATTATTATTTAAAAAGCTAATAGTATCATCAATATCCTTGGTTAATATAAACAAAGCACTATTATGATAAATATCATTTTGCGTATATGCTGGGTAAAATAGTTTTGTTTTCATTAACCTTAAAGGAATGAGTTTTTCTATCGTATATGGCATGGCTATTTTCCTTTCTTTACAAAAAGTAAAATTTTAATTAAGTGTTTCTCTATTCACATTAGAATTAATGGGTATAGAAATTAAAAGTTTATATTCCTATTAACTTACATAGTAATAGAAATAGTTTAGAAAGGGTTATAAAGTATGGAAAAACAAGAGTTCTTAGAAATAGTTAAGGGTTTCTCTAGAGAAGATTTTAAGAAATACCTATATAGAGAAATTAATAAAAAAAGAAAATTATTAGTTGTTATTAAAAGAGTAACTAAATCTAATAATAAAAAATAAAGTTATTTTTAGGAGGAAATATCATGGAAATGGAAAAGAAAGAACCTACTGTTACAGAACTGCTTAATATCATTAAACAGGCATCTACTTGCACCGCATCTAAGAAAGATGAAACTAGAGTAATGAAAGCAATGCTTAATGATACAAGCTATTCAGTAGATGTATACGCTGGTACAGGTAAAATTGGAGAATTTAATCCATCTAAAGAAATGAGAAGTATGTGTACTTCTATTCTTAGTTCTGCCGCATCTATTCCATTGGCTGAAGCAAATAGCCTTATGGAGAAATATACTTTTAAGAAATCTGAAGCTACCAGTATGGTTAATATCAGTAAAGAATTTGTAAACACATACATTCATAGTGGTAGAAAGCTTAATCTTGGTGGTAGAGAAAAATCTAATATTTCTCTTGCATTGAAAGAAGTACCAGCAGGAGAAAGAACTTATCCTCAGTGTACTGGAACAGATAAAAAAGGTAATAAGATTTATACCACTGGTAAAACTTATGTAAAAGGTTATGAAAGTATTAAAGTAACTGCACCTTCTCCAGAATGGGTAAAATAACAAAAAAATAAAAGGTGCTCATATGAGTACCTTTTATTTCGTCTGACTTATTTCTTAATTTCGGTGAAATATTTCTCACCGAGTTTCTGAGCATCTTTAACGATGCTCTTGCTGAGAGACATAATTGTCTTTACAGCATTAATGACTGGTTCATAGTAGCGTTCAACCAGATCACACGCCTCCTCAATGAAGTTCTGTTTGAACTTGAAAGAGACGAAGAAGAAGTCGCTCGTCTCAATCATGTTGCCTCTGAACCCAAGGGATTCAAATGAAGCCGACTTGCATTTCCTGAGAGCCAGCTTTGGGAACCTTTTAGAAATGAAATTCTTGGTTTCCTGATCGATAGTAACGTTGATTGTGATCATAATGTTTGTCCTCCTTATAGACAAATGACTAGAACTTTTTGTTCTAGTAACATAGATAAATGAATACTTGATATGTATTCATTGTTATATTATACAACTATAAAATACGAGTATTACAAATTAGACTACCTTATATAAGGTAGTCTAATCCACCGCATTTGTGTTAGAATGAGCTTCCTCAACATATCATTAAACCTTACCTATGAAAGGAGGAAATTCTATTTTGGATAAACTACCGAAAGTTAATAACTATATGAAAAACTTAGGAAAGTCTATTAAGTATGTAGCTATTAACGAAATACGAGAAACCTTGCCAATAGTATTTGAAACTAAAGAAACTAATGAAGAAGCTATTAGTTCAATACGTGCAAGTTTTCGTAATAAAAATAAATTAAAGACTATATCTACTATTGCTAAAGATAGCGAATTCTATAAAACTGGAAATGATATATATAAGAACTTAAAGTCTTCTATAAAGACTGGGAATTTTTATTCTCAAAAAAGACAAGATAAAGCTGATAATGAATTTATGAAAAGCTTTATGGGAGAAGATTTTAACTTTGATGATGATTTCAAAGATGAAGAAGGCTTTGATGAGAGTGAAGATTCATTAAATGAAAATGCTGATAGCTTAAATGAATTAAATAATGATCTTAATTCTGGATTTGAAGCTAGTGCTACTGCTATATCTAATACTACTATAGAATCTGCTAGATATGTAGGAGAGACAGTAAAAGCTAGTGCTGCTATGGCATATGCACAGAATAGTGAACAAACTTTTTTAATGAGAACTGGCTTTAAGAGTTTAGATGATGGATTAAAGAAATTAGTTCATTTTAATTCTGATATTCTTCAAAAGCATATTCAAAACTCTACTACATTCTTTGATAATACAAGCAAACTTTTAGCTGAGCAAAATGCTATGATGAAAGAAATGCTTGAAATGCAGAGAAACGTATATAAAGCTAATCAAGCTAATGAAAATAAAACTGATTTTAATAAATACGCTAATATAGTTTCATCTGGTGGTGTAGTTAATTTATCTGAATACTTTAAAAATATTAAGTCCAACTTTAGTGAATGGTCAGAACCAATAATGATGATGCTTAACATGATAAAAGCAAATCCATTGGAAATGCTCATTCAAGGTGGATTAAGCGTTTTAGGCTCAGATAGTATGAAAAAAGCTGGAGCCGATTTAAATAAAACTTTATCTGGTACATTTGGTAAGTATTTATCATTTTTAGAAAAGCAAGCTAAAAAGAATGGTGGTATTTGGGATACATTAAATGATATATTTGGTGTAAGAAACAGTAAAAAATTTGATATTGATACAGGCAATTATCAAAAAGGGCCTATGCAATTTAATGGTATTGCTAATAGGGCTATTACTGAAGTAATTCCTGGGTACTTAGCTAGAATCGAATCTGCATTAACCGGTGGAGAAGAAAGATTCTATGATTTTGCTGGTGGTAGATGGACTAATGCCAAAAAGATACGTAATAAATATGATAAAGAAATAAATAATGCTAGAGAAAATGCTGGGTTATCTGATTTATTTAGTGAGATAGGTAGTTCTTTAAATAAAATAAATTTTGATAATTATAATGGTACTAAAATAAGCTCTAAAGATAAAGATGAAATATTTAATAAAATAATGCAAACCATTGTTGATAATAATGGTGATATGGATGATAAATTCATCGTTAAACGAAAAGGTAAGAATGGTGAAGGTAATATAGATTTTAAAGCTTTTTATAAAGCTTTTGGGTTTACACCTTCACAACTTACAGAATCCCAAAAGGCTATGATCAATGTAATGGCTACAGCATTAGCTAATACTTCTACATCTACTAGAGCTAGTTTAAATAATAGTGTAAGACAAGCTAAAGGTTCTGATTCACGGTTCAAGCAAGAAATAGAAAATGATCCAAATAGTGTATATAGAAATATAGTTAATGGTCAATTATCTGGTTCTAGATTTGTACAATATGCTGCTGCATTTGGTGAAGGATCTATGGAAGCACCAGATAGATATATTCCTAGTGATAATTTAATAGAGGCTAATGGTAAAAATAAGAAAAACAAAGGAAGAAAATCTAATGATATTTCTAATACTTCTATAGTTGCTAGAAAGAATAAACCAGTAGATTATGCTAAACAAGTATTTTATAAAATAAGTACTGTAGATGAATTTATAGAACTGCATCCTTCTAATGCTGAACCTATCATACGAGCAATGATTGGTTACTTCAATGGGTTAAAGTCTATAGAAGAACTGAATGAAAAAGATGAACCTATCGCTAATTTTATTTCTATGGCTAGAACATTAGACTCTTATGATTATCGATCTGATTGTAAACAGTATGCTGATTTTATTGATCTAAAAAAAGGAAGAGGAAAATTTTCTATTAAAGAAAGTCAATATAATGAATTACCTTTAGTATGTAAAAACTTCTATACGTTTATTATGAGCTTAGTATCTAAAGAAACTATTAGTACTTCTGAAGGATTGGCTAAGAGTGTTGATGATGCTCATAATACTAAACAAGAATATAGCTACGATAAATATAAAGGTAATGGATTATTTGATAAATTAGATAAAGCTAAAGGTATAGATAAACTCGGTGTATTAATGAGCTATAGTAAGAAATTAACTAGTATGCCATTTGATATACTTGGTAGTGTAATAGCTAAAACCGATAAAATTATCTATGATATGTTTTTTGGTAATGAGCAAATGACTGATAAAAATACTGGTAAAAAAATTACTGGATTCTTTCAGTTAATGACTTCTAAAATTGGTGATACTGTAGAAAACTTATATAATGATATTAAAAAACGTATTTGGGGTAAAGAGCAGTGGAATACCTATAAAAATACTGTTTATGGTGCTTTTTCATCTATGGTAAATTATGGTAAGAGTTTTTTCGATGATGATGAAGAAGAAAATACTAATACTGAAGAAGCAAAAACCGATGAAAATGCAGAGACTGCTGCTGAAACATCTAAAAATAAAGTTAATAAGAATAATAGAAAAAACTCTAGAAGAGCTGCAAGACGAAGAAGAAAGCGTAGAAATCGTAGGAGAGTAAGAGGTGCGGCATTTGGTTTAGGAATGGTTCCTGAAACTGATATCTATACTCTTCATAAGGGTGAAGCAGTAATTCCAGCATATATGAATCCATCCTATACTGGAACTGATATAGACCCAAATAAACACGCTAAAGATGAAGCGGCTGTAGCTAAGGAATATGGTTTAAATGTAAAAGGTTATGCTAAAGGTACTGTAGACGACGAATCTAAAAGAGAGAAAAAAGATAAAGAGTCTATGTTTAAAGTACTAAAGGAAAAATATCCAGCAGCTTTAGGTGAAAGTACTGTAGGTGGTATATTAGGTACTATTATAGCAGGCCCATTTGGTTTAATAGGTGGTGCTACATTAGGTGCTGCTAACTATATTCTTAAGAATTCTACTACTGCTAATAAATTCTTATTTGGTGATACTGATAAAAAAAGCTTATTAACTAGAACTAAATCTGGTTTAAGAAAAATATTACCTAAGAGTATAACTAACTTTTTTGATGAACAGACTAAAAAAGTTAAAGATATTGGTAAGTTTACTATTGCTGGTGGTTTAGGTGGCGTAGTATTAGGAGCTGTAGGCGGTCCAGTTGGTTTAATGGGCGGCTTAATGTTAGGTGCTACTACTGGGTTGCTTAAAAATTATGAAGGTGCTCAAAACTTAATGTTTGGCAACCACAATGTAAAAGGTAATATAGATAAAATATTAGATAAGAAGTATCTTAAATCTATAGGATTAGGGGCATTAGCTGGTGGCGTATTAGGTGGCCCGTTAGGGATGCTTGGCGGTGCTATGCTTGGTGTAGCTGGTAAATACGCTTCTGATTCTGAAAAGTTTAAAGACTTTTTGTTTGGTAAGAGAAATAAAAAAGGTAAAAGAAATTATAAAAATGGTTTCTTAGGTAAGATTGGTGAAAAGATATTAGCTCCATTAGGCACATTAAAAGATGATATTGTTAAATATATGGATAAGAATGTATTCCAGCCAATTAGTAGAGCTTTAACACCTTTAACCAGAATTACTCAGTTAGGTATGAGAAAGTTATTTAGAGGTCTTCAAAAAGGGTTCGATGCCATTACAAATCCTTCTTTAAAAATGAGATGGTATGCTAATCTTCCTACTTTAATGAAAGGACCAGCTGGTAGATATATAGGTCATGGCTTAGCTGGTGCAGCAGGTGGGTTTATGTATGGTGGTCCATTAGGTGCATTGATTGGCGGTGTACTAGGCGGAGCATCTGCATTTAAAGTTAAAGATAAGACTATAGCAAGTTGGTTAGGAAAAGGCATAGCTACTATTGGTACTGTACCTGGTAAAGCTTTAGATTTCGTTACTAGAAAACTTGATAAGAAATTAATAGCTAAAGGTAATATGGATTCTATTTCTATGAGTGCTAAAGACAGAGTAGACTTCATGGAAAAACATGGGTATGCATATGCTAAAGAAGAGTATAAGCAGAACGATATAACTTTAAGAGATTCATCTGCAAGTCAGTTACAAGCTATGAAAAGTACTATTGAGATAATTAAAGAGAACAAAAAGAAGTCTAATTATGATAGAGGTAAAATAGAAAAAGAAATTAAGAATGTAGTTAAATCCATTCCTAACTTGGATTTATCTGGAATGCAGAAAATCTTAAAGATTATCAGAAATGCTATTAAGAGTAAAGATGAAAGATCTGTGCCAGAAGCTATTGATAAAATATCTAACTATCTACGCTTAAGAGGCTTAAGTGACGATCAAATAGAAAGTTATATTAGACCTTTAAGAATAGGTATGTCTGGGTTATCCGCTAATAAAGCAGTTAAGAATGCCATGGAACAGGATACTGCTAATAGAAGTGAATATCTTAAAAAGAATTTCAATTTTAACGTAGTAGATGGTGATATAGATAAAGCTCTTGAGCAAGTTGATAGTGAATTACAGAGTAGAAAGAGTAAAGGTGAAACAGTAGAAAAAGAATCACTTGATAAAGGCGATGCTGCTATTGTAGAATCCACTAATAAAGTCAATGATTCGATAAGATTAAGTAATATATATTTATCTGCTATTACTGATTATTTAAAATACGGTAAAGTATCAGATGAAACAGAAAGAAAACTTAAAAAGTTTACTGCTATGGATGGCGGTAATATAGTAGCTAAAACTGATAGTAAAGACAGCATGGAAGACTCAACTTATCAATTCTCTCAGAGAACTGGTACTATGGTTAAGATGGCTAAGACTTCTGATGGTGGATATAAACCTGATACAACTGATAAAGATACTAAAGAAGCTATTGAAAAAGCAGATGCAGAACGCGATGCTATAATGTCTTTAGGTCAGTACGCTAAATCAAAACTTAAAAGTATTAAAAAGTCATTAAAGAATCGAGCCTCTAAATTTAAAAACTCAGCAATATTTGGTGGATTTAAAGACATATTTAAAAGTATATTTGGAACACCTTTAGGCATAGTAGGAGATATACTTGGTATGATTCCAGGTGCTAATCTTCTTAAAGGCAAATTAGCAAGATTTGCTGGTAATAAATTAGGTGGTTGGGCTGATAAATTAGCTAATAAAGCTCAAAACTTAAAAGGTACTGGTAAATTCTTAGGTAAAGTAGGCGGAAAGCTTTTAGGTGTTGGTTCATTCTTACTTAAGAATGTGGCTGATGCTGCTAGTGCTGCTGCTGATGCAGAAGAATCTACTCCTGAATTTGAAACTGAATTAGAAGCATTTAATTATATGGCTAGAAAGATTTCTGGTGTTGAAGCTGCTGTAGTAGCTATAGATCAGTTTACAAACAACCAGATGCCTAATGCTTTAAAAGCTCCTGGTAGTATACATACTACAATAGATCCTAAAACTGGTAAACCTGTTAATGCTAAAACTGGAAAAGGCTTCCTTGGTGGATGGTTATCTTCAGCATGGACTGGTGTTACTGGAGTTGCATCCTCAGTATGGAATGGCGTAAAAGCAGTTAGTTCTAAAGCTATGTCTGCTGTTGGCTCAGTAATAGGCTGGGTACAAAATGGGTTAAAGAAAGTATTCAATTTTGCAGCTAAATTCTTACCATCTAATATTGGTAATAAAATATCTTCATTTGGTTCTGCAATATTAAAGAAAGTATCTAATCCTAAAGTAGCAGTTAAAGTAGCTGAAAAAGCTTCTAGTAAAGGTATACAATTAGGATTAGGGCCTATAGGTTGGGCTTTCTTAGCAGGTAGTATTGCAGTTAGCTTCTATCAAGGATATAATAATGCTGAAACCATTTGGAAGGGTGGATCTGCTAATACCTCTTCTGATGAAGATTTATCAATGGGTGATAAAGCAATATGCGGTGTTTGCTCAGTCGTAGCTAATGAATTACTTATGGGAATAATGACCCCATCTGAAGTACTTGGTATTGCTAAATCTATATTTGGTAAGATAAAAGGTGTTACTGATACTATTAAAGAAAAAGCATCTAGTATTATGAGTACTATTTCAGGATATAAAGATAAACTTCTTAATACCGGTAAAGAAATGTGGGATAAAGTTAAGACATCATTCGGTAATGTTTGGGATGGTATTAAGAATACAGTAGGAAATGCTATTCAAACTATTAAAGATACATTTGAAAAGTTTAAAAAAATTGGATATGATACATTAGTAGAAATTCTTAAATCTCCTATTGATTGGATAAAGAAGAAAGCTAGTTCTTTATTTGGCTTTGGTGGAGATGATAAGAAAACATCAACTCCTGCTACTAATAAAACATATACTTCTCCTAAACCAACAGCAGCTGCAATTCCAGCTGATACTAGTAAAGTTGATCCTAATGTAGACCCAGATAACGGTATAGGTACAGGTGAAAATGGAACCAATACGACAAAGACTTGGAGAGAAAAGTATGACGGTATTTATGTAAGAGGTAAGAAAGTTGCTACAGGTGGGCCATTGTCTGGTAATAGCTTACTTAGATATAGATTAGCTAGTATCGGCGGTGGAGATATGACACCAGCTGCAATCTGGGATATTCTTACTACCAAATATCATTATTCTAACCAAGCTGCCGCTGCAATTATGGGTAGTATGCAACAGGAATCTTCATTTGATCCTAATGCTAGTCAGAACGGTGGTGGCATTGAAGCTTCTATTGCACAGGGTGAAGGTACAAACGGATTTGGTCTTTGCCAGTGGACTGGTTCTAGAACACAAGCATTAGTAAACTTCTGTAGTTCTAATAATCTTGATCCTACTACTGCTGAAGGACAGATTGCTTTCATGAACTATGAAATGGGACAAAGAGGTTCTAACGCTGCATTCAATAGTGCTGGTTCAGTAGATGATGCACTTAAAGTAATGCAACAATATGAGGGATATGGCGAAGTAGGTAATAGAGACAATTATGCTAGACAAATATTCCAGAACCAAGGTAGAGGTATAACTACTTCTGGTTCAGCTAGTGGAGGCTCTGGTAGTAAATCTTCTGGAGATAATTCTATATTTGGTAGAATTGATAAATTATTTGATAAAGCATTTGCTCCATTTACATCTATTTTTGGTAATATATTCGGTGGCTCTTCGGATAGTAATAGTAACTCTAGTGGTAGTGGTGGAGCAGGTAGTGCTGCGACAGATATGTCTGGAACTATAGACTCTGGTTCTACTGCTGATAAGTTGCTTGCTAATCTTAAGTCTGAAGCTGGGGGAGACGCAGTAGTAAGTGCTCCATATGGTGAAGCAAATCACCAGGGTCATACTCATGGTGGTATTGATATAGCTGCACCAGAAGGAACCCCTATTAAATCTCCAATAGCTGGTACTGTAATAGATAATCGCTATGGTGGTGGATATGGTAACTATGTTCAAATTAAAGATAAGAACAACATGGATCACTTATTCCCACATATGGTATCTCCATCTCCGTTAAAAGAAGGTACAGAAGTATCAGTTGGCGATACTGTAGGGTATATTGGTTCTACTGGTAATTCAACTGGTCCTCATGTCCATTATGAAATAGATGATGATGCTGTAAATAGAGGTGCTGAAACTTCTAAACCACATATAAATCCTGGTAAATATATGGGTGGTCCATTATCTGGTGATAGTACACTTAAGTTTAGAAAGAAAGTTAATGATCTTGCTAATGCTGGTAATAGAGCTGCTATCAAAGCACTTAAGAAAGGATACGGCACTGATAATGTCGGTGTTGGAGGCCCATTACCTGGAGATAACTTAGTTAATAACAATATAGCAGTTAAAGACTACTCAGATCAGTTAAATCAAATTATTTCATTACTCAGTATAATTGCAGGTGCGGTACAATCTCAAGCTTCTACCCCAGTTGCAGCAGCTAATGTACCAACTAACATGAGTGATACTATGAGTACTACAACTCCTAATACTTCATTATTAAATATAGTAAAGAGTATGATGAATATTGCATCTCATTAAAGTATAAAATGTTTGAGAAGCTCTATTTTAGAGCTTCTCAACATATATTTAAAATTTTAAACTATAAAGAAAGGAGTTATTATGGATTTTATTTTAACTAAAAACGCCAAAGTATATACTGATTGCTCATTTGATTCTAAAGTAATTGATGAGATAAAACAGAATACTACTTTACATAAATTATATTCAAATGGACCGTGGTTAAGAATAAAATATAATGATACTTTAGTATGGCTGTATCCATTTGATAAAAATAAATTAATAATAAATCCTATTAATGTAGAAATAAATAAAGATAATGATTTAAAGATAGGAACTGTAGTATATATAAAGCCTAATCAAAATGAAAATAAATATTTGACTAAAGATAATAAGCTTATAGAAGTAATTGCAGAACGAGATAGAAGAAAGTTTTTTGTAATAGATAGTGTAAAAACAATAGATGGGTATTACAAAGTTAAAGCTGAAGATAATACATATTTCTTTGTAGATGAATCAGATATTGATGATTCAATAGAAGATGATACGTCAAATATGATATCCACTTATTTTTTAGGGTTTTTTGAAGATGATGATAAGAAAGATAAGGAAAATGAAGAAGACCCTAATAAAAAATCCCCATACGCAATAGAAGAAGTAACTGGGTTTGGTGAATATAATACAGTATTAAAAGATGCTTATAATCAACGGGTTAATACTAAATACAAAAATGCTGTGGATTTAGCTAAAGTTAATCTAACTAATCTTAGAACTGTATTTGGTATGCCATATCAATATATGCCTAATGCAGATTTACGAATGGATCCTGATGGTAGTACTTCTCCTAAATTAAAAACTTCAGAACTACAAGCTATAGGTATGAAGTATAGAGAAAAAATATTATCAAGAATGCCTTTATTAGTAATGATGCCTGGTATAGTAAACTTTATGCCTAACTATGGTTATCAAGCTAAAGAAAAAGCTATTCAAAATTTGATGTCTAATAGTGAAGATAGCTATGTAAATAATAAAGCTTTTGATTTTCTTGTAAATAAGCAAGCTAAATCCCGTAGCAGTTATTATACATTCTATCCAGCATGGACTGAATATTTTAACTATGTAAATAAAATGTGTGCAGCTGCTGCTGTATTTATGGGTGTAGCCGATGTAAGGTTTCCATATGCTGATGGTAGTAAATCTGATACTTTAGGAAGTTATAGATGGCAGGATGCTTTACCGTCTTCACTTAATTCCACTTTTTATAAAGGGTCTTGTGCATTCTATGTAAATTCTGAAACACAAATATCTGAAACATACAGTAACTCTACTACACAATCACAATTAGCAAGTAAAGTAAACTCTTATTCAGAAAAAGCTAGAGAATTAACTTTCTTATCTGGAGGTGTTTCAGATGCTGCTTCCGCATTAGGTAATATTGCATCAAGTGCAGCAACGATGTTTAGTGGAGTTACTGCTAAAGCAGAACAGATTGCGAGCCGTATAGCTGTAGGTGAATATGCATCTAAATTTAGATCTCAAGGTGTAATACAAGCTATAATGGGTGGTATAGGTAATTCAGTTACTGGTGCTAAAATGCAATTCCCTGAATTATGGCAAGACTCTACTTTTTCTAGAGACTATAGTGCTACCATAAAATTAGATTCCCCCGATAATGATCCATTATCGGTATTCTTAAATATAATTGTCCCGTTAATTCATCTTACGGCATTTGCTGCCCCTAGATCTACTGGTTTGACTACATATGCTTCACCATTCTTAGTGAGAGCATATTATCAAGGATTTTTTAATGTAAATATGGGTATTATATCTAGTATGGAAATTTCTAAGGGTGCTGAAGGTGCATGGACGTATAATAATATTCCTACTGTAGTTGAAGTAAGGTTAAGTATACATGATTTATTTGCTACTCAAACTATAACAATAGATGCAAATAATAATAGTAATCTTCTTGATAGTTTAACTAATCTTGATATGCTTACAAATCAACCATTAATGGAATACTTAGCTAACTTATGCGGTGTAAACTATAATGAACCTGAATGGAACAGATTAATAGATTTAGCTATTACATTAGAAAAGAGAAAACCAATAGATTTCTTAAATAGAATTGAAGATTCTATTATTCAAGGATGGAATAATAGCGTTAATAATATTTATAATAATGCTATCAATAGTACTAAATTTGGTATGGTATCTTTAATGGGTAACTATTTGGCGGATAAAGCAGCTAATAAAATTAAAAATGCTATAACTGGTAGTCAGTAAATAAATCCATTATTATATTTGAATATACATTTTAATAATAAATAGAATATATTCATCAGAAGGGAATATATTCCCTTCTGATTTTAATTAAGGATAAATTATAAACATGAAAAAAAGAAAAGATAAACAAAAAAAATACGATAAGTTATTTAATAATATACCTAGAGACTATAATGAACGATTAGAATGGTTATCTAATAATCTTCATTTAAATTCTATGAAGATGGATACTATTGTAGGTAAATATAATACTATGAAAGAAAGATTATATTTTAAAAGATTCTTTATAGTATTATATGAAATTCCAGAGGGTTCTCCTAGACCTAGATTTAGATTAGTAAATAGAAAGAATCTAAGGAATATGGCTATTGCTAATCCTAATTTTATCCATGTATATTCTCCAGTAGGAGCTGAAGATAATAAGTACATGAAGCGTTTACTTACTAAAGATGAATTTAAAGAATTTAGCAATTTAATTTATACACCTTGTATTGTAGATTATAAAGCTTTTTTTAAAACTCCATCTAGCTTTAATTCTGTAGAAAAATATTTAGCAGAATTAGGAGTATACACTCCTATTAGTAAACCAGATTGGGATAATATTGGTAAGAAGTATTGTGATATGACTAATGAGAATCTATGGGTAGATGATAGATTAGTAATTCAAGGAACTGTAGAGAAATTATATTCTGTACTTCCTAGAGTAGAAATTACCATAGATTTTTTAAACATGCTACAAAATAGGCATCAAGCAGAATCAATAAGAAAAATATATAAAGATGATATTAGGTATTTCGATGATGGGAGAGACGAATAAATGTATAATAACACCATAATAGAAAACGGTAATGAGCTTAAAAAATGTTTAGCAGAAAAAAATAAATTAAAACAAATTCATTTTTTTAATGATAATCATCTAAATCATTTATTTGAAATTTTGGAATTTCATAATCAATTAAAGAGTTATCTTAGTACTCTAACTATTAATGAGAACTATATAAAAGCTACTTTTAGAAAAACATATTTTAAAAAATTTAATTTTAGTTTCGATTCTATGATGTTTTACAATATGATTAATGAAAGTTTGTTAATTTTATTGCAAGAAGAAAGTGATAATTTAAAATTTACTGAAGAAGAAATGAATACTATTTATAGTAATATTTCAAATCTATATACTATAACAAGACCTAATGAAAATACAATTATAATTACATTTTAAAAATATAGAGTAGAGCTATATAGCTCTACTCTAATAAAGGTTATTTTTGTTTTAATGAAGCAATATAAGCATCTGCTAATTTATTTGCATCTAAGAATCCAAATACGTTGCATTCTTCTAATACCGTATAAATAGCAGCAGTATCATCAATAATAGCATCCATATTTAATCCAGAAGATTCATTCATATATCTAGATTGTAAATTTGGATTAATCATAGCAGCACTAGTTAAAGCTTCTACCATAGATTCAAATAAAGATTTTTGAGATTCTCTAATTTCTAATACTTGTCTACTAGCAGATTCCTCAACTCTCCGTTTAGCCTCATCACTAAATTTAGGATTAGCTGCAAACGATTTAGCTTTTTGATAGATATCTTTAATCTTTTCAATCTTAGCATTTCTATTATCAATAAAATTAGTAGTAGCTTTTTCTACTCTATCTGCAATAGTATCATTAATCTTAGATGGAGTAAATTTGCTAATAGTATCATTAAATTTATCAACAATACCTTCATGAGCAAGAGTAGTAGAGTCTTCTCTAATACCTTGAACACCATTTAATTCATAATTTAGACTACGAAGTTCTTTAGCATAATCTTCCATGATAGAAGCATATGTGTATTCAATAACACTAGTTTCTTCACTATTAGTACTTAATGCTTTATAATGAGATTTATTTACCTCATCAGTAGATTTATCAATAATGGATTGAATAAAGTTAGCACCAGTATTTTTAGATTTTTGGTCTAATCTAAGTTTATTAGCAATTTTAATAAAGTTATTATATAATGCTTCTTTCATAAGTTCATCATATGCACTTACATCTTTAGCAGATTTAACTACTGGTTCTGGACTAGAAACCATAGAATTGGCATTGTAGTCATTACCCATAATATAAGCATTATTTTGTTTATTGATTTTTTTCATTAAATTTATTGTATCATTAATATTCATGCTTTCACCACCAATTCTATTAGAATAAAGAATCATGATAATTTGGTTCATCTACTTCACCTTTAGATAAAGTAGTAACCTTATCTTCAGCTGTTTTCTTTAATGCTTTCTTTTCAGCTGGTACATATTCTACTGCTAACATATTAGCAATTTTACCCATTCTATTAGCCCATTCTAATTGGGATTTAGCTATTTCTTGGTAATCTTTATCACTAGTACTCTTTAAAGATTTAAGTCTTAAAGCATTAGCTTCCAGTAAATCATGTTGAATAGCAAACCAATCAGATAAATGAGTTCTAAATGAGAAGAAGAGATATGCTAAGTCTCTAAGTATAGGAAGAATAGCATTAATAATAATAAAGAATACCCCACCAATAATAGCAGCAGGAATAAAGATAGCCATCTTACCTACAGATTTAGCAGTATCAACAAAGTCTTCATTATAATTATTAATTTCTACAGCTTCAAACTTAACACCTTGCATTTTATTATTATTCAATACTTTAAATGCTTTTTCAATCTGACCTTTATCACAAGCAGTATTGAATGCTATTAAGTTCTTATGTACTAAATAGAATTTAGATTTATATTGCTGAAGATTATTAATTTCTAATGATACCGTAGAGTTAGGATTCTTAAAGAATTCTACACATACAGTAGTCATAAATCCAATATCAGAAATAAGTGCTAATACAATACTATCATAGAAATATTTAATCATTTCTACATTATGTTTAAACCCATCTGTAAATACTGGTTTAAGCTTGATAATATTATATAAAGCTTTATCCATTTCATTTACTTCATCAATACCAGAGTTAGATTCTCTAGCAATTTGGGTTAATACTTCAATGGAATCTTTAATCTGCTTATACTGTTTTAATTTAGTAATATCACCTTTAGAAACCTCTATTTCTTTAAAATCTGTATTTTCTAATTTATCAACAATCATTCTATAAAGCTTATTAGCAAGAATAACTATACCATTCTTCTGCTCAGCTTCAGTAAAAGAAGCTACAGTTCTAAATGTAACTAAATTAGAAAAATCTAACGATTCAGAATATATCTGTTCTATTTCTTTGGTAATAAACATGCTTTATCTCCTTTCTTATTTACCTGCTAAAAGATTGATTACCTTTTTATACTGGTTTTTATCTTCGCGCTCAAGGGAAGAATAAGAAAGCGTTTCAAAAGATAAATCATTATCATCAAATAACATCTGTACTTTTTCAGTTACATCATTAGCAATAATGAATCCCATAGCACTATAATCAGTCATAATATTAATAAGTTTACCAGTATTTCTTTGATTAAAGTTATGCTCTTTTTTAAGAATATCCATAGTATCTTGAGATACTAATAAAGTTGCTATAGCAGTACCAGCACCATTATTATTATTAAAGAAGCTATTAGTTCTACTTACATTAGCTCTTCTTTCCAATAATTTCCAAATAGGAGAAGACTTAGCAGATTTAGAGAAGATATCTAATTTAGCTCTATCTAATGCAAACATGAAATCTTTAAACATAGAAATTTCACCGGTAGTAGCTTTTAAGAACTCAAACAATCTATTTTGATCTCCAGATTTAAGAATAATTCTTTCAATCATATCTGCCTGATTTACATAAATAAGTTTTACTTTAACACCAATTACAGCAGTACCATCAACTTTATCATTATCACCTGATCTAAATTTAATCACCATTATTGATGGAACAGCTTCATTTGCTTTTTTAATTTCTGGCTGATCCAGTTTAGTATCGAATAAGGTTTCATCTTTTTTCTTATTAGTATTACCATCTTTATCTAACGGTGGATTTATCCTATTAACAAGAGTCGCACGATCTTCTTTTATAATTCTAACTAAATCATTATTAATTTCATTAAAGTCTAAATTCACTGATTCTTTATATGGCATACTATCCATTTTATTAATATATGATAATACATCATCAGATGTAATGTTTTTATGAATTTTACTTACGAAATCAAATGCATTTTTGTTATTAGTAACACTAATAGCTGAGAATAGCATTTGAAGCATTAATACAATTTTCTTTTCTACTGCTTTAGAAATCATACTAGCAGTTTCAATAGATACAGAATCGTCAACGATCATTGGAAATGTAAGAATTAAATTTGAAGTAGCTCTAGAAATATTTCTAAAGTATTTACTTGAACCTACTCTATCATTTATCATTTTGCCAATAAATGATGTAGAATTACTAGGATTAATAATTCCATCCACATTATCTGAAAGAATTTCAACAATATCACGTAAAACTCCTTCTTGCATTGCAGAACTACGTTTTATCATTTATGCCTCCTATATTATAAAAAATAAATTATTAAAATGTTTTTAGCAAAAAAATAATCTTTTATCCCTTCCTTATAGTTATTTAATCTAATGTGATTATGATTAAATAACTATAGATTTAGCTTGGTTACGCACTATACAGCCGAAGGATTTATATATCTTAAAGTATTTTATTTGTGGTTTCATTTATTGATTTTTCTATTGCGGTTACGTTTAATAGCTGGTTTATAATTGCTATTATTGGAACTAATCATAATGACAGTTCTAAGCTGTCCTTCAATATTACTTACTTTATTGGATAAACGGTCATACTTATGGGTAAGACTATTAATATCTCCAACTAATTCGTTAATTTTATCAATAACTTCAGATAATGACTGTCTAAAAGTTTGCCATTCTTCCTCTTTTCTATTGCGTTCATCTACTGCATTTTCCCAATTAAATTTATCAATAAGCATAAATAATAATCTCCTTTAAAATTATATTAACTTATTTTACTAAGTCATAAATATAATATACAATTAAAATTTATTTAAAGACATTTTAGTAAAGTTAAGGAGGGGTTAAAGATAATGGATATACAAGACGTTATTAATATGAGTAAGAAAACAACTGTTACCAATAACTCTCAATACGATGGAGATAATAAAATACAAGGTACTGATGATGTACGTGATAAATTAATACGAGATACTTTAGATAGAATGAAATACCCTGCAACCAAAGTTATAGTAGATGCTGCTGCTGATGCAGCAGATCAAGCTCAATTTGGTGTTACTTCTAGAGGGACTTCAGATAAAGATAATTTACACGATTTATTAAATGCCAATGGTATATTTAGACCAGAAGATTATGATGATTACAATAGCTTTTATGTGTTTCCTAGAAATGATCCATATAAAATGCTTGGCGGTACTAGAGAATATATATTTATAACTAAACCAGATCTTCATATATTCGGTGCTAGAGGTAAAAATAATGGTGTTCCAGATTATAATAGAGAAACACCATTGACCAATAATTATGATTTAAATCCTGAATTAAGATCTGTTCCATTTTTCTTGGATTTATATAATAGAGGCTATAGATCAGTACTTACTAGTTTACAAAAATCTGCACTTCCTTTAGACGGAGAGGTTAGATCTCCATTTGTAAACATACTGTCTAATTATAAAACGTCTAATCTTGATTTATCGGATATTACTGTAGGGGAAGAAGAAACAGCTTCAAATATCTATGCTACTAAAATATTTTATAGAAAACCTTCTGATAGTGCGGATGAAGATAATGAATTTAGTATAGAATTTAAAGATAATAAGTACTTAAGTTGTTATCTATGGTTTAAAGCATATGATTTGTATGAACAACAGAAATACCATGGTATGGTTACTCCTACAGATATAAACTATATTGTTTATAAGATACTTTCTGATCAAATGACAGTATTTAAATTTATTGTAGGAGAAGATGGAGAAACTTTGATATATTGGGCATGCTTATGGGGTTGCTACCCTAAGTCTGTACCTAGATCTACATTTTCTGATTTACCTACAGATGGTAATTTAAAGTTTACTGTAAATTGGAAAGCTACCTTCCAACAAGACATGGATCCTATGATATTAACCCATTTTGATAATTTATGCAAAGAAGCTATAGCTGCTAACCAAGGTCAGTTTGTTGAAATGAATTTATATGATAGTAATATAGGTGCAATAACTGGTAGAAAAGCTACTATACCTGGAATATTAAAAACTCAATCTAGAGTATCTAGTGATGGGTATGACTTTAAACCTAAGTATGATTACTTACTTAAATGGTATTATTTAGATGAATAAGAAAGGAGAAGTGAGAAATGTCTGAATCATTAATAAATATTAACCCTAATGATTTACAAGATCCAAAGGATTCTTTAACTATACAAGAAGAGACTCAATCTCCTCTTACTAGTAATATATATGAAATAGCTTCTTATGTAGACACATTAAAAAATAAGTATTTTGATGGTATTCCTACTGATACTTTAGCTATGGGTTTGTTTGGCTATATATCAGAATTAGGAACAAACATACTTGAAAATACTGCTATAATGTCTGCTGAGTATGCTAATGAAGCAGTGCCTACTCAAGCTAAATTTGAACGAAATGTATTATGTCATGCATTATCTTTAGGTATTAATAAGATTAGAGCTACACCAGCTAAAATGACTATCAATATTGCTATACCAGAAGATAGATTAATCGAAAACATGGTAGATAATGAATTTATTTTAGATAAGAGTATTGATATTAATATAGGTGTAACTAATGGTTCTTATACATATCACTTAGATCATGATATAAAAATTAGAAGAAACAAACTCCCTAATGGTAAATGGATATATACAGCTATGTATTTAATGTATACTCATTATGATATGGGTGATGTAAATACTAATGAAATATCTGATATTACTAATCCATATTTACCAGCTATAGGAACTATTAGTATTAGTAATACTAATATGATTGTTTTAACTACAAATATTAGGCAAACTAATCATTATGAAATTTATGAAAAAATATTAGTAGATAATCCATTAGAAAATAAATCATTATCATTTACTTTTACAGACCAATTAGCATATTTCTATGTAGAAGTAGTAGAGCATACTACAGGTGGAGATGTAACTCATTATTTACAATGCTTATATGATGGATTATATAATACCGGTAGTGATTGGGAATACTGTAATTATCAATATATTGATGAATCTACAATTAGAATTGTATTTAATAGAGACTCATATCAGCCTAGAGAAAACGCTGATGTAACTGTACATGTATTTACTACTAAAGGTAGTGAATGTAATTTCACATATAATAAGAACACAGTTTATGATTTAACTTCTAGTAGATATTCATATAATAATATCTATATGGTAGTTATACCACAATCTAATTCAGAATATGGGGTAGATAAAAAATCAGTAGATGAATTAAAAGAAATGATTCCTAAGCAAATGCTTATGAGAAATAGTATAACCACATATACTGATTTAAATAATTTCTTTAACTCATTAAACACTGATAATATTAGATTGTACTTTTTACAGAAGATTCATAACCAGATTCAAAGAATATTCTTTTGCTATATGCTATTGAAGGATGAGAATAATAATAATATTATTCCTACAAATACTTTAGATGTAAAAGTAACAAGAGATATGTTTAGTAATATTAATAGAATAAATTATGTTCTACCAGCTGGTTCTTTATTCTATTTAGAGAATGGTGGTACTGAAGCTACTGGTTTACCATTAGGAAGCTCAGCTAATAATGAAGATTTAAAAGCTAAAGAGAATAATGGATTCTTATATATCAATCCATTTTTAACGGTTATAAACAAAGAACCATTTGTATTAAATTATTATTTAAATATATTAAACTATTCTAAACTTGCTGATTTTGATTACATCAATGATGAATCAGAATTACAATTTATTTGTACTAGTACTACATCTAGCCCTATAGTAGTAGAGAAACCATTCTATCCAGAAACTGAGAGAGACTACTATACAATCAGCACTTTATTTACACAAAATATTTCTACTGATTTTGATTTGGTTAGTACTGATGAGAATGGTCATATTATAAAGAATAATCTTAGAGTTATAGGTGTATTCTATAATAAAGATGAAGATGGTAATTATCAGCCATTTAGATACACCGAAGCAGAATTAGATGATGCTGATTATAGCTCAGTAGATTATTCATATAATTATAAATTTAGGCTTCATACTAATAATATTATAAACAAAGATATTAAACTTTGTATAGATGATGGAATATATTATGTAGGAACTAGAACTAAAGCTATTACATATTTGCCTAATAATGTAAGATTTAAAATATTTATATTAGCTAAATTTGACCAGCAATATGGTTCTCTTAAAGCTAATAATAATGATGAAGATGATATTTCATATATAGTACCAGGATTATATGAAGAAAAATACACATTGTGTAATATTTATGAAGTTAAGACTGGTTTAGATATGTTTATCGACTACACCAATATAATGGAATCTTATGCTAATTTATCTAGTGCTTCTAACGGAGATTTAGATTTCCATATAAAGAGAATGCCATTAGTTAGATACAGCTATTTCTGGAATTTTGGTATAGACCCAACTGAAGATTATTCTGACGGAATACAACCATACGGTATGAGAGATAGAGTAGATACGTTTATTCAATCTATTGATTATAGAAGAATTTATATTCAATCTGCATTATTATTACTTGAAGATAGTTTCGGTATTGATATGAAATTCTTTAATACATATGGGCCATCTAGGTTATACAATGTAGGATATGAAAAAGTTTCTATGCCAATAGATAGAATTAATATATCTCTTAAATTTGAAGTTAAATATCAAACTTCAGCTGATAAGAATTGTGAAAATGATATTATAAATTATATTAAGACTTATATGGAAAATATGAATTATATATCAGACTTGCATATACCAAATCTTATTACAGCAATAAAGAATAAGTTCTATAAACAAATAGTTTATATTAAATTCATTGGATTGAATGATTATGGGTATATCTATCAAAGTATATATAAGAATAATGAAAACGATGATTATCTATACTCTACTACAGTTCCAGAATTTATTAATATAAATATAGCCAAAGATTCTATAGGCAATGATATACCAGATATTCAAATAGAAGGAGTAGAATAAAATGAAACAAGTTTCAATAGTAGAAAATTATATTTTAACAGAAAATTTTATTATAATACATTTTTAGAAAGTAGTGAAGAGATTGAAGGAATCGATGAAGCTTCAGTACTCGATGGGATTATTAGTAAGATTAAATCAATTCCTAAAGGAACTAAACTCGAAATTAAAAAGAGAACTCCAGAAGAACAAAAGAAGTTCAAAGAAACCAAGCAATATAAAAACTTAAAAGCTAAGCTTGAAAAAAAGAGCAGCTAAAACTATTGCTAAAGAATCTAAATCAAAAGAATTTAACCTGAATGACCCAGAAGCAATGAAGAAGCATAAATTATTCATGCTAGTATCGGGGTTTTTAGAACTTATAGCTGTATTTTATTGTGTTTTAGCTTTACCTCCTGTTAGTGGACTTATAGGGTTACTTGGTATTTTAGCATATCAAGCATTAAGATCTACTGAAACATTTAGTAAATTTTTGGATGCATGTAATGCACTTGTAAAATCTAAAACTCCATCAATATGGGAATGGTTAAACAAAGTAGAAAAAAATATTTTAGAAGCTGCTAAGAACGCTGCTAAGAATGAAAATGAAATCTCTGGTAAAGATGAGTCGTATACATTCGTATTAGATTACTAATATACATATAGAAAGGGTAGTGTATACTACCCTTTCTATATTATTGATTAATAAAACATTAATATAATATTTTATTTATTTGAAAGGAGATATAAATATGGACTCTCAACTCTCTTTAGGAGATGTAACTAAGAGTGTATTTACTCCTGATTTCTCTAGTACGTATAAGAGTTTATCAGCTGGTAGTACACTTTGCAATATGCTTACAACCAATACAATTAAACAATCCATATCTGTAGATAGTTCTAATAAATCTGAAATTAAAGAATCTGAATATAAGATTAAAGAAGCAGAAAAGATTATTTCTAAAAATATTCTTTTTGCTATTTATAACTTTAATGTTTCTTCAAAGTATTCTACATATTCTTCATATTTAGGGAAAAATATTCATACTTACGATTATACTAACTTAGATAATCCTGAAGTACCATCTTTTAAGAAATTAAATCTTTATTTAGAACAAATTGATATCATTCTTGGTAATCATAGTAATATTGTAGCAAGTAAAGATACTGGCAATCAACTGTATAATTCTCTTCAAGAATTTATTACTGAAATTAAATCCTCTACTGAAAATATCTATTCTATAGTAATGGATAATAGAATTTCTAATGTAACAGATGATGATTTCATTATTAATGCAGAAAAACTGTTTAAAGGTGAATCTTCATTTAAGACTAAGAAGTTTACCGGAAATAAGCAGAATATTGCTTCTTACTTTAATTCTGTTAAAGGTAAATACTTAGAAATTGCTAAATCTGTAGCAGGGTATAATGAAGGCTTACAGAAAACTTTAATTAAGTTTAATTCTGTTATGAATAAATTAGCTACTAAATACAATTCTAGTTATTCTCAAGTAGTTATGCAAGTAGAATATAAAAAAGAAGAATTAAGAAATGTATTATATACATTTGCTATGAAGTATCTTAACATTGCTAATATTTTATATTCTATTAAAGCAGAATGCATTAAAGAATATTTACAACCAAGCTATTCTGATTATGATGAATTAATTACTATGAAAGAAGATAATTCATTAGACGAATATTATGATGATGAAGATTTCTTTAATAAATCAACGGATGTATTTGATGATGAAGTTATTTCTGGTGATGATAGACAGGTAGATTTCTCTTATAGAACCATTGAATTAGAAGAAGCTTTCTTTGCTTATACCATCAAATCATTATTAGAAGCAGAGGAAGGAAATACCCCAGCTCCTACTGTATCTGTAGCAAAAGATAAAGACGAGCAATCCCCTACTGGTACTGAAACAAAACCAGCTGATGCTACTAAGAAAGTAGCTGGGACTAAAGATAATCCTGCTTCTGCTGATAAAGAAGATCACTTTGATCCAGGTGGTAAAGTTGAAGGTTTTGGTAAGACATTAAAAGAGCTTTGGAATAAAATAATGGAGTTTATGCAGAAACTTATTGAAAAAGTACAATTTTCTGTAAGTAATAGCAAGGATAAATTACTTGCTATTATTAATGATCTTGAATCTGTAAAGAAAATTAATGAAAATCTTAACAATAGTGATGATGGATTTACATTTAGAGTTTATAATGGTGGTGCTAAAACTATTAATGGTCTTATTAATAATATTGGTTTAGATTCTGTTGATACTATTGTTGGTATCAAGGATGCTAATGATGTAAAGAATTTTAATGTAGAAACCAAACAACAAGAATTTACTAGGATTATTAATGATATGAATAAAGGTATAATGGATTATTTTAAACCATTTACTGATATTAAGGTTTTAGATAACAATGCATACTTTAGTTCAAAAGAGGCTAAAATAGTATTAAAAAATTATTTTGCTGGTAATAACGCTGCTGATGTAAAAAATGCTTTTAAAGATATCGAAAATAATACTGAAGGCAAAGCTAAGAATAATATTTTAGCATCTACTATGAATATTGCAAAGATTAAACAAGATTCTGTAAACGCTATTATTAATAATATCAAAACTATTCGCATAGATTCTTTAATAAATCAGTATAAGAATATTAAAACGAATGGAGCTAATTACGTTAATAAATTAGCTTCGTTCTATGACGCTCCTAATGCACAAGCTGAAGCTGCTAAAGTTACTATGGAGTCTGTAATGGCTGAATATTTCAGTGATGTTATGCACGAAGATCCGGTTAAATCAGTGGAACAACCGAAGAACACTGAAACTAAAGTTGATATCAAGCCTGTTACTACATTATTGAATGCGTATATCAATAATTATGCGATTCCGATCTTTACCTGTGCTAGTTGGGCATATAGCAATATGTGTGATAACTATTACAATATTTTTAATGCTTTATTAACTGCTCCAGTAAAAGTTGGGGAAGGTAATAAACCAGAAGAAAATAAAAAAGAAGAACAGTCTGACGCTAATCCGCAGACTCCTACAGCTAATGCAGCACCTCCGCAAGATGAAAAAAAAAATAACGGCGTTCCTAATAAAAATATAAGCGGTCAATAATTTAGTACATAATAGACTACTCTTATATAGAGTAGTCTATTTCTCTTTATATTGGTATTTTAAAAACATACTTATAATTATTCATTATAAAAGGAGGTTCTAAAATGCTTAATACAGATAAACCTGTAGCATATATTATAAATGAATCATTAGAAGATGCTATTAGCTTTGATATAGTAGATGAAAACAAAACAACTGGCTTTGTTACTGCTGAAGGTATTATTCAGCAAGCTGGTAAGATGAATCGTAATAGGAGATATTATACTCAAGAAGATCTTCATAAAGAGATTTATTCTGATAGACTTAGAGAATTGATTACGACTGGTAACTTTAAAGGTGAAGCTGGTCATCCATTAGATATGAATCTTTCTAGACAGCAGAAAGTAGATCCAACATTAGAACAAGTTTGGTATACTAAAGTATGGATGGATGGGGATTATGTAAAAGCTCAATTTAGAGGAACTAATAATGAATTAGGTAAAGCCTTTAATGAAGATTTAAAATGTGGTCAGAAACCATCATTCTCTTTAAGATCTCTTGGTTCTATTAGAATTGTAAATGGTAAGTCCAATGTAACTAACCTTAGAATTATTACCTATGATAGAGTATATTATCCATCATATGACAATGCATACACTGAAAGAATAGTATCTGAATCTACAGATTACAAACCATCTTCTTATCCATATGAAGAATACTTAAATTCTATGGGTAATAAACAAGTTATAGAAGAATCAGCAGATTCTATTGCTCCTATTTTGAATAAAGATGTAACTGATTTATTACTTAGAGAAAATTATAGCTTTAATCAGATTTGTGAAGACTTCTCTCCTATCTATAAATCTATTAAACTTTCTGATGATAAGAAGAAAGTAGTTATGGTAGATGAATCTTATAATACTATTATAGTTCCTATTGATAGATATGTAACTAATAAGATTGATGAATTCTGCTCTAGATTATAAAAAATAAAAATATATACTTAGACCCATATGGGTCTAAGTATATATTTTTACATAAGTAAATTATTACTTATTTTTTTGCTCTTGCTGTAGAGCTTCATTCATGAAAGCAACTAAAAGTTTCTCCATGCAATGATCTCCTACGGACTTAATCTCTTCTGCTGTAAATGTTCTTGTATACAGTTTAGAATTAGGAAAATCAATAGGCTCTTCTTCACCATTTTCGTAGAAATCTAAGTCATCGTCATCAGCATATGGATTCCATAAAATGAAATCAATAGAACCGTCTTTCTTAATATATACAGTAACGGCAAGAGGTCCACAGTGCCGATAAGAACTTGTGCTAGATTCGATTCTAACATCATTAAAATCGATAGAGCAGATATATTTATCGGTCATTTCATACAAATATAAGAACTGATTGACATCAGTATCTGAAGGATCAATAGTAAACTCCCTATCTTCATTAGTAATGACTCTTTTACTTGATTGCATTGGCTGCTGAGGAGGCATAAACGGATTGCATGGAAACTGCTGCTGAACAGTGGAAGGATGCCACCAATAAGTTGGCTGATACATTGGCTGCTGAGGTGGAACAGGTACACCTGGGTTATATGGAAACGGCCACGGCTGATACGGTGGGTATGGAACACAGTTTTGAGGCATACACGGCGGATATGGCTGTGGCATAGTATTTGGTCTTTCCTCTTGACGGGTTGTGAACTTGTAATTAGTGTTCATGATATTTTCTCCTTTGGAAATAAAACATTATTATGGATAGCTAAATTGCTATCCATAATAATAGTATACAATCGTATTTCTATTTATTAATACCCATTCATAGCAGCATCAGGATACATTTTTTCTCTTAAATTGGCTTCGCCTAATACATAAATTAATAAAATAGTAATTAAATCCTTCCCATATATATCGTAGAATATCTCAACTCTATCGGATTGAAATACTCTACGATGTACATATAAAAATTCATCATTACCATCGGTATCTTTATCTTTTTGGTTTACATATATCTCAATAGAGTGGTCTTTATTCAAAGTCACATTCGCAAATATAGGTTCATTTTGAAGTAGGCCATTTTTATATTTCACAGAAAAAGTAAGCGTTAAAGCTTTATCATAGTTGTCTGTGTCATACTCAGTAGCCTCTGAATTAAGTGTATTAACTTCAAAATCTTTATGCCTTATAGGTTTATAATATACTTTTATTTCAATTCACCTTTATTACTTAATTCTAAATACAGGGCTACTCATAATTGCATCGATAGCTTTGTCATTATATACATGATATTTTTTAAGACGTTTAAATAATCTATTAGCTCTTTCCCCTGTTTTATTTAAAACGAGTTTATAGCAATTCATATATCTACCATATTCATGTACCCCTACTGAAGCTAATTTACTAAATTCAATAGTATCAGAACGATACATTTTGGTAATTACAAAAGCAATATAAATATCATTGCTATTTTTTGGAGAAATAGTACTCATAAAAACATCAGAATCATTATCTCTACAAGTTGTATTCACAATATCTAATTTATCTTTATATGAGAGCTGTACTTCATCAAGCATTCCTTCTAATTCTTGAATATAAAGCTCGAATAATAAGGATGAGGATACATCTAATAATTTAATTTTATTAAAAGTTTTATGACCTAAACAAAAGAATTCATAAATAGCATCAGAGATATCGTTACCTGGGTCAGCGATTGCTAAAGAAATAAATGTAATTAATATAGGAAGTTTAAATTTATTAACTGTTGTGCTTAATTCTGGAAATTCTTTTCCACCAGCAACCATTATTCTTGTAATAACAAATGGAGCATCAAAATCGTCTCTTTCAATTATAATTGAATACTGATCAATATTGCTTCCCTTATCTTTAGGCATAATATTAATCATTACTCCTTTTGGAAGTTCATCGTTTTCAGATGAAGTTGGTAAAGCTACTACTGTAATTCCATCAAATTTAATAACTTTATCTTTTTTAATTTTTTCATAAATTTGTTAAAGCTAATCTGGTTGTTATCGGTTTTCATTTTCATTTCTCCTTATAATTATCCACTATATACTGCATACCACTAAATTTATGAGTATCAATATACCCATAATTATTTATAAAATATTGTTTATTAGATTCTATAATTTTAATAGTATGAATATCACAATCTGCTTCAATATTACCAACCATAAGTTGGTTAATATGGCATAACTCATGACCTACTATACGTAATATGAAAGCTCTAATTTCTTCTTCAGATTCTAATCTTTTGGTTTCATAGAGATATTTTATCATACCATATAGATTAAATACAATAGAATTATCACTATCATATTTGACAGCAATAAAATCTGCATATTCATTATTGATAATACTAATCTTTACAGCACTAATATCTAAATTAATAAGATTAGAAAAGCTATGTATAGCTCTAGGTATTACGTTCTGTAATAACATTTTTACCTCGATATAAATTTTCAGATAAAACTTCATCAATAAATTCATACAGCCAATCGTAAAAACGACTATCGCTATTAAATGAGGGGTCAATGCCATTAGTATTTGCAAAGTATCTAGAAAATGATTTGCTATTACCATCATAGAAAGTAAATTTCATATACTGATATTCATATGGATCATAAGCTGGCATATTAAAGCCAGATAGTGGTTTTTTAAAAACACTAATAAAGCCTTTTTTACCTGCTAAATCACCTTTCTTAAAATAAATAGTGTATCTGCCTTCAGAGTTTTTTCTTAAATATACTTCGTAAGTATGCTTGTAATCTGTAAAAACTTTTTCACCATTCTTATAAAGAATCTGATAAAAATCATAATTCATTTTAATTTCCTCCTTATAAAAGAAACAATAATAAAATTAACTTAGACTAAATATCTAAGTCATAATAATAATATATAATTTTAAAGTTTATTAAAATATGCGAATTTTAGTTTAAAACAATAATATAAGTGAGGTGATTATAATGCCGATGTCTAATAGGGTTTCTCGTTTATTAGATTTAATAGAAATGCGTTTAGGAACTAAACAGCTTAATCTACCAGAATCTTTAGATAAAGATACATGGATGCATGTTATAGATATATCTACTTTAAATACATTTTCTAGATATTTTCCAGTTAAGATGCCATACTATCTTACTAATGATAGAAGAAAAGGCCCTTATTATTTAATAGATGAAAAGACTGCTGCATCTGTAGATATTATAGGTGTAGGGGATATAGATTGGCATCTGTTATCTAAAAATGCTCCAGCATTTGGATTTGGTTATGGATTCTATTCTACTTATGACTTCTTTTTAAATGGTATGGATGTAGAAGGTATAGCTGAGCAGCAAATGCTTACAGACCATGCTAGTCTGTATAAGTGTGGTGTATATGTAGAATTTGAACCACCAAATATGGTAAGACTAGAATCTAATCTTAGTAATAATATGCTAGAAATGCTAAAATCTATTCCTATATCTTTATTTGTAAAACATTCCCCTAACTTAATGACTATAGAGCCTACTAAGATGGAGCTGTTTGAATCACTAGCTATTTGTGATGTAGCAATATACTTGTATAATAATTTAAAGTATTATCAGAATATTGAAACCCCATATGCTAGTGCAGAATTAAATATAGATATACTTCAAGATTACTCTAATAGACGAGATGATATAGTACAACGTATGCAGGATAGCTATGTAACATTTGCTAATAAGTCTCAACCTATGATTATGGCTATATAACAATAAAAGTATACCACAAAGGTATACTTTTATATTTTATTTTTTAATGAGGAGGGTTTAATATGCCGCAAACTTTAAAAGGAACTATATGGGGGGGGGGTAACCTTTAGTGCCTCTCCTGCTAAGAAGAAAGGGCAAATCTTTGTAGCTAAAGGTAGTGCTCCGTGGTATAATACTGAAGAAACATGGTATGATGTCGATGGAGTTACTAATGTGGATGAATCTGTACCTGGTCAAGCTACAGTTACATGCGATGGTAAAGTATTTAACATGAATAATATGTTTTATGGTTGTTCTGAACTTACTTCAATAGATTTATCCACCTTTGATACTTCTAAAGTAAACACGATGAGTGGTATGTTTGAAAACTGCAATAGTCTTGTTTCAGTGGACTTATCTAACCTTAATACCTTCAATGTACGTAGTATGATTAATATGTTTTATGGATGTAGCTCTCTTATTTCATTAGATTTATCTAGCTTTAATACTTCTAAAATAACAAATATGCGTAATATGTTCTATTTCTGTAGCTCTCTTACTACATTAGACTTATCTAGTTTTGATACTTCTAATGTATATAATATGTACATGACGTTTAGAGGATGCTCTGGCATTGGCACAATAGATTTATCTAATTGGGACACTTCTAAAGTAACTAATATGAATTCTATGTTCTGTAATTGTAATAATCTTACTACTATCAAAGGTGTAATTGATATGAAGTCTTGTACTGAATACGCACAGATGTTTAAGGGATGCACTAGTCTTAAAAATGTTAATATTAAGAATCCACCTGCGGACTTTGAAAGTATGAGTGGTTTATCCTCCTCACAATACACTATAGTTAGTTAGTATAAGTTTTCTTTTTTTTTGATACATTTATGTAATACTATATTTAGTATATATAAATCATAACAATATATTTATAATGGAGGTTTATACTATGATTTATACAGAAGAAGATTTGAAACAAGCATATACCATTGGTTATAATGAAGCTGTAGACGATGTAAACAAATACATTGATCAAGAGTCTATGGAATTTAGCTTAGATGAATCTTATGATGATGCTTGTGATACTCATAGCGTAATTGAAGATATGGTAGCTAATGAATCCGCAGAAACTTCTCGTAGTGCTATAGAAGAGGTAATAACGGAAGCTTTATCTAAAGATAAAAAAGATCGTATCATGAAGAAACACCTTGCTAATAAATTTGACGATATGGATCCGAAGCAAAAAGAAGGTGCAGTTGATGCATTAATAAAGCAAACCAGTGATAAAATGGGCAATAAAACTAAATCTAGTCATGGTGAAAAAAAGATCTGATCCTCATTATCATTTAAAAATTAAATGATTATAATACATAAGTATATCTCTACTAGGATATCCTAGTAGAGATATATATTTTATTTTCTTAATTTATTATATGATTTTTCTATACTTTTAGCATTATCCATTATAGTACCAATATTTCCTATAGATAAATTACCAGATTTAACTGTATTCAATATATTCTGGGAATTATTTAATATATCTTTTAATTGTTTTTCCTTTTCTGTAACACTACCACCTTCCCCTACTTTGATTAAGTCTAGTTTAGTAGATAATGTAAATCTATCACCAGCTTTAATAAAGTAATCTATTTTTCTAGTTAATAAGAATACTCCATCATTATTACTATGAGCATCATAGTTTTTAACTATGTATCTTTTATTAGGAGTGATTATAGTAGTATCTAAACTTGTTTTACTGATAGACAACTGATTTACATGATTCTCTAAATCTGCTTTAATATTTTTAATCATATTAGCATTATCATTACTAAGTCTTATTAGTTTAGTACCGATATTTGCAGAATCACTAGTTGTATTATCTTTTTTATCAGAATTTTTTAAATTTAAATTTACTGCAAAGTTAGATATACCAAGCATACCTATATTAGATATATCTTTAACCATATTAATATTCTTTTGTAAATCTTGTAAATCATTTATAGAGAAACTTAATGATTTTACTCTATCTGCTAATTGATTAGCAGACTTTACAATATTCTGTAAAGATTCTTTAGCTGTTTTACTAATATCTCTAAGTTTATCCCAAGTGCCAGTTATAGTAGTTTTAATATCATTTTTAAATTCTTTTAAATCTTTAATTTGTGGAGATACTTGTTCTATAGCATTATTAATACTAAGATTAGCAGATTTAAATCTATTTACAGCATCTAGTATTCTAGTAGCAGAATCATCTATCATAGTTGTAGCTGTACTTAGATTACTAATAGATCTATCAGATTTAAAAGGATTAGGTTTAGCTTTATTACCACCAGTATCACTATTTTGTAAAGCTATATAACCGTCCCATAAATCACTAGCATCTTTAATTATAGATTTACTAGCATTAATATAATTCTCTATTTTAAAGCATGAATTTACTCTTTCTATTAATTCTGTATTTATAGAAGTAGTATGAGAAGCAGATTGAGTTTTTAAGCTATTTACTTTATTTAGCATACTAGATACATTATCAGATATATTAATAGGAGATACAGAGTTAATAAAAGATGATATTCTACTCACATTGCTAGCTATGCCTATTAAGTTATTAGCTATATTCTGATACTTTTCAGGTAATGAATTTACTATACTATTATCAGTATTAATATTAGCTATATATGTATTTAATGTTTTAATCCATTCTTCACAACGCTCAATTTGACTATCTGTAAGATATCTTTCAGTCCTAGTAGTAGTTCCACCAGATTCACTGCTACTAGTAGTAATAGTAACTTCTAATTTTTCCAATTCTTTAATATAATTAATAGACCTTTTTATTAAATCTATAGCTCCATATTTATTAAAGCTATCATTAGAATCATACTCTGTTTTACCATCATATATTTGACCTAAACTATTTATAATATCATACTTATTATTTTTTACGTCATCTGGTAAAGTTAATATACTATTGATTATATCGGTACCACTGTTTATAGCACATTTATAATCAGTTAAAGCACTAGGTATACTTTTTATAGTATTATTAGCTTTCTTTAAAGTATTATTAATACTATCTTTCATTTTATTTACAGTATTGATAGCTTCATTTACAGAGCTTAATAAAGTTACAGACTGTTCTATAGATGGGTCTATTATTGCTTGTATTTCTGTATATAGCTTTTCAGTATCTGAATCTATAGTATAATAGCTATCTTTTACATTTACATCAGCATAGTAGCATCCTATATCATCATTAGATTCCATACCTTCTGCTAATGCTGCTGTACTATCTAATGACCTTATATTAAACATACATGTATCATAATCTTCACCTTGTTTTTGTACTCCATTACCAGAACTGTCTAATAGATACATACATCCAGGTTCTATATAGAATCTGTATGGGGTATCATAAAATACTTTAATATCATTAAAGAATTTTATAGTTTTAGATAATGAATCCATAGGTGGTACTATAAGCTGACTAATAGTATCATTATAAGTAAATGGAGATACACAATACGGATATCTAGACAAAAAATAACAAACAGAATTGAATCTAGTAGAGTTTACTAGAGTAGTATTGATAGTCTGTTTATTTGCATCTATACATTCACTAAACATCATACCTATAGTAAAATCTATAAAGTTATCTTTCTTTTCTTTATTATCAGAGTAATCTATTTCTTTATTATAGTTTATATCTTGATCTACAAAATATGTAGCTTTACCATAATATGGAGTAAGTTGTTTTAATTCAAGATTAGTTACTTCATTCATAAACAGCTTATAGATACTTACATAAAAACAAGCAGTTTTAACATTAGTAATTATCTTATCCATATCATTCTTATCAGCAGTTAATGTAACTGCTAGCATTGGCATATTGGATTGCTCGTAATCATTAGTTAGCATTAAACTAGATATATTCTCATTATTAAAATTTATAGTGTCTTCAGTACCATCATCTTTGATACTAGACCATTTAAGTTCTATGAGATAGTCATATTTCATTTTTACACCACCTAATAAAAAATAAAGAGTATACCATATGGTATACTCTTTAGAAGAACTCTAGATTTAATGGAGAATCTTTGAAATATGTATTGTTAATATATTGAACTCCTTCTACATCATCTAGATCTTGTTTAATAAAACTTTCCTCTTTATATTCTGGTAGTAACTTGTAAAGTTTATATTGATAATTTAAATCTACACATTTGAAAGTTCTAATAAATTGTTCCTTTATTATAGGAACAGACTTTCTATTTTTGGATTTATAATAATCAGTACAAACATCATATAGTACTTCAGAATCATATTCGCATCCTAAAGGGACTAGTTTAGATATAGATAGAGCAGTCGGATATGCACAAAGGCTTTTTATGTTACGCTTAGGTATACCTATTAAGGTCATCATAAAAGAAATCGTTTTTTGATTTAGATACTCTCTAATATTTTTCTTTTTTAATTCATAAATATATGCATGCAAAGAGTTAGTATGATTATAAGAATAAGTTCTATCTCTACCATCAGGAATACGTAATCTAAGGTCTTTTCTAATAACTACTGTATCTTTATTATTAATAGGTAATTGATACATTAGCTGAGAGTTAGAAAGGACTAAAGAAGGATTATCTCCTAATAATTTCTTTTGTATGATATTATGAATTATAACTGAAGATTCTACTGTACCTTCTTTAAGAAAAACATTAGGGAGATATGGAACTAGTAATCTAACTAGTTTCATATTCTCCTCTACATTATCTTTAATCTTAACGTTAAACTTTATCCTAGTATTATACTCGTAATTATAAGTAGGTACAAATTGTGTATTATTAGTAGAATCATTACTAGAATATACTAGACATATATTAGTATAAACTTTATGTCTAGTATTAAAGTAGTTTCTTATATGAGCACAGTAGTTTACTATGCAAGAGCATATATTAAAGAAATTCCCTATTCTAGTATACCTAAATGCTGTAACGAGAAATTGATATAAGTCTATATATACATTAATAGTTTTAGTATTATTATCTCCATTAAATTCTCGTGGTATAATCTTTTGTAATTCTTTATAAGTAATGAATTCATTATATAAAACCATATCTAATGGGGTTTTAGTATCATATAGCACTATATATCACCTCAAATAGTATGACGCCATCCTCTTCTACCTCTACTCTTGTAAAACATAATAAGTCCTCTCATTGCATCTGCACAATCATCACAGATACCACTAAACATAAGTTTAGCTGGAGAATTAATTTGTCTACCACAGAAGATGCATTTATGAGGAAGCTCTTCAGCTTTATTCATTCGCTGTATGCATGAATCACAGAATGGAACAATCATTTCTTCTGGCTTACGTGCAAAATCTCTTTTACAGATTAAGCATTTAGTATACCATAAATCTTGTCTCATTGGATCTATTGTATCCATAACACAAGTTTCATATATACAACAGCCATTTACATCTTTCCATTTGCACTGATAATCTTCACCATGCCTACATTTTTCAAACTGTTCATAAGGAGGCTCTCCGGTAGAACCTTCTAATTTACTTTTATCATTACTTTTCTTATCATTATTAATCCCTTTAATAGAATCTTCTAAACTCATATTCGTTACACCTCCTTATTAAACAGTGCTAATAAATATTAAGCAATAATTTCTTTAGGGTCATAATAAATTGAGTTCTTTTTACCCGTTTTCTTATGTCCTAGAGAATCAAGTGATTCTTTAAAGTCTTCTCTTTGAGACAGAATTTCTAATAATTCATTAGTATGACCATAGCCAAGTTCTACTAATTTATTAGCTAATACATGAGGGCCTTCATCAGTTAAGAAAGTACATCCTTTCAATGGAGTTTCTTTATTGATATCCATTACCCATCTTCTTAATTCAAGCTTCTCTTCTCCATCACCCCAAGCAAGTTTACGAAGAAGTACTACTGAATTACCTTTAGTATCAATAACTTCATCTACGTCTCCTACATGATAAGTGAATGATTTGTTATTATCTCTTTTCATTTTATTTAGCTCCTTTTTGGATAAATAATTTCATCATAATAGTGTTTAATATCTGGATGGAATATATACTGCCTTAAAGATAAACTCCAATATGGATAATAGCAATTACAATTATCGATTTCATCAATAATAACTATAGGTTGATTTATATTATATCTCCACCAACTATAAAAATCTTTATGAGAATTTTTGTACTGTTTAAACTCTTCATAAATTTTAGTGTTGGAATCCATAAATAAATGATTAATTTCTTTTATAAACTGATTATAGTTTTCATCATTACTATAATACAGTTTAGCTCTAGTTCTAATAGTAATAAAGTTTCTATCATTTATATTACTAATTTTATAACCAATCTTATAGATTTGATTATTATACTTCTCAGCAATATAATGAACTTTTTTAATGAAATCATTATTAGCTTTATTCAAATACTGTTGAGCTTTTCTTTTATAATGAAAATACTTATTGCAGTATTCAATAGCAGTCTTTACATTAGGTTCATGAAAGGCTTTTTCCCTAAATAATAAATTAGGAGAATCTGGTTCTTCTATATTCAAATATAAAGCTACTTTTGGATTTCTCATAATAGCTTTAGTATATTGAACACATAAGTCAAATGAAGACTCCAATTTATTCACTGCACTAACTGCAATGTATGATCTACTATAGCTAAAAGCATCAAAAGTTTCATAATTTTCTACTAAAAATTCTAAATCGTCTAATTCTTTATCTTTAGCTTTAGATAATACAACATCATAAATATATCCACTGAATCTGTATACAAATCCTTCAGTTCTATAACTTTGGAAAGTGATATCAGGAGAGTATTTATATTTTACTTCAATATTATAAATATCTGGTAGGTAATAACTAAGTTTAATAAAGTATTTCAATACTTTATCTAAACCTAAATATTTACCTTTATACTCATTATATACTTTTTCTACTTCTGGCTGTAATTTACTATCAGTAGAAATTATATTTTTAATACGTTTTGTCATAGCAATCACCTACTAAAATTTATAAAAAATATAAAGAGACACATATGTGTCTCTTTATATTTCATTGTACTAAAATACGATTAGGCATTAACCAAGAAACCAAGCTTATTAGTATTAGTGGTTACACCATTTTCGTTGGCCACTTTCTGTACCCGTTCACCATTGATCTGAACTACGTTGAGCATGTAGTTATTGGTTCTAACCTGTTCAGCGAATACAGACGGTGCTTTCGGAACAACAAAGTTGAATTCGTATTCATACTTCTGATTGCTACCTTCTACATTCTTACCATGAATCATGGAGAAGAATCTATTGATATCAATCGGAATCATTACTACGTTATACTGCTTCTGATAATAACCCATATTGTAAAGGTCGTTAATAGTCCTTACATCATAAAGATTATCCCAGAGAATACCCTGTTTGCTATTATATGCTTCTTTGTTATTCATTGGATTTCTTCTAGGAACGAATCCTTCAAGGCATTTCTTAGCATCTGCTGTAATAGCGAGATACTTATAATCGTTTCTAGAATTCCATGCATTAATCCACCCACTCATCTTATCAGTGCTGGATTCTTTCATGATCTTATCTTTTGGTTTAATAAACTTAACTTTGCCTTCTCCTTCTCTTCTGTCTTCAAAATAAAGGCATACATAGGACAAAGCACCATTCGGTTTAAGCTTATTATTTTCTTCTGCATTGATATAATTTCTAATGATATTAGATACCTGGAACAGAGATGCTTTTTCTTCATTAGAAGCTTTAGCATCAATGAAATGATCAATATCATTCAGTCTTGCATTGAGGAACTCAGATGCAATCTGTGGAACTCTATCAACACGGACAAATCTTGCACCAACAAAATCATCAGTCATTGCTGCGAAGGTTTTGCAAATCTGTTTTACAAGCTTATTGGTGCTGATGAGCTTGTATTCAAGTTCTCCATTAAATTCGCTCTTTTCAAAAGTCACATTGAGAGCTTCGGTGTTTTTTGTTTCATTAATAGTAGCCATGTTATTTCCTCCTTTAAAATAATTACATGGTGTGATTAAACAATCGTTTAATTTACAATATTGTTTAATCTGAAATTAAATATGACATTTTATAATGTCATAAATATAGTATGTATTTATTTTATTATTTACACATCACGTTCTGTATACTACTCTACCAGTCTTACAAAGTATGATGAATAAATCCCCATTATTGCTATTACGTATTAAATGGTATTTATATGTAAACGCTGTAATATCTATATCGTACCAATACTTAATTATCATGTAATCATAAATAGTTCTAACGAAAGTACCTTTAACGATACTCATCATAGTTTCATGATCGAACGTATATAATGTATTAAGATCATTCTCTTTAATAACAGGTTTAGCTTCTTTGATTGGATACTCGTCTATATTTAATCGTACATCCATACTTGGAATAAAACAATAAAGCTCTAAAAGCTGTTTAAGATTAGTAAGCTTAAAATCTATTTTTGATATTTTATAAATTTCTTTAAAAGTAGAAGTAATTAAATTATTGTACATTTGTAGTTTAGGCTTTAGCAAGTTTATTATACTATCATAATAATCGTCTATATAAATTGCCAGTTTAATACTATCTTTAATCTTTACTTTTTCGTCTTCTTCCCATAATTTACTTTCATATGCATCATAGTTTTCATCTTCATCTACAAATCTATCCATTATTTCATTGAGTTTATTTTGGATTGGTTTGTTAGGATCATCTAATATATGATAATTTTCTTTTATTAATGATTCTGTAGAATCTATCAATAAATTCAATCTAGTGAATATAGTACTATACATACTATAGCCATATTCATACTCTTCTGCTATTTGGGCTTCATCAGTATATACAGAATTCTTATTTAGATAAAGCTCTATAACCAAATCATCCATATTTCTAGAAGCACTATTAGCTTTAACTACAGTAAGATACATAAAAGCTGCTGGAATAAGTTTTCTATAACAATATTCAATATCGTTTACTTCCATCCATTTATATTTATTAAAAGTCTCAGAATAAACTTTAACTTTCTTTTTATATATACTATTTTTTACATCAGTCATTATTCTAATGACCTCTTCATTATTAAACCATTTCTCTCCTAAAATCATTTTTAATCTCCTATATTATAATTAATTTGTACCAAGGTTGTAAAACCTTGGTACAATGATACTGTCATAAATATAATATATAGTTAAAAACCTTTTTTGAAATTAAGTATTCTTTTAATCCATTCTAATGTATGGTCTAATGTAGAAGTTGGTATTCTAATTTTGTCATCATTAAATGGAGAATTTTGATATGATTTAATAATATCAAAGTTAGGGTCTTTTTTTAATACAATTTGACTATATTTAGTTATGTCATTAACTATTTTAGATCTAGCTTTTTCAGCTTTTCTTTTTTCTTCTATAGTAGTTTTTTTATCATGTATCTTTTCTTCCAGTTTAGTATTTAAATACCATAGCTTACAAATACAATACTTCATTCCTACTATGTTATTATTCTTTTCATATATTTTTAAAGCTAAATGAGTTCTAGAGTATTCACCTTCAAAATCTATTTTTCTTCCTTTACTAATTAATAGATCTCCATCTTTATTGAATTCTACAGGAAATTCATTGGTAGTATTAGCTTCTGAAAATATATTAGCAGATTCTAATGATGACATATTATTTTTATCATTATAAAGATGATAAAGAATATGCAGCCCAAGGCAATCCTTATTAAATTTTCTATATTCTCCAGAAAAAACTTTGAATATAGAAATTGGTTCATTGAAATTATTTACTAATGATGCTAATAAATATTTGAGTGTTACTGTAGACGGATATCTATTTCCATCATGATTTTTAATCAATTCATGCCATTCTGGTAATCTTGCACAATATATATCCACGGTATCAGCTCTACTAGTTACATCATTATATGATATAATATCATTATATGGTATAATGCGAGAGAAAGATACAGTTATTGTACTAAAAGATCTATTATCGATTATCCATAACCCCATGTTTGTTACGAAATCATTAAAACGTTCATCTTCATAGCGGCGGTTATCTTTTATTGATTCTTCTGTATCATTTACTGTATATATTCGTATATTACTATACATGCTGGATATAGCATTCTTAACTCTTTCATTTTGCTTAACTAAACTATAGTTAGATATAGGCAGAGAATAATTACAGCCTAAATTTAATAAAGCTTTATTTTTAATATCTTTATTTAATTTAGAATCATTAATTTCTTCTACTTTATCTTTCCATTGATTACTCAATGCTTTAAATTTATTAAAATCACCAGTTTCAAATCCTTCATTATAAGCTTTTTTCCATTTAGATACAAAAAGTGATTCTTTTAAAGGAAGTTTTACATCTTTAAAATATTTTTTATCATAGTACTCTATTTCTTTAGGAGTATAGTATGGATAAATGACTGATTCATCTATAATGTCTGGGTTATCATTTAATATCTTACTTTCTATATTTGAGATATAGTCCTCAGATGGAGTAAATTCATTTATAGATTCTTGAATAGAAGCAGACATATACTTTCTATAAAAATATCTATCTTTATCGAAGTTTATAGTAAAATACAAATCATCAACTTCTTGATCGACATCATGCTTATCTTTGTTAAACTGAAATTCGTTATTATTAATACTATCTTCATCATAAAATTTATGAAGCATTATTTCATATCTATCTTGGTTAGTATTACCAAATAATTCTATACTCTTTTCATCAGAATCATTTTGCAAATCTTTATTCATTGCTATGAAATTATCCCAATCCATTTCTAAGTCTGAAATATTTTCATATTTAGGATACAGCAAAACTATATTGCTATCTAATCTCCAGTCTTTTACTTGCTTAGCTAATATATCAATATTCATATTTTAAATCATCTCCAATCACTATATCAGAAATTTCACTATAGTACTTGGTTCTTCTTAAAGTCTTTCTATTAGTAGCAAAATATCCTAATTTACTATCTTCCAAAATGACAATATCTTTAGATTGGTTTAGTAATGCTTTATAAGATTCATCGTTAGAAACTATTTTATATTTATTAGCTATATTTGGTATAGACATAAAGATAGCTTCATTTAAAATACTATAAGCATCATTCTCTATAGTTCTTTTGATTTCATCAAAATCTATAAGTTTAAAATCTTCATCGTAATCTATCTGGTCTTCGTCTAATAATTCTCTACCAGTTAATGCTTCATATATATATTCTAAACTGTCAACTTTCTTATCTACAGAGTTAAGAATAGTCATAAGTTTCTTATTAGGGTCTTCACCCACATATTTATACATTTTAATCTTCTTATTCTTTAAATAAGAAGATGGATATTTTTTTAATACTTTATGTGGATTAGGCATAAGTATATTATCAGTTATAATATCATTCTGCACCCCATATCTAGGCTTAATGAAAGTAGGGTCTTGTACTTTAGATACAAATACATTACCATTAATTCCTACAGGAGGGTTTATACCAGCTAACCCCATCATTTCTAATTTAGATGAGAATATAGATTTATTTGTGGTTAAAGAAGATTTATTAAATCTTAAAAATTTATTATTTTGAGAATTCTTTCTAAATATTTTAGGTTTAGAAGAAAGTTTCTTTAATTTAGGTAATGATCTTCTAATAGGTTTATTCTTTACTTTAGTAGGATCAGTTATTCTCTTATCTTGTTCTATCATTATTATATCATCTCTTTTCTATTATTGTAATTTGAATACATAATCTTCAAGCATAGGCTTTACTGTATTACTTCTATTCATTGTTTGATTTATTTCTTTTTCAAATGAGTCTTCATAGCTATTTAATGGAGATAAATGAATACCATCTAATACAGCTTCATGCACTAGATTGGTATCTTCATTAACTCTAATTATAGCTTTTCTAGTTTCTTCATTATCGTTTAGCATTTGCATTTTAAGTTCATATAAAATCTCTATTAGTTGCTCAAACTGATTATTAGTTAATCGGATATAGTTATAAGTACCCATATTAGTAATCATTTCTTCTTTAGCTATTTGCTTTTCTCTATAGGTAGTCATAACTCTCTTATTAGGATTATCTCCACCATCTTTTACTTCTATTACCAGATTATATGGTACTATTAAAGCATCAGTAATCCATTTATGATGCTCTCCTTTATATACGTAATCTATAGTAGGACCAGGCATTATGATATCATCTGGGTCAAACCCCATTATCTTATCTAAGAATTCTAGCATTTTCTTTTCATATGAACCAGTATATTCTTTTAGCTTACCATTCTGAAAAGTATAAACACCAGAAATTCCTCTATTAGCTAACATCTTCTTTTGCTGATTAGCATCATTAAGAAGTGTAGTTTTACCATATACTTTCAACATATTTTTCTTATACATTTCTCTAAGCTTTTCTCTACACTTAGGGTTATTGCATAATCTTTTATATTTATTAGTATTTTCATTCCATTCAGTAGGTTGCTTGCATACTACACATGTACCATGGTCTATATGATGGATAGAATTGAATAATACTCTAGCAGCAGTATATCCTTCAGGGATTAAGTCCTCATGTTTTTTATCTATATGAGCTATTACTTTTTCTTTTGTATTTTTAAAGCTACAATATGGGCATTTAACCTTTCTAGTATTAGAAGGCATTTTGGTTTCCTCCTTTTATATATGAAATAAATTACTTGTATGTCAAAAAATAAAAAAGATAGAATTTGGGTAAGAGCATTACGCTCTTACCCAGTTTTAGGTTTATTAAATATAATTATTCTAGTAACTATAAAATAAACCTAGGAGTTTATACTTCGTTCCGAAGTTCATTCAGTGTCTTTCCACTTTGCTTAAGTAGAAGACTGAATGCGTACAGCTTGGACTCTTCGTCATTAGACTTACTACAATCTTTCATGATGCGACTATAGTAGTCTAAGAGTTTAAATCCGAACTCTTTTTTGCTTTCATTGATAACCATACTAATCACCTCCTAGGTTATAACGGCTTATATATGCTATATTTGGAGTATAGCATATATAAGCAAAAGCATAATATATTTTAACCATACCCAATATTGGGTATGGTTAAAATCAATGTGGTAATTAAGAATAATTATAGGAATAACTATTAAATAAACCTAGGGTTGATTTAATACTATATCTTCTATAATTCCTTTATATCTGGGTATTATCTGATCAATTACCCATTGTTTAGATTCTCTATCACTTGAATCTTTTAACCCTATCATAATAGAATTATAGTAATCAAGCAATTTCAAACCAAACTCTTCTTTTGTTTCATTGATAACCATATAGTATCACCTCCTAGGTTATAACAGGGTATGTAGCTAATATTTTAGGTATATTAGCTACATACCTAAAACTATTATACTAATTTCTATACCAGATATCTGGTATAGAAATTAATAACTAAAAGAACTAGTAAGTAAATCTAGGATTACTTAGCAGAACAACATATATCATCAAGTATGTTTTTACTCTGTTTAAGTAATATGCTAAAAGCATAGTGCTTAGTTTTTTCATCCTTAGAATCATTATATTCGGTCATTAACTTTGTATAATGATTAAGAAGTTTCAAACCAAACTCCTCTTTAGTTTCATTGATAACCATACTAATCACCTCCTAGGTTATACAACGGCTTATAGTTAATATATTCCTAGTATATTAACTATAAGCAAAATGAAATTTATTTTAACTCTATCCAATATTGGATAGAGTTAAATACTGTTTATCATAAATATGATATATAATCGAAAAAGAAAATAAATATTATCCCAGCCTATTATTAGGCTGGGATAATACCTTGTTATTTTTTAAAGGTATTGTATAAAGTTTTACACCATGCTCCAATACCTAATAATTCTGACATAGAAAGGAGCCATAAAAATTCTTTCCAACTATTCACGCAATAATAAGAGCCATCATAAACGAATGTGATAGCTTTATAATACATGAAACCATAAATAGCTATTGCAGCTAGCAATACAGCTAAAGAACCAATGAGGGCATTCCTATCTTTATTAAAAAGTGCAGCTACAATTACGAATAAAGAAAGTAAAATCATAATTCAATTCCTCCTTAATGCTTGAATACATAAATCAGATACACTACTTCTGTAGCTAATAAAGCTGTGAAGAGAGTATAAAAACCATAAATGAAAGTGACTGCATACCAGACTAGAAGTATGATTACACTAACGATGAAAAATGCTAAAGCAACTCTATCGTTGCTTAAACGAGTACCTGTATGGTAATCGTTTGTAGTTTTAGCGATAGCAATATCGCTAATAACTTCGTAAATAGTTAATAATAAATACAGAATCATAATAATCGTCCTCCTTATAGAATGAAATGAAATACTTATATTCTATTCACTTCTATAATATATAAGCAAGATTCTTCAATATTACAAAGACTAACTTTATAGTAAACTCATGTAAGGTGGTGAATGTATGGATATACAACGTGCTGCTAATAAAGAAATTATTAGTGATAAATATGCTGAATACTCTTTATCTATAACTGAATTTAATCGACCGGAAATAGCTACCGGTGCTAAAGCCATTATACAGAAAATCATTCAACTTATCTTTATGAATCCTGGTACGTATCCTACTAAACCTTATATGGGAATAGGGTTTATAAAAAAATATAGATACTCATTTATGGATAATATTGATGAGCTGAATGAAGAAGTTAAAGAACAAATAAGGACATATTTACCTGAGTTTCAAACAGTAAATGTAGAGTTTAGTAATATGAATGAAAAAGTTAATCAGTTAGTTATTTTTATTACAGTGGATTATATGACGTATTCTTTAGTATTAGATACTAGTAAGAAAACTTTAAGTTGGTTAAACAATGGGAGATATAATTTATAATATTTAAGGAGGATAAACATGGAAGATAGAAATATTGCACCAAATACTTCTACTAAAAAAGAAAAAATATCTTTATCAGATATTGTTAGAGCTAAGGGTGTAGTAAAACCTCTTAGTGAACAAAACCTTGATAACGTAACTAGAAGTGATGTTAAGGTTAAACAAGTAGAAGACCCAGCTATGAAAACTAGAGATGAATATCTCAAAAAGATTGATGATGGGTTTGATAGAGTAAAGAAGTCAATATATGAAGAACGTATTAAACCGTATATTGATGAACAGAAGCAAATAGCTGAAGAAAAAGAATTCGATGGAGAAATTGATGTTGCTAGTTTAGCAGATATTGCTGCATATAAAGCTCAGCATAAAGAAGCTAATAAACAACAAAAAGTTTCGATAGAGAATTTGCCAAAAGAAGAAGCACTTTCTACTACTAACGAAGTAAAAGAAGAACCCAAATCTTCTACCCCAGATTTCTTAGATAAACCAATTAGCGAAATCGATTTTGATGAAAATGATTTCAACTATGATCTTATTTCTGATGAAGAAGATACATCTGATGAAGAATTAGATGAAGATGCTAATGATGAAAAGTTAGAAGATGAAGAAGATACTGAAGCTAAAGAAGTTGAACAGAGAGAAAAAGAAAAAGAAGAACTTAGACAGAAAAGTGAAATTGTTAAACAGTTTATTACACCAGAATCTATAGATTTATCTGGATTTACAGAATCTAGCAAAACTATTAATATTAATACTGCTATTAATCATATTAGTGAAGTAGATCCTAAGTTTACTGAATCTAAATCAGTAGTATTATATAATACTGGTAAAACTATTTCATTTACTCCTCTTACTGGTTCTGAAATTGTAGCTCTTTCTTCTGATAACTTTAGCTCTGAATTAGAACTGTATAAGAAATCATTCTATACTATGTATACTCATGATGTATCTCCAGATAAACCAAAGAGCTTTATTGCATGGGCTAAAAGTATTGATGCTGGTGATTTAAATCAGTTATTCTTTGGTTTATATAATGCTACATTTGGTGATTCTAACTATATCGGTTATCAATGCCCAAAATGTAATGCATTCTTTATGAAAAAATACTCAATCGATAAGATGTGGGATTTTGCTAAGGATGCTATAAAAGAACAGAAAGAAAGATATACTTTTATTAAAGAACATGGTGAATCAGAAGAGAACTTTAAATCTAAAATCAAAAGATACAATCTCTCCAAAGATTATATAATTCAGCTTAAACCAAGATCAATTTATAATTTGCTTGAATTAGATTATCTCGATAATGATTTTAAACGTAAATATAGTTCTATTGTACAAGCTATAGGATATATTGATAAAGTATTCTTTGTAGATTATTTGCACCATCAGCTTACACCAGTAGATTTTAAAGTAGATAGAGATTCTATCGTTAAAACTATTAAGAATAAATGTATTGTCCTTTATAAAGTATTATCTTCCATTACACCAGATAATTACTCTTTGTATAGTGGTATGATTTATAATTATTATATTGAAGAAGCTAAATGCTTATCATTAATTAATTATCATATCCCAGCTACAGATTGCAATGAAAAAATTAAAGAAGGTGCTAATAAAGGTATGCTGTGCAATGAGCATATCAAAGAATTAGAAATTAGCCCTTATAATATGCTTTTTACACGGCATCAGTTGGTAATGCAGAGCACCTTACACGTCGATTAATTGCTTTGCAGAATGCCTTTAGAAGAGGGTTTGATTTAATCGCCGCTAAAGACCAACCAATGGGATTTATTCATACTTTATACTATTATCAAGTAGAAAAATCCATAGAAGATGCTAAAAAAGAGGAAATGCGAATTGCTAAAGAAAAACAACAGCAAGCTGTAAATGCCAGATTAAATAGAAGGCAACAATTAATGGGTCGAAGACCTGTTAATAATTCTCCTGCTGTTAATGATTCTTATAGTGATTCTGCAAATATCGACGCTGAAGACTTAGAAGATGCTTTCGGTATATAATCCTAATATAAATTTTTGGAGGAATTGAAATTGACTTTAATTCAATTTGCTGAGAAAATAAATGTTAGGAGTAATATGAGTATATTTTGTAATCACTTTGAAGAGATTATAGTTCTATATAAAGTATTATCATACTATATAGATATCTATAATCTCTCAGTGGTTATAAGCACCAAACAATTATCCAATAATACAGTTAATCTTAAAGCTAATATTTCTTGTACTAATATAGAAGTATTGAAAGAATTAATAGAAAGATTCAATAATAGTTCTTTTATTATATTTGAAAGAAATCTTAAATGTAAGATAAACTTATTAAAGAATAATACTATAAATATCATTATTACTAAAAGATAGAGTCTATATAGGCTCTATCTCTATTTTAGTTATTTAGGGATAACTATGACATTATTATAATTTATAAGAAAAGGAGGTAATTAAAGTTGGCTGAACAAAAAGACTTCTTATCTATTAATCCTTTAGATATAGAAAAGTTTATTAAGGTTAATGAGCTTAAAGAAGTTACAAATCCTATATTCTTTTCTGCTAATAATGTACCTACATCAGATGGGTTATTATCCAATGAAATATTTGGTATTACAATGAATTCACGCTCTAATGTATTTGCATATATTAATCTAGGGGGTAAATACTTTATACACCCTATGATATATGCAATATGGAAGAAAGTAGACCGTAATATAGTGAAGTGCGTTCACTCTGTTTCTAATTTTAGATTATCTAATGAAGGCTATTTGGAAGAAAACGAAGACGGAGAAACAGGTATAGATTTCTTAAGAAAGAATATATCTAAAATCCATTTTAAACAATCAGATTCTTTCGTAAGAAAAGCTAATATAGCTTTCTTAGAGAAATTTAAAAATATTATGTTTATAAAGAACTATATAGTTATTCCAGCTTACTATAGAGATGTATCTACGGATGGAGGCAAAGTAGGTGTAGGCGATATAAACAAATTATATCAATACTTACTTATGGCTTGTAATTCTTTAAAAGAAATGGATCAATTAGGTATTACTACTTATGATGCTACTGTAGGAAGAATACAAGATTTATTATTAGAGATATATAGTTATTTTACTAAAGGTGAAGTACAAGGTAAAACTACAGGTGCTGGTATAGCGGGTAAATTTGGTATATTACAGCATGGTGTGCAATCTAAGACAACAGACTATTCATCTAGATTAGTCATCTCTGCTCCTAATTTAAAAGTAGAAAGTATGGATGACTTACTTACTGATGTAGATCATGTAGCTTTACCATTAGCATCTGCTATTACCAATTTCTATCCTTTTGTATTAGCATATGTAAGACAGTTCTTTATGAATGAGTATAATAATAACCCTATAAGAAATGTATACTCTTCATCTACTAATACTAAAGAATTTAAAAAAGTAAAACTTAAAGATTATAGAATCAGTTTCTCTGATGATGTATTGAAAGAAGAAATAGATAGATTTATTCATGGTATTGCAAATAGATTTAGGCCTATAGAATTACCTACAGAAGATCCAAAATATCCTGTGGTATATATTAACTTTAAAGGTAGACATGCTACAGAAGAAGAAGTTACTAACGATTTAGAAAAAGAAGATGATAATAGAGTACCTATTACTGAAAGAGTAATGACATGGTGTGATTTATTATACATGGCAGCTATAGAAGTAACAGCTGATAAAATGGTATTGATAACAAGATATCCTATTGATAGTTGTTATAACCAATTCCCATGTGGTATTAATGTATCTTCTACAATTAAGACTGAACCTATGGTAATTAACCATAAGCTGTATAAACATTATCCATATATTAGAACTGAAGATATTGGTAAGAATACTACTAATAAATTCATAGATACTTTAAACATCAGTAATGTTTATTTAGGTTCTATAGGTGGAGATTATAGAAAACCCATTGTAATCTCGTTAATCAACCTACTAAACTGCGGGGAACTCTTTAAAAACCTAATAACCAAGCTATTATAGTAATATAATAGTGGCGATTAGTAACGGAATCGGTATGGTAAAATCATTAGGTATTTAGACAATCAAACGCAACCAAGCTTCCATTCTAATTACTAGTATGGAAGAAGGCTCATCGACTATCGAACAGCAATTATTAAATTAATTGAACTTAGTAGAGTAGGGTTAATAACTGGCCCGAAAGAGTAGGCTATTATAAATTGCCATACAATATTATAAAATACTTATTGGAGGATTTTATAATATGATAAAAATTTTAAATATTTTAGATATAAAACCAAATATGTACTCTATAAATGAAAACGGTATAGTTAAAAATATTAGAAGAAATAAAATATTATCAACACAATTATTCGTAAACGGGTATTTTACTGTTCATTTACAAACTACAACTAACGGAAGGCATTCATATTACATCCATCAACTAGTAGCATATGCATTTTTACCCAAACCCAATTCAAAGGTAATAGTAAATCATAAAGATTTAAATAAGCAGAATAATAATGTAGATAATTTAGAGTGGACTACTTATTCTATAAATAATAAATGGGAAAATAGAAATAATAATCCGCCTATTATAAAAACCAGAGGGTTGTGGAGTAAAGGCGAAACTACATGTGGTGAAAATAATGGAATGCATATATATTCAAACGAAACGATAGAGTTGATTTGTAAAGCATTAGAAAAAGGGCTTAACTATACCGATACTTTAAAATATGCTAAATTACCTATAACAAATAACAATAGATATTTAGTTAGTCATATAAATAGAGGAAGTAGATGGAAATGTATATCTAAAAAATATAAATTGGCATATAATAGATAATATAGTCAGAATTCAACTGATTTGGATGGTGATCAGGTTACAGTTAAATCTGTATATTCTATAGAGGCTAATAATGAACTTAGAAATCAATTAAATTCTAAGAGACATTTTATAGCTTTAGGTGGTAATAATATAATGGAAACTACTAATGAAGGTGTAGCTGCATTATACGCACTTACTATGAATCCTACTTCTGAAAAAGAAGGAATATATACAGACCCAATATTTTAATTAGTATATAAGTATATACAAATTGGTAATAGGCATATGCCTATTACCAATTATATTTTATTATAAAGGAGGAGTAATTATGATATCAGCATTTTCTAATGAAGTAAGAGATCTAATATATAAATTAGATTCTATTCCAAGAAAACAGGATTTATTAATTTCATCTATTGGCACTGATAGTTTAGTAAAGAGAATTGACACCAGTATTGAGCAGGCTATTGCTAATAAACCAAGTCGGTTGAGAAAAGTACATTATGACTTGTTTAAAGGTGACTTTGTACCAGTTATAGCTTTTTCTAGTAAAAAAAAGCTTGTATATGTTTTGTATTATAAAGATAAGACTTATTCACCTTCCGATACAATTTTTGATAATACATCTGATTCAGATATAGTACTTAGTACTTTAATAAGTAATAGTTGCCCTGTAAAAATAATTGATAAAAATACAGGTAAAAGTAATGTTAAAAATAAAACTGTATATATAATCACTTCAGAGTATGCTAGGTATTTATCAGAGAAAGATTCATATCAGTATTACCCAGCTTTTATCCAATATATTTATACTCTTCTTAGAGATCATATTTTGTATGGTAAAAAACAGTACGGAATACCATATCTCTTTTTTGGGACTCTTCCAAATGGTAGAGTTTATGAAGAAAGAATTATAGAAGATAAATACTCGCACTTTTCAGTTCGTGTTTATATGTATTATTATCTTGCTATAGTTTATCATTTATATTGTAAATATGCTAATGATATTGATGATTTACCGTTACAAAGATTCTATAGTTCTATAAAAGAAATGAAACTATACGATTCATATGAAGATTTTGTAGAAGAGAATAAGAAACTTAAAGAAATATTAAATTAAAAATAATTACACAAGTAACTACATAGTATGAATAAAAAATATTATTTTTTAAAATAGTATGTACTATTTAGTAAGTATATATGTTTAGGCTCATACAGCAATATTATTATAACCACTATAAGAAGAATTGGTAATTCTATCTAAACGAGCCTAGTAAAAATGTTAGACTGTAACAGCAACTCTTTATAAATATGAATAGGAAACTTCGTATAAACAATCTAGATTTGGTCCTATAGTTCAACGGTTAGAACGCATGCCTTATAAGCGTGTCATGAAGTTTCGACTACTTCTAGGACCACCATTTTATTATATACTTACAACGGATGTATGGCCGAGTGGTTTAAGGCACCAGTCTTGAAAACTGGCATAGAGAAATCTATCTGGGGTTCAAATCCCTATGCATCCGCCATTTTTATTCCTGAATAGCTCAGTCGGTAGAGCGTGTGACTGTTAATCACAATGTCGTAGGTTCGATCCCTACTTCAGGAGCCATCGGGGAATAGTACAAAGGTCAGTATGCTTGGCTTTGACCCAAGAGATTTGAGTTCGATTCTCAATTCCCCTGCCATTTTATATACTCCCTTATAGTTTTATTTTCTTGTTTTTCTGGTTTCTATAAGGGTTTATATATACAGATTTGGTCATTATAGAGTCTTTCTAGATAAGGCTCACCGGTAATGATTTTAGATTCATACAGCAACAACTAAACACATAGATTTGTTCCAAAGGGGAAGAACTTATGCCTTCTACGGGAGCTAAGTTCGATACATAAGTCCAAGGACTATCTTTTAGAATCTAGCAAATCAAAACTAGATAGTTACAGACTTATGTATTTTATATCTCATGGCCGATTGATGAAATTGGAAAACATAAGAGACTTGATTTCAAAAACAAAAAATTATATTGGGATATATCGTAAGATTATTCTCAAGAATTTTAATGGAAGAAAATTTAGGTTATCCATTAAAGCCTGATGAAGATGCTCATTATAAGTATCATTATCAGGTAACATGAGCAGAATAGAAGAGATTCTATTGCTGAATGCGAGCTAAACGGTGAATCCTTTCCTAATGGTAACGCCGTGCCAATCAATAATAGAAAAGTTATTGAGTGCGTAGAGACTGTACACTCGCTGTCCTAACTATTTATAGAAGGATGAAGACACAGTCCAGACCACAAACTATATCTATAGGTAGTGAAAACTATAGTGGTAGGAAAATCTCTCGGTAGTTATACCTTCTGGGTTCGAGTCCCAGATCGGCCACCAATTAATCACTTCATTATTTTCTCCTTTTAATTATGTATCTATAGACTGATAGCAGTCTATAGATACATATACTCTTTAGAGGTGTTGATATTATGATAGAGATATATGTGCCTAATAATGTACTATATGATGAATTAGTCATAAGAACCATTACAAATATTACTATAAAACAATTATGCTTTATAAGTGAAGAATTAGAAGATGTAAAGCAAGCATATGATTTAATAGAAAGAAGAAAGAAAAATAAAGTATCTGATATAGACTTCTATTATATTCGTAATTTAGAATCTAAGTATAGTAAAAATATACGTACTCTTGCTTCTATATACGAGAAATACTATATGTATATAGCTTTAGAAGAAATACGTAATATGGGAAGATGTTTCTTTAAAGACCATCATACAGAATTACTTGAAAAGTTAAATGAAATGATAAATGATGATTGAAGCTATAGCTCTAGTCCATATGGACTAGAGCATATTATTTTCCTAAAACATTGTTATAATACTCTAGTATAAAAGAGAGGTGATATTTAAAATGGGTACTTTTGCTAATGGCAAGATGATTAATCAAGATTTATCTACTAGCTCTATTACTAATAGATCTACTATAGCTGCTACTGCTATTAGTGATCCTAATGGTAATAGTAGAACTAATATTATTGAAAATATTACTAATTCTAAGATAAAACGTATCACAGACAATCCATTTTATTTCTTTACTAATATGCCTATGACCAAAGTTACATTCTATAATATCGATAAGAATGAAACTACTTTAGATGAAGTTATAGACAATACATATAATTTTATAGGGCCAGCATCCGGTTTAAGATTTGATAAAATAAATGGAGTTATCTTATACGGTATTCAGCGTATGGAATTAAACATAGATATGGGAGAATGGGGTACTGAAGCAGATCCTATAGAAGGGGATGCTGTACTTCCTCCTAATACATTTGTACCATATGTAAATTCATACTTTTCTATAGACTATATTAATCAACCAGGTAAAGAAGTACTATTTAGAGTAACTAGTGTCAATATAGATACATTCCCTAATGGTTCTAACTTTTATAAGATGAATTATAAATTGGAATCTATAGGAGAAGATATATCCCCACAAGTTGTAAAAGAATACCAATATTTATCATCTAATGTAGGTAGAGGAAATGTATTAGTAGATTCAGAGACTTATAATATGATGAATTCTTATTCTATTATTATAGAGAATCTTAAACAAGCATATTTTGAATTATTCTTTCAAGAATCTACTCAAGCATTTGTATTTAAATATGGATTTTATGATTACTTTTTCTATGATCCATACTTGATAGAATTTATGATTAGAAATAAAATATACTCTGCTTCTGATGATAAATACATTTATTTATCTCAACCTGCATGGCCTCCTAAGTATTTTAATATAGATTACAATCATACTATATTTAAATATGTAGAAGATTTAAAGTCTACTATATGCTATTTCTATGGATATGGATTATTAGTGCAAGACCCAATGTCATTATTAACCCATAGACTAGAACCATACTACATGATTACAGTTAGAGATGATGATGGCACTAATCTAGTAGGATGCCCATTATTAGAAAGAATACCATTATTTGATACTGATTTGGTAAAACTATTAGGATATGGTTTAGATAAAGATAAGAATAAAATATGTAAATGCGGTTGTGATTGTAATTCTGTATTAAAAGACCTTCCGAATTATAAAAAGTATTATGAAATACTTTATGATTATTTTAACGGTATACCGATATCATATAATTTAATTGAAACTATTAATGATATTAAGTTTGTACCATGCAAAGAGTTATACTATACTATACCTTTGCTTATATATATTATTCAAAAAACTGTATCTGATTTAAGCAATGTATCTAATGATGGTACTAATGGTTTAGATGAAAATACTAATTATAAAGATGCTAATAATACTAGGACTAACTGTCCTAAAGGATGCTTAGAATGTACGAATAACCGTTAAATCTAATAAAAATAAACATATATGTAAAGAAATTTTTATAAGAAAGGGGATTAAAGAATGACACTTACTGATGATTTTGTCTCTCTTATAAAAGAATCTATGGATAGTGAAGATAATTTAGAAGAAATAATTTCTTTAGATGAAGATCTATCTATTCCAGATAATTTCTATTCAGGCTCATATTTAGAAGAGGAAATTCATAATCTATTTCCAGATGATACTATGAGTGCTGAAGTTCTCAAAATTTATGAAACTAACTAAAGGAGGAAATTATGGATTTTGATAATTCTTTCCTTGATTCAGTATTAGAAGGTGCAGAAGAAGCTATTGATATGACCTTAGATACTGTTCAAGAACAAGATACTGAAATAGAAGAGACTATATCCACCGATGTAGATGATGTAGAAATTGATTCTATTATCGGAGATGATGGTAAAGGTTCTTCTGCTTTAATTTCAGATGATGATATTGAAAAAATAGATTCTGGTAAAGACCCAGACTTCGATACTGTAGATGCAGATGCTGCTAAAGGTGCTAAAGATAAAGAAATTAATGATTTAGAAAAAGACATTGAAGATGGGTCTATTATCACTAAGAATGAAATAAAAGAACTTAAAGAAGGTCAAGAATTATTAGACTTTGTAGGAAGTGTTGTATCTGAAGATTTTGAGTTACCATCTACTGGAGAAGAGAGTATTGGTGAACATGAATGTGGTGTATGCCATTGTACTCCGTGTATCTGCAAAGAACGAGTAGATATGATTACTCATCCATCTGAAGAAAACCAGCAACCAAGATTGATTTCTAATAAAGTTCCTACAGATGGAGTTATTTTTAGTGACGATCATGAATATGATGACTATACTGGAGAAAAACCAACGTTTTCTATGAATCAGCCTCATACAGTTGAAGAAGATGATTTATTTGATAATACCAATCAGGATTTAACTGGAGTTGAATCTGATGATAAAATTCATGGTAATGATTCTCATGAATTATTCTCTGACGATGATGATGATACTGGTTTAGATGATGATGGTGAAATTCCTACAATTCCAGTTACTCCTAAATACAATCCAGAAGATGATAATGAACCGGCAGGCCCAGTTCAGCCATTAACCGATTGCAAAGAACAAAATCAATATGGATTTAGATTTGAAAATAATAATGAAGAAGGAGACTTAAATATGTTTGAAGATGAAGAATTACAATTACTTGATGAATCTTTTGAAGAAGATTTATTAGAAATTGAGGATATCGCTGATGAATCAGCAGAAGAACAAGAACGCAAAGAAGAATATACTTTCTCTTTAGATGAACAAGCTGAATCTGTAGAAGAAGATCATCCAGATTTTCCAGTAGAAGAGGAAGCTCAGTTTACTCTTGATGAAGCATCTGATTGTTCTGATGAAAAAGCAGAAGATATTACTGGATCTATGGATGGGTTAGAAGATGTAGATATGTTTAACTCATTTGAAGGCTCTGGCATTAATACTAAACAGTTTGGTGAAGATGATTTTCTTACTGGTATGAATAAGAATGTTGATGAACCGTCTGGTTCTTTTGCCTCTCAGGATTCTCTTAAATTTTCCCAGGTAGATACTAGACCATTTGGTAAAGCAGATGATCCATCTATTGCTGATATGATAAAATAGTTTTATGATTTAATTACTATCATCGAATATTCGATGATAGTAATTATTAGAGTTTGAAAAGATATATTAAATTATTTTTTATAAAAAAAAATAATAACTATATTATAAAATATAAGCATTTTATTTTATAATAATTCATCCCCATGCTTATAAAATAAAATAATAAAAATATTTCTTTAAATGGAGGAATAATAAATGGATAATGAAATGATTATCGATTTCATCAACAATGTAGAACCAGATTTCTCTTATGGTGCTTCCGATAGTATGTCTAGAGCTATGGTAGAATCTGCTGAAAATATGGCTCTCATTAATGAATACATCGTTGAATCTACTTATAATGTTTATACTGAAGCAGAGAACGATGATGATAGTGATAAAAAACTTGGTTTTTTTAGTAAACTGAAACAAAGAATTTCTGCATATTTTACTATATTTATGAATATAGTAAAAAAATTCATTGCAAAAATTAAAGGGTTTTTTATGACTCTTAAGAGAAAACTTACTGCGGCTTTTGCTAAAGGTATTAAAGCTATTGGTAACTTTGTTAATAATCGTATTAACAATAATAGATCTAAATTTGATGCTAAAGATGCTAAAGACGAAATTAAGATTTATGAATGGAATACTGAAAAATATAATTCTTTGCTTAAATTCTTTGATACTTACAGTGATATTGGTTTTAAATCATACGATGCAGACAATGCAACAGAAAGTATGAATACTAGTATAGAACATATTAAACAGATTTTTGATGAAAAATTTAATATTGATAAAACTGATAGTGCTAATAGCTTATTAAAAGAAAAAACAATTACTTTTTCTCCAAAAACTTCTTTAAATTTTTTAAAGGAAGAATATAAATTAAATATTGATAAAAAAATTGATGATATGTATAATGCAATCATGAAGTCTTGTAAAAAAACTATAGAAAACCTTAATACATCTGAAAAAGAATTAACCAAAATGCTGAAAACTGTATCTCGTAAAGGTAATAAAGAAGATTTTGATTATATTAAAGATAATTTAAAAGCTACAAATAAAGCAATCAATGCGGTTAATTCATTAAAATATAAAGCATCTCAAAAAATCGCATCCGCATGCTTAAAATATTACAAAAAATTATTCTCCGCCGTTAGAGGTGTATTTGGGGGGATTAATCTTTTTGGTGATTCTGATGACGCTGCTAAAGTTAAAGGTAAAAAAAAAATTGATGAGTCTGGAATAATTGATTGTATTAAATAATAAATAAAAAAAAATAATTAAGTCATCCACTTTCTAGTGGATGACTTAATTATTTTTTAAGTTTATGAAATATAGCAATCATAATTATGATTATTATTTAATACGCAATGAAGTCTATTATTATTATTATTAATTAATGTAAATTCATTAATATTCGCTATAGTATTGTTACTAAATTTCATATTGGTGAAAAGTTTTTTATTAAATGATAATGGTAATTTGTTAATAATAATTGATAATTTATTAGCAAATTTTTTTCGATCGTTCTTAGTCCAATAATGATTAATAATCGAATTTGTTAGTGGGTCATTAAAATCAATAAATTTATTTAAATTATTTTGCTCAGCATTAGTATTAATAACAGCTCTATTACTATTATCGATAATATAATCATTGTTATAGTAAAAAATATTATTATTATACATAATAGTTTTTTTATTAAAGTCAATTAATAATGAATCATTATTGATACTAAATGCAATAGTATTATCATTATCATCCTCAATTACATTATTAATAGAAATATTTTCCAATAGTGTTTTTATCATATCATTGTTATGAATAATTTTAATAAGTTTTAAAAGATTGGTTTTACCATAGCGAATATTCATTTTTATTAATAAAGAAAATTGCTTATTTTTAAAACAATTCATATTAATTAAAGAATTTGCTATGCGATTTTTTAAAAAATCATATGATACGCTAATTTCATTGTAATTACATAATTTCATAATAGGTTCCTCCTTTAGGAAATAAAGTCTAATAATGATAATTAGACTAAATATAATAATGAATCTCATATGAGATTCATTATTATATTATATAATTGAAAAAATTTATACAACTATAAAAATCTCAATACACTATAGTTAGTTAGTATAAGTTTTCTTTTTTTTGATACATTTATGTAATACTATATTTAGTATATATAAATCATAAACAATATATTTTTAATGGAGGTTTATACTATGATTTATACAGAAGAAGATTTGAAACAAGCATATAC